ACGAGTGGCGTGATACGCCGAGTCCAGCATGGAGACCATCCCCAGGCGAGACACGATCGAATCCACCACGTAGTCCACCATGCTTTCCTGGAATGCGTTCGGACCTTCGACAGCTTCCGACGGACCGGTCATGTTCAGGAACTTTTCCACATGCTCGCGGATCTGGTAAGGACCGGACTTGATGCCGATCTTCACATTACCGCGACTGGACGAGTTGACCAGCTCGAACTCGCCTTCCGAGATACGGATCATTTTCAGATCGTTGTAACGCGGAAGGGTGACTTCCATGGTGCAGTACTTGTTCAGCAGATGCAGCGATGCCGTATGGAACGACTCGCGGATCATGCGCTGAGAGTTGACGTACACGTGACCTTCGCAGCTGAGTGTGCAGGCTTTGAAGTTGGAGTTACGCAGGGTAACGTCGCTACCCTGAATTTCCGTCTTCTTGACCTCGGTGCGATACAGGCTGCAACGGTTGGCCGCTTTAACCGTCGAACGGAACAGGTTGCAGCTGGAGTAGAAACCTTCAGCCAGTTTGCTGTCAATACAAGTGGTCTTCTTGAACTGACTCTTTTCGTAGCGATGACGCAGGCTTTGGCCGGTAACGAATTTGTCGTTGCGATTGCCGTATTCCTCGTGGTCACTTTCGGCGTAAGCACCGTACTCCCACGAGTAGCCTTGTACCGAACCCTTGGCTTCCAGACGCGATTCGTTCAGCGTGTTTTCTTCGCTGTCGACGTTGATCAGGTAGTTCTCGCCGTAGTAAGCGTCGTTCTTGGACGACGAGTTAACCATAACGACGCTGGCTGCCTTGCGGTTATGCGCACGACCGAAGGAGTAAGGCACCTTACCTTGTTCCATGGTCACCGACGAGTACTCGTCGAGGAGCAGCAGAGTACGAGAAGTATTCCCATTCTCGCCGCCCAGGTAATAGGCGCTGAAGGTCAGTTCTTCGTAACGGTGATTTGGATACGGCAGGTATACCGTTACACCGTTGATGTTCAGGTAACCGTGCTGCGACTTGAGATCGACAGCAACTGGTTCCAGGAACACACCATTCATGGAGACCTTCTTGGAAGGTTCCAGAACAGTACGACGAGGAGCGACCGCTGGTGACAACGGCTCATCCCATGGACTGAAGCTGATCCCGCCCTCTGGCGCTGGTTGTTCGGCAACGGGAGCGCTGACAACGGTTTTGTTGTCGGAACGTGCTGGCGAAGCTTTACCGATGGCCGTTTTCAGCAGTTCTTTGCCCCACGTTTTGGCTTTGGCTTCGGTGGAAAGGTCGCTGGCTGCTACGGTAACAGCTTTCTGGCCAGTTTTGTCCTCACCCGAAGTCCCCTTCGACGTCGCTTTCTTGGCCATGGTGTCGGTATTGTTACCGGTAGCCTTGGTCTTCAGAGCGTCCGTGTTATTGGGCTTTCCTTTCTCGGTCATCGCTTAGTTCCCCTTGATAAAGGCAATAATCGCATCAATGCTGGAGTATTCATTTGAGTACAACATAGGAATACCCAGCTCGGTTGCTTTTAACAGTTTGCTCTGTCCTGGCTTCTCACCCACGATTACGTATTTGCAATCTTTGGTAAGTTGCGCTGTAGCTTCAATGTCGTGTTCAGCGAAGTATTTGAACAGGTCATCACGAGGTTGACCCAAACTTCCGGTAACACAAACCTTGAAATCGTTTTCAGGGATAACCGACATGTCAATCAGGACACGCTTCAGAGTTTCCTTGACGTTCTCCTCGAACATGGGATTCTCAAAAGCTTGAATGATCTTGATTGCCGTACCGGTAGAAATACCCTTGATCGACGTCAGGAACTTGACGTCTTTCATTTTGTCTTCAACACCGTCTTGCAAAATCTCGGTAGTGATCGAAGTAACCAATGCATTACCGACGCGCTTGGCCAGCACCACCCCAACATCAGGGAAGCACAGCGCTTTTATCACACGATGAATAGGGCGCACCATCGCTGCTTCGATGTTTGCGCGGACACGATCAGAGATGAAACCGTACTTCCCTAACTTCAGGAGGTCGATTGGCATCTTGACGTACCCGCGATCAATCAGATCAGCAATAGTTACCGGGCCTAATCCATCGATATCCATCCCAAACTTGTCAGCAAAGGTCACGCAACGCTGAGTAAGTTGTTCAGGACAGCCTGAGACGTTGTTACAGACGAGATCGGCGCTTTCCTTCCCTGCTCTAACCTCGAGCACAAACCCACAGCTTGGACACTCTGTAGGGGCTTTAAACAACTTACCCTTACCGGCCTTAACTACGTGGTTCAAACGAGGGATTACATCATTGTTACGAGTTACAGAGACGACACTACCTTTCCGCAATTCCAGCGACATGAAGTTCTTGTAGTTGTCCAGCAGAGCGCGTTGACAGATCACTCCTCCCATTCGGGTAGGTGTATAGATGCCCACTGGTACAACTCGTCCCGTCTTCGTTGTGTTCCACTCAATATCGCTGATACTGGGAAAGCTTTCCTCTGGAGGATATTTATACGCTATCGCCCAGCGTGGATGTTTGTTGGTAACCCCGGCTTTACGCTGGAGAGCTAGGCTGTTCACTTTAATGACGATGCCATCACTAGGAACGAGGTCAGAACGCAGGTTCTCTTCAACAGCCGCCAGAGAAGCTGGAGGCGGTGTGTCGAACCCAAGATCACGCATGAACTCTTTCCACTGTTCGTAAGTCTGCGCGCCCAGCTCATCACTGGACCAGTACACAGCAAAGTTCAACAGATCGATTGCTTTCTCGTCCTGATTCTCTTTAGATGCACGCACCCAACCACTGGCAGCACTACGAGGGTTCGCCTTTTTCTTTTCGGAGATCTCGTTGTAGTTGTGGTAATGAGAGATCGTCACAAACCCTTCACCCCGAACATTAAACTCGTCCGGGATAGTCACACCATGACGATTGCCCGATGGCAGCTGTAGCGGGATGTTGCAGAACAGCGGGATAGCGTGAGTAACGTCCTCGCCCACCATGCCAGCGCCACGGGTGACCATCTGAACCAGCATGCCTTTAACGTAACGCAGCTCCAGCGCAAGGCCGTCCAGCTTTACTTCGTAGACATACGCGGTATCAGGCTCGAAGCGTTTGAAGAAATTTTGGACGGGGTCCCAGCCCAAAGCTTTAGCCAAACTCAACATGGTGGTGTTGAGCTTAACCGGAGTCAGTCGATCACCAGTTGGCTCATGAATAGGCACAGGCTTGTCGTAGAACTCGAACAGCTCGGCAATCTCTGGATGTTCGCCGGCTAACTTGTTCCACTCAAGCTCCAGGTCATCGTATTCGTGGTTCGAGATTTCTTCCCGATCCTCCACGAAATAGATGTGCGCATGGTGAGTAATGAGCTTGTGCAGCTCCTCCATGCGGGAGTAAACAGTCTTTTTATCAGTCATTGAAAAAGCCCTGATGCGGAATAAAGGGTAAGGTGCTAGGGGACAAGCCCCTAGCCCTGGTCAAGCAAGTTCCCGTACCTTGTTCTTTTCTTTCAAGATGTCGTTAAGAGCAACGATATCTTTGTGATCCTGCTTGCGTTTCTCAGCAGGACGCGCCGGTTCGATCAACGAGCCGCGCTTTTGAACGGTGAGTGAAAGTGGGTCGAAAATGTTCAATTCCCCAACAGTAACGATAGTTGGGAAATAGCGATTACGTTTCCGTGTCCAGATAACACTCTTGTCCTCTGGAGGGACAACCACATCGTGCCAGGCTCGAACAGTAACACCTTGACGATCAGCCAGACGTTGGAAGTGAGGATCATCTACCCAGATGTTGAGGTCAGCCGTTTGTTCACGGATACCCATCACCACCAAAGCCCCACCGCCGCCTAAAGCGATCTGATCCATCGGTACGTTGTGCGCTACCGAGAAGAGAACGATTTGTTCGAGGATTTCTTCTTTGTTCTTAAACATTTACGTTGCCTTTACGCCATGACACGAGCGGTATGTTTTTGCCCACGAATGAGTTCTTCCAGAAGACTGATCTCTTTCAAGTCAGCTTCCCGTTTACCTTCCTTCCGCGTCGGCAGCTTCGCCAGATAGCGTTTCTGCGTTAGCAAGGCAGAAGGGCTGTACGTCCAGACACCGTCAACACAAACGATCCCGGTATCGGGTTCGAACTCGTGGATATCAACGTCTGGCGCGTACTTGATCAAATCGGAAATACCTTCTTCCGTAATGACCAGATGTTTCCCCGACAAGAACCGAAACACGCCAGTGGAAACGTCAACATCAAGGTCTTGGGTGTCCTGTCGGATACCAAACATCACCAGCGCAGATCCAGCTGAGAGGATGACATTACGTGCATCCTCGTTCAGCTCGCCTAACAATTGAGTATAACGTTCCACTACTTGTGCTTTGTCCATATTCATGCCCTAATGAAGTGTTGGTGTGTCAGCGAAGTACTGCACGATATTCTGCACCGACTGCTCTACTGGCAATGTAGGTGCTGGGTTGTACATCGTGAAGCTCACTGGTTGTTGACCGGCTGCATCGTAAGTAACGAAAGCCTGGTTCACGCCACCGAAAGCAATGGTGGCGACTTTTGCACCAGTCTCGTCATAAGAATACGTGATGTTAACCGTTTCCGGCCCTCCAGGGAAAATCGACAGAGAACCGTCAGGGAGGATCGTTGCTTGCAGCTGGATCTGAGTTGCAGAGTTCATGGAGGTGATTCCTGAAGATAATGTAGGTTTCAAATTAAATGATGGTGCTGTGTTTGTTCGGTTCGCCTGGCATTGACAGCCCTTCATACCGCATAGCCACCACGTTTGGATTGTTGAAGATGCCATAAGCCGAAAGGTAATGGCTAACGCAGAACAGTTGTCGCGCGTCTTTCTTCTGTGTGATGTCTTTAACGAAGTTGAAGAACCGCCCCCGTTTGATTTCGTCAAAAGCCGTACCTACCTCGTCCATGAACAAAGGGTAGTTGTAGCCATGGTAGGACAGAGCGACGTAACGGAAGGCGAAGTCGATGATGCCAGTTTGACCCAAGCTGCAATCCGAAATATCCGGCACAGGTTTAGAGTCACCGACCACAACAGGGAACTTGTAAGTCAGGTCACCATTGCCTTTATTACAAGGTTTCACATAAAGTGGTGTATTCCAGACCGATTGAATCACTGCGTTCATGTTACCGCAATAAGTCTTAATGAAGTCGGTCATCAGTTTCCCGATGTAACCCTTGTTTGGACACATCCCATCCATCCAAGTTTCAACGAGAAGAATCCGGCGCTTCAGACGGTCAATGTCTTCGGAAATGGAATTCACCACAGCGTTTAACGAACGGCCTTGAATGATTGCCCGAAGGTTATTATCTTTTTCTTCGGTCAAGATACTAATCCGTGTGTCGACGCGCTTACGAAGATCCACCAGCCCCTCATGCTCCAAGCCTTTCAGGATCTCTCCGCGAAGTTTCTGTAGCTTATCCAAATCCTCTTCGTAACGACGCATGGTGTCCAGAGATTCACGATGGAGTTTCAGCTTGCGCCGATAGAACGCCACCTTGTTGTTCTCCATCTGGAGTTGAGCTTCCAGCCCAGCAATGTAAACAGCTGTACCCAACACGTTGTCACTCTTGAGCATCCCTATTCTCGTGTTTAAGAGGTCTTGTTCCTCCAACAGGGACTTCTTGCGCTTCTTGACATCAAACAACCCCATATACGCTCTGATGGCGTTTAACAGGATGTTAGTGTCGGCCTTACCAATGTCATACTCCTTGACCAACTGAACCAAGCAAGGAACGTCTCCATGCTGACGACAGAACTGGTGCAACGACATCATGGTTTCATACCACTCTTCATCGTTGTCCAACTTACCGCGCAGGATTACCTTTTCTTGTTCGAGTCGTTCAATCCGTCCACTCAAAGCAGTCTGGTGAGTACGTAACTTCGCGATCTCGGCCGCTGTTACACCCACCTTGAACTCGTGGTCACATTCGGGACAGTTGACAGCTTCCATGTTGTCATAATGCTTCAACTGATGATTGATACCAGTCAGTTGCCCGGAGACTTCACGCAGTTCGTTGGCGATCTGCTCGAACTTGACTTGGAATTGCTTGTACTGCCCGCCGTTGAGATTCTGATCGCTTGCCAGAACCACTCGACGCAATGCAACACAAAACGACTCATGCACATGTTCCAAACCTTTGAACGATTCGTTCGGATCTTTGAACAGAGCATAGTTGTTCAGGAGGACACTGTGTTTATCCGCTTCTTCCTTGAGCTTATTTAATTCCCCCTCCAGTTGTTCAGCCTGATGTTGGAACACCAACGGGTCTTCTAAGAATTCTTCCATTCCTTCCAGAAGACCGGCGTGTTCACTGATCACACGTTGAGTTACAGCTGCTTGCTCTTGGTGATGTTGCAACAAACCTTCCATCATTTCGATGGTGTCCAAAAGCTCAACTTCGGTATCGAAGAAACCACTCACCGTGTTAACCGCCATCCGGTCTACCATATCGGTAAAGATCCGAATGTTCTTTTGCAACTCAGGACTAGCGTTGTACTGTTCCAGACTACCCCGTACCATCAACGACTGACGAAGTTCGTTGTCGATTGTTCTGATGCGGTTCTCCAGTTCCTCCACCCCACACTCGGCAATGCTCGCCAGCTTGCGACTTTCCTCAGCGTGACGACCTACCTGATTCTTGATAGCAGCTTTAAGCTCGTTACGTTCAGTCTTGAGCTTGTTGAACACACTCATGACGTACTGAGTGTCATTCGGGTAAAGCCACATCATGACTTCTTTCCGACGGTTAATCGGCATGTTTGAAAACAGATCGAAGACTTTGAGACCGGACAACACTTTGTTACGGTTAGCGTCGAGCTTGAAGTAACTCCACACCAACTCTTTCTGAGCGGTATACGTTCCGCCCTTGTTCAGGTTCACACCATTAAGCTTGAATGTGTGTCCGTCACTTTGACCGGTTACCGAATCGAGAATAAACAGATTCTGTCCGATCTTGATCTCCACATACTTCCGTCCGTTTTCGAAGTTACCGTTTTCGGGAGGGAGTGGATTCATTTCCTTAAGAATACTGGTTTTGCCAGTACCGTTCTGAGCGATGAACAAGTTCACCATGTGCTCAACATTCAGCTCTACCTTGGTAATCCCACTGCTTAAGAGCGGGACATAGTTCTCTAAGATCAGTTTAATTAACATGGTATGAATTCTTCAAAAGTTGTACGTCTCTAGATAATGAGGTCAAGGGTATGAACTTAATTAACTGGTTGGGCGTCGGGATTGTCGCTGCAACCAAACAAACGAACACCGGGGAGATCATGGTTCACCTCCCCAGCCAAGCTCCGACCGCTGACGGTCGCGTGGTGGCGCAGGTTGAACAGAAGCAAGAAACCAGTCTGAATGCCAACGGTGAGCAAGAAACCAGCACCACCATGGTGTCCAACGTTGTACCGGCTACTTGGAACTCGATGGGTGAACCTAACCGTAAAACTGCACCGGATGTGCGGGAAGGTTCGAAGGTTTCCGTCTATCAAGTGTCTGGGCAGAACAAGATTTACTGGACCACACACGGGTTCAGTGCGGATACTCACCGACTGGAGACGATTCAGTGGGGATTCTCCGCTAACCCTAACCTTGACGCCAACACACCGTTCGACATTAAGGATTATTTCTGTGCTACGGTGGATACCCGTGCCGGCTTCTTCTCCCTTCGTACGTCTCAAGCTAACGGCGAGAAGTCGAGTATGGAAGTTAAAATTGACGGTGCTGCGGGCCAGGTCAATATTCGAGGTAGTGAGAACAGTATCCTCAGCTTCGATGACCACCAACATAAGTTGACTTACAACAATGTGGATGGAACCATCATTGGGGTCGACAAGAAGAACATTGCGATGTACGCGCCTGACAGCCTGACGTTGGCTGCTGAAAAGAATATCAACGTCAAGACTGAAACGCTGAACGTCCAGTGCAAGAACGTAAACATCAAAGCTGAACTGGCGAAGGTAGCAATCCCTAAAACACTGTGGGAAGGCGACATCGAACAAACCGGTAATTACAAGCAAGAAGGTAACTACGAGCAGGAAGGCGATTTTGAGCAAACGGGTAACACCACCAGTACCGGCATCATTCATGCTGACACTGATGTTACATCTTTGGTCAGCCTGAATACTCACGTAACCTCTTTCGTAGAAAGTGGCGACGGGACATCTGGTCCACCTGTTGTTGGTACATAACAACCTTACTACCCTCCCACCGGACTGCCGGTGGGAGGGTAGGGGTTATTTTTGCATCAGGAGATCAAGTCACGACGAGTAAAGAACTTGTTAGTTCCGTTCGCGCCGTCTTCATCGAACGCAGGAATAGCCGAACCACGACGCAGAGGACTCACGATGTGTTTGTCCAATACGAGGTACGAGTGGTTGATAGCCAGGATGCCGTTGGTTGCTGTCCCGAACATTACCTCGTTGTTAGCTGCCTCACGGATGATTGGAGAACCAATCGCCTGCAAGACATCACCTTGGCGAGTCAAGTAGCAATACGTCACGCCAGCCGGGTTTACCTTTACAGGATATTCCCGATCCAGAATGTACGCCCGCCCACTCATAACCAAACGAGAACCAGCCGGGATGCGCACCCAACCTGTTTCGTTAACCTCATAAGGGTCAACACCGAGTGCACTGGTCACATCGGTCAACAGGGTCGAGTAACGACCGTTGGCAGGGTTGTGCTGATAGATCCCCTTCAGCGGAATCAACAACGGAGGATGAAGTTCATCTACCAAGTCGATTTGCTGAGTACCCTGATACAAACGGGCTGGGTTAGTCTTACCTGGAGTGATAACAGCTGTCGGCTGTGCAATGTTAGCCACAGAGAAACTGACGTCACCGTACACCGAACCAAACGCACGACTGATTACCACGTTGTACGCGTTGGCACTGGTTTGAATGGCCAGCAGATCCGATGAAGCAATCCACACACCATCGCCCGAGATCGACTTCCGAGAGTTACCGGCGGTGACTTGACCAGTCGGAGTTACCGGAGTGAAGACAATCCCCGTAGCCGAGTTGATGACCAGAGTGAACGTGCTGCCCGACAAGGTGTAAGGAAGCACTGCGGCTTCAGCGTAGTTCACGCCGTCACTCACTACAACAATCGCACGGCTAGCAGTCAACGCAAACACTTGGATATGCGCTTCTCGCAACGCTTTGTTGGTTCCCGGATTAGCCAATTCAGCTCGAGCAATCACCGTACTTGCCGTAGCCCGCAGTGTCACCAGACTCGACTGCGACAACTTAACCGGAGCACCGACCACCAACGCACCGGTAGAGTAGTCAACCGAAGCGAAGCCAGTGAACTGGTTTTCGTTGGTGAAGGCCAGACCGCGACTGGTGATCCCGTTGCTTCCGACTGCCGCGTAAAGCGACAAAGACAGAGGCACCGGGGTAGCACTGTTCAGTGAACGTTCCGATACCGGCATCGTCAGGCCAAATTTGTTCGCCGTTTGAGCACCAATCATGGTGTTGGCCGCCCACACGAATTCTTTCCACTCGTATTGCCCACTAACCTCATCGAGGCTGTAGACCAAGTAGTAAGTACCCGAGTCATCATGTTTCATCGGCAAGATGCGTTCAGGCACCGGACCAAAGGGAGCATGACGAGAAGGCGAGAAAACTTCTGTACGAGCAGTCTTCACATCCACCACCCCACGGTTACCCACCATCCAGGTCTTCAGCTCAGAGAAACCACTCTCCATGCGTTTGATCCGAATAGCGTTACGGGTAGTAGCAGCTTTCACCACTTCGCCGCTTGGCAAGATAACGCCGGGGTTAACCACAGGGTTGTTCATGTCAGTCAGGTTGTTCACCCGTACCCACTGAGCACCCGCCACTGGCAACATATCAACGCCAATGGTGTCTTTGGTCAATGTACCCAATTGACGGAACGTAGCAGAACTACCCGCCGACAGTTTACCCGGAATGATCGACTCAGTGAAGGAGATGATCAGTTTCTTGGATTGCCCACCACTGCGAATGATCACAGGGATAGCTACGAACATGTAGATCTCGTAGTCTTGGGCGTTCCATGTCAAGCCCGTCACCACCGTGCCGTCTAGGGCGATCGTCTGACCAGCCGCCAACGTCACGAAGTCCAGCAGGTCGTAGTTGTGACTGCCGTTAGTAGCCCCAGCGTAAGGTGCTTTGTTGATCTGGGTGAACAGTGCTTGGTAAGAACCATCAACCAAATCCACCAACGTCGGGTCTGTTTCCAGCAGGTTGGTACGGAAGAACTTGTGCTGGAGAGTAACGACTGTCCCGGAGACCGCGATCGCCGTAGCAAAGCCTTTATAGGTCGCCGTCCCGTAACCGTCATACAACAGGAAGTTCCGGTTCGCGCCAGACATTGCCAACGAGCTTTTCATCTCGTAGATCTTCTTGTCAGCCAATGGCTTAAACAAGGCAACCTTACCCTCACCCGTTTCCGCACCAGCAGCGTTCCAGTTGGACCCGATGTAGTTGGTGTTGAGGTTCTGGATCTCCGACATCTGCGTTTTACGACGGATGTTCTGCGGACCGGAGAAGAAGATCGATTGCTTCTGGTAGACACCCGAATCAGAGGCCGGAGAAGCCACCAGACGGTCGCCGTTGGTCAACAGCGGACACAGAGGGCTGGTATTGAAGTAACGCGTCCCCTGGATCACTGTAGGGATCCCTACAGGGTATTCATCCGGGTAGAAGTACGCCGCCAGAGTAAACGAGTCGTTCATCTGGTAAGCGTTCACGTTGAACGATGCACTGTTCTTGATAACCGAGGCTTTTGCACCTTGAGGGGTTACATAAGCCAATACCGGAACCAGATCCCGCTGTTCAGCCAGAGTAGCGGTCCGATAGTTATCCTTCTTACCCAACCCGATCGTTTTCTTCGACTCATGGTGAGCCGCGCCCACGATTGCCATGTGGGTGGTAATCGGAGTTACAATCTGGTCAATAAAGGAAGTCATGTCCCGAGTGAAGGTGTCCAGTTTCTCACGGGTTGTTTCGTTGAACTCGGTGATGCTGTCATGCAGCTGATAGGACATTTGGTTCAGCTTGATGATAACCTCACCAAACCGGGGGTCTGGCTTTTCAATAAAGGGAGGTTCTTGTCCCGTGTAAACATACATAAGCGTGCTCCGTTATTAGAACGGGGGAGTTTCCTCCCCTGCCCATTTTGCTTAAGGCAACAACTCTGCGTTACGCAAGAAGCTGAAGTTACCAGCGTCCTGAGGGAACCCAGAGCTGACCGGAATGATACCGGACTCCCGTGTGTAACTGAGCATGTAGTCGCCGATCATGAACGGCTGGTGACGCACGATGGTGAGGATCTGCTTGTCGTTCGTTACCAAAGTACAGGCTGGCAACAGACTGCTACGACGACGCAGTTTCACAGCCGACACAATAAACTTCGGCTTGTTGTCCTCAATCGTTGCATACACCCAGAACGTTTTGTTCTGTGGCGCAGGGTCCACATCCCGCAGGTCGATGGTTCCGCCGTCCATGACGTAACTCGTTCCGTTGATCATCAACTTGATACCAGCCGTGATGAACAAGATCCAACCTGTTTCTGGATACACCGAACAAGAAACAATCCAGCCGTTCCCTGATTTGGGATGGATGGCCGCTCCACCGCCTGTGTACTGGTACGGACCACCCGGCGGTGGAGTGATGGAACCACCTTCGGGGTTGTTGGAGACCAACGTGATGTCAGACAATCCAATGCCCGGCCACATAACCGCCAAGTCACCATAGTTACGACCGTAGTGACCAACCGCCAGAGTTTCAATCTGGTTGGTTGCGATGTTCAGATCAAAGATCGCCTGCATGGTGTCACGACTACTGTACGGCACCATCTCGTAACCAGACACCATCAAGATCTTGAGGTAGTTCCCATTGCGGAAGGCGGTGAAGTAAGGCTTAGCCTGATACACCTGACTCAATTTCTCGAACTGGTTGTAGATAGTGTACACGATGCTCGCCGAGGTCGAATAGCTCGGTGGTGTGTGCAACATCGTGAAACTGGTGATCAAGTAAACGCCCGGGTGGTCAGCATTGGGTGCTTCCACGTTTGGACGAGCGATGATCATCTGCGTCCGATAGCGACCCGTTGCCTCGACAATGTAGTTGACGCAAATCACTGTCAAGTTCAACCCACGGTACATCCCGCCGTTTTCCGCACCAAGGTGAACCATGGTGAAGTTCCAACGAGGATTGCCTTGAGCATACGCTTTCAACTGGTCAATCACCGGCTGACGGAAGCCATAGAAGCTATTGGCTGCAAAGGTGGCTTCTTTCTTGACCGGGTCCAGCGTCTTGGTGAAAGTCCGTGGGAACGAGATTGCCACGTTACCCGATGCTGGAGCACGCATCGCTGGGTTTTCAGGAAGATGCTGAGAAACTGGGTATGCAGTCGAATAACCACAGAAGCTCAACGACGCACTACCAATCTCCACACCACCAGCCGCGCATTCAGCCGCTGTTCCCGTAATGCCAACAGTCCCGTCACTGTGGCTCAACCCCAAAGCTTTGTAGATCTCTGTGGTCAAAGGACGAGAGTAGATGTTGGCACCCAGTGTCAGGTTGTTTACCCCTTCACGAATAGCGTAACCGCCGCTTACCTTACGGTAATACATCTGACGGGCTAAGCTTGGATGCGTTTGGTCTACGGCTTCGAACAATTCGCCTTCTGCTTCGTACGTCAAAGATGCGGGAAAGGTTCCGTTCTTGGTAGCCGGTGTTACCGACGGCACTGTAACGCGCTGACGAGACATAGTGAGCACGTTGGTATCCATCATTCTGGAGAGCAACGCTTCACCCGAAGTGATACCAGTAAAGGCGGTCACTTGGAATCGGGTAGGGAATTCACCCTGACCCTCAAACACGTTCGTCGACACCAACTCACCTGTTGGGAAAACAACAGTGGCTGGTTGCAAGTAAGCGACGAGGTTGTTGATCAGGTATTGGTATTGCCGATATCCCACGTCGTTCGGATTGGTGAAGTCAAGCGTCACTTGAGGGGACTTACCCGCCAAGCTCATCACACCGTTGGAGGGGTTAAAGACATAGAACATCTCGGTCACGCCAGCCACCACGCTAGCGATAGGTGGATTTGCTGCGAGATCTACCAGACTCATGTGGAAGTACTGGTGGATGTGCAACAAGTGGTTACCACCACCGCCTGTTTGTGGCCACGACAGACTCAAGTCACGACGCAGGATAGTTTGATAGTTCCACGGTTGGTTACCAACATAGCGCCCAAACCGAGTAACTTTACCTTGACCGTCGGTAGTGATCTTCTGTGCCACGAAGTCATAGACGCCGTTATAGGGGGTGCCTTCCCAATCCACATAAGTCAGCGCCATGGCTTCCCACGTCACATCACGACCAGCTCGAACGTCTTCGGTCAGCACGCGGTAATAGCGACTCTTTGGAACACCGCCATCCACCCGCGCCTGAATCAATACCAGATACGCGCCCATGTGGTGAATGGTGGCTTGATCGTTGTTACCGAATCGAGCAGCATTACCATAAGGTGATCCATGAATTGCAGTGACGGCGCTCATGTTGCAACGCACGTAGTTGTGAGCTGCTGGATCGAGGGTGTTGTTGGTCAGCGCGATGAACCAGTTGTCGGTTCCCAGCACGCCCGTCATGATCACCTTGTTACCACTACCCGCGATAACACGGTCAACGTCGTAACCCCACGCAGCCAGCACAGGAGGTTTGTACTTGTAGTTGGTGTAGGTGATCTTGATGTTGTCTTTGTTGTAGTTCTCAACGATCGAGAAGTACAGACCCTTGGTGCGACCGTCGTTGTGGTTGGTCAGCAACATCACCAGGCCGTTCGGTTCCAGACAGATAGCAGAAGCTTCGGTCTGTTGACCCATGCCTTCAAACGACCCGGAGATCATTGGAGGAATGAAGCTATCGTTACCCAACTGACTGATTGGGATAACACCGGCACGCATTGCTTGATCGGTATCCGGTTTGTAGCTGGCTGCCAGCTGTTGCACACCCAGCGGAGTACTGAACAAGTCAGCCCGCGTACCAGCGAACTCATCAGCCGGCGTAGCCGTACCGAAGTTGTCCAGGTTACCCAAGTCGATGTGGAACTTGGTGGTGCCGTGCGGAACGTTATAGTCGGAGTCGTGCGCATTGATGCGGGCCAACTGTGCCAACTTAACAGCTTTCAGTTGCGCGAAAGCATCATCGATGACGATATCAGCCTCCGCGTAAATCCCGACATCACGAGTACGGTAAATCCCCGCCATGTAGTTCCAGAAGAAGCTCAACTCATACCAGTCACCGATCTCGGTGATAACGCTGTGTTTATGCAGCTCCGGTGGCAGAGTCGGTGGAACACCAAACACTTTCGCCCAAGGCACTGGAATCTTGCCGTGGGTCATCTTGTCCAACCACTCATCGAGGTTGTTACGAGGAACGAACCATGCGCCGATAGACTGATAAGTCCCGGTCACAAAAGCGTTTTCCGCCAGCACCGTTTCGGACAGGCGAATGAATGTGCAGATCGAACGGCCGGTCAGATCACAGAAAGGAGGGAACTCTTCCTCGAAGAAATAATCCTTGTTAAGTTTGAGTTCAGCGCCACGCTGGTCGTAGATCTTGGTGAGTACTTGTTCTGCAAAGAAAGGAGAACCGTTAGGAATAATCCAGGGACAGGTTTTATCCTTGATCAGCATTTTCTCGTCAATGATTCGATTGACGGGGTTGGTACCGCGAATATCGAACTGAACGATTTTGAACGGGTCCATGAAGTAAACCTTTTGGAAAAGGAGGAGCAAGGCTGTTAACCCTGCTCCTCCAATGGTTAAGGAAGCAACTCGTCAGAACGAATCCATGGGATCTGCCCCTCAGTGTTAGCCAAACCAGACGATGCCGGAATGGAGTTGCCGCGTTTGAGTTCAGAGATACGGTTGCCGTTAATCGCGAACACGTTGTAACGCTCGATCGTGAGGATCTGACGTTCGTTCGTGGTGATCGTGGCGACCCACAACTGGTATGCAGACTCCAGCCGCTTATCCGTACCAATCTCGTACTTGGCGACACCGTTGTCCAGCACGCAGTACACGTAATACGTTTTCCAACGAGGATCCGGGAATAGGTCTCGCAGGTCCATGTTGCCAGGTTCCAGATAATAGGTCTTCCCGTTGAACACCGCTTTGATGCGAGTCTTGAAGAAGATCACCCAGCCAATTTCTGGATATACCGATCCCAGCAACGGGTTGTTGACAGTACCGTTCTGCAAGGTAGCAGCACCGCCCGTGGTCAAGTCCCAACCCCAGATCACACCGATGCCGTTATCCGGTGTCACGCAACTACCACCACCACGGCTGGAGTGTTCCACAGGAGTAACAGAACTCCAGCCGTGTGACGCTGTACGGTCATTGAAGACCATAGCAAAGTCGATGGTGTAAGCATCACCCGGTGTTTGAGCCATGACCCCACAACCGTGATACACGCTGAGGGTGTTGCCCGCCAGGTAATACTGAATACGCATTGGACCCAACGAACTCAGAGGAGTATCAGACCACTCAGTGGAACCCTGAACGTACGGCGTGTTCATCGCGCGACTTTCACCGCGCCAGTGGGACACGTTGATGACCGTGAAACCTGTCACCACATAGCGACCACCACTCGTGCTGTAGGTCGGTTGAATATTCAGGATGGTCCCAAACAAGGTATTTTGGTCAGCGGAACCCAGTTGGCCGGTGTACTGAATCGACACGGTTACTGGGAGCCAACCAAAACGAGCCAAGTTAGAGTAGGTTGGGTCACACACCGTCACAATGCCCGGAACACGACTAGCAGCCAAGGTCGCAGGGAACTGCACTTGGTTCTTTAAAGCAGCGACGATATTGGATGGGTACAACAACTCTGACGTCGGCACTAGCGTAAGAGTCCCATCCGCCTCCAGTCGGCGATTCAAACCGTTGATCAGAACGATGTCATCAAGACCGATTGGAGCAGTCCATCCAGTACCTACAGTCTCGCGGTCGAAGTAACGTTTCTGAGCGCTGACACAAAACGCTGATTCGCCTACCTCAATCCCGGCAAAGTCCAAAGCACTGGAAGGTACACTGATTGTCGCACCACCCATACCTGGCAACGCATTGATCCTTCGAATGTCGTTGGTCAACGGACGAGAGACAATGTTCCCCTTATAGAGGTTTTGAATCTCTGGACGTACAGCGAGTTTACCCGAAACATTCTTCCAGTAAAGCCCCAGCTGAGTAGCGCGATCCTTCCTGCCGGCAGTGTAGTACTCGCCACCTGGCGCATACATCAGCGCTTTAGGGCAAACACTAGACGCGATAGGAGAGATCATCGTTTCTTCGACGACATTCCCCCCAATTGCCTTGAGGTCATCGCCTCGAGCCCAGTTCCTCGAAACACTCGCATAACGCGTGGTGGAGTTAGTCACTTTGCAGACCATACCACCGCGAGGGAAGCCGCTAAACCCATAAGCGCCTGCTGATACCACTCGTCCATCATCCAGCACGTTGCAGCCTTGGCATTGGTAGAAGAACGTTAGCAAGTACTTTTCATTGGTACGGGCGTACTCTGGTGGAACAATCGGGTTAGCCGCAAAGTTAACGTTGAATACCGGCGACATGGACTTACGGGTGAATACCCCCGTGTAAGGGTTGAAATCGTAGTTGATTTCTGGGACTTGATCCGCCGCGCCGTTAACACTAGGCGAGGTGTACGCTGCGTAGTGACCCGAGATAAACTTCACCGCGTAGTTCTGAGCGTTACTTGGATCTTGGGCCACCAACGTCAGTGAACTCCGGTACAAGCCGATCATGTTGTTGCAAGGATAAGGGGAGTAGGTATACAACCCTTTGGTCACCGCCCCATTACCGTCGATGATTGGAGTGTACCAGCGCCAGAACGGACTATTGTTAACCTGCACTCCGTCAGCATCCATGAAACTAACCAGTTGTTTCACAGCTGTTACGTCAATGGTGGCTTTGATGCTGGAAACAGGTACTCGGAAGATATGTTTGTAACGAAGGTCCATGCCAACGGTGGCGTTGGCAGCTGGCGCAGGAACGTTAGCCGACAGGAAAATGTAAACCCAATCCGCCATCAAGGCAATGCTGACCATCCCGAAGATATCGGCAACCTTCACAGCTCCTGGGTTAGGCATGATTGCATCAACCAGCGGGCGCAAGTTAATCTTCGAGTAAACGTGTTTGGCCGGGTCCAAAGAACCGTTGGTCATGCCGATGTAGTAGGCGTCTTGGAAACTGTCACCCACCAGGATACATTCATGACCACTGCCTTGAGCGATCCGGTCCACATTGGAACCGCTAGCCTCAAACTTGGCGTGTTCGTATTTAAAACCGGTGTACGTCAGGGTGATGTTAGACCCACTGTTGGCGTTCTCCATCACGGAGAAGTAGAGACCGCGGGTACGACCATCCATGCGGTTGCACAGGTAGGTGATTGTCCCGTCACTCTCCAGCGCCATGCCGCCAGTTTCGATAACCCCACCCAAACCTTCAAACGAACCGTCAATGTTTGGAGGAATGAAGTTGGTGTTACCGAACTGGCTGATTGGCAGCGTTTCCGCTTCCAGGAACTCGGTGGAGTTGAAGCCGTATTTGTCGATGATGGTTTGCAGACCCTGAACAGTCAGGTGCAAATCACTACGAGGTTCCAGCGCCTGCGCGCCGATTGCTGTGGCGAAGTTGTCGACCTTTTCCAAGTGGACTTGCAGGGCAGTCAAGCCATGTTCGTCTTCGGTGTCGGTGTGGTTCTGGATGAACGTCAGCAACATCGTCTTGTACACGTCCATGAGATGAATGAACAAATCATAGTAGTGGTCGATCTTCACCTGAATCAGCGGGCGACCGTGGTTACGAACGGCGTCCACGATCATGTTCATCAGTTCGATGGTGTCTTGCCACGCCACGATGTCATACAACACACTGTGACCGTGCAGCTTAGGACGGAATACCACCGGCTTGTTGTGCAGGTTTTCCCACCAAACTGGACGATCATCGTTGGCAGCATTGATGATCAGTTGCAACAGAGTGCTGTCGAACAGGGAGAACTCACCGACGACATCGTAATCCATCGTGCCTTCGGTAATGTTTTCATCCATCAGCTCGATGAGGCATCCAACTTCCATGGAAGTCAGATCGGTCAGACGAGGCATCAGTCGGAACATCCGATAATGCGTGTCGTAGATCATCGGTTCCCCGTTCGGGAAATACAGCTTCAGGCTGGTGACAAAGAACGGACTGTGCCGAGGAACAATAACCCGGGTCCAAATCCCTGCTTCAACCTTGAACGGTTCACCACGCTTCTCGTTTTCAAGGTTCGAGTTGTCAATGTCGGTTTTGTATTCCCGGACTATTGGAAATTGCATTTTCAGCTCCTGTCTTATTCACCGCCAAGAGGCAAAGTACCAGCAGCCAGTTGGCGAAACATTTCTTTGGCCACTTTCATCGAGATCATGACGTTGTCGCTGTTGCCAGCAATGTCATCGGTGGTGGCTTTACGGGCGTTCGGAACCAGGTCAAGACCAATCATGGTTTTGTCAGCCATGTGTGCCTTGTCGAGAGTTTCCGCCATGTGTTCTTCAAGCATCTTCTTGACGCTGATCTGGTCGGTGCCGGTTTCCGTGATCGCCAGCAGCAGGTTCTTCAGGTACTCAACCATGTCGAGGTAGTCGTAGGTTTGAGCAGCTGGTTGTTCGTGCGGATCAGGTGGGAAATCGAACGGTACATCGACCACATCAGACCAGTCGGCTTGACGAGGACTGTTAACAATGTTCGCGACCAGAGTAGCGTAGGCAACCTCGTCGAGAATGAACGGACCGCCGATGGTGTCGTAGGCGGCAATCACTGGAGCGGCAACCGGCTTCAGCAGAATCACCGAACCATAGACGTTGCGCTTGAAGCGATTAATAAAACGATCGAACGTGTGACCGAAGATGTAGTCGATGCCAGGAACCAGTGGCTCGTTACTTCCTTGACGGAACAACTGGAAGTTGCGAGAGTAAAAAGGTGCTGCTCGTGGAACGAACTCGACTCGTGTACCGACACCGTTCGGCTTGATTACTTCGTTGGGGATACGGCAGTCGACACGCTCCTGGAAGGGGTTCCAGCCGTAAACAATTGGTTGTGCCATTTTCATCAGCTCCGAAGCGGATGGACGGGGTATTTTATGATCAATAACCCATACAGATAAAGGTTCCTATAGGAAACTATAGGGGCCGGATTTCATAGAATCGCTTAGGAGTTCCGCCCCTATGTACACGTATAAAAGGGCTGTTGGTGTTAACCAGCTAGTGCCCAGAGGAGAGGAATTGCTTGATATCAGCTCTTTTCAAACCCAAGCTTTGCCCGGTCAGTTCAGCCAACTGAAGATCGTGGTGCAGGATGGTTTGTATAAGGCTGAAGTCGCAATCGACATGGCGGACTACATTAACGAGTTCTCCGCTTTCGTTGGGACCATTCAACAATGGCTCGACACCCAGTCCAACGTACCGCTGAAGACCAGTAACACTCTACCCGGTAACCAGTATCGGTACGTCACCAGTCACGACATCCAGTACAAATGGTTTACCCTGTTCCCAGGTGATGCTCGTTTGACTGTTGATCGTCAAGCTTACCTTGATACAGCGTCTGCTCCAGATATCCGTGTAATTAAAACGGATCGGACTGCTGTGGATTACAGAGCCCTCGCTGAACGCTCCCTGTGGACCATTAACGGCCATTTGGTACGCGCGGTGGGTGATGATGAAGCTTTGTACCTGTTGAACGCTGGCAAGCATTTCAACGTGAATGACAACATCCACGTGAACAGCCTCAACTTCAACACAGTTTCCAAGCTGAAGACTTACACTCTCAGCAAAGAAGACATCGAGTTCGATGATCACGACAGCTACAAGTTCCTGCACGTCCGTACCCCTGTCTCCATGAAAGGCAAGACGGTATGGATGAGCATCGGTGGTCGTCTGTATCTCAACGATGTTGCAACACCAGTCGGTGAGCGTTTGATCGCCATCCATACGGAACAAGTGGATTGGTTCACTCGTATCTTCGACTCGAAAGCGTTGATTGACCTGTCGGGTGTTATCGACAAAGAACGCGAAGTGGTGGGGAAGAAGTTCTTCTCTACTAAAGAGTTTTGGGAAGCGCTGTTGACCGACCAATCAACGTTCTTCATTGTGCTGGACAACCCCAACCTGTTTGTATCGTTGGAACCCATCACAACGTACCGCTATCCCTTTACTTACCACACGGAGGAAACCAAACCAATTCCTCTCATGACGGCGAATGGACTGCTGCCGAAATACTTTACGCGCAAGCTGATTAACCGGAGATTGCTAGACACCGATATTGGCATTCAGAAACTTTACCTCAATAAAACAACCGGCACCGCTAACGGTGGTGACCTTTATCACGGGTATACCAATCGCTTTGCACCAAGCAAGCTGCACAACGGGTACCTTCTCTACATTCGCAGTGTGATCCAAAAGGATTAAGCTATGAGCGTAACTAATGAGGGGTCTAGCAAACCCTGGATTCTCTTCGTGTTTCTGTTGTTGATTTTGGGGGTTGGTGTTGCGAACCTCCTTTGGCCCCGTTCCCCTACTATCTCGGTTGAAGCTGTCGCTGGTATTCAGCAAGCTACAGCCCAGATGGAGCGGGTGGCGGAAAATGTCGAACGTAGCACGAACGCTATGACCGACTTAAATAAGTCACTGATCTTGCAAATGCGAGATCGAGCAGCCGTGGATGACAAAGGCTATGAAGACACTCTTAAGAAATATGGCATCGACCTTGGGTTGCCTGCTAGCGGCAGTCTTGCTAACGGGTTGCAGCAACGGACCCTCGATCAAGGAGGGGGATACATACCTCCAAGTTCGGGCGCAGCAAATCCAGCTGGACAGTTACCGCAATCAAGCGAAAGCAGCACAGGCCGGGTTGACAGAAGTAATCCCGGAGCTAAAGAGCTACCCAGCGGAAATGCCCCCAAGCCACCTCAATAGCCTGATCGGCTTTTTGGAGGCTAATGACTGCACGGAACCGCAGTTGTCACTTCAAGTAAAGGAGAACTGCTATCGTGTAACCCGTGTGTTGCTCATCAACGCCACTCGGGAGCTAGACAAAACCAGTGCGACTCTATACGCCGGGCAGCGTACGATCGCGCAGTTGATCGACAACATCAATATGTTGGTCAACAGTCTCGATGCAAATACAAAGAAGTGACAGATGACGTACAGTAACCCTCCCGTTCCCCACAAGGGAACGGGAGGGTATACATGTTTTTCATTGCTCTTGTTCTTGCTTCGGCGCAGGTACAACTTTAACTTCATCGGTAGCCAGTACAGCAGCCATGCGATTCCGTACCTTACCGCTGACCCCTTTGATCTGCATGATCGTAGAGATCGTTTTGCTGGAGTTCATGAACGTCCACGAACAGATCACCGGACCCACCACCATGATGAACATGGAAGTTTCACTAGGCCAGATCTTGTTCGCCGTAACCGATACAAAGATCGTGTACGAGTTGAACACACCCATGACACACACCACCAGTACAGCAAAGATGCCGCCGATGTTGCGCAGCGCTACGGACCATGGACCAAACAGTTCACGTTCCAAACCACCTTGGGTGGGTGTAACAACAGTTGGATCTACCTCCGCCTCATCGTTTACGTTCGTGCTCATCGGGAAAGACCCCATAATGTCTTGCAATCTGCTCACAACGGTAAAGCGTGATTGCTCCACTATCAGCGGAGTGTTCGTCCGCCAGAGAGATATCAATCTCACCAGCATCTAACCACGGGTAGTCCATTACGCCCTTGTGAACATCTTCTTTCTTTGATCCCGGGAAGTCAGCACCAACTACCTGCTTGGCCAACCGGGGTAATACGTACGACAGGTGTAGGTCGTTTTTACTGCACGCTTGACACAGCATGGACACCACCTGAATCAATTGCTTGAAAGTCAGGGGCGACATACCGAGGAAGTTATCTTCGCAAATGCCAGTGTCTGGTTCAAAGATCTGAATCAGTGTATCAGCGGAACGCATCATCGCATAACTGCGCGCCGCTACACTGGTTCCGGCTGTGTCGTCAAATTGCTTGGGAATGTCATAAAGCGCTTTATCACCGAAGATGGTGTTCATGTACAGAAGCTTAAATGGTTCAGGCTTCGTGATGTTCACGTCCATGACACTCACCCCCATGCACGAGGTACTCGGGTCAATCCCAAGTACCCGTACATAGTCGGGGGATTTCACGATTTCAAACACAGGTACCCTTTCTGGTTACCGTTATGAAAGCGGAGGACCGCAATCATCGGGGAGAAATCGACCAGGAACTCATCCGGTACATCCAGGCTGTGGCCCTTATACACCAGTTCGAATCCCGCCGTACTCAGTTCAGCAAACGTACCCGACATCCAGCGCCCCAACACGTTGTGCTCGGTCAGAAGGGTTGCCAGCTTCCAAGCGATAGTGTTGTCGCCATCCATCGGGTAAGTGTTACCAGAACCCAACTCATCGAGGAAGGTGATTTCTTCTGCGCTATCCAACTGCACAGAAGGAGCCATCCACGCGTGTTTCTCAGTTGGGTTAGTCAGAGGGTTCCACAGCGACATCATGGCAGGTGTTGCCACTGTGTTACTTCTGGCTTTGTTCACAAAACGAATTACAACTTCCCCGGTGGTTTTATCCGATACTTCCAACACCAATTGACCATCCGGGGTTTTGTACGCTTGAGAGTTGATGTAATCCTCAGCGTCCAAATCAGTTTGGTAGAACTGATTAGCAAGGGCAAGTGCTTCTGCCGTCACCATCTGTTCAGTCAGGGGAAGATGGACGTCCCCCTGAAGAATCTCGGGAATGCTCATACTCAGTTACCTACGCCAACAGCTGGTTGAGTGGAGTTGGTGTGCAGCAACATTGGCACACTGGCGCCGTGGTCGAAAGCCTGTTGGATCTTGACATTGGTCAAGGCGTTACGGCCGTCGCGTTCGGTGACATAGTGAGCAAAGATTGCGCTCATGACTTCGGTGTACTGGATCGAACCGCCGCCGCCGATCTCGCCACGGTTCTCGGTATCGATACCCCAGGCTACACCCACTTCGTTGATCGATGCGTAACTCGCGTCGTTGTAATAGATTTTGCACGCCAGCGAGATTTCACGGAGGTCAGCTTGAGTCAGCGAGCAGTCCAGGATGGCGGAACTGTTCACGTATTCGTTGCTGATAGGCACAGAGCCTTCGCTGGTGAAGTCCACAGGCTGTGGGTTCTCCAGGTCGTCCTTACGGTGGATGTAAGGTTTCACATCCTCCAGACCGGTCACAGGGTCACGGGTGATCTTGTTCTCGGTTGGGTTGTAGCTGTCGAAGTTGATCAGCTTCAGCCAATAGAAGGCATAAGGGATGCCGTTACGCTCTTCAACAGTACGCATGCGGAACTGCAAGCGGTTGAAGTTGTCGAGGTCGTTGTCGATCGGCCGGCAGATGAACGGCACCGCAGTGAAGAGGTTGGCGTCGATCGGCTGGTGCTGGTTGACCTTCAGCTTGGAAACACCGCGACTGTCTTTACCGTCGCAGTTGGAGCCACGCACACCAATACCGAAGTATTTCAGGTAGAAGTCGCGGCTGTTCTTCTGACCGAGCGATTCGTCAGCCAGAACTTTGTACAGTTCGTTCAACGTGGTGTATTGCGGAACCACGAATGGTCGGCCGGTAGCCACGCACTTGTTGATCAGGTTGCCGATCATCGTGTTCGTAACGGTTTGCGCCGGCACTTCGGAACGGTTCTGATCTTGCAATTCGTTGGCGGAAAGTGTCATGAAGTTGTCCTATTTAAAACTCATAGAAAAAGAGTGCTTAAAGCGCATAGAATTTGACGAACTGACCACTATCACCGAATTGGTTTTAATGACCAGTTGTCCAATGTCTGTTGGAAGCATCCCGAGGTTAGTCCAGCGGTTGAACCAGCTAGCAATGCCATCCTTGTTGATTGCTGCGGTGTCGTACTTGAACTGTTCCTCAAGTTGCAGCGACTTGTAGTCGGTATACAGTCCGAGATCGATCCGGTCTTGTTCGTAGCGAGTAGCCTGAACCAGCGGACCAGACATCACGAAAATGGCATTCCCCGTCTTAGGATTCCGTTCCTGGTAATCGACGTTAATAAGCAGCACAACGGGGAGACCCTTGATCCGGCAGAAGTCTTCTTTGACTAACCGAAGCTCCTTACTCATTGCTCACCTTCTCTCGGTATGAACTTCAACCGACTGTAATTAGTGTTGGAACCAATTTTGCTCTTATCCAACTCGTCATAACGAAGGCGACCATAATCAGTTTCCGGGATAGTCCGATCCAAGTTCGGGTAGAACAACCGACCGTACTGGGTTGGAGGCACGATGTAATCCAGATCAGGATATTCCAGGCGACCATAATCGGTTTCTGGCAGACCCAGCTGATCAGGTGGCAACACACGGAAGTACGAATCGTCAATGATCTTGATCGCGTAGTCAGCGAGGTTCGTCGAGAGGTCAACCCGTTTGAAGTCATCCTCAATAACGATCACTGCAAAGTTATCCGCATCCCGGCTAGCGATGATCCGCCCAGTTTCCCGGATATCCGACAGAGAGGTTACCCCGCGGATGCCATCCATGTTGTTGCCGATGTCCAAGATCGCCGAAGTCATATCAGCGTAGGACCCGTTACCCGGACCTGTCCAGCGACTGTCACCAACGAACATCTCGTTGTAGAGTTCGGTCAAGTCAGTGCCGTCATCCATTTCACGAATGGTGTGGATGGTGTACGACGACAAGCGCATCATGATGTCAATCAGCGCATTCTGCTTAATCCGCAACGATGGGTTCGTGCTGCTATCCCAACCAGTGACGCGCTTAAAGATCTCCCAAGCAAAGTTACGGGCTTCCTCCGGGGTATACTCCTCGAAGAAGAACTCATAGCGGTCTAGAAGCTCCTTATACGTCGTTGCGTCGGTCAAGTAGGCAACGCCCGACTCATACATCATGTCGACGGTATGCTGCACTCTAGCGCGCTTGTTGAGGTCGTAGAACTGGGCGTACAGTTTCTTGTGTTTCCACATGATTCCATACACTTCATCGCTGTACGACATCAGGTATTCCGGCGAGATAAAGATCTGCGGCGGAATCCACAAGTTGCGAATGTCGTAAGCAAGGAAAGGCTTGATGAACTCAGGCCCGCCAATGTCAATCAACTGCTCAACGGTCGGAGGGACCACCTTCAGCACGTTCTGGTAATACGCCGGGCAGATGTGATCCTTGGCCTGATCTCGTGAAAGGTCAGTCAAGTAACGCCAGATGTAATACGCGTCTCCAACAGGCAACCGCACTTGCTTGCCGTTCTTGGGATCGGTAACCAGAATGCGACCTTTATAGTAACCTTTGGCCGCCAGATAAACCCAGTTGTTGAACGTAACAGACATCTTGGTATCAGCATGTCGGTTCGTGTAGTCCATCATCTTGGATTCGAGTGCTTTGGTTGGCAACTCCGAGTGCAGGCTGAATGTACCCTTCTTCAGGGCGTCGTCGTACCAAATAGCACTTTGATCGAAGTTCTCCTTCGCCAGACTCTGTTGTTTCAGAATCATTTGACTGGTGTCGATATAGCTTGGTGTGCGGCCGTACTCTTCCAACAGGTTAAGCTGGAGTTTACGGTACATCGGTGTTGGTGTCAGTACTTCTACCTGAGTCTCGGTATTCCCTACCATGTCGTACTTGGCCAACGGGATGCTAGCGTGGGTCAACAGGTTATCTTGCAAAAGACCGAAGGTGAACTGCGCGCCAGGGTTATTCTTGAGCCATGCGATGTTGCGGTACAGCCACATGATCTGGTAGCGACTGAGACTGGCTTTGTACTTGGAGAAATCACCGTACGAGTCGATGCGACTCCAAATATAGAAGTCATGCGCATACCGCGTACCTTCCGCCTCATGACGAATTACACAGATAGCCTTAATGACGTCTGCATAAAGCTGCATAATGCCTATAGGCAGCATCAGGTTGTCTGTGAAGCGGTATTCGTGATCAAAGATCTGACCAACCAACGAATAGATGGTTTCTTGCAGTTGGGGGATCAATTGATCCTCGTTCCACAGAACCAGCGACTTGTTGTATTTTAGGATCTTATAGTCATCCGCCTCGATGGTCTCCTCGTAAGGGATCGGTGCGAGAATGCCTCGTACAAGATCTACCTGACCCGGATACTTTTCAACGATGCGGTTAAACCAGTAGCCGCCCGCCGAGTACTCTCGGAAGGTGGCCAAATGGGTAATCATATTCTGTTTGTTGAAGATGATTTCATCGCCAGTGTCAATCGAGACAATGGTCATGATTTCATCGGTAGGGTGGTAATCCCCGTTCATGTTCATGTAATAGCGCCAAGTGCGCTTGTCACTGCTTACGGGATATCCAGCAGCTTGCTGGACGTTGTTGTCCCGAATTGCAATGGCCTCCATCTTGATGACCATCGTTCTCGCTAAGCGAAAGACGTCAGTCATATATGCATTGAATTCAATATTGTCCATAATTCGCTCGAAGAGGTTAAGAATGGTCGCTCCAACTCGCGGTACCACCAGAGGTAATCGACATGTCGACATCGCTCGGGTGCGCCAGGACCTCACGTCACTGAACCCTGTTATTGCGAGCACTATGCGCAACGCTGTACCGCGCAACGGGCAGTCGCCAGAGGGTGATGAGGTTACCGGCAAACGCACCGTCAACCCGTTTAAACTGGAACGGTTGAGCAACATCATCAGTAACAACATTAACGCAGCTACCGACCTGCGAACCATCACACCATACATTGATAAAGCGGAGCTGATCTGGCGGACAATCCTGCTCTATCCAAACGGGAAGCAGGACAAGATCCTTCGGTACGACACTCAACCCTCACCAAAGAAAAACGCAAAATTGCACAGCGAACTGTTGCCCATCTGGGACAACTACTTCACGAATGGCTATAAGATCGAGAAAGATTTAAAGAAGATTGTCAGCGATATTCTCATTAATACTGGGAGTTACACGCTGTTCAATTTGAGTCGTCCAGGCTTGGATTACTTGATCAACGGCAGTGAACTTGTTGAGGTTGCTGGTAACGAATCCTTCAAGGCTGATGCTACCCGGTTCTACGATGAAGAGTTTCGTAATGAAGCTGGCAAGGTCATCGTCAAGAACAAGGGTAAATTCATTCGTGACGCTGATGTAACTGTTGTTCCGGTGAGTGGTCTGGAAGCCATCTTCGGTGGCGCTGCTCCGTATCAGGCTGACGAAGTTAAGTTGTTCGGTAAAGAAGACCCGAACAACGATTTCGGCATCACCATCACTGACAACCCGGCTGTGCTGTACTTGCAGAAGTTCGGGCAAGTCAAGCGTCGGAAAGACGTTGAAAGTGTGACGGGGATGGAAAACCTGAACCTCATGATTCAATCCGCCTTGCACAGTAAGGATGTGAATGATCGTGGGGATGATGGCGAGAACTACCTCGGTCCGAACGATCACCGCCCTACCAAAGGCAAGGGTCCGGCTAAACCGGTCGCTACAACTCAGAACCTCACCGACAAACAAGTAGAGGAGTTGAGCAACAAGTTCTTCCCTACTCGTAATGTGGACAGCCAGACTATTCAGTTCGTCAAGCCTAACGACGCATTGAAGGTTGCTCCTTACGGTCGTGGTCTGACTTGGCACGTACCGAGTGAGGCGGTTATTCCGATCCACTTGAACGGAAGCAACGGCACTCAGATTGACTTCATCTTTCTGACTGACCCGAATGACGGTAGCTTCCTGAAGAACACGAATGACTTCGAGTTCTATCAAGGGTTGAAGAAGAACAGCGACGGCATTGCCAACAAGCCAAAGAACGGTAGCGGTAACAGCCTGATCTCCAGCCTTCGTGCAATTCAAGAAGGTAAGGAATGTGACTTCGACATGTCGGAGTTCGCAGATATGGCCAAGTCCAACATCGTCCGTCGTTTCATGCAGTCGATGGTCAGCGGTCGTGGTGACAACGTCAGCATTCAGCTCGACGAAGAAACCAACAAGATCTTCCTGCAACGGATGTTCCGTCGTCAAGGTATTCGCTGCTTGTATGTTCCTGGCGAAGCTGTTACCTACATGGCACTGAACTACAACCGTTTGGGTATTGGTCAATCGCTGACCCAGATGGCGAAGATGCACATCGCTCGTTTGGCAGCTATGGACCTCGCGGATGCAATGGCCAACTTGGAAGCGGCCACGCCGCACAGCCTGATGACCATTAACGTCAACGAGAAGTCGCCTGAGCCGTTTGCTGACATCGCCGCAGCCCGTGCTACGTACTTCGAGGCTAACCCTCGTCTGCACAGCATCCTGGCCACTGCACAGTTGTCGGTTCCACAGATCGTGGATGCTTTGCGTGAATCGTCTCTGACGGTTAAGGTGAATGCGGGTGACAACCCTCATATCCCTGTTCACGATATCCAACTCGAACACATGGACAAAACCAACTTCAAGCCGATTGATCAAAATAGCCGGCAAGAACTGTTGAATAAAGTCTCCAACTATCTTCACTTGTCGAAGAGCTGGTTGGATGTGTCGGACGATCAGAACAACTTTGCGATCGAGGCTCTGGCCGAACACCAAATGCTTCTGAACCAGGTGGTTAACTGGCAGGAAGAGTTGGGTGATTTCCTTGTTGACTTCCAGCGTAAGCATGCTCAGGTTTGTGCTCCTTTGATGAAGGAGTTGATCGACAAGATCATGGAAAACAAAACCATGTGGATGCCGGACAGCAAGGAGAAGATCGAAGGTTCCGATGATACTGTTGTGAAGACAATCCTGTTGGACTTCCTGAACAACATGCAGTGCCTGTTCCCCACACCTACCAGCATTGAAACCACTACCAAGATTAAGGACAGTCTGGATGTGGTTAAAGATCTGGTGGACAAGTGGGTCGAGATGGCTGGTCACTCGGGTAACTTGGAACAAATCGCTAAGCTCTTGGGCTTTGGTGACTCCGAGGCGAAAGATCTGGAAATGGTTAAGGCTCAGATTAAGTCTGTGTTCTTGGCCGAAGCTTTCCGTCGTTACAACTTGCCAATGCCATTCGACGATATCATCAACGACGGTAAAGGCGGTGGTCTGGCTTCGATGGTTAACGCTATCGTGCATCAACGTCAGAACATTGGTGAGTTCTTGGCAACCATGATGGTCGGTATCAGCGAAGTTGATGCCAAGGTTCTCAAGACACACGCCAAGAAGATCGACAAGGCTGTAGCTAACTTGGCTAAGGCTAAGGAGGCAGCTGAAGGTGAAGCCGAGGTTGATTCTTCTTTGACCAACGGCGATCCAAATGGTGATGGTTTGAGCGCTGATGACGCCCCGGCGCCTGAAGACGGTCTCGATACCGATGCACCACCAGTGGATGACGACACCCCACCTGTTGATGATCCAGAAGCTCCGGTAGAAGAGGAGGAGGAAGAGGAAGAACCTGAGCCAAGTCCTGACGATAACGCCCCACCAGCAGATGGTGATGCGCCAGCGCCAGCGGGTGACGGAACTGATCCGACCAAGAACGACCCTACCAAAAACCCGTTCTAAGTAAAAAGCAAAAAAAAGAAAGGTACTACCCTACCCAGACCTTTACGGTCTGGGTAGGGTATATGCCGCATTTTGATCAGACGACTTCTGGATAGATGTACGTCGGGCCGAGACCTTGCATGGAGCGCATGAAGTTGATCGACTTCAGAATACGGTCGGTGGCCGGATCAGCAATGACGAACTGAATGCTGTCGAGGTCCGCTTCCTGGAACTTGGCCTGCTCGATGTAGCGGGTAACTGGACCCACCAGCGAAACAGCCAGCTCTTCTGGAGTCGGAACACCGTCCGGCAGAGGAAGGTCGACCAGCAGCTCAGTCAGCGAATCGATCAACGGTTGAACGCTGACAACACCGTCAATGATCAGGACTGCCAGAGGCTGTGCAGCGCGGAACAGCAGGCTGGCCGCTTCAGCGTTGCCTTCTTCCAGTTGCTTGTCGGTGACCAGCGGAGTTGCCGGTGCATCGCCAACAGCAGGAGCAGCGCCATCCGGTGCAGTAGCCGGAGCTGGAGCGGATTGGTCGTTCACCTGTTCAGCGTTAGGCTGTTGGGTGGTGTTTGGTTTTTGGTTGTTACCGCCTTGATTTTTAGCCACGAGAAGCACCCTTTGCGTTGATAATTTTTGAAAGATTGACATAGTATTTATCTTGTCAGTTATCAGTTACGGTGATCCACCAACCATCACCTTCACGGTGGATGTTCACGCCACTGAATGTAGGCCGAACATCCAGGCCGCCGAAATACAGCATATACTTGCGATAAGGAAGCAAATCAAAGAAGTTATCTTTGATGAACCCCATCACAATTTCGCTGGAATAATCGGTGGCTTGTTTCGCGATAGCCTTGTTGCCGTTCTGTCTGGCTTCAATAAGACTGTCATTGATATTGCTCAGAATGTTCTTGGTGCCATCACGGTCCATTTCCCACATGACGTTCAAATCAATAACGAAAGAATGGCCTTCGTGTTTACCGAAATACGGTAGACCGCCAAGATCATCGACAACCGTTACTGATTTATTACGCCCCTTGACCGCAACTTCCTTGGGGATACGGGCTATGAACCATTGTGAATCAGGAACCAGAACATTAACCCCGTTACCGGTGTTGTAGGTGGCCAAGGAGAGCGGTGTTTTCCAATAGCCTACATAGAGACGGTATTCATGCTTATCGTCGTCTATACGGCCGTACAGGTTGTTCTCGTTGAGGTAACGGTGAACTTCGTCTGCTATTTCGTTGTGGGGCTTGATATCTGGTGGGTATTGACCCAGATCCACGAACTCTTTGAGTAACTGTTTAAGGATGGAGACAAAATCAATAGATCCGTAAATACGGACATAGCTGTTCAGCAGCACCATCACTCGGTTGTCTTTATGCATTTTGTTCTCCTACTTCCGTTTAAGTAGATTCCGTAACCATTGGAACCGTTTAGGTTTTTCTTTGACTATCCGCAACGTCATAAGCAATGGCCACAATTGCGGATTGTTGCGAAGGATCTTGAAAGCTGTTTGGCTTTCGGTTTCCCAGTACGCGTCAATCATGTTGGTGAGTTGAACTTGCAAGACAAGCATCTTGACCAGCGCCATAGCAAAGGCGTTATCAGGATTACCTGCGGTGTTCGCTGCATACCACAAACACCATGCTTCAGAAACCGTGCCCGTCTTCACATTGAAGAACGTCGGTTCTTCTGGAAACTGTGCGCGAATCCCCATAACGAACTCGCGGGCTTCCTCTTCTTCTTCTTTACTGGACATGACTCCACCCAAAATAAATAAGTAGGGGAAGAGGGTCGTGTGACCCTCCCCGTACCTGGATCAGATGCGGTCGATACGATCTTTCATCAGATCGACCAGCATCTCACGTGTTACTGGAGTGAGGTGCTCAGACAGCGGCTTGAAGTCCGTACCGAAGGTTTGTGCGTAGTAGCTGGCCTCGCCGCCGTCTTCTTTGGTGACCTTGCAGTAAACATCCAGCAAGTAAGTTTCAGCAGCACGGAACTCAGTGAACACCACTTGAACTTTTGGATGTTCGCGGCGGTCCGGGAACACCGTGTTCAGTTGTGGCACCCAGCGTTGGACTGCTTTAAGGTAACGAGTTTGTACCTCTTCCAGCATGTCGGTGGCTTTTTCGTTGAAGTTACTCCATTCACGGAAGTTCTCCAACTTGTTCATGAGTTGCTGGTCGGAAAGATCAGCGAATTGATTCGGGGTAAGGTCTACGGTATCCATAGAAAAATCCTCGTTTAAAAGAAAAAAGAAAAGGAGCCGTGAGGCTCCTCTCTTGTGGGGCAATCACTCAGGAGAGCGATCACCACCGATTTTGGAGATGCTATCGATCAGGCCAGTGCCCAGACCGCCGATCGCCATGCCGAACATTGCCGACGTGGTGCCACCCAGAACTTTGATCGCCAGGCTTTCGCTTTCACCACCGCCCAGGATGTCTGCAAAGGCGTAGCCAGCAGCTGCGCCGATTGCACCACCAGCGGCAGCAGAGATCAGAGAAGAACCTTCAGCGTAGTTGGAGAGAGCACCAGCTACTGCACCGACGATGCCGGCGGCGTGTACTGCGTTGAAACCGGATTTGCGTTGACCGACGAATGCGTTAACTTGTTTGGAACTCATGGTGCGTACTCCTAGGACGTAATAAAAGTAGACTAGCAAAGACTGCCATGTCTTAATTCACCCTAAGAATATAGATCTGAAAAGAACTACAACTTAAATTTAAAGCTTAGCTATCTTGTCACGCATTTCATTCAATTGACTTCCAAAGGCGCGCAGATAAACATTTGGGTAGCGGGCATAGCCACCATGACCAAACTTATCCTTAATGTGTTGGATAACCCCAGCCATACGCTCATCATCAGACATTTCTGGCCATTTTGCTAACCAGTATTTATTAGAACGTTCTACCATTGCTGGAACGTCATTGGGAAACCCGCGATCCGCTGCATTGATCATGGAGGTAAATTCGCTGTAGAAGTCACCTTTATAACTCGCCCTATGTTCATGACAAGCAAAGGCCACTACATTGCGCTCATGTTGCGTTGGTAGATATTTCAAGATTAATGGGTGGTCCGTGCTGCGCATGAACTCATAACTAAGGTCATGGTGGTTAACACGGCTCCACGCAAACAGATCGTGGAAGTAAGCTGCAAAAAGGATATGGACTGGATCGAAGTCATACCCTTGATCTTTGCTGATATGCATACCAGTTTTAAATACGTCCTCGAAATGATCCTGACGATGGGCTGGGTCATTCAAGGTCCAGTGAGGGGAAAACGCGGCGATCAGTTCCTGACGAATTACATCGAGCATAAATAAAAATCCCTGTTGTTAAGTTCATGTGGGTAATATAGACACAAAAAATACGGTATAAAAGAATACTACCTACTGTGGAATTCCACAGTAGGTAGTAAGTCTAATTTAATCGCGATTGAATCAGATCAGCGGGAGGAACAACAACGACTGCCGACGGCTTACACGGCGCAGGGTAGCGACGTTACGGTCCATCGAAGTATAGTTGAACGCCCACAGATGTTCGTCACTGGAGAATTGCAGGAGCTTATCCGTTACACGGATATTCTTGTCACTACCCATCGTGGGTTCGAATCCCTTCTCGACAAGATCGAAGTACTCAGGGAACTTGCTACGCTTGATAAGAAGCGGCTCGCCGTCCTGCTCTGCAACCAGCCCGTGACGCTTGTTGATTACCGTAATGTGCAACGCCCGTTCCATGGTCAGCTCTTGAAGTTTCTGAGCTTTCTGGATCATGCCTTGATCACCACCAATCGAGTCATACTTGTCTTCAGCAGTGAAGATTTTCATATTCTCGGTAAGGAAGTTCTCAGGACCTGGTGGCGCATTGAACCAACGATGACCTTCTTCGTCCTCTTCTTCCAGAATTGCTTCCAGATCGTCATAGTCGCGCACGATACTTGTGACCGACAGGTGACGAGGACTGTTTGGATTGTTGCTGTAACCCAGGCAGCTCACGAGCCACTCGTTCGTCAGGATAGTCAAACGACTATCAATGAAGTTAGCGAGTTCGTCGCCAATCATCCCTTCACGGAAATAATTGTTGAGCTTTTGCATCTTCATGAAGAACGACAGTGGACGTCCTTCTTCTTTGCCATCCTTGAACAGGAACGGCAGGTCTTCAATGATCGTAGCGCGTTCAGCTGCATCATCGCAGGTGTACGATTCCCAGATCACGGTGTTGAACGATGTAGCGTTGACGGTCTTGAAGTTCTTGGTCAGGTGGTCGTTGGTGGTAATCACCGCCGCCATCAACTTCTTCGAGTTGTTGGTTGCAATGAGTTCCTTCACGGTCACTACCGGAATACCTTCCAGCGTATTACAAGTTTCTACTGGGATTTCCAGAGACTTGTTTTTCTTACCCAGAGCTGCTTCGACAGCCATCTGTTTAACAACTACGTTCGTGCTATCTTGCTCTCCTTCTAGCAATGGAAGTAACTTGCTTGGGTTTGTTAATACGGTTGGCATATCCAGTCCCTCACCGCGTACTACGGTACTGAACCAACCCGAGTCATGCTCCAAGTCGATAATGACAATACGGAAACAACCGTGCAGCACACTTTCTTCTTGAGGCGGTTGATCGGGATGACGTCTGAACACATGTTGAATGGTCTTCCAATCACTCTCAGGAACCATGTAATGGTTTTCTTTCCCGATGTAATGGAAGAAGCGGCGGTAGTCGTAGGACTTCTTGTTGGTCGGGGTGATGTTTTGAATGTCACTCCGATACTTGTCCCAACGAGGTTGGTCCTCGTCTTGTTCGACATACGCAGTACCCTGTTGGGCGCTACGTTTTGCTAAGTTGGCATTGCGCTGAATCATTTTGTAAATGTCGCCGCTCACGTTCTGCGAGTGACTATCAACGCCTTGCTCATTACTGTAGCTGTTATACATGAACGCAGTCTGCGACTCGGAGATCAAACTGATATCAGTCCGAGTTGGCAGTTGTACATCGTACACCAAGCCAGAGTATGGATTGGTTACCCCAAAGGTTGCACAGGCCACGCCAAAGATATCTTTGTACGTTTCCAGTTGGCCAACCATGTGTTTGATTTCTGGTGTGAGGTTGTAAGCCTGTTGCCGACCCTGCGGTGTTTTGCAGAGCCATGAAATCATTTCCATAGTCAACACGTTGCGAATTGCAAAATGGATGGACGCCAAGTACTCACTGCGATCAACTTCGCCTGTGGGCTTGGATTTAGCGATGTTTACCAACCGCTGACCATACATTGGAGCTGCGGCTCGCGCGATACCCTGAATCAACTCAGGGTGGCGGTTTACCGTATTGACGAACTCATTCCTGATCGCACAAGGAGCATGCGTCTTCAGATTCAGCCTGAAGTTTTCCAGGATATTCCGATACTCGTCGTAATACAGACCACGACGCGCCATCAGAAACATTGCGAACTCAGCACACGCTTGCGCGTACTTTACAACATACACTTGGTTGATATCGTTTTCAGTGTTGCTTTCGTTCCGAATATCGCGCAGAGCTTGATCTTCAAAACGGGCGTCACCGTACTGCTCCCACTTGATAGTTCCACCGGCCGCACCCCCTTGGGCGTTCGGTGTATCTACCATTGCTCGGAATTGAGCCAGTGGGTCCTGCGCTACACCGTAGGGGTTAGCAGCGGCAGCCGCTCGACCCCCGATCCCCGGCAACACCGGGGAAGATGCATTCGGCATAGGGGTTGTTACACCCATATTCCGAGGTCTCAAAATACCGTCACTCATGGCCATGGTTCTCTATAACGAAGCCGCTTATCTGTTCGTTCATACAGGTCTTTGAATTCCGGGTTCAGGCCCGTTGTTTTCCCGTTGATCAGATAAAGGCAAGGGCTGAGGAATCCTCGTCCGTCTGGGTTTGGATTCGTTACCCTCAAGTAACTATTCACGAAGGGAAGCGAGGCGTGTGTGAAACAAGCGCTGTCATTGACATCGAAGTCTCCGCGTTTCTTCTTCCCAACGCCCGTATACACTTTGTGCTGGGGCATACAGCCCAGAACGTAGTCTACAAACGGGTTGTCCGTCGGTGTCGGTTCTTGTACAAGGTTTGCATTGCGTGCATTGTCGATCTCCTTGATGTGGAAGTGACTGGTCAAGAATCGGGCTACCTTTTTCTGGTTAATCTCCGAATTGTTCTTGATGTCATGCTTGAAGTTGTTGGCCGCTGTTAACAGGCTGTCCAGCGTGAACTCCAAGCTTGCCAGCTCCTTATAAAGCATAGAAGCCCGGTCAGTAGTTTGTACGATCTCACTACGGTTAGCGATGATGTAGTTAAACAAGTCGAACATATTCGTCACCACAATCGACTGTGATGCGAACTTTTTGATGGAGTCCTCATCCAGGTATTCGTTGATGGCATCGAAGTGTTCATACATCAAACGCATGATGTACTCATCAGTATCGCCTGCTTTCACAGAGCAACGGCCGATGATCAGCTTCCAATAGTCAGGGTCGTCCAAACGATCGATGTCGAAGTACGACGAGCAGCAGTCAATGATGAACAACAGCGAGCAGGTGTACTGCAAAGCCATGGCGCTCAAAGCTGGCCGCTTTGGTGACAGGTTACGTACTGCAATGCCCATGTCCAGGTTGATGAAATCACCCAGAGAGCATTTGTTACTGGTGGAACTGCCGGGACGGGTAAAGATCTCCCAACGGTCTTCAGGACGGCACTCGGCTAAGAGAGCATCCACGGTACCGATGCGATAATCACATTCCCCGTATTCAGTCATAGCTGCACTGAAACCCTTGTTGGCGAAGATGTACCACGCCAGCAGAGGAGTTGGGGTTTTGCTATCTTTAATCTTCCGGGCTTCCGTCGGGCTGTAAAACCGATTGGCTGCCAGGTTGATGTCCGTCGAACGGTTGATCTGCGTGCCAGTCTCCATGTGGATCTGGTCGAAGTTGAAGTGCTCAACACCGATTTTGAACTTGAAGCCCAACACTTTAACGAACAGCGAGTTTTCCTTCGTGACTGGCAACCCTCGTTCAGCCAACACGAATTGTGCACTGTACTGTGCCCCGCGCAGAAAGATATCACCATGACGGTCCGTATACGGGAGCATGGTGTAAGACGTAAAACTGATAATCTTGCCCCCTTTGTCCCGATAGTCGATCATGATTTTAACCGGGTACAAAGTTTCCTTATGAACGTCGAAAACTTTGCGGCTGCTGTTGATCAAGTAGTTGTTGAACTCGGTCGGTGTCGCACGCACGCATTTTTGAAAGAAGACTCCCCGTTTTTCAACGCTCTTCAGTATGTTTCTTAAGGCATGATCGAACCATATAACACCGTCTTCAAATTCTTTCTGGTGGAAGCCATCGACAATGCTCTGGTTAAATTTCGGCATTTTGTCATTGATAGCTGGTATTAACCGATGGTCCATTCCTTAACGTCCTTAGGAAGTGTACAGTTTATATCCCGTAACAACAATAGAACCAATTGCCCCTATGGCTTTGGCGATTTCTCCCCAATTGTTCGCGTTGCTACGCTTTTTGTCTAGCTCCATATTTGCCTTATGAACACTGTCCTTGATATCACTTCTTGCCTTCGAAGCGTCTTGCGATACTGCTTGCTTCAACAATTCCATCCGATGATCGTTTTTGATCTGCTGTACTTCAAGTCTGTGATCCGCTCGGACTTGGGAGAGTTCTTCACCCAGCTTTGCTACACTTTGAGAGGTCTTTTCTAGGAGATCCTCCAGTTTCAACTTTTCACCTTGCAGAGCATCGATAACCTTAGAATTGTTCTTCACTTTATTTTCAGCGGTAATCGTGCGTTCTGTGTTACCTGCCATAACACTGCACAGTTCTTTCGTTTGGAATAATCCCAAGAAGTCCAAATCATCTTTGGTCAGTTGGTCGAAGCTGTAGTATGCCTTGTGTGGTGGAGAATTACCGTATGATAATCCAACGTACAGCCCACCGGGTTTTGTGGGGTCTTGTACTACCGGCACCTGGACAGCTTTGCCCATGACGTTTGTGTAGACAGGTTGGCGTGTGCTTAAAGGATCGTTGATGTGAACAAAATAGTGGAGTCCCCCTTCGGGTTGATCTTCACGAGCATCCCGACCAGCTTCAAAAAGCTGCTCCAGCGTAAAGTCAGGTGATGTAATAGGGGCTACACCTGCCTGACCGCTATCAGCAAAAAGGCTGATACCTAAAATGTCACTATGAATAATTTCTTGTTCGTCCGCCAGATCACCAGTCAGATCAATTACGAACTGCATGTCATGGCTAAACTTCTTGTAAGAAAGAGCACCTTCCTTGCCGATGCGTTCTTGCTCAACTTTGAGGTTGGCTAACAGCTTGGCGTCGAAACGGGTCCGCGCACTTTTAGGATCTAACCACAAGTCATCGAACTTCACACCAGACAGCTTAATCCAAACGCGGCGGTGTTGATTATCAGGATGGGTCAGTTGCTTAGCTTTGCGGATGATGTAATTCAAACCACCTTGGGTTTTGACCACCAGCTCTTTGTTACTGTTGTTACTAATTCGGTATTCCAATTTAAAGTTGGAAACGTTGGTGTCCATGTTGAGGATCCTCGGGAACAATAGTGATAGTCTTGTGCACAGACCATCATTATTAATACGGTCCAGAAGATAATGTAGGTTTAAAATATTCTAATCGAGTTTTCTAAATGCGCTATAAACCCCCTCTCCCCATTGCAGGGAGAGGGGGTTTATATTTCTGCTTTGAGACTTAACGCTAACCCCCGCTATGGCAACTCAGGGTAAGTGAGCTGCCCGTAGCTCGTAGCAGGGATTATGGTGCGTTTGGGTCTACAACTGGAACGTTGGCGCCTGCATCACCGATGTTGTCGACGATAACGCGCTTCGCGGCCAGCTTGTTGATCAGACCTTCGTTGCTCAGGAACTCGTCGGCGTCGGTGATCTCGAGAGTACCGATGATGACGTTGAGTGCCCAGTGCTTGTAGGTCGGCAGGGTCATGACCACACCGAAGTCCTGGTCGCCACGAGTGACGTTGCCTTGAACCACGATGTTTTCTTTCGACACGACGACACCGATGCCGGCGAGCGGGTTGATCTGCTCGGAGCTGGAGTCGTTGTAAGGAACGATGATCATGCGGCCGATTTCGCTGTCGAAGTTGGTTTCAACGACTTCGAGGTTGTCGATCGGGCCGATGGTACGAGCATCACCGGAACGGAAGATGAAACGGCTGAGGTTCTGGTGAACGACGCAGGTCCATTTGTTCTTGGTGTTGCCGCTCGAGTATTCGGCGATAGCAGCCAGGCCAGAACGGGTGTTCAGCGCGGCGACGATGTCGGCGATCTCGTTGGTGATGGCAGAGCTGATTGCGTTGAACACATCGCCCGAACCGTTGGCGGAGATTACTTCCGACAGGGTCAGGGAACGGCGCACAGCAGTCGCGGTCACGAAGTGCTGACCGGCCAGAACTTCAGAACCCTGGGTGTTGGAAACAACCGGAGAACCGTCGATGCTGGTGATGTAGTCGATGTGCTTGGTCGCTTCGTCGAACGCGTGCTTGGAGCACTGGTTGTTGATGACGATCGACATGTGGGTCAACGCGAAGTCCAGCGACGCTTGGTTCACATCGTCCTTGGCGATCGGGTACTTGACCGAGATCGGGGAACGACGTTGTACCGACAGGTGTTTCTTGGCGTCGTAAACTTCAATGCGGTAGCCGAAGTTGCCGCGGTTGGTGTTGCTCACGTTCTGGGTGGTGCCAGCAGCCACAACCGAACCAGCGGTCAGGGAGTGGATCAGCGCCTTTTGAACGCTGTCGGCGTTACCGACCTTAACGATGTTGGCAGGGTTGTTCAGTGGACGCAGAGCGAACACGGTAACCGAGCCGGAGTTCAGGCTGAACTCGTTGGTCTGACGCTGGAAAGTACCGGTCAGGGTAACGGACAGCAGCGGCTCGTAGCCGGCGTCTTTGAAGGTCTTGAACAGAACTTCGCCGATGGCGTTGCCGTCTTTGTCGGTAACCGAGAAACCAGGCAGTTGCTTGATGCGCAGGTTCAGAGCACGGTCATCGGTGGTCTGAGCGTTGCTGGCTGGTGCGAACGTGTTGTTCGACATGGCCGCGGTGTTGATGAAGAAGTTCTTGTCGGTACCGGCCAGTTTGGCGGCGACGGCAACAGACTTCACGGAAATCGAGTTGGACTCGAGTTCGTCAGTCGAAGTCCATGGACGCTGACCAGGAACTTGGGTCAGAGCCAGCAGGTTCGGAACGTTGACCGGAACAGCGAACATCTGGGTGTTGTGGGTGGAACGACCGTAGGCGTCGCCCTGCATGTAGCTGACCGGGGTCGGTGCAACCAGAGCAGTAGGGGCGAAGAACAGGCGGTTGTCGCTCTGAGCGTCGTCAGGGAAGACGGTGTGCACAGACAGCACTTCGTCTTTGAACATTTCGCCGGAGCGCAGCAGGCCGAAGATCGGACGCAGATCCGACGCCGATTGCCAGGCGGTGTTACCGTAGGCGTAGGTACCCAGGCCAGCAGCACGAACGATCAGCTCGGCGCCTTCTTCCTGGTAGCCAACACCGACGGTGGCGAACAGAGCTTCAGCGGCTTTGGTTTGCAGGTGGGACTGGGCGTTCAGGGTCAGGTTGGCTGCCTTGATGTCCTGTTCCTTACCCTGGAAGTTCTGCATCGAGAAACCTTCCAGACCGGTCACAGCGCTCAGACCGTCTTTCGCCTCGTCGAAGATCTTCACGAGTTCGTGAGGAGTCTCTTTGAGGTTTTGGCGTTTCAGAACGCCGAGGATGGCATCCTGGGTACGGCCGCTGTGGGTGCCGATGACTTGTTGCACGATCAGAGCTTCGTTACCTTGAACGCTGCTCAGAGCGGTTCCTACGTCGGTGAAGCTTTCATTGCCGGTAACGGTAGCCAGTCCGCCGGAGGTCAGCGATTGACGGATCGCGGCGAACAGGTTTTTACCCCCGTTCAGGGAGGTTTGAAGTTGCTTGGCCATAATGAGTCAGGTCCTGTGGAAAATTTGAGAACAATCGCTTTTCTATTGCGCAATAGAACTGCACATAAAATATAATGAGCAATCCCTAGGGGTTCTGTATATGGACGAGTTTATACACCTCGGCCATCGTGAGTTCCCCCAAAGCAGGTTTTATTACAGATCCAAAATGGGTGTCCAAATATCCAACACGCCCATATATTGTCTCGAGAACAGCGGCAGAGATATTCTTGGCGTTCAGTTTCTCCCAACTTCCGATGTGTGGATTGGCGGTGTTAGCGGCAATCAGAAGAACCTGTCCCACTTTCGTGGAGTGGAAAGAGGTAGCTCCACGCAGGTACTCGGTTATTGCTTTACTGTCGATCGCATTAAATGCTTCGGCGACCATACCACCGTTGTAACCCTCACCAAACGAATGAGCTGCGTCCGGCATGTCCACACCGAACAGCTGAGCCGCTGCGCGTTGGGTTGCGATGAACTGAGCCACTTCATTGTAAGTGAGCTTGTCATGGTATGCAGATATTTTTCGCAATCCGTCAAAAGGCACGGTTTGCAGAGCCAGGGCTTCTAACATTTCCCCGGTCACAAAATACAACTCGAACGGAAAACCGTTAGGGTATTTGAAGATCATAGACTTTGCACTCCTAGGAGTTAGGCATGAACGATTTACTGGTGTTGGTCAAACTGTTGACAGCACTGTACCAGGCAAAGAAGCTAAAAGACCCAAACCTGGTAACTGAGCTGACGGAGATCCTGGAAGAACTCCCAGTACCCCCTCCAGATATTCTGACGCAAGACAAGAACCTTCGGGAAAGCATCCGGGCAGCAATTCACTGGCTGCTGAGTCAGGACGACGACGACCCACTTATAAAATCTCTCTTAATGCAACGCGTGGCCATGTTTGTCAAGGGCGACGACGGTATTAAGGACATTATCGAAGATGGGTTGGAAGAACTGGCGACGGAAGAACTCACTCGTAAGTTGGTCTATAAACAGATCACCGAGATTCGTCTGAATTCTGAAGACGAGACTTTCCAGAAGAAGTTCAAGCAGAAGATCAAGGATTTTCTTTATAAGGATCATGCTGAACTGAAACGAGAGGACTGGGCTAACCTGATGGACTTGATTACCGAGAAGGTAAACAGTTCGTTTGGTGAACGTCAGTCTGAGGTTGTGGTGAGTGTTAACACCAACGACCCTGAAAGCTTCTTCGGCATCATCGAGATGGCCAAGAAGGAAAACAGTAAAGAAGGTATTCTCCGTTCAGGTATCCAAGGACTTAACCAAGGTCTGGAACCGGATGGTGGTTTCCGTCGTAGCAAGATGTACATGCTGGAAGCACTGACCAACCGTGGTAAGTCTTTTGGTATGGCTCACATTCTCGCTTCTGTGGGTATGTACAACGTACCACAGCTTCGGAACAAGGCCAAGATTCCAACGCTGTTGTTTGAGTCCTCAGAAGACACCATGGACTTGGTGATCATGCGGATGTACAAACTGGCGTGCACAATCGATCTGAAAGTAGACGGTGACTTCCAATCTGCTGAAACGACCAACATCGTTGATGCGATTGCCAACTGCTTCAAGAAGAACGGTTGGTATCTGGTGATGAACCAGATTGAAGCTTACAAAGATAACATCTCCAACATGTTTGCTCGAGTTCGTAAGCTTGAGCTGAAAGGTCACGAGATCATCTTCTACGGCTACGACTACCTGGCCCTGCAAAACATCGACAAGGTTCCGGGTGAAAGTAAGTCCGACAAACTTCAGTTGGTTTACCGTCGTGTTCGTTCGTTTGTAACTGCTCGTGGTATCTGCTTCGTAACTCCTCACCAGTTGAGTCCAGAAGCGAAGAAGCTGCTGAAAGAACTTGATGATGAGTCAGAAGTTTACTTTGCTCGAGAAGTGGCCGGTAAGTCGATGACAGAAACGTCGACGAAGATCACCAACGAAGTAGACGGTGTGATTTGTATTCATGTTGCTAAAACTGCTACAAAGACCTACTTCACTGGTGCTATTGGCAAACAGCGTGGTGAAGGGTGTTCACCAGAGAAGCGATTCTTTATCTATGATCTGGATCCTGTACTTGGTTTGAAACATGACATCAATGGCAAACCAGCGTTCCGTCGAAGCTTGCAACAACGCTTCAGCGATAGTGGCGATGTCGAGAACGATATCGACATGATGTAATTCCAACCAACACTTAACCTTAAAGCAAAAAAAAAAGACAAGCCATAAAGACTACCCCTCCCTAGCCTCTGAGGCTAGGGAGGGGTAGGTCTATGTTTGCTTTTGGTATTACGCCGCGGTAGCAATGATCTGCTTGTAACCGCGTTCAGCCAATTCTTCATCACCTTCAAAGATGTATTTGAATTGAGCCAGGTAAGCTTCACGCTCCCATGGGAATTCCACATAACCTTGAAGGGTAACGTTAAAGTGCTGACCTTCCCAGATCATGTGGCCAGCTTCTACGATAGCCAGACGGCCATCCAGGACTTGTTGTACGTGAGTAAGCTCATGCACAAGGTAAGACCGACGGAAACGCTCACGCGCATCCTCAGGTATCTGCTTGCTCTCATTCACCATGGCATCTGGATAAATGATCAGTGCTAACTCGCGGCCATGCTTGGGAAGGATTTCTAATGTTTCTGGATTGATCTGAAGTACGACCCCGCCAACTTCACCGTAAGCTTCTACGGCTGGGAACATGCCGCGTGTAGCCATGCAAACGTGGATGTCGTATTGTTCCAACATCGCAACACCCTCTTCACCAAAGAGAGCGAGCACTTCTTCCATTTTGGTTCGCAACAGTTTCATGAAAAGGATTCCTTAATTAATTAACGAGTTTTCTTCAGGGCGGAAGTTACCAAACTGTTACTCCAGTTGGAATCTTCGTTCATGAGTTTAAGCAGGGATGGACTGGCCTTAACCAAGTTACTCATGTCCATTTCAAAACGCCCGCCTTTACGGATATGCAGGACGCCCAACTGGTGACCAAATTCAGTACTGGCGAATTCGATGAAGTCGCCTTCATTGCAATACGAGATAGCCAACTGCAACATCCGCGGCATCGCGGTGTCGAAGTAATTGTAATGCCGCACCATGATGACATCCTTGGAGCGACCGCGGTACATAGTTGCTACAACGCGACGGCGAGAAGGGCTGTTGAAATCAGTGCTCATGTTGTTTCTCCGAATGTGTTTGAACGCTTACAACGTACAGGTAAACAGCTTAGTTACTAAACTTATCTACCCGGGTAATATAGGTCTGAAATGAAGTATAAGTTAAATAAACCCCTCGCCCCCGGAAAGGCCGGAAAGGCGAGGGGAGAAAAACATAAGTTAAATCCCCCTCACCTCGGGATACCGAGGGAGGGGGTTAATTGAGTTGGTGTAGTTAAATAACAGTAACAGTAATTAATTACTATTTGCTGATAGGCCGTTGTCCGTAAAGCTCCGGGCTATCGATGTCGATGTTCTTGCTGATACCACGGAGTGTTCCCAAACCTTCGATGGTCAGAATGTCGGCCCCGCTGTTCCAGGCTTCAGTGACTCGGGAGATCAGGTGGTCCAGTGGATCAACGCCCTCTTCCAACTGTGTTTCTTCAACACAGTTACCCATGTCGATCGACAACGTTGGTTTCTGTGCAGGGACAGTCAGGGACGATTCGCGCAGAGCTTCCACGATCTGTGGAACAGAAAGTTGCGCGGTATTCAGGGTTTCCCGCAGACTAGGGTGGGCATCCCAGAACTTTTGAATCTCGGCCAGGTCTTCTGGAACAATGTCGTTGAACGTCTTTTCCATCGGGGAAACAACGCGTTCGCCGGTCGTCATGTCTTCGGCGTAACCTTCTTTCGACGGAGGATCTACTTTGTCGAGCAGGTAATGAATCGTGGCAGACAAGTAGTCGAGATGTTCGCCAAGATGCTGCAAATAGGTATCTGGGTCCAGAGAAGCACAAGGACCGTGCTCTTCGGTAATCACCCGACTAGGGATGTGTTTAAACCCGTCGGTACGAATAGCCGCCAGCAACTCTTTGGTTTCCTGAGTGTTGAAGATGGTGTAGCCCAGTTGCTGAAAGAATTTCTTCAATGCTTCGCGGATGCCACCTGGATAGGTGTCCAGAGTGTGGCCATCCAGTGCTTTACGCATCGGGCAATTTTCATCCACCCAAGCGGCATTCCACCCGTAGTTTTTTGGTTGTTCTTCATTAGTCCGGCCAATAGCATCCATTGCCGCATTCAGATCTTTTTGCGAAGTCATTGCGTTACTCTCTGTCAGAAAGGTTTATTTGGATTCAAACGACGGACGTGCTTCCATCAACTGGATTCGTTCGAAAGTCCGTTGCATTTGTTCGAGTACTTCGTTTTGTACAGGCTCCTGCGGAACCTCGATGATTGGAGCGGGCTGATTCTCTTCTTGATCATTCATGATCTAACCTACCGGTTAAAGGAATAAGGCTTAGGTAAGCTACGCTCACCTGCTGTCTAAGAGCAAAAATACTTCCCTACTCTCCCACCTGCTTTCGCAAGTAGCTCTCAATCCAGTATAGGTATCTACACCGGACTGAAAGAAAACCTTACACTTGAGCAGTGAACTCTTCGTTGTTAAGGAAGAGGGTTAAAGAGGAGTGTTCCCGGAAGACCATGTCTGGACTCTCAGTATCCTTCTGTAGCTCGCTACGAGCCCCTAGGAGCGTTCCTTCCTTGTATTTCAACACATCCCCACTCATGTAGAAGAAGCGCAGCGGCATAGCGGGTTGCAGCACGTCATGGTCCGAGTTGTTCCACTGAATGCTTTCTACGTCCCCGTCATTAAAGGAGTTAGCCGACAAGTGTTTGCAGAGGTTGTTAGTAGGGGCGTCCAAGAAGGGCGCAATCTCTTCACCACTGGAACGCTTAGCCGTCTGGTACTCGCTCAGGCTGTCTTGGCGGGTCGCAGCCGCCTGACCGCTGCCGTAGTAAGCACCTGTCTCCCCCATCACCGCATCAGAGCTTAGGATGCGTTTACCGGTACCTTCGTTCTGCCTGACGATGTCATTACCGTCAATATGCTTACCTTTACCTGTAGACAGGATCGTGGTGACCTTGCCTTGGGTAAAGTGCGTGGCGTGCAGTGTAGGGAACACGTTCTCAGGAAGCCGGTAAATGTTCAGCACCTTACGCGCCTGTTCATACCGACCAGACTTGAACAGAGGATAGATCCACCACATTCCTTTGTAGTAGTACATCCCGAACCCTTTACTGTAAATACCGAACTCATCGTGGTTCTGCAACCAACGTCCCAGCTGAGGCAACGGAATAGCCGACGGAATGATTACCATCTGGAAAGCCCGAGCGTTGTCGATAGGTCGTTCGATATTCACACCACGGAAAGCGTCAGCGCCAGTTAGTTGAAGTTTCTTCCCGTACTTCGACAACTGGTAATGCAGAACGCTATCCAACGTGGACATCAGGTGTCGGTCAGACACCATCTCGTTCTTCAGGATTGAGTAACCAGTCTCCATCAACTGGAACTTGACGGTAATCATGTTGATATCGTCTTTGGCACTCAGGTTTGCTGTTTGGGTGTTGTTACCAGCCATCTCCGGGTTACTGTCTCCCAGAGGAATCGCACGGTAACGCTTCATGGTTTGACTCAACCCCTGACGCTCAACAACCTCGATGTACAGATTGTCCTTATTCGGGAGAATCTTGTTCATGTAGATACCCGGTTGAATCTGCGCCTGAATACGGAGGTCATCCGAAGCGTTGATGGCGTACAGACTCATCCGGGAAATGCCTGTTGGCATAATCAACGAGATTTGCTGGTGGTCAGGGAGAATAACCATTGCGGACAGTCTAATCTTCTTGTCGTTTCGCTTGGCTTCTACTGAGTTAGCAAAGGCGACAAGGTTAGATAACGGACGTGGCAAATCCATCGGTTATTTCCCTGTTTTAAAGACCCACTCTCCGAGGTTGTGCACGGAGTCAGGTGTGGCGAGGCTATCAGCAACCGCCTTGTTGGTGAGGATTGGGTGGTCAGCAAAGGACGTACCACCGAACTCCGCTTGTTGGATGCCGTCCAAATGACTGAACCAGCTGATGCCGTCTTCGGTAGTAGAGCCAGCGGCAGCCATACCAAACAACTGCGCCAGCCCCAACAGGTTCGCTCGGTTGGCTGCTTTCTCGTCGATCACCTTGCGGTAAACGTGGGCGTTGTTCAGGTAGGACTTGATCCGCTTGTACTCGCCAAAGACGCTGTACGCCATCAACTCCAAGTTGCGGAGTTCATCCATCGGTGGCAACGGGAACTCAGGTGCCTTATGGAACAACTCACACCAGAGCTGCAAGTACTCTTGAATCGATTCGTAGATCTCGACAATCGCGTTGTTGGGGTCGCGAAACCCCAACTCCTTCTCACTCACCAAGTTAGGCAAGATGTCGATAATTTGCGGAATCTTGTACAGTCGCTCTTGGTACTCGTCGTAATGGTTGGGGTCGTTAACGAACCCGTCCTGGGTGTACTCCGGTCTGTCCCGCAGTTCCTCGATCGACATCAACATCTTGGGTGTTACATAAACGGCGTACAACCGGTTATTCAAGATGTTGAAAAGAAAGAAGATACGGTCCCGGATAAAGTTGTATCGACTGAGCGGTAGACTCACAGAGGTCCTCCTATCCGCCGAGCAAAGCCCAACAGGCGCAGAATGATCGCGCCATGATAAAGCTGCTCCTTCGGTGTCAGGGTGAAGTAAGTTTTGCAATACGCCAACAACCGTTCGTGGTCAATGAGCTGATCACGATAGGACGAGTAAACGAGGTTCTCGAACTCGCCTTCTGGCTGGCCTTTATAGAAGCCTGCCGAGAACAAGTAAGTGATTTGTTCCTCGTTACCCGGTTGTAGGATGGGATACCCATCGTTGTTGTAATAGAGCTTGTATTGCTTGAAGTCTTTCGGGTTGGTGGTGATGAACCATTTGATCTTGCTGGAGCGCAGGTTGCCGTACAGGCGAGTGTTTTGCAGACGGCTGGTTTCCATGCGTGCGGCTTGGTTGTCGCAGATCTGGAGCAGGTTCATGTCGCAACGCAGCAACACTTCCCAGATGTTCACCGTCCCCCAACGACCTTTCTCCAAGCCACCATACTGAATGGAGAACTGGCTGATTGGTGGGTAGAGCGTACGGGCTTCAGGGTGAAGTACCGCGCACAGGAAGTTCACCAGATACGGGTCATACACCATGTCGACGTTCGGGTCAGTGCCGTACGGGAACACGATGGTGCGTTCAGGGTTCCAGTAGAACTCGCGCATGATGTAGTTGGAGATGGTCAGATTCCAGTTGAACAGTTCCTGACCGGTTTGTTCTTCTGCGGTGGTGATCAGCGAGTGACCACCGTGCAGCGCCGAATCCTTCGAATAGACTTTACGGTCTACTGTTTTACCGACCAGAATGTCGTTGTCAGTTTTGGTCAAGAAGCCCAGCTGACGAACTTGAATCTGGTAAACCTTGTTCGCAGTGAAGTTGCGGATTTCAGGCTGTTCGACAATGGCAAACAAACCAGCGTGACCATCACCGATGTCCATGATCATAACGTCATGGATGATTGGTGCTACATCGAAGATAATCCAGACGCTGTAAATGACCGTACTTTCACCGGTTGTCGGGTCATAGCTGAACGAGCCATCACCTTCAATCTTGATCGACAGTCGCTCGATACTGGTGTAGCTCTGGTAAGTGCCGACACCACCCGGTGCAAACGGTTTAGGTTCTTCACCGTCTTGCAGAAACTGGCGGTAGTAATGAGTCAGTCGAGGACGACCGGTCACCATCGTTAACAAGCTGAGTTCGGGCTGCCAAGTCGAATCAACAATGGAGTGACGGAACGTTTCACTGTAAATCTTCGGAGCTTCCGGTTTAGGTGCTTCCGGCGCTCCTACTGGGCTAACTGCTAATGGCATGATTGATTACCTCAAACTGTTAAAATTGTGGGCAATAAAGTCCAAATTCATTTCGTAGATATTAAACGGCTTCTGCCATTTGCCCCAGCCTTTGTCGATCCCTTTCTTGATCAGGTGGATGTACTCATTCAGCGGACGAGGGATTTCACTGAAGTCGAACCAGCTGAAGATACTGAAGATCAAATTCCAACCTTCTGGATAACGCGTTAGATCGCCCCACAACAGCTCAGAGTAATCGCGGATCGCGTAATCAAGGGTTATGACGATACGATACGTCAAACGCAAATCAGGGGCCTTGTAGAGCGTTACAGTGCCATCAGCACTCATCCTGAGCAACGAGGAGTCGACTTGACGGTCACCTTCCCATACTTGCAGGAGGAAAGGGGTGTCGTGGTGACTGAAAGCCACTTCATGGCGACGCAGCAGGTACGCCTTGGCAGTAGGGTTCCAGTTGAACTCTGGGATGTCGAAGATGTTGCACAGCACTTGCTCTTCAACAGGATCCACTACCAGTCGTGCTTGCAGGATTGGCTGAATCCAGTATTGCCCCGGATGCGCCCACGGATCGTGTTTCGGTTGTTTCAAATAGAACGGTGTTTGCACGTATGCAGTCGGTGGATTGATTGCACGCATGTCTTCGATTTCAGGAGCAGCTCGCACCAACACATCTTCCTGATGCTGAATCTGTGGCAGGGTAATGAACTCAAAAGGAATCTCTTCCTGATAAACGTTCAATGGGTATTCCAAATCCCAGCCGATGAAATCGTTTAAATAGAAGCTGTAACTGAACTCTACTTCGAACTGACCGTAAGCCTGACCTTTGTTAACTTGCGCAACAAACGGTTCAGTGAACTGAATCCCCACGCTACTGGATTTCAGTGGCACAACCATCTGTGCGTGATTACCGGCAACGTTGGTCACGATGGTAGACGGCATCCGCATGTTGGCGTAGAACCAATCAGCAAAGTCTGGAGTGTCTGGCTTGTTGCGTTGAAGCATGCCGTGGACGATCTCCAGAAACTCCATCAGCTCTTCGTTAATAACCATGTGCGTGATGGGGTTGTAGTTGAAGTCTACGATCTGGTTCTCGCGCTGACGGTTGATACGGATACGCATCTGTTCCGCTTCAGTCGACGAATTGTGACGGGCAACCACACGAACGGTAATCTTCTTGTTCTCAAACGCTGGGCAAATCATCAACGGCAGTTTGTCGCTGTCGATGAAAATAGGTCGCTCAGTCATGGCAACCCGATTGTTCCAGAATTCACTACGCTGAACATCAGGAACAATGAAAACTTTGTTACGGAACGTGCCGTCAGTATAACGACCAGCAGTCGCGCCGTCACTCATGTTGGTGCCTACCAGCTTAGCAACATCGTTGCCGCCGTTGTAGTAGATCTGAGCAGCGGTCTCAAGCTTGTAAAAAGCGAGCACTGCTTTGATGGAATCGTAAATCGCCGGACGCAGATAGGCGTCATAATGTTCGTTAGTAGCAATGAAAGTTTGAAGCATCTGAGCGTCCTCAAAGAAAACCACAGCGGAGGGGTTACCTCCGCTGGGGCCTAGTGGCTATTCCGGGTCTACGTCACCGGGAGAAGGCATGATGATGTCCTCCCCTTTGGAACGATAGCGGATGAAGAGGTGAGGCCCCTTCTTGGGCTTCAACACCACCATCCCTGAAAACCCATCCGTTACAACATCAATGATCTGACCTTTACCCAAGTCAGCCGCAGTCAGGTCAGTGATACCTACAGTTTCGAGGTAAGCAATAACCTTCTTGGAGAACTTGGCGGTCAGGGCCTTTTTACCCGAGGTGAAAACTTCACCCTCGCCCTGGAACACATGACCCGACAGTGCGATTTGCAGACGTGGACCCTGCAAAGGAACTTGGATCGTTTGGTTCTTTGTTTCGGTGGGTTGTTCTTTATGAACCCACAGGACGATATTGCCCGTCCAGATAACGCTGTCTTCTGGAACGGTCAGGTCATAAACAAAGTGAGTGAGGTCACCGAACTCAACCACCTGTTCATCTACCTTGTAGTCAACACCTTCTACCCAGAACAGGTCGTACTTCTCAGCAAAACGTTTGATTACGTCAGTGAGAGTTTCGCCGGCAGTTGCGGTAATACCGGCTTCAGCCCTTTTCAGGAAACTCGGTAGCGATGTCTTTTCCAGCTGCACGTTATCGTTGGTAACACCATCGGTAACTACGGTCAAAACAGACCGCAACAGGTTATCGGAACGCGCGGCAGTAATCGCACTACCTTCTGGCAATTGCGCCAGGAAACGTTCAAGAACTCGCGGATGGAGGTTGTTCATTATTTCTTACCCTTCTTCTCATCGTCGTCTTTAGTGGCGGCAGCGCCCTCAGCAACGAAGATGTGCGGAGTAATGCCCGTGATCGCCTTACGGATACCTTCCGTGATTTTGTTGTGCTCCTTGACCTTCTTCTTGGCACTGTTAACAGCTGCCTTGGCGTTCTTGATCTTTTCCTGCATGCCCGACTTGGTAGCAGCCGCTGCTTCGGCATTCTTGTCATCACCGTTAGCAGAATCGCCAGCCTTCTTCAGTTCAGCAAGAGCAGCTTCGGTTTTCTTCTTTTCATCTTGAAGATCCGAACTGCCCGCGCTTTGCTTAGTCAGCAAACCCATCAGGCCGTCGATCACACCACTCGCCGAAGCAGGGTTAGACAGACGTGCAACGATCTTGCCCATAGCGCCAGTCGGGTCGACTTTAGCGGCCAGCGCAGCGATACCGGTTTTAGCCGCATCGTTGATCTGCGCGTCAGCCGCCTTGTCCATACCCTGAATGGCTTTCTTGTTGTCGTCAGCCGTGGACTCAACAACCTTGTCCTTCTCTTTCTCACCGTCAGAGTCGAACCAGTCCTTAACCGCCGTCCAAGCAGCCATCACCGCATCGTAGGCTTTACGCCCCAGTTCCTTGATCGCGTCGTAGACAGGACCTTCGTTACCGGTGTACAGCTGGAGACGAATGCCATTAGCGTTAGCCACGCCTTCGAAATACAGGCGGTCGCTACTTTCAGTACCGTTGAGGAAGTCCTCGATACCTTGCAGCATGGATAGTGGGTGATCGAACGCTTTCTCGAAAGCACAGCCGCAGGCGCAATCTTCGAGAGTGGTGCATTCAGTGCCGGCAACCCAGTCCATCATCGGAACGGTGTTGACGTAGTTGTAGTCGACCGGAGCAAACTCTTCCAGACCGGCCAACATACCCAGACGACTGGTAACGAACACATCCACCAGCGAAAGGATCTTCGCGATGTAAGCCAGTTGACTGGAAACAGCGTTACAGATCTCAACGCTGAGATCGTTCAGCCTTTCTTCGCTGTTGAAAGTTTCCAGCAGAGAGTAAGCTGCGCTGATCAGGTTGCCTACCGCCGATTGACACTCGTGGTCGTTGTTCTTGTTACCCAACGAACAGATCATCATGGAGATGTCACGACCGGTGTGGCGCAGACCAGAATGCATGTCTTCCAACAACTGGACCAAGTAGCGTTCCAGCAGTTGGTTAACTTTCAGCTCGGACTCGTCGTAGTAGTCGAGTTCACGACCCACCACTTCAGAGCAACGAGTGATTTGTTCCCGGAGTGCTTCTTTGGTCAAAGCGATACCGTGACCTTTCAAGTACTCGAGCAGCTGGGGAGACTGGCCGGCGTCAATCGCCGTTTCATCCAGACGGGAGTAAATCGTCCCCATCAAACCCAGACGATAAATGGATTCACTCATCAACAGATTCCTTCTTGAACTTGACAGCCAGCACACCGCGGTACATGACCGAGTTGCGGGCATCAATGAGTAGAGTGTCTTCAGAAGTCGAAAGTTCTACTTCATGGCGGGGCAGGCTAGAAAGACCGACGAAGGCTTGCCACAACGAATACAGTTTGCCCAGTTCGTCGCCTTCACGCACTTCAAGCAGTTCACCTTCAACCAGCGGTGACTCTTCTTGAGCGGTGTCGATACCCAGACCAGCAGCCACATCCACAGCGCCCAAAGTGGAACCCGGGGTGTAGGTAAGCTCACTGATATCCTGAGGTGCGGCGAAAAGGTCGTTCAGGTCAATACGCTCGATCAGGACAACTTCTTTACGCTCTCCTGAGAACACGTATTTGAAGTATTTGTCGTTAACCTGAGTGGTTACACCGAAACGAGTGTTGCTCAGCTTACACAAGCCTGTGGAGCTTGCCAGAGCCACGATGGAAGAACCATTGAGTACATTCAAACGCATGGCTTAACCCTTCTTGGTAGCGGCGGAGATAACGTCCAGGATAGCGTTAGCCGAACGGTACAACGCAGTCTGAAGCACCTTAATGTTGGCCATGGCTTCACGCACCAGCGCCTTGGTGTTCTCAACGGACTGTCTACCCTTGGCGTTATCTTTAGCCACCCGAGCCGAAACAATCAGTTGGTTCTCCAGTTGCTTGATGAACTTGCCTTCAAGGTCGTGGACGTTCTTCGCCATGGTGTCCAGTTTGACTTTCAGCGCTTTGTACTCTTTGACGTGAGTCTGGAGTTCCGAAGTCGTGGTGTGGAAAACCGCACCGCTGACATTGCGCTGGGACTGGACGTTGATGTGGTAAGCAAAGCGACCATCTTTGAAACTCAGGTCGTCAAGGCTCAGGAAGCTGATCGGCTTATTGGTGATGCCGAACGCAGTAGCAACTTCTTTGCTGAACGATTCGTTGATACCGGTATAATCGATTTCAGAGGTTTCGTTCATCAGCGCGGTGTGCGCGCTGTCCGACAGACCCTTCAGCAACTCGGTGTACTTGTTGGTCTTGTCGATGGCTTTGGCTGCGTTGGTGATTGCAGCGGTCAGCCAGCTGATGTTGGATTCCGGCTTACCCGTCTTCAGATAAATGAAGGAAACCGATTTCGGGTAAGGAATATCACCATCTTTAGCCCCGTGGGCATCAACCAGGTTGGTGATGTTCTCAGCCTTTTGTTCGATGATCTTTTTCTTGCTGCCAAAGAAACTCCAAAGCCACTTGAAGAAATCTTTAACCGCTTGAATGGAAGCTTTAACACCACTCTTAATAGTGTCAACAAAACCTTCAACACCACCAACCGAATCAAACATGACGGGTGGGCTTGGGCGGTTGTTGAGGATGTAGCTGTAAACGTGTTCCAGACCGGAGATCTGATCGTTTTCGTTAGAGAGCTTCGCCAGCACTGGTTCTTCTGTAACTGCGTCGAAGCCTTCTTTGTCTTCTTCATACAGCTGAGCAACAGCTGGCGCTACGACGTAACGCAGAGGAATAGCAGAGGCGGGATTCATAATGCTTACCTGTTGGCCATTAAGGTTTAGTACATAGCATCGGATAAATCGAAATGCGTAATAAAACCTACCTACCAGGTTGCCCCGGTAGGTAGGTTTTTCAGGCACTGTGGATTAACCACGCCGGCCGCAGTCAGGCTCAGATGTGAGCTTGAACAGCGTCCATGGTCTGGCGAGCCAGAGCGGCGTACAGTTTTTCCATGGTGATGGTCAGGCCGGAAGCCGAAACGAAGATCGCCTTAACCAGGTCGATTGCTTTGCCGTTGGCTTCTTTGCCGTCGCTGTTGGACTTGGTCTTGACGTTCAGAGTACCGACCACGCGATCACGCTCAGCTTTGGAGAACTTCTGCTGAACCTTGCTCGAACGGATTTCTTCGACGTAGGACTTGACCGAGGCCAGGGCGCCTTGCAGTGCAGCTGGAGTCGAGACCTTGGTGGCCACTTCGCCGGTGCTGAACTTCTTGGCGTCTTCGGTTTTACCGAAGGAGATTTTGATCGAGCGAGCAGCAGCAACGATCTCGGCGTCGGTTTCGTACTTCTCGGAGAAGACCGCGAAGATACGGAAACCAGCGTGAGCGCCCAGGACGGTGTGCTTGTCGGCCGAGTCAGTTTTCTCGCTGACTTTACCAACGGCTTTTGCAACGCCTTTGATGTCAGCGATCAGCGCGCCGTAGGCAGACTTGAACTTGGCGGCGTCGATGCCGTCGAGGTTCTTGCCCAGGTCCATGAAGGCTGGCAGAGCAGTGGCGGTCAGTTCGAACATCGAGTGGCCGGCCAGAGTTTCCAGACCTTTCAGGCCGTCGGTGGCGTAGTCGAGGCCGACGTTCCAGCCGCCCAGCTTGATCTTGTCCTTGATGGTGGCGGTCTTCACGCGCTCGCTCAGTTGCTTTTGACGGCGTTCCAGAGCGGAGGCGGTGTTGAACATGCCCACGAAGAAGTTGATCACGGTGTTGAAGATGTGCTTGATGTACTCGACAGCTTTGCTGGCACCGGCTTTGATGGTGCCCATGAAGCCTTCGATACCGGACACGGATGCCAGGCGAGCGGTGGCCGCATCGGAGATGGATTCAGCACCCAGGGTGGCGAAGTTTTGGCCGCCCAGTTTGGCGTTCAGTTTCAGAGCGCGGTTGTACTTCTGAGCGAAAGCCAGGGACGAGAACTGACCGGAGGCCAACAGACCTTCCATGCCGCCGACTTCTTCCTGAAGCTCTTCAACAGCTTCTTCGTGCTCGACCAGTTCTTCTTTGATTTCGACAACAGCTTCAGCCAGCTGCTCAACTTCAGCAATGGCTTCGGCAACGTCGGCACGCACTTCTTCTACAGCGGCTTCGGTTACGACGACTTCGCCGTTGCCTTCGCCACCAGGTTCGCCGGTGCCACCGGCCAGAAGATCTTCAACACCTTGGTACAGAGAGAGAATGCTCATGAGCACATGTTCCTTTGTTCGTTAACGAATGGATTGTTTATAAACAGGTTTAAGCGAAAACCCCGAGCACACCATGAATGTACTTGTCGGTATACCCGACGACACGCGGGGTGAATCCGCTATAAAATGCGAGAGCACCCATATTGCCTGCCATCAGCTTTTCTGCTTCACCAACTACGGTTTTGCTTACCTGATCCAGCTGACTCAGGTTACCGTCAACTCCTTTGACCATTTCGGCCCAGGATTTGATGAATCCAAGGTAGTTGTCATAGGATTCCTTAACACGCTTGTGGAGGGCGTTAACCTTATCCAGCTTGTTAAGGATTTCCGAGATTTCCGACTTGGACATGGTCAGGGTTTTAGCCTCACCTTCGGGGGCTTCCCCGGCGATGGAGTACTTCGGCGAACCCTGGTTGCTGAAGATGAAGTAGCGACCACCTGGGAGAACGTCCGACTTGAACGCATTGCCCATGTGGTTACCCAGATTGAAGTCCGGGTACTTCAGGTCATTGAACTCGTCGATGACCGAATGAACTTGTTCAGACTTGTTGGCACCCTTCAATTTCTTGAGAGTCACCAACTCCTTATCCAAGTAAGCGATAAGGTCCTTGGTATGCTTATCGAAAGCTTCGAGAACTTTGATGAGCGTATCCATGTCCTGCAAAATATGGTCAGGGTCACCTTTCGAGGTAATCGTTGCAACCTTGGCAGCCGACAACTTAATGTCTTTATCCGCCACCTTGTTCACATCTTTGAGGATGTTTTTGATCAAGGAAGAGTTGTCATCGAACGACTTGGTTACCGCGTTCCCTGCCAGAGTTACCCCTTTCAAGAAACCATCGATAGCCTTGCCGCCTACCCACTTGGTGACGCTGAACAACCCACGCCCCACACTGGTGAGGGTGTCGAGAGCATCTTCTTTCAGATCCTCGCAACCCGCAACAATAGGAGCGCGGTCAGAGCCCATGATTTTACCCAACTCGATCAGATCGCGTTGGAGGCCGATGAGGGTCTGGTGGTGTTCCAGTGCATCGGCGTAGCTGCGTTTATGACCGGCGCTCATGTTGTTGTCCTTTAAGGCGCGTTGACCTTGATGGAGTTGTTGCAGACATCGATCAGGCCGTTGATGATCAGGGTCAGGTAGTTCGACACCGAAGCACGGATCACCAGCAGTTCCATCTGGTTCTTGCGAACGATAGAGGAGAACCACTTGGCCAGAAGGGTTTTGGTTTCTTCGCTGATGTCCGTTTCGAGGAAGCCCTTGATAACGTCGTTGTAGTCGTTATCCAACAGCTTGAACTTCTCGGCGTTTTCGAAGACCTTCGCCCAGTCCTTGAGGACACCACGCAGCAGTTTGATAACCGCCTTGATTTCCTTGCTGGACAGCGAACGGATTTCAGCACCCAGTTCTTTGAAGGTGTACTCGTCGGTGTTCTCGAAACCAGTGCCGTCAAACTCCTGGTAACGAATGAGGAAGTCTTTCACCTCATCGACGTTGGTGGCCTGCTTGGCGCGCTCTTTCTGACGCACGTCGTAGAAGTAGGCACCACCCATCAACTCAACCGATTGCTTGGCCACCAGGTTTGGTCCGCCGTGACGGTTGTTCGGGTAGGTGCACTCCTTGAACGGAATCGAAGGAATGCTGATCGGCAGCTGAGTGATGCGATCATCAGCGCTGACCTGATCCAGACCAGCGAAACCACCGAAGTAGCTGAACGTCGATTGCAGCACGTTCTTGCTGTTCAGGAAGTAGTTGGTGCTGAGGCCGCCGATGGTGCTGCTGAGTTTGGTCAGGTTACCCACCCAGTCCTGGCTCACCTTGCCGTTGACCTTGAACAGGTTGTACAGGCGGTGTTCCAGAATGAACGACTCAACCGAAGCGAAGTCAGGGTGGGTGTCGACCAGGTTCTCCAGCAGGTCCAGTGACTTGGACAGGCTTTCCTGCGATTCGGTGAAGATAACGTACGAATCCTTAAAGGAAGCGCCGATACGCTGCACCACTTCACGAGAGTTCTTGTAGAAGTCACCCAGGAAGCTCTCACAGCCCATCAGACGGGTCATGAGGTAATCCTTGGGCATGAGGCTGATGCCGAGGCTTTCTGCCCCTACAACGGACTCATGGCCTTCTGCGACCGGGATTTCAACGCCGGCCTTAGTCAGGCTGCGATCGACCTCGTAAGCCACTTCAGGAGTGACCTCGTAGGCTTCCAAGTTTTGCAGGGTTTTCTGGGCGTCCATGACACGGTCCAGCGAGTCGTCCAGTTTGTTCTGGTAAGCGTTCAACTCACCAGCACTGGACGCTGCCGCCACGATCTCCGTGGACTTCACCGCGCTGACTGCCGCCATTTCGGCTGCCAGCAGTTTATCTTGTTCAGACATAGTAGGCTTCTCCGCCGAGCAGCTGCAAGAACCGCCCAACGTTGGCTGGGCTAATGCCGGCCATCAGGCGATAGAAATCATAGTCATGTACGACATAACCATCTTCCAATAAAGGAAGCACGTTAGCCGCACGTTTGGAAGGGGTGTAAAGAGCGGAGCGGATGCGGTTGGCACTTTGCAGCTTTTGCTCTTCGATCTTCAGACTGGTGACAATGGACTGGTGACCAATCCGGCCATTGAGGTAATGGACGATGTCCTTCACCAAGTTGGCCAGAGGACCAGACCCACCGTCATAGTTCGCTTCCATGAACAAACGGAAACTACCACCAATCAGACGACCGGCTTCACGCAACGTTTCAACGGCGACATGGCCACCAATCACCAACTCGAAATCGCTGTATGCATCCTTGCGGAGCAGACTCAGGTTCTTGAAGATGGCCGCCATGTCACCATCACTCAGTTCAGCATTAACGAACCCGTGAGGTGCAACGCGATAATTAGGCATACTCTTTCTCGATGGATTCGATCAGGGCGACGTTCTTGATGATTTCGTCCTGATAGATTTCGATCTGATGATCCAGATCGGCGTCATCGACACCATTCTTCTGGTTCACCGCCTGGGTGATCTTCATGGCGAAGACCTCGTTGTCCTTGCGGGCTTTGTCGATGCGCGCGAGGTTGAGGTTCATCTTGTTCAGCTTGTACCAGAAGACCGGGTTGATCTGATGGATGCCGAAGCCCTGCTGGATCAGCGAGGCCATCTCAGCGCCTTCGGTCGATTCCATCACAGCGATCGAGGTTTCCGACACTTCTACTTCCGGGATAGCCATCAGGTTATCCAAGATGATGCGAGAGCCTTTCAGCAGCATCACAGTGCTGCCTTTGTAGAACTCGATGGTCTGGTTGATGAAACGCAGATCAGCTTTCGCCAGAGTCTTCTCGGCTTCACGATCACCTTTGTTCTTCATGGTGATCAGGACGTCGTAAACTAGACCGGTGTAACGGACCCAGTGGGTCAGGTGTTCGATCAGGTTGAGCAGGTTGGCCTGACGCAGGTCAATCAGCTTGCCGTCCCAGATTTCGTCTTTACTGGACTGAACCATTTTGGTCAGACCGAGTACCAGAGCCGACACGGTAGTCAGCGAGGTTTTCACCGCGTGCTGGAAACCCACGCCGCGGAAGCCGACGTTGTCGAGTTCACGGGTAATGCTTTTGGTGATCATCCACTGATTGATCTCGTGACCGAGGTCGATCTTGTTGGCTTCCATCCGGGTGATGTTGGCCGTCAGGTCAGTGGCTACCACGCCGAGCGCGGTGATCTGGTCGACCAGCTCGCGCTTCTTAAAGGTCTTGACACCTTTAACGTAGGAAAGAATATCCATTACATACCCCCATTCAACAGTTTAACCAGGTCCTGGAGGGTGTTGGCGGAGCCCTCTTTCTTCGACTTCACTGCCAGGTCGCGGCGAGTGTAAGTTTCCGGCATGGTCTGGCCGTCAGTGTAGAAGAAGAAGATGCCACGGTCATCGTCACATACGACGATGGTGTTTGCAGACAACTTCTCGAAGATCGTTTGACGCGAAGCCGAGTTACTGAACTTCTTGCCGATAGCCAATTCGATCTGTGTAACTTCAGCCTGACTCAGGATGATGGAGTTAGCCATCGAGTTCACGCTGAGAACGCCGGTACGCACAGCTTCCAGGGCGTTGTTGGTGTCGCGTTTCATGGCTTCTTTATAGTAGCCAGTCGCGTCGCCGTTCTTCGCTTGGAAACGGGCTTTGACGATGTCAGTACCGTTGAACCATTCCGGGTTGGTGATTTCACCGGTGCGCTTCATCAACCAACGCATTTGCAGATCTTCGTCATTCTTGGCCACGGAGAACAAGCGGCGCAGGCCGGCGTCGTCCATTGGCACAGGAATCTGACGGAAGGTCATCGGGAAATCGATCTTGATGCCGTTCTCGCCGAAGATGGTGGCGTTAACTACGCGACCAACAGACAGAGGGGTGTATTCCATCAGGTCAGGGATAGTCTTGCTACCCACCTGAACGTAGTTCACCTTGCCTTCGTCTTCATTCTTCTGCGCTGGCTTGATGTTGGTGTCCAGCGCTTCGAGGCCGGCCATCAACGACAACATACCTGCACGGTTCGGGTTGATGCTCCCGATCAGGCTTTCAACCTTGACGCCCACACCAGTGGCATTCTGCAAAGCCAGGTGTGTCAGGGTGGCAACGATGTCCCGCAGGTTGATTACGGTCATCAAATCTTGCATGTATTCTTGATGGAGCAGACCACGGTCTACAACCACCATTGGAGCGAGAACGCCCTTCGCAGCACTGCGGTGAACCGAGCTGGTATTCACCACATTGTATGCATGTCTGGCCCGGTCCGTCACTTTGGCGGCCGCACCGATGTCCGAACTTTCAGGATAAAGCTGTTTGGCAATGTCCAGAAAGAAGGACCCGATATTGAGAGCTGGTCCGATCATGGGAAACCCCTGTTTTAAGGTATTAAAAAATGGCTGACAACCCGAAAGATAACGATGGGTGGCTGTTAAGAACTCCCGGGAACACCGCCCCGGAGCAACCCATTTCCGCTCAGAACGCTCGTGATTGGTTCAATTACGTGTTCAAGGAAAATGGCGGGCCTGGCTACGACAGTGCGCTCACTAACCTGCTTCGCGGCATTCGTATTCTGGGACCGGGCAATACACTCGCTCCCATCCCAGATGACACCATAGGATTAGCGTTTGTTACACGGCCGATGCTGAACCTGTCGGACTCTAACGTCATCAAGCATCCTCAACTCCTTCCGCTGTATCGTCCAGACCGCAACAGTTTGCTCGCTTACATCAAAGGGTTGTTGGATCCGACATGGGGTGCAGCGAACAGCGGTGACGATACTGTCCTTGATCCACTTAACCCATGGATCCCCCCGCTCACCAACTTCCTGAAAGTGAGTTCAGGTTTTCCTGACTTGACTTTGCCTGTCGGTAAAAGCCAGCCAGGTTTCCGTGGTGAGGTCTACGCGTACGTCGACGGCATCCTCAAAGTCAACTATGACTACGACATCCGTCAGAGCTACCACAACGCCAAACCTTCTTTCCTTCCTTATATGTTTGAAGTCTGGACCCACTACATTGAAGGGGTAACAGTCGGCGACGAAGGGTTGGAACCGTATTGGGGTGCGTTGGAACAAAACTACCTCGATTACACCTGCCGTATTTATCACATCATCCTGAACAAGAACATGCGCAACATCGAGTGGATCTTCTGCTGTGGTGGTGCGTGGCCTACGACCTTCCCGTCTGGTGCTTTCAGTACCATCGACAGAACGCAGAACACTCTGCGTGGTCAAGGTCAGGATGAGTTGGAAATCAACTTCACCTGTCAAGGTTTCCGTTTCAGTAACATTCGTATTGCGGATGCGTTCAATCGCACAACCTTGTTCCGTAATCCGAACATGCACCCTTCGGTGCGCGACAAGTATTACAGAAAACTCCCATTCCGAGATTACTACTTGAGTGGGTATGGCACCTACCCATGGATCGAACTTGGAACCATGGAACTGGAATATTGGGGTAAGAAATAATGACCATCTCTCAAGACGAGCTGGAGCGGTTGGCGAATAACCCCATCCGCGGGATCAACCTTGTTGTAAACGAAGTCGAGACCAACTGGTTCAACGGCACGGTTAAGCTGAACAGTAAGTCGCACCCAGCAGTCCTGATGATGGATTTGATCTTGGGTACGTCTCACGGTTTCACTAACCGTCTGCTCGACGCTACCAGTCGGAATCACTTGCGTCATGCTCGTAACGTCTCTGAACTCAGCCGCAACATGGGTGATGAAGAACGTTACGGGCTGTTCGCTTATCCTTCCGCTTCGATGGCTCAGTTGGCTATGGACATCGACACCTTCATGGCGATTGCTCAAGATCGTATCGAGCAAGTGGGAAAGATCAGCGTTACGTATAAAGAGCTGACGATTCCGAAGGACACTGTACTGCCGGTCAATGGTTATGACTTCATGATCATGAACGGCATTCGTGTACAGTACAACGAACGCAGCGGCTGGCGTGTGATGTACGACGGTGACACCAACAACCCGTTGGCACCGATTTCTGACAACCTGTTGGCACGCGACTTCAAGCAAGTCGAAGATCGTAAGTATGTGTTGGTCAACATTCCCGTGTTGCAGTTGTCTTGCCTGGGTCTGGAAAACATCACAGCAAACGAGGCGTCCGGTTGCCGTGGTAGCTACACCTTCACGGACAATCTTTTCGGTGTTCGTGCTTTCCTGATTAACGACAACGGTCTCAACGAGATTCGCGTTAGCTTTGACCAGGACGTGTTTGATCCACTGACGGTCACGCTGGCGCTGGATATCGACACGGTCAACAACAAGATCGCGTACGAGATTCCCGACGTTTACATCCAGAACAAACTGGGCGTGGGTTCGATCCGTATCTACACGTACACCACCAAAGGTGTGCTGACGAAGAACCTGACCGACGTAGCACCGACCACCATCCAGCCCAACTACCAAGACTACCGTTACGGTATGGGCAATCTTGACAAGTATGCTGCTCCGCTGCGAAATGCAAGCGGTATTGCGTGGCGTATTGTTGAAATGGTTCGTGGTGGTGTTGATCCTGTTCCGTTTACCGTGATGAAGCAGCGTGTGATTGACGGCCGCCAACAGCGTACTCTGCCGATCACTGAGAACAACCTGAAGGGTGCCGTGGAGAACTACGGCTACAACCCAGTGAAGGCAATCGACTATGTGACCGGTCGTAAGTACGCCCTCACCAAGGAACTGCCGATTCAGGACAACAAAGGTTTCTACGCGCCGATGGCGTGCTTTGTGGGTAGCTATCTGGCTTCGGTTAACGATCTGGTTAACAGCGGCGTTGTGTTCGATAACGGTGCTCGCATCACCATCCCGCACAACGTGATGTTCGACGTGAGTGTTCCTACCAGCAAGTTGATCAACAAGCTGACTCAGGATCGTTATAACCAAATGAGCGGCGAGCAGTTGGTTGATCTGTTGTCGAAGATCACTCTGGTCTACACGCCGTTCTATTACGTGATGGACACCACTGACCAACAAGCCGTACTTCGCACGTATCACCTCGATGCTCCGAAGATCAACACGCAAACCTACAAACAGGCTAACCCTGCGTTGGGTCTGGGTGTAGGCGTTGGTCAGATGATGATCGTTCAACGCGACGGTGGTTACACCATCACCATGGTGACTCAGTCGGACAACGCGTACAAGAAGCTGGAGAACGATCAGCTCGGTGTCCAGTTGTCGATTCATCCGCAAGACACCAACAGCTTGGCCAGTATCGCTGGTGTGCTGGTGGCGGTAACACAAGAAGGTGAGCGAGTTTGGGAGTTCAATCTGAATACCCAGTTCGATGTGGATGTCAATGACATTCTCTACTTCACCAACTTCATGCAGTTTGGTTCGGTACAGCTGGAGACCGGTACTCCGTTGACCGTTGACACCACGTTCATCTTCACGGTGGCTGGTGACAAGGATGTAACGCAGTCGGATATCGATGACAAGATCGATGACTCTATCTTCCGTATTCCGATGGTAGGGATTCTGGAGACGAGTTACAGCATCACTTACGGTAAACGTTTGGCCAACCTTTATAGCCGGATTCGTCCGCTGGTAGGTGAGGCGCAGTACAAGCGTTATGATGCTGACATTCCTGCTCGCTACACGTCGACCAAGTTCAAGCGTGACGAGAACGGTCAGTTGATATTTGATGAAGTGACCGGGCAACCAATCACCGAGTATCAAGCTGGCGATATCATCTACAACTCTGACGGTACTCCAAGCCTGATGTATCGTCGTGATATCGACATCGTCTACGAGAACGGCGAACCAGTTATGCTGGAACCTCGTTTCTTGAAGTACCACTGGGACTTCATCGCGTTTGACGGTAACTACAAGTACAGCAAAGACGATTACGATATTCAGTTCGCTCAGGAGACGAAAGACTTCTTTGCTAACACCATCGACCAGGACATGTTGGGCTTCACGTCTCAGTCGTTGGACCGCACCAACCTGTACTTCCAGCCTCGTAGCAAGTTGGGGTATCAGCGAGTGGTGGTGAACAGTAACTACGAATCCGTGCTTCGCCAGGATCTGTCGTTCACTGTGACCTACTACTTGACGGAAAGCGGTTATCGCAATCAGAACCTTCGGGATGCTCTGGAGGTCAGCACTCCACGTCAACTCAACACCGGCTTGTTTGGTGAGACCACAGTCAGCGTTGCGGCTTTGGTTAAAGCGTTGCTGGATAATGCTGGGGCTGATGTAGTGACGGCCAAGCTCAGCGCCATTTCAGGTGACAACACAGTTGACGTTATCAGTAACGTTGACGACCTGACTGGCTTCAGCGTGCGTAAGCGTCTGGAACTGAGTAGCGATGGTCTGGTGTCTGTACAGGAGGATATCGACATCATCTTCCTGCCGCACGATACGCGAATGACAACAACGGTGTAAACCAATACTTACCCTACCAGCCCTTTGCGGGGCTGGTAGGGTAGTAGAGGTATTTTTGCTTTACGCGGTTACTTCGTCGGTGTGCTGCTCAAGATACTGCACGAACAACGCCGTTACTTTCACCATGCCGATGAGGCGACACATGCAGTCATCAAGACCGCCGAGAGCGTAAGTAGAAGGGTCGTTGTAGCCGAACAGGTTTTCTTCCATCTTTTCTTGCGCACGGCGGATGTCCTGGCGATAATCGTTGAGGAACAAGTAGTCCCCGCTTTCGATTGAGTCAGTTTCCTGACGCAGACCATCCCAGCTGGTGATTTCGTTCTTGACAACCTTGTCGCGACCGTCGAACCAACCCGAACCGATGAAGTCGATGAAACGCGCTGGTTCCTTGCGGAAGTCATTGAGTTTCATCAGGGCTTCTTGATCGTTCAGATCTTTGGAGTTGATGATGGCGAACACGCGCTCAACCTGAGCGATGATCTCGGGGAAGGCACGGGAGAAGTAGTCCTTGGTGTGGACCATTTCCAGCGCAACGCCGAGTTTGTCGCTGAAGGTTGCGTACAGGATCGCTTCACCGTTTTCTTTCGGGAAGTTGCCCGACAACTTGGTCTTCAGGTTCGAAGCTTCGTTGCCGTCCCAGTAACGGTCGATGATCAGATAAGCCGGTTCGAGAGCGATACCGTGCTTCAGTTCTTCGACCACAGTTGCAGCGGTGGCACGGATTTGCTCAAGCTCAGTCAAAGCTGCGCTGAGGCTTGTCATAAGTTCTTGGCTCATAGTGGTTTACCAATCCCCAGTTGTTTGACGAGGTTGTTGTACTTGGTACGCAGGTCAGCAATGTCGTGATCGAACATCTCACGAGTAGTGCCCGCAAACTTTTCCATGAAGGTTTTGGCGTCCGCCTCGGTGATGAAATCCATCTCGATGGTGGTGTAGCCTTCCTGGTTGGACTGCGGGTTGTGACCTTCAGCACGGGCTTGCAGGTTCAGCTCACGCAGCTTCTCCATGTCACCCAGCAGGCCGTGCAGGTACCACATGTGGGCGCGCGCATACCAGCGGGACAGAGAATCAACCTGACGTTCAACGACCAGCAGTTGGCGAGAAACCATCTGGCAGAAGTTGGAGTAGTTGCGAACACCCACCGCTACTTCCTGATAGGTGGTCACCGGTTGAGGCAAACCGTAGTAGTCGGCCAAGGCTTTCACTTTGTCAGCGTCAGTCTTGTCGATGGCTTCGCCCAGCGACTTCAGGTTGATACCCGACATGTCGATCTGGTTATCCGAGATCTGCACGTAACGAGCGTTCAACGAAGCGATGTTGCTCATGATTTCTGAGACATCGACCGGAGACAACTTAACAGCGTGAGCTACTACAGTTGCGTCGAGTTGCTTCCGAACGTTGTTGAAGCCTTCGGTCAGCGCTTCGCTGGTGAACTCCACCTTGTACAGGGTGGACAACAGGGTAGCCACTTCATGGGTGATTGCCTGTGGGTTCAACGCTTTCATCACTTCCTGCGCAGCGGTGACCAAACGGTTCACTTCAGGCGAGTCACGACCTTCAACATGCTCGTTCTTGGAAGCACGAACACGAGTACGGTTGTACTCATCACGGATCACCTTCTTGTAGATGTCCGATGCCTTCACCACTTTGCCAGAACCTTCATTCAGCTTGGCGATGCACTGTTGCAGGATTGGCAGCGCATCCGACAGACCCTTCATGGCTTCTTTGTCGGTTTCGAACTTGGACTTCATCAGAGTCAGTTGACCCAGACGATCGACACCGCTCGGCAGTTTGCCGATGAAGGCTTCCAGGTTGTACTCGCCAGCAGGGAAGCCCAGACCGCTCAGAGTGGTCTTGAACTCTTCCTGCAAGTTGGGCAGAGAAGCCTCGATAGCTTTGTCGATCCGCTCGCTCTTACGGAAGCCGAAGATACCTTTAACGGTATTGGCCACCCAGGAGAACGCCATGCGGATGTATTTGATGATGCCTTCGATGAAACCTTTGAAACCTTCGTACAGAGTGCTGAAGAAACCTTCCGCACCCACGACGCTGTTGCGTTGCGAAGGGAAAGGATCGTAAGCCTGGACGTTTGGAAGATTCAGCTTGGCGGCGATGGAGCGGGACATCTTGCCCAAGGACATGGCTTCAGCACCCATGACCATATCCGTCGCTTTACCTTGTTCTGTTTCTTCGTACAGCTCATCCAGGTCAACCAACTGTTTGTCATCGCCCGGCAGGAAAGAATCAACCGGGGTAGACAATTGCAGGTAAGACTGAACTGGATTATTCATGTTCGCCTCGCAGTTCTACCATCAGGTAGGCAACGAGGTCAGCGAAGTGCTGGTTGCTGGTTACACAGATTTTCTGCGGAACTGGCTGGCCGTCGACCATGGTTTCTACATCACCCATTACGGCAAACTCTTCGTTGCCCGGGGTCACGCCGTCACGGATCAGACCTTGACGAACACGAGCCAGACGCAGCTTGGCTGCTTCGAGGATCAGGCGACCCTTGATCGGGGAAACAGAGTTCCAGCGATCCAGTTGGTTCAGCAGATGGTCCTGTTCTTCTTCCGACATGGAGAAGCTGTCGTGGAATTTCACGTGGTTGCCAGTCAGCGCACGGATGTAGGCTTCCTGAACGAACTCCGCTTGAGCATGAGCACAGGTGACACCCAGTTCGGTGAGGTGGTCACGATAAGCAATAACGCGTGCCAAATGAGACATGGTTAGATCCCTTTCAGTTGTTCCGAGAATACGGAGATTTCGTTGTTGTTGAGCGCCTGGGTGTAGTGCTCGATTTCTTTAAGCTTGAAGTCTGCGCCGGAGAAGACCCAGCCGAAGGCACGACCTACTGCACTGCCTTCATACCACGGACGCATCTTCTTGTTGATATCAAGCAGTTTGGTGATTTCGGTCACCAGCTGGTTTTTATCATTGGCCGGCATTTTCTTGCTGTCCTTCAGTTTAGCAATCAACTGACGGATGGCGTCTTCCATACGGCGATGGTCGGCGTTATAGATGTCGGAGTAACCACGGGCGAAGTAACCCAGGACGAAACTCAGAGCAAAGGTAACACCACCCACGATTGGGATGATCGCCATTGCAGCACCGCCCAGCGTAACCGGGATCATGGTCAGGTACATGAACATGATGGACGCCGAGCAGCTGAACAGGAAGTTCTCCATGATCGGCACGATGATACCGCGATCGGTCAACACACCGATGGCTGCCACGATGCCTTTGTCGCAACCCATGCGGATAGCGTACATGTCTGCCACTACTTCAGAGGTCATCTGAGTGACACCCACAGACAACGCGCGCTGATTGTTACGCTGCACGGTCATCTTGGTGAAGTACAGCATAAAAGCTTCGTCGCCTTCGTTGCGGGAGAACTCCAGCAATTCGTCCTGTTTAGCAGGTTTCATGCCCAGCAGGGTAGCCGCGTCCTTCAATACAACAACGCGGTCTTCATGACGTTTGGCACCACGGTAGAATTGCAGAGCAGTCTGGGCAACCAAGTTGTCTTCCAGTACTGTCATAAGCATCATACAGCCAGACCATGCATGACCCATCTCGTGGGTGATCGCACCGGTCGCCATACCTTCAACGGGCACACCCCACTTTGCCACTTTGTCAGGCGGGAAGTACGCGTCGAGGTTGCGGTTGATACCGAGTTCAATCGGGATAGAGCAGAAAGAACCGAACACTTTGCCGGTGGTGTAATCCACACCGCCCTTGAACACTTTTGATTTGTTCTCGGAGTACCAGCGGTACAGAGTGGTCTGAGTAGCTTTCAACAGGTGGTCAACACCTTGATTGTTTAGCACGTGACCCGGAGAGAAGTAACCGGTGTCGACGTACATGTTGCCAGTGTCGAGCCATTTGATGGTGATGTTGTTGAAACCGATGTAGGTTTCGATCAGTTTCTTCATCGCTTCTTCGGCACTGTCTTCCAGACGAGACTGACCGTCAATCACACGAATATGCTCTTTCAGGACGCTACACATGGCGTTGTAAAAATCAGCATTCTGGAAATCGATGAACTCGGTTCCCGTCACTCGAGCATTTGGGAGTTTGGACAGGAAATCCATGGAAATCATGAGTAGACGCTCCTACGGTAATTAGAGACTTATGGCGCCATTGTTATAGCGTCTAAAAGCAAGCATAAAATGCAGGATTAGGCAATGACTACCGAACCAGTCAATACTTCACCAATTATCGCAAAGGTGTGTAAAAGCGCCAGTTATTCTGTCAGTCGTATTCGTAAGAGTGACTTGACTTGTGTAAAGATCACCAATATTCATGAAGACGGCAGTCGTAGCAATTCGTTTGTTCTTCGAAAGGATTATAAACAACCTTACTGGATTGTTAAGGATGGTCGTCGTCTGTTCAAACAACATAAGGACTATATCGAAGCCAGCATGTGTCGGGAATACCATGCACCTCGTGTGGAGATTCCTTTTGCAGTCAAGAAACAACTGTTTGGTGTAGCGGATCATAAAGCAACGATTCGTGATGTTTCGTTGAGTCCACATGTGTTCGGGTTGGATCAAACTCCTCCGGTTCACATTAAGCAAGAGTTTTTCAAGAAGTACGGCGAATATCAAGAGAAAGAACCGTACACCATGGCCGCCTACGACGTTGAAGGCGACATGTGGAAACCGGGTGTGCCTTTAATGATGGCCTCGGTAACTTTCAAGAAGAAAGCGTTCTTTGCAGCAAGACGCGGGTGGTATCAGGAACGTCAGGATGCGATTGACAAGACAGTCCGTTTAACCGACGAGATCATCTTAGCCAATCTCAAGGAAGCTGAAGATAAGCATCTGAAGGATCATCTTGAGCGTCGTGGTTGCACTGTTGAATACGCTTTGTTCGATACTGCTGGACAAGTAGTAGAAGCGTGCATTAATAAGTGGCATGAATGGGAACCTGATTGGGTAACCAGCTGGAACGCTACTTACGACATGGAAGCTAATGAGAAGTCGTTGCAGGATGATGGTTACGATCTGGCTAACGTCTATTGTGATCCGGCTATTCCTCCTGAGTACCGTTCTTATCGTTTGGACCGAGGTCGTACTCACAAGACCAAGGAGGACGGAACCAGTAGCCCGTTGGAACCTCAAGAGAAGTTTCCAAGTATTCGAACCATGGCCAAATGGCAGTGGGCGGACGCAATGTCGTTCTTTGCAATCAAACGTGCTTCCTCGACAGGTAAGTTACAGGACTACACGTTGGAAGGTATTGCCAAGTACTTGAACATTCCGGGTAAGCTGTATACCGGTGCTGGCGCTCACTTGTTGCCGGGTTCTCCTCAGTGGCACCGTTACATGCAGAAGCATTGGCCTTACATCTACTCGATGTACAACATCGCAGACAACTTCGTTATTGAAGAGATCAACGAGAAAGAAAACGACTTCTCGCTCGGTCTTCCAATGCTGTTGAAGTTCTCGGAATACTTTAACTACGTATCTCAACCGAAAACAATCAGTGACACCTTGTCATTCATTGCTCGGGACATGGGCTTCGTTTGGGGTAGTACACCGAGTAACCGAGATAAGCACTTCACTGACAGGTTGCCTACTTTGGGTAACTGGATTGCTCTACTCGATACTGAGAAGAACGCCAGTGTGGGTATGGCCTTGTTCGAAGGTCTGATGGACGTCATCAGTACAGGTCGCACAGACAGCTCTGACATCGACGTAGAGGGTGCTTATCCTCACGCGACACTCTGTCTCAACACAAGTAACAAAACCACTCAGATCGAGGCGTACGCGATCCAAGGGGCAGACTCTGAGAAGTTCCGGGAGATCGGTGTTAACTACGCATCCAGTGCAGAGGCAAATGCAATTGGTCTGTGTCAAGCACTGTTCCGTTTCCCAGAAGCTGATCAGATTCAAGAAGTCTTCGAGAAGATCATGATTGAGAAAGGTCAGGAAGAACTCCTGAAAGAAATCCAATCTGGTGCAAGACCTCGTAAGCCTCGTGTCAACATTGAAGAATACGACGAAGAAATGAAAGAAGCAGCCTGATGCAAACATACCCCTACCCATTCCCTTTGCGGGGAATGGGTAGGGAGTTATGCCGCTTGTGAAGCTTAGCCGCCGAAGACTTCGCCCATAGCTTTCTGGACGCTGGTCATGCGGGACAGCAGTTGCTTGAAGCACTGGCTGAGCTTGCTCGCCAACACCATCAGGCCACGCAGAGCGCCGAGTTCAGCATTCAGGTTGTCGCTACCCTTACCAGCTTCTTTACGGCTGGCAATCGCGCCTTCAACAGCTTTGATCGCAGCACCGATTTGGGACTGATGACCTTTCAGCGCGCTGTTGATCTTGTCGGCGTGGTCGATACCTTTCAGCATTTCGTCCAGCACAGTCTTGGCCTGGGAAACGTTGCTCAGGTCACGAACACCTTCCAGCTTGGTAAGCAGGGATTGATCGCCGTTGCTGCTCTTCAGTGCGCTGATCATGTCTTTGATCAACGGGCTAACGGTGGTACTGTCGGCAGCACCTTCGTCAGTCTCGTCGACGGTGGACTTGAGAACCTTCATCACGTTGATCAGCTGGTCGACTTTCTCGCTCAGTTTCTTCTTGGCCTTTTTGTTCAGCTTCGGAAGTTCGTGAGCAATCATCAGGATCGCTTTCTTCTTGTCGGCGAACGAACCTTTGTGGGCTTCGTCTGCTTCTTTCAGAATTTGATCCAGCGCCGACTTGTTGGCGTCCGCTTCATGACCCAGAGCCTTCAGAGTCGAGATCTGCTTGGCCAGGGTTTTGTCAGCTTCGGCTTCAGAAGAACCGCCGTTTTCGAACACAGCCAGTTCGGCCTTGCCGTCGGTGATTGCTTTCTTGGTATCAGCAGCCAGTTTCGGCGCGTCACGTTTGAAGAAGAAGTCCCAGAGGGATTTGAACATCTTCTTCACGTATTCGAACGCTTCGTTCAGGCCGGTACCGATCGAGCTGAAGAAACCTTCGTTACCAGCAACACGGGCGCTGACCTGACCGCTGGCGCTGAGAACGCCTTGCATGTAGGTTTGCGCCTGAGTCAGGCTTTCAGTACCTTCAACGTTGGCCAGGGTGTCGTTCAGTGCGTCGAAAATGATTTCAACGTGCGGAACATCAGGAACGTCGTAACCTTCCCCAGCGCCTTCTTCGAGAATAATCTCATCCATCATTGCAGTCCTTGTAAAGGAGGTTGATTACAGGCCGAAAACGTTCGGGATGGATTTGTTGATGGACTTGGCGTCCTCCATCATGCGTTTCAGCAACTGACTGTGTTTAGCAGCGAGAGCCATTGCTTCACGCAGACCGGTGAGCGTTTTGTTGGCGTCTTTCTTCTTGTCAGCATCGCCTTCGGCGATACGGCCCACGTACTGCTCGGTGGACTCGATGGCGTGCTTGAACTCACCTTCCTTGTCGGAGATGCTTTTGACATCTTTCTCGATTTCGGTGATGAAGCCGGTGATGTCATCCAGGAAAATACGAGCCTTCGGCAGGTCTTCCAGATCGCGGATGCTTTCCAGGTACTGGAGGCCTTTGGTCAGGTCGCCGTGTTCTTCTTTCAGAACGTTGACGTAATGGGTGTACTCGACGGTGTCGAGAGCCTTGACCTTTGCTTCAGCCTGACTGGCCAGAGCAACCAGAGCTTTGAAGATCTCGATCAGGTTACCCAGTTTGTGGGTAAGCACTTTACGAGCCTTCTCGTTCTTCTTGCCCACTTTACCAGCAGCATGTTCGATGTCGCTTTTGCTGGAAGCCTTGCTGATCTCTTCCGACAGTTCGTCCAGCTCTTTGCTGTCAGAGCTGCCTGCTTTCAGAGCACCAACGGCACGGCTCAGGCTGGCCTTGGCTTTGCCGACGTCGCCAATAGCCAGATCGGCTTTAGCTGCTGCGGCGCTTGCTTTCGCTTCTTTGGCCAAAGCCGGTGCTTCTTTCTTGAAGAAGAAACCCCAGATGGCGGCGAACATCTTCTTGATGTAATCCCAGGTCTTCTGGGCACCGCTGCCGATAGCCGAGAAGAAACCTTCCATACCGTTTACACGGTCGGCGTTGGTGATCAGGCCGTTGGCTGCCAGGATCGGTTGCATGTACAGCTGAGCCTGGGTCAGGCTTTCAACGCCGGTGACGTTTTCGATGGTGTCGTTCAGCGCTTCGAAAGCGATCTCGACATGAGGACCATCTGGCAAACCTTCCAGTTGTTCTTCGGCCGGATCCATTTCAACAGTAACGGTAACTTCGCTCATGGTAAAACCTCTGTGTGGGCTGATGCTCAGACTTGCATCAGTTTGTTGAAGTATTGGGTAACGTTTTCTTTGCCCAGACGATTGAGGTCCTTAATGGCGTAAGTCACGTCGACGAGCTTGTTCAGCTCATGGCGGCGGGGCCAGCTGTTGGCGATCATCGTCAGCAGCGTCATGTAGTTGCGGTAGGTGCGGATGTGCTCGATTGGGTACTGCTTATCGAGGTCCTTCACGAAACGGAAAGCAGTACCATCAGAGAAGATGGTTTTGTTTTCACGGATCTGGTTGAGCAGGTAGTCGGTCACCACGACGTACTTGTCGAACTCCAGCTTCAGCGTGTTGCCGATGGTGTCGATGAAGGTGATCTGTTCCTGGATGCGAGCGTCGCTGTCTTTGAAACCCAGCTCACCGCTGAGGTATTGAAAGTGGCGGGCAATCCGCGCCTTCATTACGTCAGTGGCAACATCGCCTTTGGAGTTGGTCATACGGCCGATGCCAATAACGTCTGGCACTTCATCCAGGCTCGGTTGAGCAGGAGGAGTAGGGGAAGCCGCTTTGGTGGCCCCCTCGTTCTTCTTGCCACCAGTGGCAGGTGCTTTAACACTGCCTTCGAGGTTTTCTTCCTCGGGTGCTACGTAGTCGTCAGGGTTGCTCATTGAAAGGGCCCTTTCAAAGAAAAATGAATAAAGGTTGTTACTTGGGTGTACACCATAAGATACCCCGGCCCCACGAGGGGACCGAGGTACCGTACGGAGGTTTACTGCGGAGGGTTTTGTCCCATTTGGCGCAACAGTTCCGCGGTCATAGGGTCGATTTCTTGCCCATGAACGTTTGCTGTATTGTTCTGCTTATCCTTAGCAGCTTTCTCTAGCCGTTTTTTCTCTTCCATCTTGAAGCGTTCATCCTTTCCTTTAATGATGCCCGCGACAATCCGGTCAACTGCGTGTTGCGGCAACTCCAGATAATCCCTTATCGGAATGTAGTCATGCAACTTGTTCATACCGTACTGCTCACCCACGTTCTCGTAAGACCATGGGTGAACATATGCTGACTCAATACGGTTGTAACGAACGCTGTGACCCGGACGGATTTTACCCAGCCTTTCATAACCCATATTGATGTCATGAAGCAGTCCGTTGTTGAGGTGGATAGACTCGGGCATCATTCCGCTCATGTCTTTCCCCAACAAGTTCATCCACACCTGCTTTGCTTCCGGGTTGTGGAAGAACGACCCTCCTATTACGAGAGGGCTTCTTTGACGACGTTCTGCTTCTTGACCGCTTCGTTCATCAACATCAACTGGGTATGGGTAAAAAAAGTCATGAAGGAGTCAATAGGCGTGTAGCCCAGCTGACGTTCTCCTTGGCTTTCGGCCGTGTTCTTCTTGCATTTCGGGCACTCGTGGTTACGCAGACCGGTGAAGGTGCGCGTCATGTACGGAGCCTTGTTGTAGACGAACCGGGTCAGTTCAGCGTTGAGGTGATCGTCGATACGCAGAGCGTTCAACAGACCACGGTTGAACTCGTCTGGATTGGAGTCCTGACGGCGGATGACCACTGGCTTACCTTCCGAACCTTCTTCCGGCAGGATGGTGAACGTGTCAACCCACTGGATGAACTCGGAACCACCCAGGCTGTTGAGGGTGATCGCGATCTGGTCTTGCAGCTGGTTCTCATCAACGATCTTGGCACGAATAGCCGCCAGACGTGGGTCGATGTCACCGACGAAGAAGTCGAAGGTGGCGAAAGCTTCTGCCAACGAAGGAGGAGCGATGGTCAGGCAGATACCACGCGATTCGTTGTAGACCTTGTTGTTGTCCAGGCCGTAGGTGGACTGGTCGATCAGCGCCAACACTTCTTCCGGGGTGTAGACCTTGCGACCGTTGGTGATGTTGCCGAAGATGGCAGCTTCATCGTCAGTCTGGATGCCCGGACGAATCTGGGTAAACTTGGTTGGGTCCATCAGGTCGAAGCTGCCGTGGTCACACGCCGTGTTGATGCAGCGCAGGTCCATACCGATGCCGTCGTCGGTCAGCGAGGCCAGGATGGCGTTGCAGAGCGGATAGAAGTCGGTCACACGGATGAGGTTGGACAGGTCCTTGAAATCGATGATCCCGGAAACAGTCGAGGACACGATACGTGGATACAGCCATTCCCACACAGCCTTCATGCCGGCGATGGTTGACAGCGCCATGCTGTTACCGCCCACCTGGCGAACATAACCACGCACGGTGGAGTTGATGTTGTTGATCAGGTCAGCCGATTCCAGCTTGGCGGCACGAGTGAACGTGATCGACAAGAAGGAGTTACGCAGCAGCGTGGTGTACTGATACGGCGCAGACTTGGAACGGGAAGTAGCACGGGTCATCGCTTCGGCAATCGAGAAGCCGGTGGTATCGGCGCCCGGTACACGACCGATGATGTCAGCGATTTCCAACTTGCTGGAGCGACGGCTGACGTTGGTGATATTCGGCTCCAAGATCATCTTGGTGCGCAGCAGCATGTCGTCTTGCAGACTGTCGAAGAAGCGATACATCGAAATCGCTTTCTCTTCCATTTCAGCAGCAGACTTGCCCGGGAAGTTCTTCTCGAGGAATTGCTGCCAGTCGTTGTTGGCAGTTGCCAGCATGCTGTCAGAAGCACGACCACGTTCACGCAGATCGCGGATCGAAGTCAGCGCCAGCCAGCGGCCGATCAACTCTTGAGCCGCTTCGTTCTCTGCACGGGTGTTACCCATGTAGATAGTCGAGAAGCCCGCTTGACGATCTTCCTCGGTCAAAGGTTTCTTGACCGGACTGACCGGAGGTACCAACTCCTTCAGAGGAGTATTTTCCGCGGTGTGTTCGTCCATGTAACCGAAAGGAGCCGGGGCTTCCGATTTCGGGATGGCTGCGCTTACTGCTTCAGCCAAACCACCCAGCGCACCTGCTTCATTAGGCGGGGTAGTTGGGGATTGGTTTTCGTTCTCGCTCATGGTAACGCGTTCCTTTATTGAGCTTGCGATTCAGAGACTGGGTCTTGCGGCGGTTGCACAGCCACAATGGATTCATCTTCCGGGTCAACCGGAGGGAGGTTTTGCAGGTCGTCGATTGGCTCGCCTTCTTCCAGCATTTCTGCCATGCTTTCCAGATCGGCCAGCAGTTCTTTTGCAACGCCGGTGGCGTACAATGGAATCACCGTCTGCATACGAGTTTCATGCAGGGCTTCCATGTAGTTGTACATTTCCTGACCAGGCTGGATGTGTTCTTGCGCGTACGCTTCGAGAGCATCTTTCTGAGTCTCGATGAACGCGATGATCTGTTCACGGTAGTCGAACATCAGCTGATGCATGACGTCGGAGATGTGCAGAACGATCTCTGGATAATCCGCTGGCTGTTTGCCGGCTTTGTCCAGGGTGATAACCACAGTCACGTCTTCGGTGAATTCCACCAGCAGGCGTTCGAAACGCTCAACCAGAGCCGCGTGCTCTTCGCTGAGTTCGAAACGTTTCTCGTCAACCAGTTTCAGGTAGACCACCACGCCGCTATGCAACTTCACGACCATGCTGATCATATTGCTGATACCTTCCAGCAGATCAGTACCGCTGATGAGGTCAGTGGTCTCTTCACCGGCCTTACGGCGGCGTTTCAGTTCACCGCTGTCACGGATGATGTCGTAAATGCTTTTGTGTTTGATCTGGTCAGCTTTGTCGACGCCCATTTGGGCAAAGGCGGTGTTACTGGCGTGTTCTTGGCGACGAACAGCCTTCACTTTGTCCTTTGAAGCTTTACGGCGTTTGGCGAGTTTGGCGTCACGACGTTTCTGTTGTTGGTTAGCCATAATGCTATGATTTCCCTTTACCTACTGACGAGAATTTACCCGATGCTTATCGAGCGTGATGATGCAGTGATCCTAGAGGATGGTGAGTGCTTAGCAGACACCTTCGTCGGTGGCTTGTGGACCACCTTCCGTAATTCAATTCCAAGCCTGCAATCTAAAGAATTAGATAAGGCGTTTAATTTCATCATGATGGCTGACGAAGACTCTCTGATGCCTTCGCAGATCAGCCACGTATTGGTTGACGAATATCTCGATCTGCCAACCAAAAAGCAAACCGTATACGTGATCATAGCGACCAATATAATCGAATTGCTGGTTCGATTAGGTGTTGTGCTCAACGATGATGTAGCCGGTGAAGACAAGTTGGCTGAGCTGAATATACTCGCTGGTTTCTTCTACGACCTGAAAGAGTACGAAGACATCATCGGTCTGAAAGGCCTGCTGGAATCACAAGACATTCCGCCAGTCAACCGTTACCTTCAGGCCATGACTGTGTTCTACGGTGAAGAGTTCGACGTCTCTGAATTCGAGTGCTTGATTGAAGATGTCTCCGAAGTCACGATCAAGGCTATTAAAGACGCCTTGTTCAACCCTGATGACGTAGAGACTCCTCCAGCCTCCCTACAGCGTCGTATCATCGAGAACAAAGGTTTCTTGGCCGGCACTAAAGCTTATGACCACGTGACCTCCAACGGTCAGTTAGGCGGCGCTGTGTCGAACTTCCTGAACTTCTTCAAGGACTACCTCGAAGACTTGCTGGAAGACGCAACTGAAAAGAACATGCTCCAATATGCCAAGGAAGTTCTTGGCTTTTTTATCATCAGTGAGATCAACGACGAGTGGCTTAAGGATAAAGCCTCGCAGTATCTCTACTCCATCATCACCGATGTGGTTACCCTTACCAAAGTGGAAGCCATGATTGAAGAAGTGATTATTCCATCATGAAAAAACTCGACTACTTGAAGTGGTTCTTCGATAACGACGGGTACAACGAAAAGGCTGCGCTGCAAGCAATCATTGCGATCCAGTTCGAAGACGAAGATTCCTCGGGCCAGTTCAAGAAGATTCCGTGTGCTCCCTTTGTTGAAAAGGGTCAGTTCCACGCCCTGATCGACGGTGGTCAAGTCAGCATTGAAGGTGATGTTGAGGAACCCATGTTCTACATGGATGAGATCCTCGAGTTGCCGGGTGATTTCCACCCGATGCTTAAGGGTAAGCCAGTTCGTACCACCTTCGGTCTTTTCCTGTTCAACGTGATCCTGATCTGGGAACCCTTCAAGGGTGTGGTGGATTACGTCAACAAGGAGTTCACTAAGCCGTTCTTTGAAAACCTGTTCCGTGAGATCATGGTCAGTAACCCGAAGGAAGGTGAGACAATTCCTGAGGGTAAGGCCAGCGTTAGCCAGTGCTTGATGTTCTCGCACAACTGTAACTTCCTGGAAGGGCTTGGGTCGCACTTTATCAAGCCGGGCGGTGTAGACGCCCTTACCGTTCACCCTGACGTACTGGCGTTGCGTGACAAGCTCCTGGAAGAGCACAAGCATGAACTGGATGATCCGGTTGTCTTCACTCGTCTGATTGACCAAGTGGTTGATCTTGACACCAAGATCATCATGGCAGGTCCGAGCAAGAAGTTCTTCATTGCGAAGAAGTTCATCGACAACAGCCGGAAGCGGATGTTCATCGCGTTTGGTATTGAGCCGAATGCGACAGGTGACGGTTGGGTTGCTCTGCCGAAGTCTCTGGATCAAGGTTGGGATCCTGCGTTCCTGGCTGACTACGTTAACACCTCGGTTGCTGGTTCGTATAGCCGTTCCATGGCTACAGGTGAAGGCGGTGCTCAGGTTAAGGAAACTCTGCGTCTGATCGCTCGTGCGGTTGTGTCCTTCACACATACCGACTGCAATACCCCAGTCACTGAAGACATCGAAATCATTGAAGCCAACAAGTTCTACTGGGTTGGTTCGTGGATTCGTGTGGGTGACAAGACCGATCAGATCACTCGTCAGAATGTCGACAAGTTTGTCGGTAAAGTTACCAAGGTACGGGTTCCTCAGTACTGTACTTTGGTAGACGGTGAATTCTGTAAGGTTTGTTGTGGTGAAGGTCTTGGCGCTTACGGTGAGCGTCTCAGTGCAGAGATCGTGTTGATTCCTACCACCATGATGCTGCAACGGATGAAAGCTGCTCACACCGCTGGTAGCAAGACCAACCTGCTGGATCTGGAAGTTGCATTGAAGTAGCAAAAAAAAAAGAACGAAAGGTAAACACCCTACCCACCTCCCTTTGCGGGGAGGTGGGTAGGTATGTGTTCTATTTGATAAATTGTGACTCGAACTTGCCGGTAACTGCCAACACGACTGTGTTACCCAAATGGGTGCCCTTTACCGTCATGCCGTGATGGTAAATAGGATCTTGCAGTTCCGTATGCATCACTATCAAATCACCTGCCTTATTGGCCGACGTGATAGAGCTGATCGCCAGACTCAGTCTATCAGCCACTTCGCCATGGTACTCTTGCAAACAATAGTCAGGCGCATCAACATCCACGCCGTCTTCTTTGTCGAACGCCTTCAGCACATCTAAGAGGAACTCGATCGAGGCTGCAATTTCACAGTCGGGATCGTTGAGGTAGAAGTTGGGATCTTCGCACGCTTCTAACATCAAGTTTGGGTCATTGATGAAATCGTTTACAACAATGACCAGTGCTTCCAATAGAACAAAGTCCAGGAAATGCACATGTGCATCGGCGTATAAGTCAGCGCGTGTATCAGGGTCCAACTTTAGGATAAGTGTTTTCATCCTAAACCTCGATAGTAATCAGCACCCCTGAGTCGGTTGCAGACACCAGATGCCAGACATGCCCCTTGTAAGGAATGAGGGCTTTGAGGTCCTCTTGATACGAGGGCGTTTCTTCGTAACGTCTGAAGGTTTCCATCACCTCTTTTGCTTCTGCGGTGATGTAGCGCTCCTTCTGTTCTTCGTCTTTGTAATGGGTTGGTATCGGAAGATACTTCTCCACCAAAGAGTGTTGGTTGTCGTTGAACACAACATCGTCCATCAGACAACGAACTCGTTCCACCACTAACAGCCGCAGGATGAAACTGCGGTGTAGCTTTTCCAGACCCGGGGTACGAACGTTTTGGCTTTTAATAACACGGGTCGGATTAAAACTTTGCTTTGCCATGTGTATTAACCTCGTAGCTCAATGATCCAAAGATCGGGAAACCGTCTGACTACTCGGGCCATTCGCACTTTGAAGTGCTCGTGGTCTTGTAATGCATCCGCGTTAAGTCTTACGATTTCGTCTATCCAGTCAACAATTTCGCAGCAATATGACTCCCTCTGTTTACTGAGGTTATCCCAATCAGTTCGAGTCATCTGAACCCCATTGAACGGAGGCTCAAGAAATTCGTCGACTCTGTCCGCCACCCAACCTGAGTATATCCATTGAGGATTACCCATGTCAGATGGAATCACTGATCTACTTTTTGCGAACTCTAGCATGCTCTGCTCGAGAACCGACGCCACAATAGGACTGCGCGCAGACAGCCTAGGGCACCGAATCAGGAGCAATCGCGATTTCGGTAAGCTGTCCATAAGGATGTCCATTTAAACACCACAGTCACACCATCGCGCCTGTTATTTGCAGTACCCACATGTTGGGCAGCTTCCGTGCGACGTGAATGTTTTCGATCAGGTAGTTTGCAGAGACTTCAAGCAAGAGGTCATGGTTGTTGTCCATGATTTCGTGCATTAGTCTGTCCGCCTCAGCAGCGTAGAACTTTACTGTCTTCTTCGGGTTCTTTACTGCATTCCAGAACTCATCCTGACCACCCGTGATACGTACCTTGCCATTCTCATCAAACAGGCGACATCTGACTTGAGTTGCAAAGCTTTCGTTCATCCAGCCATGCTCGACACCGTCTTCAGCAATATCGTCATAATTTCTGACGACGTGTAACAACTCATCCTCAACAATAGAGGAAGCGAGATTACTCACTGATTCGAGATTAGGGCTGCGAATCATCATCATGTGAATTTGAGTGAAGGGGCTCATAGAGCAGTCCATAAAAGGGAGTACCCCCTGGACTAATCCAGGGAGCATTCCGAGTTGATACGTTTGAACGTTTTCTGTTTATCAGCAAAAGCAATTTCTCGCTTCGCCAAATACTCCACATGCTTACCCAAGTCCAAACACACCCCAAAGATAAAGGCAGGTGTAATCTCGTCATTGAACTTCCCGAAGAGAGCCCGCAGACGACCGATCATTTGTTTGTTAGCCTGAGTAGACGAAACAGTATGCAGACAGCAGACGGTAACAAGACCCGGAATGTCTTTACCCGTCCCGCAGCTGTTTGGAGTAGTAATAACTACCTCATGCTGTAAATATTTATCCTTGGAATCTTTCTTCTTGGAGTCTTCGCCTGTGAAGGTTTCAATATCCATTTCCGGGTACTTCGCTTTGAACATGCCCAGCATGGTGTCGCACATGTTCACCCGAGAGAAGAAGAAGAGGCACTTGGTACCCTCCCGCCTTCTATCCAAGTAGTATTCCTGAAACATCTTGTCCGCGATCTTGAAGTAGAACTTCGTGAGCGCTTCAGACTTCAGGATGCTTTCATCCACAGCCTTGTCGTTGTAGGAGCCGAACTGTTCGGTCTTGATCCGATGTCGCCGGAGGTTGATCCGATACAGGTAAGCCACCACGTCGATGTAGTTCTCAGGCTCTGCCTCTTTAAGACGGAACCGCGGTGGGTATAACCACTTGTACACTTTGTTGGTGAAAGGGTCGTCAGCTTTCAAGGTTGCCGACAGCACAAAGAGTTTCTTGATGTTGCCATACATCATCGAGAGGAAGATCTGGTGAATTGCTTCGTGACCTTCTTCAATGATGCGCAGACCTGGATTGATCGCTTTCATGACCTGATCCAGATCCATCTCCTCGGGATCCCGTTTCCGCAAGAAGACTTCAATACGAGACATCGGCAAAATGATAATCTTGGGAGAGATCGTACCTGCTTCCATAGCTCGCGCCAGAGAGGGTAGGTTGTTCTCCCACAACACAAGGTCGCCGGGTGCCAGCTTAACGATCTTGTGCAGTTCTTTAACCCAGGTTGTGATGTAGCGCGGCTGCATCGTGATGATGGTGCGTTTACCCGTTTTGATCATCGAGTAAATGCTCATAAAGGTCTTACCGTTGCCGGTGGCAGCGTTGTTGATCTTTATGTAACCTTCATCCAGCATGTAGTTAACCCATTCGGGCTGACCTTCACGCATGTTGTCGAAACCGGGGTTGAATTCGAAGGTAACATCTTGCCCCTCGATTTCAGGTTCCTTTTCAATCTTGATACGTGACTCTTTGTACCCCCGGTAAACCGCGTACTCCATGAACTCTTTAAACAGCTCAGCTGGTAGCCTGTATTCTTTCTTGTCAGGACTCGACCGAGCAAACACGTGCGTAACAACTGTGCGCTGCTTATTTGTGCCGGGAATGGGCTCCTTACCCGTCTTGAACAAATGGTGAGCGCAAAACGGCATCACTACACGCGCCACGAACTCTTCAAAGAACCCGTGAATCCTGATGTAGTGATTCGCTTTGCTGATAATAGCTGTTTCACGCATAAGCGACCTCTTAAGGGGACTAAGGGCCCCTTGAGGCCCTCACCCTGTTACGACACCGCCAAACTGAAGAAGCACTCGAGCGGACTGCCTTGACGGTTGACCATACGGAAGGTCTTGATCTCGTTCAGTACGTTCTGTTGCTTCTCGTAGATCATCAACATGCCAGCGCCGCGTCCATTGATAGCGTCAGCATAGTTGGAGAAGTATTTCGGAACATCGCCGTTAGCCAGCGAGCAATCGTAATTGCTTGGATCACGGGTCACGGTGGAGAACAGCACGTTTTCCACATGCACCATGTTGATACCACGAATTTCTTGGTTGATCAAACTCCAATATTCAGCCCACACCTCACCGAAGATCTTCGGCGTGACGGTTTGTGCTTTCCACGCAGAGTTGCGCTTATTGTAAGTAATGAAGTTTTCCACACGAGCCCGGTGCATGTCCAGGTCTTCGCGGGTATACGGCAGGGTGAAGATTGGCGAAGTGGTGTTCCAACCACTCAAGTCGATCGAGATGTGTTTCTTCCCTTCGGCTTGCCAACCACGCTCCAGCACGTACTTCAAGAACTCCAACGAGAAACACGCATTACGCGACGAGACCGAAGTCCGTGCCGCGTGTTGTTGCACCGTGGTACCGCCCATCATGATGTCTTCGATCTGATAGCGGAATGTCACTTCCTGGAAGTACGGCAGCTTATCCAGACTCAGGTTATCCAGCATATCGAGCGAACGAATGTCAGACAGCACATTCACAATGTCCGCTTTAAGGATGAGATCCGAGCCCGGTGTACATACCTCAGCCTGAAGGAAGATTTCATCACCGTTGGAGCTGATGATGTTCTTGTCCTTGACGTGTGGTACGAACTGCCGTGTAACTGCGTTCCGAATGAAGTGCTTCGTCGACAACATACCCTGACCCATCGGGTTACAGATAGCCGTCGCCGAGTACATACCCACGTTTGCACTCTTACGCATCATCACGTTGTAGGGGACAGCCGACTTCAGCATACCGTAACAAACGCCGCACGGCACGCCTGAAAGATGGCTATTGCAGTAAGCGATGCTACGAACGTGAATTACTTCCCCCGCCTTAATATTCCACATAGTTTGGCTATCGATCAATTCCAGGCGCCCATCTTCGAACCGACGGAACTTACCTTGAAGGGATGACGCCATCGCGGCGTTAGCAACTTTGATCGGCACACACAGCTGAGTACCACAATCCCATTCGTGGTTAATCGAGCTAATTACAGAGGTCAAAATGTGTGCTTTACGGTGGAACCACTCGGAGTCTTTCAGCGCCTTACCGTTGTTGGTCAGAGCTTTACCCGCAGCGTTACGCTCACCCAAAGAGTCAGCCAGGTTGGTGATCCCGTGTGCATACGGAACCATTACCGCGTTCGGCATGATGGCGTTACTCAAGTCAAACACACCACCACGAATTTCCGTGGTTTGATATGCTTGGTTGATACTCACGCCACCAGTACGCGCCAGCAGTGCAACTGTGTTCTGACCCAATGAGGGGGCTTCACGGATGTACGAAGAGAACAACTCTTCACCTTCGTCGATGGTGATCTTCTTGGCCAGGATGTCATCCCGAATAGCCATGATACCATCATCTTCCATGAACTCTGCCACAGACTCAGCAGTCGCAGAAATTGCCGACTGCTCGCTCATTACCACGATCAGGTTGTTGAGCTTGTTTTGCCAGATGTGAATCAACATCTTGATCCCGTCAATTTCAACGGGGTCGTGTTTCGTTGGCATGATCCGTCTTAAGAACGTGTTGATGGGGATAGCGTTAGTGTTGTCGTCATAAACGATTTCCTTCGCGCCCTCCACCACGTTCGACGGGATCAACTCATCTACCGAGTAGGGAACGTCGTTATAACGACGGTGGATAATTAAACCCACCCACGTCAACATCAACACGAACGTATCACTCAGTGCTGTAGCGCCGGAGTCATCAGTGACCTCCACCAGCATCCGAGTGCCTCGCCAACTCAACATCTTTTCTTCTGGACAATTGGCGAACTCGCGGAGATTGAGTTTAATCATTGCGCCGCTCCTTCATTCATGGCTTCTACCAGCGCTTTGGGGATCGCTAATGGTTCAGCTGGCAAACTATCTACCATCTGATCCATCGTGTTGTAGGCTCGGTCCAGAGACGTCTCACGACGGTCTGTAGCGCGTTCCCGACGCAGAGTATAGCCGGAGTCCGACATCATGCTGAGCGACATCTTCAACGCACGGTTGCTGAGGTACTCTTCAGGCTTGATGAGTTGGTTAACGTTGAACGGGTCATCTGCACGGATAAGCCGTCTGGTAGCTTTTGCACGGTTCTCTGGCGAATACGCCAAGGCAAGATGTTTCTCAGCTTCTTGCCCACCGGCTTGGCTAACTTCCAGACGCAGTTCAGTTTCACCCGAGTTCTTGTTGCCCTTGTCCGTCATTGGTGTAGCGTACTTGCCACTGTCGTTCATCTTGGCAGGCATACCGAACAAGTTAGACTTGGGCATGCTTTGCGCACTCATGTCTGCACCGAACTTGTCGAGCAGCATGATATCCTGATAACTGATCAAGATGGGGTTGGTGGTTTCTACGCGTTCGCCCAACGAGTTAACGAACATGGCTTTCTGCGGTTTGTAGCTGTACTTCTTCCGCAAGGCGTTAATGATGTTCACGCCGAACAGCTTGGTGTTACTGATCACATGCACAGAGATCTTGTTCTTGCAAACGTAATCAACGTGTTCCTGCTTCTCTTCGTCAGTGACCAGAGCCATCTTGACAGTTTCCGCAAATTCTGGGAAACCGGTCTCGTAGAACTCCATCAGTTTGAAGTAGGCGGTTTTGTAGTCGCCCAAACGACGCAGGTGTTTCACTTCACGGTGCACGTTCATGTTGACGAAGTTAATACTCAACTCCATCAGCATCGAGAAGATCTGACGACGGAAAGCTGGCGTGTTGTTCACAATGAACTCAGCCCGAGTACCGTCTGGATAGCACGGTGCTTCGTGGTCTTCGATGATCAGAACGTTAACGCCCTTGTCACCGTTGAGACCGGCATACTTCCACTTCACACGACCCGCTACCGATTGCTTCAGTTCGATGTGAATGTTCCAGTCTTTCAGCTTCTCGCGTTTCTCTGCACGGCTCAACGGGTTGATCTTGCCGATGCCGTTGCGGGTGTAGTTACCATAAGCGTTCCGAATGAAGGTATCCAACTCCTTACTGATCGGAATTTCGTTGTTACGGGCCGCGTGGGTTTTCATCTCGTACCAACGAGTGACGTTATTCCACATTTCGTTTTGTTTCTTCTCGTGGCGATCGAGCATGGTGTTGTGACGCTGCTCGATGTAATCAGTACCACGATTGTTGGAACGGTTCTTCATCCGTTCAGACTTCACAGTCACCGACATTACGACGGCGTCACGTGGAGCATAGAACAGTTTGTCGTAGGTCAGGTCAGGTTCACGCAGCGACTTCTTGGTCAACGATACGAGAGCGTTTTCCTTGATGCGGCGGCGGAAGCCCATGACGATACCGTCGTTACGAATTTCTTCACCAGCTTGCGGGAACGGCGATGGGTTCTCGTCGGTTCCGTACAGCATCAGTGGGATCCACTCGTCTTCGTTATACCCGAAGCTACGATCATGTTTAAACATGCAACGCGACCGCTCCGCAAAGGAGCGGGTCATAATCACACCGTCCTCCTCAGTGCGATAGTCCGATAGCGCCGCTACCAGAGTTGGCATTGCAAAACACCACTCGCCGTTCTTGCTGATTCGAGGACTGCGGGCAAATACAGTACCCTTAGGGAATGTTGCCCCTTTCTTCAGCTTGCGCATGACGTCTTGGTCATACACGTACTCAAAACCGACGTAAGTGTTTTGCGTGTTGTACTTTGGCAGCTCGAGAATGTCGTAAGCATTCTTTTCGTCATTCTTATACAGAATGCGAATTGTGTTCCAGTCGTCTGTGAGCTTTTCCGGGTCCAGACTGTTGACGTAGAAGATTTCCTCTACTTCCATGTTGGCTGGAGCTTCGATGCGCCGTGCAGTCTTGGCGTACTGGAACTCAAACCCCGTAACCATCATCCGTTCGCCCGCCCCCTTCGTTGGCACGGACTTTGGAATCATGTTACCAGCCATGTACAAACGACCCGCACTACTGTTCCAAGGGAACAGAATGAGGTTGTTACTGATCCCCACTAGTGCAGGGTGAATCTGGTTCTCACCGCACTCGTATTTGTACTTTACGGTCTCGGCGATTTCCGTTAACTCGAAGTCAAATGGTGTCTTGCCTTCGGTTTCAATCTCATTATCGCTCATGTTATCGCTCATGATGACTCCATTTAAAACAGTTCCTTACAGACTCAGGAAGATAATATAGGTTCAAAATTCGATAACCACTTGACCAAAGGTTCTTTTATGCCTCTTTCTAACAACGACTTCAGTAACGGTAAAGAGGTTTATTACACTGAAGCTTTCAAAACTATGGTTCGTTCTGAGCGAGAATCACTACTCAAGGAAACCACTGAATTCCAGATGGTCCCGATGAACGAACTTTACGCATACCGTTATGACATCTATCGGTTGCTGCGCAGCCTAGGTGTTCCGTCTTACTTGTGGTGGGTCACCGCTTACCTCAACGGTGTTGAAGATCCTTTCACTGACATCAGCAAAATGACCTCCCTACGAAAGATAAACGAGGAAAGTTTATCGGATCGCATTGTCCGTAGTAATACTGTTCAGGCGTAAAAATAGTGCAAATAAAATGACGAATACTAAGCGGAGGGGCAACCCTCCGCTTAGTAAAGTCTTATGCCGCGTTAGCCCCAGGCTTGGTTATCGTTCAAACCGCCACCGCCGCTCTGATCAACGTAAACGTTGGTCGGATTAGACGGCATGCTCGGCTGCATCATGCCGAGTTGCTGTGGATGGACGATCTGGCCGTTAGGGAGCATGACCATACCGTTCGGCAGAACTTGAGCACCTTGCATGTTCATGTTCATGTTGCCACCCATCATGTTCAGGCCGCCCATGTTCATGCCACCCATCATCGGAGTTTCCTGACGATAGAGCATGTTGCCTTTCTTGCTGCAACCGTAGACAACCGGGTTGTTGTTCAGCGTGTTGATCGCGTGGTGCAGGATACGACCTTGAACGTAATCAATTTCGTACTTGACCCAGCGGTCGCCGGCTTGCATCGGTGGAGCAGTTACGTCGTATTCACCAACCATGTTGCTGGCTTGCTGCATCCCGCCCTGCTGGTTGTGTTGCGGATGTTGCTGGATGTTCTGCTGGCTCTGACTGCTGGAGACAGACAGGAAGCCACCCAGATCGTTACGGCCCAACGCTTGGTGAGTCGTTTCGTCGTGGGTGTTGTGACTGTTGTAGTCCATCATCGGAACCTGACGATAGATGTCCGGCAGCTCTTCCATCATCTCCGTCCAGGACAGGTTGATCGGGTATTGATTGACTTTGTCGAAGTCAGCCCGGAACGTGTTCTGGATTTTGTTCATCTGTTCAGCGATCTGCGCGTAGCAACCCAGGTATGAGATCAAGCGAGCGGCCACCGGAGTAGTCGATTCGTATTCTTCGTCGTCCGGGGACAACACTGCCGGCAGGATCACTTGGAACAGGTGAGCAGCGATCTTCAACGCACCACGGGATACCGAGTGGTTGTTGATCTCGACGGTTTGGTTATCCGCCTGACCTTCCGAACGAGCCAGCCGACGCACGATCTCGGCGTAGAACGGGAACGATGGTTTGGTTTTGTAGTAGACACGCTCACCGCTGACCTTGGACAGACCGCCGCCTTTGGTGGTCTTGAAGTGGATGAAGCGGTTGTCGAGACCGTTTTCATCCAGCTCGATATGCATCCGAGCGAACAGCTTGTTGACTTCTTGCCGTACGGTCTGCTTGGTATTTTTGAGCGGCTCCAGGAGATCCAGAGTGCGTTGGTTCCAGGTCGACTTGGCTTTGCCGCTGGCCACTTGGAACAACACCACAGGGATGTGTCGGAAGGTGTCCAGGAGTTTCATGCCGGTCATCTTGCGGATCAGCTTGAACACTTCGGTTTCTTTCGAGGTGATGTTCTCGCACGCTGGGTGGAAGAACACTTTCTCGATGCAGTTACCGTCGAGGACTTCCGACAGCGGCAGGTGCAGGGACATGTTGTCGATGCGCAGAGGGTATTCCTGGCCATCCACGGAGAAGACGATTTTACCTTCGTCCTTGATAATCGCTCCCCATGACAAGAGCATCGCTTCGTACAGCTTATTCAACTGGTTCATAACTGTTCCTTCTTAAAAGTGTTCTTTGATGTTGGCCAGGAAGTTCTTGGCTTCCAGCAGACCGGTTTCAGTCCCGGAGATCGAACTGCTGGTGCGGTTGATGTAGTACGAGGCGTTCACGAAACGCTGGGCGTTCGCTTGATCGCCGTTGAAGAAGATCGTCACCGAGATCTCACCGAACAAGTGACATTCAACTTCCACCGACATGATGTTGCGCAGGTGAGCGTACGGACCGGAGTACTTCGAGAAGAAGTGCTGAGCGAGCAGCTGTTTGAAACCTTCTACTCGGTTCATTACATACAGATCGCCGTCCAGTACAGACATAGCGGGACCTTGCACAAACGCCACACCGTTGTCACTACCCAGAACGCCCTCGAAGTCGCTTGGGTTGTTGGTCGCCGAGAACGCCAAGCTCATCAGACCGCTTTGCAGCAGCAGGTGAACAGTGCACATCGCCAGTTCAGTAGCGATGGTTTCGTACAGGTTAGCCGAACCATATTCGTTACTGGTCAGCAGTGCGTTGTCTTCAGCGAACTTGGTAACGTTCAGCAGGCCGAGGTGCATGACGTCCAGCAGGTTCTCGAACACCGAGTTGATTTCACCGATGCTGAAACCTTGGAACCCTGCCAGTTGGTGGGTGCCGGTCTGGAACATCATGGTGTGGAAGAACGGGTTTTCAGTTGGCGAAATTTCACCAATGCTTTCGCCGATCAGGCCGTCAGCCAGAGACAGTTCCAAACCTTGGCCCATCGCCGTCTGGTTGCCCGCTGTAGTAGCCAGACGAAGCAGTTCACGACTGTGGTGAGTTGGGTTCAGGTTCTGAGTCTTCGATGCCAGTACGTTGTTACGCAGGTCGCTACCAGCTGTGCCGCTGTACATGGCGCTGGTGCCATCTTGCTCGGTCACAGCAAAGCCCAATGCTTCGTTACCGATGTCGATCGGACGAACGGCTTTCAGATCTTTCTGCTGGTTCGGGTCACCCATCAAGAATTGCTGGGAACCGTCGATCACCGTTTTGACCATCGGGAAACCGGAACTGTCATGGGTGTTGGTGGTCAGGGTAGTCCAGCAACGAACCGGAACGAACAGGGTGTTTTCAGCGATGCCTTCTTCGCTGTAGTCGCCACCCACCAGATAACCCACAACTGCCAGTTCGGATTGCTGCATGGCGTTACTTTCAACCATGAAGTTCAACAACGCGATACCGCGGCGCAGGTTGAAACCTTCTTCCATCGACACGTAGCCTTGAGGACGTGCGGTCAGCTGACCTGCCGATTGGGCGATCTCGTTCAGAGTGCTCGGCATGATTCCGCCGGCCATTTGCTCGTAACGGAGTTTGTCGATTTCCATGGAACCGATGTTCATGGTGTTGTGGCGGTGTACGTGCGCGTGGTTGCGGTTACCGATACCGAAGATAGCTCGGGTAAGGGTAGTAGTCATATTGGACATGGTGAACTCTCCGTCTTTTACTTAATAATGATCAAGCGTTGATTTGCCGAATCAACCGCATGAATTCGTTCTTGATTTCAATTTCGATCTCGAGGCTGAACAACGCGCCACGTTCTACGCGGCTGTAAACTTCCTCGTCATCCAACACTGCGTATTCCAGGTTGGACTTCCACTGACCGTTACCGAAGAACTCGAGGAAATCCGTCGCAGCCTCGATTGCTTCGTTAAATGAACGTCCTTCGTCATTACGACTTTGGATGTCACAGATACTGGCCAGGAACTCTTTGTCTTCAGTGTTGAGCTTCAGCCCGTCCGGCAGAGAACGCATGCCGTCTGGATCGTTGATTGCACCCAGTACCGAAGGCAAGTAGTGATAACCCCATTCGCTCAAACGGACTTGAGCCAAAGCAATTGCCGCCATCAACTGGTTGTAGTCGCAGGCCCAGTAGATCATCGACGGAACTTCTTCGTAGAAGGTCAGTTGTAGCAGTTTGATAACGTGGTCGCCCAGTTCAAATTCCCAGGTCGGCGGAATGTTGTCGAAGACACGTTCTACCAGTTTTGGGTTCTTGATCTTCAGACCAAGGCATGGAATCTTGAAGCGATCGACATGACGCTCTTTGTCGTTCTCGTCAAACAACCCCACGCTGAAATACTCGGCCGCCATGATTTCGTTGGTGGCTTTGATTTCTTCGTTAATCTGATAACGCTCATACAACGAACGTTTATCTTCTTCACCTTCGGAACGGTCATCCTTCTTGCGGAAGGTACTGCCGCTGGATTCATGCTGGCGTACTGCCGCGTTGATCGCAGTGGCGAGGTTCTTCTCTTCTTCCGTTTCTGGAATGACTGCGCAGCACAACCGACTGAAGATCGTGTTGAACAGTACACGGTCGATGAAGTATTCCTGACTACCCACGGCGTCCACTTGCTGTGGGATACCGCGCTTGTTGAAAGCGAAGTCCACATACGTCTGAAGCTTGCTCCAACCGTACATGTTGATGATGTGTGGATTGTCCTTGATCAGACTACCGCACACCAACTCGCTGTAACCCGAACCCATTGTCGAATCGAAACGACTCGTCAACGAGAAGATGATCGGATAGATCACGCGCACAACGAAAGTGAACTTTACCAGTTCCTTATAGTCGTACTCAGTAATCGTGGTCTGTGATGGATAGTCGCCTTTACTGGCAGCGATGCTCAGTTCAGGTGGAACCACCATGTGGCCAGAGTACTGGATAAAAGAACAGAACTTAGGAACGTCAATGAAGTCCAGAATCGCATCGGTAATCGGTTTGATCTGGGTCAGTTCTAAGTTGTAGTCCTTGAACGCTGGGCTCTCTGCAACAGTGTGAGCCTTCTCGAACAATTTGAACAGTTCTTGTTTACGCTCGGTGTCGAAAGTGCTCTCGACGTACTCGTTGAAGCAGCTGAAAAGATTAGGCTCAGGAGCGTCCTTCTCTTTAACAACGGCCTCCAACTTGATACCGGCGTCACCATTGAAGCGCAGAATGTGTTCGTTCAGGCTAATAATGATTGCTTTTATAGTCTTTTTAGACTTCCGCTTCACTTCAATGTTAAACATTGAGATACTCCGATTGATCAATTCAACCTAGTAATATAGGTTTGTAAATCTTTGAGGAGGCGTAAATGAGGGGAGGAAGGGTTGCCCCCTCCTCCGGTCATTTAAAAGGGTTTAGAACTCAACGTCGTCGAACGTGTCGTCGAAGCTGCTGTTACCACCACCACCACCGCCATTGCTCTGGCCGCCGTTGTAGTTGTTACCGCCGCCACCGTTACCTTGACCTTCACGCGGAGGACGAGGTTCCCAGGCTGCGCGTTCCATGTCATTCAGAACGTTCTGGTGGAAGTTGACCCAGGCACGAGCCGCCCAACGCGACATGGTACCTTTGTCTTCGACTTTCTCGCCAGCTTCGTTCTTCATATACAGCACGGTGTCGTTCGGACCGCGGAACACCAGAGGTGCCTTGAAGTCGCCCTTGCTGTAAACGAGAGTGATCACGCCGTTCGCATCACGGATGATGGTGAACATGGCTTGAACGATCGGGTGGTCGGAGATCTTGCTCTGACCGCCGGACTTGATGAACTGCTTCTTCTGGATCACCATTTGCTTGGTGCCGAAGTTTACATCGTTGGTCGCTTGTAGAACGGCTTCGAAAAGAGAGCCGCGATCAGAGTAACCCAGTTCCACTTCCTTGTGGTTGGTTTTCTGGTCACGGTTGAAAACGCCGTCGTTGATTTTGAAAACAATCGCCCCGTTATTCTTCTGTTGGAAGACACCTTGCGCGGGGTACTTACCGCCCGACATTGGCTGAAGAGTTGACGGGTGCGGTTGACGCCAGTCGTCCAGCAGAGTCTTTTTACGCTGGTTGTTGGTGCCTTGATTCATGGAGATCTTCCTTAAAATTCGAAATTGTTAACCAATATAGATAGGTACTCAGTGGAATTAAAGCATCTTCAATAAGCCTGCTTTATCCACCCCCTGAGGCAAACTGCCAATGTTCGACCGCACACGACTCATGGTAGTAGCCGACGTCCAACCGTTGTCCAGCGCGAGCTTTTTGACCAACGCTTTGATCCCTTGTGACGACGAAAAGAAGTCAGTCGACTTATCACCAAAGACCTGAATGGTGAGTTTGTTAAACGGCATGTAAAACAGTTCCTCACCTCCTGTCAATTTGGTGTACCACTGGGTGAAGGGTTTAAGCTTCCCTGTGTAGGATTCTAGCAATGTAAGACGCGCTACCGCATCCACCATAACAAGGTCGACAACATGATGTGTCAATACAATACCCTTGCCTTTGAATGCCGGCATGCCAATATCCGTCTTCTGGATCAGCTTTTCGTACTTGTCGTAGAGTTTCTGTGCGGCACCCTTTGAGACTTTATCGTAACGTTTTTGGTTATCCGTCTTTGGCTCTTTCAGAGACGCAAGCGGGAACCGAAGCTTGAGCGAGAAGTAGGTTGGGTAGTACACGATCATCTGGATGGGTTTGGTCTGACGAGCCTTCTCCATCCAAGCGCCCATGATTTTGAGGTCGGCTACCACGTCTTCCACTAACTGGTCAGCGGTCAGCTTTTCTTTCTCTTCCTTGGTTTCGTAAGCGTCGTGTGCGTTACGGATCAAGGTATAGATGTTGAACAACGCCACATCAGACATACGGATCTGGCTAGCGGCGTCGCTTTGTTCGATGGCCATGGATGTCCCAAGTGACATCCCTAAAGCACCAGTACTTCTCATTTGAATTCCTCCAGCAGGGCAAGCGCTTCTTCTTCTGAGATACCTAAACCTTTAAACGTGTCAGCCATCTCAGGCCAGAGGGTTGCGATTAAGTTATCCTTGGTGATTGACACGCCTTCGTAGGTATGTTCATCAAAGAGTTCTTCGCCCACCAATTCTCCATCCGCTTTAAGGTTCTTCGTCTTAAAGCCGAGGTGTGGGTATTCCTTTTCGAACACCGAGATAATCGGGTTAACAACTTCGCCGGGTCCATTCGCTACGCGCACTTGTGCAAAGTGGGGCAGTCTCTTTTCCCGGATAAACTTGTGCAGATCCAGCACCAGTTGTTCTGGTGTGATATCTGGCTTAACCTTCAAGGTCACATAAGGGAGAGCTTTCTTATTCTCCCAGAAAGAAGCCTTAAAGGTTTTCTTCTTCTGATCCAGATCCACCACGTAGGCGCCTTTGGGATGTTCTTCACCATGAGCGATACGGTCAAACGAACCTGAACTGTGAACCAGTCCTTCTACCGAAGGGATGTGAATGTGACCCGAAAGGATCAGGTAGTTGCAGATCGACTCCCAACGCGCCCGATCATGCTTTTTGTGCATTACGTGGCCAGGCAGTTGGTGATCCCAAGTACCGTGAAAAGCAATAACGTCTACCTTCGTCAACTTGTGTTCATTCAACACAGTCAACGCTTTCTCCCAGACTTCATCAGGCGTCATTGCACCCATGTTGTCTGGAACACACAACACTGTCAAACCGTCCAGCTGCGGATAATGCTGGATCGACAGTGTGTCTACATAACGGAAGTCCATGTCAACTGGAGCGACCGTTTCCAAGTGCTTAGGTTGCCCCCAGTCATGGGATGATGTCCCTTCAAGATACAGGACGGCAACCTTGTGTTTATGGCACTCGTTGAGGAACCCACTGTTCCATTCCTTGACTCTAAAGAGATCAGGGTGGTTGGAATCGACCAAGCGGTCCATGAGGTCCCCACCTTTAATGACCAATCCCACTTTTGAGAGATCATGGTCCTTATAGTAGAACGTAGACAAATTCCCCAGAATGTGAAACGTGGGGGTTGTCTGGTGTAACGTGTGGTGGTCGGAACTCCACAGAATCCGCATCGGTAACTTTCCCCTTTACCCTAATCCTAAAAAATCAGCACTCCAATGGATCGTCCGACACTGCTGGCTTCTGTGCGCCTTGAGCAGTTGTGGTTGCCGGAGCTGCCTCCACTTTACCTTCGATGATGAACTCGCCGAGGCTCAGTTGGTGGATGAAACGGTACTCTTCTTGCGTGACTGGTTCGCCCTTGTGGTCGCGGTACAGGATAGGACGAGCTTTGGTCAGTTCTTCTTCCGACGTATCTTTGCCCTTACGGATGATATCGCGGATGTAGTAGATCTTCTGTTCTACTTCCGGGATGATGCCGTACTTGGCGAAGAACGCTGGGTTGATCAGGTCAGTCATGGTCAGCGGCTTGGCTTTCAGGCCGACTTCCGGGTCTTTCAGGACTTGAGCCACTTCCATGTTGGCGTTGAGGTTGTTCGCCTTCATGGAGTCCTTGCTGTTGACGTAGATCACTACGGCAGCTTTACGCAACAGTTCCCGGTCTTCGTCGGTCAGGCTGTGCGAGATCAGCGGCGGAACCAACAGCGAAGGCTCTACCTTGCCGGTATCTTCGTTACGCTTTACCACCAGTACAGCACGAGTGCCGTTGAAGGTGAACTCGAACCACTGCTTCATCGGGAAGTAGTTCTTGCCGAGAGCGTTGCCCAGAGCAAACGGGAGCAGCCACTTCTTGACGAACTCAGGTTCTTCAATGATGTGGCTTACGTTGATCGGCAGGTCTGCTGCTTCTTCCCCGAGCATCAGCTTGCCGTCAACTTCATGAACCTTCAGTTGGTCGAGCCAGCCGAGGTCTTCCTTGATCATCATGTCTCGTACTTCAGCGGTCATATGACTCATTTCTTCAATCGCTCCGTGTCTAGCACTTTATAAAGTTCACCTGTTACCAGGATTGTTTGCGCAAGGTCATACTTGACTCCGTCCACTACAACGCGTGAAGCCAAAATGAGCCTGTAATTGTTTGTCTCTCCAGTAACATTTTGTCGAGAGACGTCAACGATAACGTCATCGAACTGTTCCTCCATGTACGCTTTGAACTTATCGCGCATCTGAGAAACCATTTGTTCCGGGTTGCTGGAGTAGTCTTTGAACAACATGTAGAAATTAGGAACGTCCCCCAGAATCTTTCCCTGATTCTGTCGCCCAGTAAACCAATAGGTCACGTGTAGCGAAATAGCAGCTTCGACCGATTGGGTTTCCCAACCAGAACTTGTATCCATGGTCCCTATACAGAAACGACCCATGCGACTATCCTCTTTGAAAGAAAAAACCCTCTATATAAAGTCAAAAAAAAAATAACCAAGTAGGGTGTTACCCCCACCTGGCTATATGATACGGACGTCGGTTAATCTTCAGGCGGTTCTACAACCGGCTCGACATACGACTTCACTCGTTCACCGCGTTCGCTGGTAAGGTCGAATGTAGTGCTCAGACGATGATGGTCGATTGCTCGCCAAGTCTTCTGAATGTCTACCCGTTCACGGAATGGCAACTTGCCACCCAGTGTGTCGTTGTACTGCGTGTGGCGAAGCTGCGCTTTCTCTTCTACCACTGTCAGGTTCAGCAAACCGTTCATAGCGCGGCGATAGAACAAGTTGTCCTCGGCGACGCCTGTACAGAAATGGCTGAACTCGCCACCGTAGCCGCTGATCTCTTCAGCAAGGTAATCTCGCATCAGGTCAGGGTGAGCCATGATGTAATCCCGCATGTAGCCCTCGGCGCCTTGCAGAGCTTGAATGCTCCCCAAGTAACCAACAGCATAACGCGACACGAACTCACCATCTTCGTTACCCAGGAGACGCTTACTCATTTCCCATGCACGTGAGTTGAGGAAGTTGTCAAAGTTCTCCAAGGTCTTTGTAGCTTGCTGACCCAACCAACCACCGGCATTTTGCAGCATAGCGGTTGTGTTGTTTACGTACTCGGCGTATTTGTTAATTGCCTCATCCGTGAAACTACCTGAGATCGCATAACTGAACGCATTTGCACTGTTCATATGCTTGGTCCTCCTTAATTAGCTCACCAGTGGTGTTTGCATGAGCAATGTGTTCAGGTTCATCAAGTTAGTCGCTGTTTGACCGGCGTACTTGCTGACCTTGAATGGGGTGTTCTTGTCCAGCGTCTGGTGATGACCGAAGCTGCCATACGACTTGGCCTTGGACTCGTTGTCGAGCAAGAACAGTACGTACATTTGGTCACCGTCGAAGTCGGCGTTGTATTCACCCACACTCAAAATCGAGATCTTGATACTTTCGTCTTCGAGATCACGATTCACTTTCAAGAAGTTGCCACGTCGACTCAAGTACTCAATCGACGGGTTACGACCAGCTTGAACAATACACTTACGGTTTACTTCAACATCTCTGAAGAATGCGTCGATCTCAGGTACGATCTCGTACGCTGCTCTCGCAATCATCTTCCGTGCACCGATCGGGGTAAACCCTAAGCGGTACAGATAGCTGGTGATTGGAATCTCCAGGATGGTAACCGTCATCTTCCACGGCATGATGATCTCGTCACCATGGATGATACCGGTTTGTGAAGTAATTACCGAACGACCCGTGAATGGAACTGGGCCGGCGCAGACGTGCTTACGGTTGATACCGGGTTTGTTGAACAACGCTTTCGGGTTGTTGACCATGCGGAACTGGTCTGCCAACGCCACCAGGTTTTTGCCGGTGATGTCGATGTTCTTTTGCAGATCACGTTTAGTCATTTTGTAACAACTATTCGATTTCTGCGTATCGGCGATGGCGTGGTACAACTTTGCCGTTTCTGGATGGTGCTGGTAGGACAGAACTTCTTTGCCAGTCTTTTCCAACACTGTACAGTAACGACTTGGAACTTTCATGTAATCGCAGAAAGCCAAATGCTTGTAGCTGTAATAGAAGTCCAGGATCTGCTGGCCCTCATTACGGTATTTCGTCCAGCGAGCACCATTGCCAATCAGCAGGTACTCCATGATCCGGTCACAGTTGTCGTAGAACGAGTTCAGGTTGATCTCGTCGATATTGAGTTCTGTGAGCATCTGAGTCATGGCCATATTGGAACCATTGCGGTTCTTTTTCTGGGTGGCTCGGTATGCAGGGTCAATGAAGTAACGGGCTACACCAATCTTGGGACTGGGGTTGCCGATGGTGATGTTGTTGAAGAATGTGGAGAAGAAGCCGAGGTTGACAAACTTCTTCACGCCTTCGGGACAGCGCAACCAAATACGAGTGTCTTCGCCTTGGTCGAGGAACACTTCCGCTTTTGTACCACAACGCGGACATTCACGATCACTACCTTGAAGGTAGTTGCCTTTCATATGACCACATTGACACTTGGCTACCGTATCGAAGGAATTGCCTTCAAACTCCATACGGGTCAAACGACTGAGTGCTTCGCGATCTTCTTCGAGGTTAAAGTCGAAGTCATTCAGGTACGCATGTTTCAGACGACTGACGTCGTGCAGGTAGTTGTAATCTTCGAAGTCGGGGTACAAGGGTTGCGAGAATGCTGGGTCGTCTTCGAGCGAATATGGGAGGTTTGAAGCATACCCCATAAACCACTTCATCGGATCCAGAGCTTCCTCGCTGTACTTTGTCAGCGCGTTCACGGCCAACAAGTTACTCGGAGTTAATTCTGGGAATAGCATTAAAAGAAACTCCAAAAAATACAAAAGGGGCATAAAGGTTAGGGAGCCCGAAGACTCCCTAACCCCTATTCCGTTACAACTTCTACAGCTTAGCCGAAAGCGACGCCGCTGCCGAACACACCCATTGCGTTCAGGTTGTTCATGTTGTTGCTGCCCACAGAAGCGTGGGTGGCCAGGCCGGCACCTGGAGCGTAAACCAGTTGGTTCGGACGGAAGCTGGCGATGGTGTTGGCCACGTTCAGAGTACCGATCGAATCCAGGGTTTCGCCGATCAGAGCCATCAGGTTTGGATCCCAGACGCACGACTGAGCGAAGCTGTTGATATGGACGTTACCGTCGAAGATCGACTGGTTCAGTTCCATACGCAGTTTCTGGCAGCGCGCCTTGAAGTCTTCCTGAGTTTGGCCGTACTGGATGGACAGGTAGTTCATGATGGACTGTTGGCCACCTTTACCCTTGACGTGACCGAGCAGCATCTCGTCGACTTCCAGCGTGTTCAGCTCTTTGTTGCCGAGCTTGGCCAGGCCGTTGACCACGATCATCTGCGTGCGGTGCAGCGCAGGCTTGTCGATGGTCCAACCGGTGTTGTTGTTGATGTTGCGTTGCAGCAGTTCCGAGAACTTGTTGCCGGACATTGCGTCCAGGACCGCGACCATGGTGCGAATTTCTTCGGTGCGGTTCTTCGACGACAGGTTCAGCAGGAAGTTGTTCACCGACGCATCAGGACCGTTGGTCACGATGTTGGTACGGAAGGTTGCGTGCTGGCTGACGTTCTGACGGATCCACTGGTTCACCAGATCGGTGTCAGTGATGGTCTTGTCGTTCAGCTGCGGACGCTGACCCATGAACACGCCTTGCAGCAGGCTGTCGATGCGCGGCTCCAGAGCGCTCAGGTTGCCACGGCTACCAACGCTCAGCTTACGCAGAGCTTCGGTGAACACGTAGTCGGTGTTGGTCGACATCAGCAGGTACAGACCGAAGAAGTACGGGAACAGACCCTGGTTGTAGTTCATCATCTCGCCAGCGATAGCCGATTCGATGGTGATCACAGGGTGCAGTGGACGGTAACCGTTCGGGTACAGACCGCCGTTCATGCCCAGGAACGCCTGGATTGCATCGGTTTGTTGCAGGTTGCCACGCGACGCAGCCAGGTTGGCCATGTGCGCTTGGTAGGTGATACCGGACAGCTGCACGGTAGCGGTAACGCGGCAGATCTCTTTCGAGTTCGCCTGCACCGACGCCGGGTTGTTGATGTTGTTGATGGTGGAAGCCACTACTTCCATGTTGGCCGGAGACAGGGTGCCTGCCTTGGTCACACGGTCCTGGATGGCGCTGACGCGAGCTTCGGCGTAACCGTCTTTACCGAAAGGTTGCTTCGGATCTTTGAACGGCGACGGCAGAGCCATGTCGGCGGCAGGCAGGTCGTGAGTGATCTTCACCAGAACTGCGGTTTCCCACTGACCGGCCAGGTAGTTGGCCAGACGCGCAACGCGGTCTTTCGGATCGCCCGCTTCCGGGTGGTTCAGCATTTCCAGGTCGACGACGGTCATGTTGACGATCGCGACTTGTTTCAGGCCTTGTTGCTCGGCCAGCGCCATGAAGTGCTTGCGCAGGTTTTCGATGACGAACTTGTCAGCGTAGCTGGTTGGTACCAGCGGGATGCTGATCTGAGTGGCGCCCATGCCGCCGACGTTGTTGATGCGGATCGGCTCGGAGCTGATGGTCAGCTCTTTGTTGGAGAACAGCACGCCCATTACCCAGAAGGTGTTGTTGACCAGCTTGTACAGAACCAGACCAGGCAGGATGCCGGAGATGGTGGTGGTCATCAGGTCGATGTCCGGCAGGATCGCGAGTTGCGCCTGAGGAGTAGTCGAGCCCGACAGTTGTTTGTAGTTCTTCTTCATGGCTTCTGCAACTTCGCCGACCTCGATGAGGTTGCGGTTGTCAGCAGTCATGGAAGTGGTTGCGAACAGAGATGCCAGGCCGGCGATGTCTTGATGACCTGCGAGGGAGCCGTTCTCGGCAGCTTCGTTCGAGTTGTCCCAGTTAGTGCCAGTAGTTTTGCCGGCGGCTGCGCCACGTTTTACAGTCATGATTGAACTCCATCGTTCTTAAGAAATTTGTTTTGCTAGCAGAATCGCTTGGTGTTTGCCTACACACAATTATCCTTCTGGCGATTCATTACGGTGATATAGGGTTGAAATATTTTAGCCCCAGTCGCGATGAGAGTAAAATACCCCGTGATGCTATAGCAGCTTCAATAAACCCTTACCATTTTTGAAATCGCACTCCGGTTTCTCCAGGATTTCTCCCGGAGTCATTAGTGTGCTATATAATGACGACAAAATGAGAAAACACTGTTATGAGAACATTGTCCTTTCCTAAGCCGTCTAATACGGTGTATCCCCGGTTACAGTTTACCGATCTGAACAACATGCGTCGTCAGACTGAGTTCAACCGCAAGGCATTCGTCAACTGGGTGCGTGATCAACCTTTTAACGTTGAGAACGAACACCTGCTGGTAGGATTGCTTCAGCAGTTAAGCATCAATGCTGAATGGGATTTGGACTACGTGGTTGGTTACACTCGCTTCCGAGCGTATTCATTGTGCACCATGTTTAAAATTACTTCCCTCCATCACGTTGGTGAAGCGACGACTCAAGGTTTCTACCGGAACAACACCCGCGAGCACTGGTGCCTCATTGAGAACACCAAGGAATACCGCATGGGTGAAGTGAGCCTGAATTCCCTGCGACCTGTTGTACCACTCTGCTCGACAGTTGTCCAGCATGGCTATTCCCACTACCTGACCCGCAGCGATCGCAGCAGCAACGCCATCGGACACCTTGCAGTGATCGGTGTTGACTTGGTTGAGCTGGCGGTGGGTTGGTGGATGTATCAACGTTTAAACCGTGAGCGCGACACCGGTCCAGGTGCTTACGTTGCCCAGTATCCGTTCGTACAGGCTCAGCTGATTCACAACCAGTTGACCGTAATCAATATGCTGTATGAGCATGTGATCGACGGTATTCCTCTCGATGTACTGATTACTGCTGACAAGGTGGTGTTCACTACGGTGAGCGAGCAGAAGTATTACAAAAAGCTGCTGGAGTTCTTGGTGGGGTATTACTCCAGCCATCGACTACAGAACTTCGAACACTTCCTCAGCGCGATCGACAGCATCTATAAAGAAGAGTACTTCAACTACGTTCAAGCTGGTAAGAACGGGTTGTTTGCTCAAACCATGTGGATCTGGGAACCAGCGATCCTGAAACTGTATTCGATCTACTTGACCTTCTGTAATCAACAGAAGCATAAGGTCAGTGATATCAGTACTGTGATTGTTCGAACTGAATCGGAGCGCCTACAGAACTTCCGCAAGGTGCCGGAGAGTTACTTCAAGGGTTGGTTCATCGAGTTGTCCGACCAAGTGTCTCAGTTGAACAAAGAAAATTTTGCACTATAAAGGCTAGAGTACGGGCTCACGCCCGTACTCTAGTATGACCGCTATCAGTTGAAAATCACCTGACCAAGCAAACCACCTACCCATGCGAGGTCTTCACATTTTTCGGTATAGAACAGGTGAGTGGTTTTTACGCCGGGAGGAAAAGCAATGAACGCTTCTTTTTCCACCGTCAAGGAGTCGACGTCCAGAAGACTGAACTTACTGAACGTATCGGCTTTACTGACATAATCGGGATCCGCAGCAATCTTGATTCCCGATTCTTCATGGATCATGAAGACGTAGCCACTGTTTTTCTCGATGACTATTGTCTTGTCTTCAGGCGCCTCATCCTTCTTGATCCCGTAAATGTGGTTGAAGAAATCGTGTGTCACGACGATATCCGGTACTTCAAGACACGGGCAGCTGTTAATGAAGTTCAGCAGGTTTTGCATTTGTCCCGGACAAGTCGGGTGGAACACAAACTCGCTGAAGTTAAACCGTGTAACGATCTTGAAGTCTTCCAGCACCGTCAAATGGTTCGGGTGATGGAGTTCGTCGCAATCTTTGCGGTCTGGGAACGCCACACAGTCTGGCAAGTAACCCTCTGGATGGTTGCCAACTACCGCAAACTCCAACCGAGTAGGTACGTGCAGAAAAAGATGCACACCTTTGCTCGGTTCATGCATGAGCGTTTTCTTTAGGTTACGCATGGTTACCCTCACTCGTGTCGTTGATACCTTGAGAGAAGTCAGGATTAGGCATCACGTAACCGTCCGTAGGGATGTAGCCGCCGAACTTGCGATCAACGGCTACAGACTCTTCGTTCAGTCTGTTAATGGTCTCCATGTTCTTCTTGAACTCCGGGGTGTTGGGCGCGTCGCGACCAAATGCGTTGTATAACGCATTATTCTCCGATGCCAACCGGGCGATCACTTTGCCGTTAGCAACAACCCGGTGGTAAGCCTGAATGACTTCAAGCCATTTTTCTTTGGGTACTGTTAATGCCATGCCTACCTCAATGTTCGTCAGATACCAAACGAGTCGACTTGGCGTTTAGAATGAAGACGCCCAGCGATTCAAGAATGGCGTAAATGGATTTCAAGTTCTGCGTGATCAGCTGACGAGCATCAACAAACGGCAGGAACTCTTTAGGCACACCGCCAATACCTTCCATCATGTCTGTCGGAATGTAGATAGAAGTCAATCCATCTTTATCCTTGAGGAAGCTCATGGCTGCTGCTTTGAAGTTTTCATCCTCCAACCCATCGTAGAACTTTTGCAGTTTCTTCTTGCCGTTCAGATCAAGGTTGACTTTGTAGGCCTTATACGGCAGTGGTGGTGCCTCGCCGTACTTGGTACTCAGTACTTCCTCCCACAGTTTGTGGTAGAAGAAGATTGATGAATCAGGCGTCTTGTAAACCGCCTCATCCTTCACACTGTTCTTGGTTAACCAAGCCCAGCCTCCCTTGGTGATGTCTTCGTACAGGGCGCGCTCGATTTCCGCTGCTTCGTGCAGGATCTGTGGCGCGTCCAGTTTACCCCGGTTGTACAAGGTATCCAACACCTTCCGCATCAGCTTACCGGTAAAGTCTCGTACCAGTTGAGCAATCTTCACACCCCGCAAGTGAACCCCTTTCAACTCAAGCTCAGGCTTCTTGTTCAGAATACCTTCGACCATCAGTTGCAGCGCGTAGTAGTGTTTCGACATCGAAGTCGTTACGTACGAACCGAACAGATACTCGTTCTTCATGTTGAGGCGGAACAGATACTTGTCAGCCACGTTCATGTTGCGGCTGAGCTTGGCGTGCTGGTCAACCGCAATCGACCGAATGAAGTACGTCAACACGCCGTTGAAACGCAGTGCCGTTTGTGGGTCAGCCGCGTAATCCGCAATCACAGTGTCAACGCTGTAGATCACGGAGTCAGTGTCGGAGGTCATTACGCTTTCACGCACGATCTCTTTAACGTTGAAGATACCGGTTGGTGGAATCTTCGACTTGAAGAACACCTTGAGGAACTTCTCCCACTTCTGCTCAACCGTGATGTGGTAAGCGTTGAGGTAGTTGATAGCCGTCTTGGTTGCGCCTTCACCCAGCTTGGTAATACACAGGATCTTGTAGTCGCTGTTGGCTGGTTTGTCGTAATCGTCTTCCTTGGCGTTAGCTGGCAACGCTGGAATGTCACACCAATCGTTAAAGAACTTACGCATCAGTTCCGGGTTGGTAACATACAACCCACGCAAGTCCAAGGTGCACAACAGAACGGTCAACTCAAGACCGGTCAAGCCCGACAAGAACAACCGGATCGCGCCAAGTTTGGTCGGGTTGTTGAAGTAGTAGTGCGCGCAGTGGGTGACCATTTCCATCACTTGGTCAACCGTTGCGTAGTTCATACCGTATTCGGTAATCACTTCTTGCATCAACGCCTGATCGGTGTACTGTAGCTGCGCAATAAAACCTTCGATGGCCTTGTTGTACGACAGCAGCAAACGGTTACCGGTAATCAGTCGTTCGTTAATCAGGTTAGCGGTAGAGGTCAATGCACGGCAGGTACTGGTCAAGCTGGTATGCCCAGACTTGTTAAACAGCGGAGTACCCGAAGACGACATACCACCAGACTGGGCGTTGTTGAAGATCTTCAACGCGTTCTGGATTTCGTGAAACGCTACTTTGGCTTCATGGTCACCGGCGTCATGTGCCTGTGCCTTCTTGCCTTTATACAAGCGACGGAACTCAATGAACGCCTCAGTACCAGCTGCGTTTACTGATTGTTCTTCATCGGTATGGGTATAACCGACCAACGAAGGTGAAAGGTGCCAATTGTTCTGTACTACCGTGTTGAAGAACTCACGGGTAGCCATGACCATCGGAACGCGGTCACCATGCTTGTCTTTCTTGAAAACACGGAACTTCGCTTCCTTGAATCCGTTCTCGTTTGGAACAAACACCTGAGCCATCAAATCCAGCAGGTGTTCATAGTCGTAGTTGTAAACCACCGAGAGCATGTAAGCCGCTTGGTAGTGGTACGCTTTCAAGAAGTTACGGTTAGTTTTGTAGACCGGCTCTTGAAAAGGAGACTGGTGATCAGCGGGGTCTATCTTGGCTGGAACGCCCATAGTTCAGTTACTCTCATTCCAGGTCTTATTAAAGAAAAAAATAAGGTTGCAAAAAGAAAAGTTCAGACCACACCCTCTAATAAATAGAAGATGTGGTATCTGAAAACCGGGGTGCTTAGCGGGTGGTCTCGTGGGAGGTGTAACTGGCTCCCAGGTCGCGCAACGCTTTTGCGAGTGGGCCGTTCATCTTTTCCTGGTAGTTCGTGATGATGAACGTTTTGGTACGACCCTCGATTACCTTGAAGGTCGCATCGTTCACCCACGGAATACCGATCACTTCCATCGTGTCGTTCGGACGCTGGATCGCGAAGTATTTGTAAGCCGCCGGGTTATTGACGTTGCCTACCTTGTCCTTGAAATAATCGTACAAGTTGGCGTGCTTAACAGCAATTTCAGGATCCATCAAGCGAGCGGCTTGATAGGTCATATCTGGGACAATGACCACACAGTCAGTGCGTTCATCGCCGTTGATACCGTTGACCACCAGTTGGAAGTCAACGATGTCATTTGTCATCGGAGTGATGGCCATGGCAACCTCTAAATGAATTTTACTTCAATCTTGACCAGTGGGAGCATGTAGTTACGACCACTAACTCTTACGACAATGCCCGGTACATCCGTTACCGAAACAGCATCGATGACTCCCAAATCGTACTGAGCAAACAAGATCTCTGTCAGCACGGTGTCCTCATTAAATGGCTCGCAGGTCATGAGGTTAGCCACGTGTTCTTTCAAGACGCCGTGGAAATAGCTAAACGCAGATATTTCTTCGGGTTCGTCAGAAGCTTGGGGCAGCTGGGCCTGTAAATGACTGGCCACAGCCTGATAATCCACGCTGAGTAACCAATTCAGGCTCATCGCATTAAGGCTCCTGGTAGGAGAAGACAAAGGTTGCTACCGCGCTGTTAACCCGGCAGTCGTCGAGCTTGACGCTAATACGGTCACGCATCAGTTGCTCCACGATAATTTTGGTGTTATAGAAATCCGTCATCAGCTTCTTTTGCTCGTCTTCGATCGGATGAGTGAACTGATCAACGTAAGGGAAAGGCATAGCATTGGGTAAACCCAACATGTCGAACAGTGCACGGTAAGCGCCCATCATCTGCTCAACGTCTGTCATTGGCGGGATGGCGACGCTATGGGTAGTTAGCTTCATGACTAATTTCCAAAAGGATTGTGTACGGATAAACGACCCAGCGAATCAGTTGCCCCCTGCCCGCTAAGGTTCGTATGCTGCCAGCAATAGCCAGCATGTCCAAGCTTACCGCATTCCAAAGCATTTGAGCTGACAGTTCATCCAAGTCCAGCTCAGTAAACACGTACTCTTTGGTGATGTCTTCGTAAAGCTCATTCGCACGCCAGAGCATTACCAGCGTGGTCATCACCGAGGTGATCTCATCGTCAGTAAACCCGAAGAGTTTGAATTGAGCACGAAGAGTAAGGTAAGGTAGTGTGACAGTTTTGTTCTTCACTCTAAATCCCTCTCGTCGATTCCAATCAACAGATCGCCGTTCGATAAGACCCGAAACAAAAACGGGTGTTTTAATGAAGTGTTAGGGATAAGCTTAGCCACTTCATTGTTGATCATGCACGCTACATCTTGAGTTAGTTCGCTCAGATCATCTGGCAAAAGATAGTACCTGGCCAGACGAGTACCAAAAGTTGTATCCCCCAAATCAAAGGCACCGTTACAGGCGGTAAAGTAGTCTAATCCTGTTTGCACTAGGCTCCAGGTTATTTTGTTGTATCTATCGTTTCCCGAAACGTTCCCAGTCACTAGTCCGCCAACCTGCTTTCGCATCGTCTCGTACACAGGTAGCAAGGCGATCTGAAAGAAGCGGTGTTCTCCGGGTGGTCTCGCGAGTATGGAGTTTACTGAGTTCATTGATTGCGTCCATATCCGGGTGGTCGCTTACCATGTCTGTAACATGTTCTGGATCCGGCTCGATGGTGTTCTGTGCCAAAATTCGCGCAATCGTCTCATCAAGATCCATTTTGATATTGATGTGATGAAACGCTTTCCCTATTTGTTTGTACTCCAGTTGAGCAATAGTGCGTTTATCCCAACCGGCACCTTTTGCACGCTGACGCATTTCTGCGACCATGTTGAGAACCATGTCAGCGGCGCCCATCACTTCATAATCGTTTTCCAGCACTTCTTCCAACTGGACGATTACGTCATTTTCCAGATGTGGGTCGTTAAAGATCTCCACTGCCCCACGGATCAATTCGCACACCAAATGCTCCCGAACACTTACCTCCTTCATATTCGGGATCATCAAGTTACGTGCTAGGTCCTTTACATCAAAACTGATCATGTTGGCCTCGGTTATTAAAAGGAAAAGGTGAATAACAAATGGTTGTTATTTCGACCCATGGCTTTGACTTCAACCTGCGCGCTGGTCGGAATACCAAGTGTTACACCCGTCAGAGTTTCTTCCAAACAAGGAATAACTCCAAAGCGTGTTCTCACAATTCCCATCTCAGAAATGTTGTTGTAACCCAAGCTGCTCAAGCACGCAATAACGTCGGAACGATCTACGCGCTGTTTAAGCAACTCTTTCTCCGCACCAATGGCACGGTATAGGGTGTATTGTTTAAGATCGATAGAGAAGCTCGTCGACACCTTGTAGCTCCTATTTTGCGGTATTGGGTAGACATAAGAATGTAGGACGGGTAAAAATTCAGTGAAAAACATAATAAACCCTAAGGTAGGAGCGCTAGCTCCTACCTTAGGTATCTATCAGGGAATTGCTTTACAACACCATGCCCAGGCTGTTCGAGCCAGTGCTGACGTCTTTCTGCTTGGTGTAGTCGACAGCCACTTTGGACTTGGCTTCATCGACGCCTTCGATTTCTTCTTGCAACGCGGCCAGAGCGTCGCCGTGGTCCAGAACGATGTGCAGCTGGGTCATCTCTTTCGGCAGGTTGACATCTTTACCGAACACGCCGGTGGTGCGATACATCGAACCGACGAACATCGGGATGATTTCGTTGCTGGTACGGAACAGGCTGGCTACTGCGACCGGAGGCTTGCCTTCGAAGTCAGAAGAAGTCTTCTGGTCGAAGAACTGGATACGGCTCAGCGCTGGCGGAACCTTGCCGCGAGCGGAGTAGTTGAAGATACGCTTGATATCTTCGTAGTCCATTTCGGTGTTGCTGGCGTCGAACAGGATGCTCAGCAGGTTCAGGCCGCCGACGATTTCTTCGTTGACTTCGCCGCGGGTTTTGTCGACGGTGTTCTCGTACGGGATGTAGCACATTGGAGCGCCGAGCTGGCTTTCCGCAGTTTGGTTGGCGAACGAGGTCAGGCCGCCGACGGAGTTTTCTTTCTCGATGACCGAGGTATGATCGGAAACCAAGCACAGTACTGCAACGTGGCCAGCTTGGATCAGCAGACGAGCAACCAGTACAGCGAGCATGCTGCCGGTACCGCCAGCGGTGTTCGAGATGATGACGTTGTAGCGACCGGCTTTGTGTTTCTTGATCACGGCTTCAACGAAAGGGATGGCCTTTTCGAAGTTGACCGATTTGTCCTTACCGCTACCCAGCGCACCTTCGATGCGTTCAACAACGAACTGGTCGGCGCTGCCGTTTTTGTCGCTGGAATCCAGACCGATGAAGCGGGCGTTTTTGTTGCCCAGGGTTTTGGCGCCTTTCTTCAATTCGAGAGACAGGTTGATCCCGGTACCGCCACAAGCCCAGTAAGTGATGTCGGAAAAGTTTTCGGTGGTCTTAGACATGAACGAGACTCTCTATATGAGTACATGAAATTGGAGCAAAGCTAAATACTGTTCGCTTTACTAATCAAATAATTTAGGTCTGAAATATTCCAGTCCAGTTTTGTCTCCGGCATAAAAATAAACCCCAGCAGACCCGAACGAAGGGGGTGAGCCTGCCAGGGCATCTCAAGTGAGATAAATTGCCTGTAAGGAGAACATCACCGCCAAACCACCTGAGAACCATGGCCAGGTCAACAAAGCGGTACTGACGGTATAAGATATCCTCTTCGGGTGAAAAATAAAAACGCGAAATAGAACCTTACCCCAGCAACCCGAAGGAAGCTGGGGTAAGGGTGGGGGAATTTGTAGGCAACTTCCTCGTAGGAAAGACAGAGATAACCTAAACCGAAGAAGGTGTGAGCGGTGCTCCCCCTAACCTACTCACGAAACACAACCACAAAACGGGCGTAAACCGAAACTGCTGCGACACAATCCACGAGGTTCACATACAATGAACACTAGAGGAACTCCGCATACTCTTCGTTCTGCAACAACTCACGCAGATCGTTAAGTTGAGTACGGATTTCTTCATCGCTGCTAACGGCCGTGTTGAGGATGTCGCGCATGTCGGAGATAAGGTTGGACAAAGTAGCGGTGACAGGTTCGTCCTCGCGCCAATGCACTACCTTACCTTTCCATGCCTCCCAGACCTGTACACGACCACCGGTATGCGAGTCGTATTTGATCGCAGCCTTTACCGCATCTTCCGCTGGTTTGCCAATTGACATAACAGCGTCGGCCAATACCGCACCGCTACCGATGGCATATGGACCGGTAACAATGAAGATGTTGGTGTTGGTTGCATGCTCACCGCTCTTGTAATCCCAGCAGAGCACTTCTCCGTTCTTACCGACCGCCAGCAATTGAAAGCTGGCATCGAGGTCATCCATAACCGTATCGACAGTAACACCCTTGGCCAATTCCTGCTTGATGCGCTGTGCCAAGAGCGTATCGCCGCACAAACCAAAGGCTGCAATTTCCACGTTGTTGATGTACCACGTTACATCAGGGTGAGCGATAAAGAGTCGTCGCGATGCTTCTTGGCGACTTTTCTCATCTTCTTCATCCGATGAATGTGAATCACTTGCCAGGTTCTTGCCGTCCCACGCTACAGTTGACATGAGAAGTACCCCCGAGGGTTAGTGGGTGAGTTGTGGGGCTTTCTCCGACTCTTCCTCAGCTGGTGGGGAAGGGAGCGGATGCATGTCCCGGGTGATGTCTTTGATCAAGCTGGTCAATTGCTCGATGGACATATCGCCCACCTTGCTACCAACTTCCTTGATGTTGACTTCTGGAGGCGCTGGGCGGGTGCTCAGCACTTCTGGAATAGGTGGCAGATTGAAGATCTGCAAATCACCACCACAGCTGATGTCCAGCTTGATGGCAGCCTTAACGCCTGCTTGAGCGCGACCTTTCTTGCCGATCTCCATTTGGGAGTAAGCATAAGGCGCGCCGCTACCTACAGCCACCGGCGGATCCATTGGGATACACACTACGTCCTGCTTGCCAGTACGAGCAGGGTGACCGCTGATGACGTAGCAGGAGCCGTTCTCCAGAACACACAGAGCATCGAAGCTCAGATCGATTTCAGGTTGCAGTACCGAACGGTAGGTAATGCCCTTTTGCAGCATCTCCCGAACGTAAGGAATCGCAGTAGCGCCACCAGCAAACCCGTAAGCCAGTACCTTTACCCCGTTGATTTCCCAGTACTCGTCTTCTTTGGGTGTAAACAGTTTCTGGCCACCAGCAGGCAACTTCATATCAGCCATGGTCATTTGGCTGTCGGTTACCAATTCTTGGCCATCATAAGCAACTACAGTCATCGTTATTCTCCTTCGTTCTATTCAAAAGGTACGCGTACAGCAAAAATCGGTATACCATATCGCTATTAGTATCAAACTAATGATGTAGGTTTCAAATTCCCTGAGTGCATAATAAACCCTACCCATTCCTTTTCAGGGAATGAGTGTTTTAAGGTTTGTATTTATAATAACTATATTTCTTTAAGTTATTTTTTATTTTGTGCATAGGCCCTACGGGCCTAGGTAAAGCAAGAACAAGAGCAAAGCAAGTTAACTACGTTAACCAGTCTAATCCTCCCCCAGAGTAATCCTTATTCCGTTCCGTCTCCCGAAGGGATACTCCACTACATAAGTCTTACTCTTACCCCCTCCTTGAAAAAATCAACAATTGCAGAGGTAAGACATACAATACAAATCAGTTGAAGAAAAACCATGCGATGTTATGATCCCTTTAACTAACCATCGGAGCGTGTCTAGATGAACTGTGTGGATTACGCAATCGAGCGAGTGCAGAATAGTGATATCGACGAATACCTACTGAAGCTTGCTTTTGAAAACCCTAACGCCAACTACCAAGGGAACTGGTACGGTCAAGGGAACCTTACCACCGTAGCTCAAGGTATCCGCGAACGAGTGATTCACAAGACTTGCCTGCCAGCCAGTAACTGCAACGGCGGCAAGACTGAGTTGATCGACTTGGGCGGTTCCATGATGCGCGGGTTGGGTAACGGTTGTATTGAAGTCAACGTTCCTGAGATCACTACTCGGGGTGCGAAGATCATCAGCGTCACGGAGGTTTATCTCGGCAGCATGCAATCGGCTACCGGGCAACTCGGTATGGGCGTGAACGAGAACTCCACTTGTGGTGTTGGTTCTCTGAACTCGATGTTGGGCGGCATGATTGACGCGCTGGCTCCAAGTGCTTCGATGCAAACCACTTACACCGACGTGCACATGACCGGTAACAACTGTTTCGTGATCTTTGGTATCAACATGGGGACTTACTCCATGACGGCCAAAGTAATCCTGGAATACGACGAAGGCATGAGTTCGATTCACCCTCGTCACTGGGAGAACTTTGCAGAGTTGGTGGAATGGGCTGTTAAGGCTCACATCTACCGTGTCTGCAAACGCCCTACTCAAGAAGCAGTGTATCGCTCGGGTGTTCCGCTGGAAGGTATCCGCGATGACATCATGGAGTACCGTGATGCGTGGCAGGGCTACAAAGACTACCTGAAGGACACTTGGAGAGCCTGCATGGCTTGGAGCGACAAACAGGCGGTACATGAAGGTATCCGCATGTCGGTGCCGAGGAGAATGTAATGGGTGCTTTCCACAACTCCCTCTGGGATGACGGGACGGAAGTCTTCAGTCTCTTTGAGGGACTTGAGTCACACGTCGTATCCTGGAACCCCCTCTACAGCCATTTACGCGATGAGGGGCAGGTCGATGGTTTGGAGGCTTTGCTTCCTGGCGTTAACTTCGAATCGAACAACGCTATTCTGGTTGTGTTCGACAAGATGGCGACTTATCTGGACGTGACCCCGAAATGGGCAGCAGCGCTCCACAAGTACGTGTACAACTTCATCACCCGCAAGGTTGGCATGACCGACCACATGGCTTTCTTCGGGGCACCGTATCTGGGTCTGGAGAAGATCACCTTTACCACGGCTGACCGTAACCAGTGGTTCAGTGAGATCTTCGACTGCGATGAAGATGAGCTGCGGGAGAACCTGCACGCGTGCACGGCGATCAAGAAGGAGTGGGCAGTAGTAGGTGATGCGTTCAACATGACCATCCCTTACCTGCTCTACCGGATCAACAAGAGCAAGCTGGACGAGAAGACCAAGCACCGCGCGATGGTGGACGTTGTGTCCATGTATCACTACAAGTGTTTGACCAGTATCGTCCACAACGACTATCCGTTCACTGCTCGGAAAGAAGTCGTGCTGGAAACCTACAACCGCCTGAGTCTGAAATACGACATCAAGCGTTACGGTAGCTGGCGAGCCCTGATCGAAGCACGAGCCGAATACATCATCAACCCGAAGACAGGTATTCACTTCGAAGCCTTCACGAAAATGGATGACGACAAGAAAATCGTCTACATGGTTGGTGACATTCAGAACCGTCTGCGTCGGGCAATCAACGACATCAACAAAGTGTTCCACGATGTGAAGAACAAAACCAACATCGTGAAGGTAGAGGGCGCGCACGTTAACCTCCAAGACGAGTTGACCATCAAGTCGGTTTCCAAGGAAGTTAACCAGCACGTCATGTACCTGGACCGAATCCTCACGGAAGAGACATCGTTCTTCAAAGAAGAGCTGATGGAATATGCGGTTGGCGTCCTAGACGGTGTTCGGATGGACATGCTCACGTATGTTCTGCAAGAATTCCCCAAACGCTACAACAATCCTAAAAAACCCGAGTACAAGCAATTCGCTGAAACCGTGGTGCTGCACATGTTTGAATACCTGCACACCAATGGTATCAAGAAGAGCAATGTGTACAACGTGCTCATCAAGATGCGCGGGGCGTACGGGGCCAGCCGCAGTAACAACGACATGGTTAAGGTGATCCGTGATCTGGGTGACCAGATTGTAATTGAGATCACTGGTCGTAAAACACCACAGTGGGTACTCACCACGCGCACTGCCTTGAGTCTCTTCATGGTACTGCGTGTAATTTCCAAAGACTATTTCGAATAACCAACAGTAACAAGGACATCTCCATGAGCCAGGGCATTCAAGTTATCAATTTCAACGCGTCGACCATGCACATGCTGGGCAAGACGGAAATGGCGTTTAAGGGTGGGAGCGCCGAAGTACTGGTAGTGGCTAAAATGGCCGGTCCTGTAGGCGCGGCAGAAGGTGGTAACAAATCGGTAGAAGAAGTAGGTACTTCTGATGCTCGTTTTTACCTGAGCCCGATGATCGCGCAGACTGCGTTTGAAGATCTGACCAAGGGCAACAAAATGATGCCGGTATTCGAAGGCCGCACTGCGACCGAGATGCAAGAGCATCTGATCAAAAACGCGAAGTAAGGAAAGTGAACATGTCCTTCAGAAAACCAGCGGTTGGTCTGATCAGCATGACTCACTCGATGCTGAACGTGTTCATGGACAGTGGTAAGGGTCAACTGCCAGCCTTTGTGGTGGTTGAGCGTAACAAGAGCGAAGACGAAGACAAGCAGGACATTGATCTGCATGATCCTCGCTTTCGTTGGTTTCTTGATGCCAACGTTGCCGGAGAGTGTTTCACCGAGCTGACTGCTGGGCGTCCTCTTCATGCTGGCATCAAAGGTCACACGTATGACGAACTGAAGAACTTCGCGTTGGCGGTTGCGTAACAAACCAAAACCGGTCATAACCCTCCCAGCCCTTTGCGGGGCTGGGAGGGTTAGCCTTATGCCGCTCTACGAAGTTGCAGGTGTCGTTTATTCCGTTCCAGTTTAGCGTCGTCGATGATACTGTCGATCGTCATCAGGCGAGACTGTTCTGGTGGCAGGAGTTTAACGAGTTTACGGATTTCAGCTTCCAGTCGCAGCGCCAACAGGTTGTCGTTGGTAGTCAACAACTCATCGGTCAACTGAGCAACTTTGGCCTTCACCTTGCCCATGAACTGAACCACATGCGGTTCCATCGCTGGAGCAGCGCTAGGGTTGTTCTCGTTCAAGATGTTGCGGGTCTCTGTCAGAGCAATACCCGGCGGAATACCGTAAAGGGATTTGTTCATCCCCAGCTTAATAAACCAGTAACTGAGAAGCCACGCGATAACCAAGTCATCGTGCATTTTCTTGTCGTGGTCTATTCGATCGCCTCGAGTTTTCAAGTTGATCAGCTCGTCTGCCAGTTTCGGATAGTTCAAACCGTAACCGGTGTTGCCCACCGCTTCCATGATCAGACCATACAGGGTGTCCCGAGAAGTCTTGGTCGTCACAAACCCGAAGTGTTGCTTGTACTTCAGGTAGAAGTTCTTGGTGCGGTTACTGAAGGTAGTGCGGCGGATCTCTTCGTACTCGTTTTCATGGTTAACGGTGTCTTGATAGATCGCGTTGTAAATCCGTTGGAACGGATCCATGCCTTTAGCAGGCAACATAATCAGCAGACTGTCGATCATGTGGTGAGCGTAGTTACGCTCAATGACCAGCAAGCTGTTCTTGATTACGTCCAGCAGGTCCACCAGGATGTTGGTGACGTTATCCAAGAAGGTCAGTGCGTAGCGACCTACTCCTACCACCTTACCGGTCCTCATACTTCGAATGATGATGGTGCAGGCGTCCTTGTTGATTGCCGACGAAGTATCACAACCGATCAAGAAGAAGTCGTTGTGTTCCTTCTTGCTCATCTCCACCAGCTCTTGCTGCGTCACAAAGAAGTCCATGTACAACTGGCTGTCTTTGTACTCCTTGCTCCAAACCACCTCCCGCTTCATGTTGTTGATAGCTTCACGAGTTACGTCGTCAAACAGGCGGTTCTCACCGTCCTCTACCCACATGAGCAGCAAGTCGATCTTCGCCTTGGCCAAGCTCAAGCTAAGTTCGTCGATAACTTCCTTCACCCAGGTTTTGTCTTTACCCAGTTGCAGGTAGTTATAAACCATACTGACCGACGGAGACGTGGTCTCTTTCGGAGACGCCCGGATTAGGCGTTGTTTCAGATGGCTCTCACCGAACGAGTCGAAGAAGCTTTCACGCCACTCGGTTGCAGTCATCAGACGCTTGAACATGAAATCACCGCTAGGGTGCAGTGTCGTGTTCGGCGTAGTGATGTGGTTAATACCGTACGGCAACCCAGCAACTCGGCAGTTGCTCATTTCTGTCAGTGCCGAAGGCGCGCAACCGTCGATGATGGTCTCAATGAAGCTGATGTAAGCAGACTCATCATAGTTGGTGGTGCCTACCCGGAGACCCCGTCCCAAGTCACCAGCTTGCGCCTGACTTTGTTGCGGAACGTTAACGTACATAGTGTTGATTTTGTCTTCACCGAAAGCTTTGTACGTCAGGGAAGTACCAGCGTCCTTGTCCTTGTAGCTTGAGTTGATCAAGTACTTGGGGATACTGTTCCGAATGGTCTTGATGGCGTTGATGAACTGAGCGCGGTTGTCAGACTTCAGTGTAATCAGGTGAGAGGTGTAACCCCGACCCATGATGTACGTCAACCAGAAGTTGATTACCTGCACCGCCACAGTGTTGTGGGTCACCAAGAACTCATCGGTGATGTACAGGTGTTCTACCGCGTCCACTTCAATACACGTGCACTCGTCGTCACCGGCATACTTGATGTCGGTAATGAACAGGGCGTTGGTGGTGTAAACTGGTTTCGGTTTTTCCGCAAGGTAGAAGTAGTCAATAGCTTCCGGCAGGGTAATAGTCACGCCCGTTTTGGTCTTCTTGGCGGTACCGCCAAAGCTCCGAGCGAGGTAACTCAATTGACCTGTCATAGCACGCCCTACAGCCACGTGCGCCGAATCCTTCCCTACCGTAGCCCCAACGTCGAGAAACGCGTGGAGCAGCTTCTTACGGTCTTCTAGAGCACCTTCAAGGTACTCCGGCGCGGCACCGTACTCCGCGTTCACCGAAAACGGCTTTCCATCCGCTCGCCAGAGGATAGTGGCGTCCTGATTACCAGCAACTTCCACACCCATTGGCAGATTGACGTACAGATATTGAAGCTGTGCTGCATTGAGACCCTGAAGGTGGATCTCCTTACCCACTTCCTCACCTTGCAGTAACAGACCCAGAACATAAGGGTCGATTGGCAGCTGTTGCTTAGGACCATCCTCGGCATCAATCAACGGCAGTTGGAGCTTGGCACCTTTCTTTAGACGCTCAATCAAGCCTGAAGTGGTGTAGTCATCCCAATAAGCTTTGCCTTCATGCTTGTCGGAATGGTCTCGGGCTGTCCACAAGTGTTCAGTGCCCACATCGGTATAACGACCATCACTGGTGTACACGCGATATAGCCGCTTGGTCCCTTGTGGGTGAATGCCGATAACTGTTGCTTCATTGCCGTAACGGTCAACGATGGCTTCGCCTACTTGCAAGTCACCGATCTTCTTCCAGGTATCTTTAGTCGTGATGTTGCGACCAAGGTCCTTTGTTTTAATCCGCACCTTTGAACTGTTACGCTGCAACTTGCCCTGCTGACGAGGCATGATCATGTACGTGGTAACGTGGTTCAGGTAAGACCACATGAAACTGATGTTACCGCGGTTAGCACGAAATCCGTGAGTCGGACCCAGACGACAGACTTCTCGCAAGAAGTACCAGAAGTTGGTTCGGGTCTCCTGAGCGATCATGGTGATCTGCTCGTTGGTCAGCTCTTCGGAATAAGGATCCAGTCCTTGCAACAACGGGTTGTTCAGTTGAAGCAAGAAGTAGTAGTTCTTGATACCTTGGCGACGGAAGATTTCAGCAGTCCGCAAGAACGAGGTGTTTTTCGTTCCAAGGTCAGGGGCGGCGCTGTACAGGTGGAAGTCTTTCAAGAAGCGAACAGTCTTGATGCCCCACAAGCTGTCTTCGTTGTAATGAGCCAGCAAAAGCTCATCTTCGGATCGACTCTCTGGATCGATACGCTTCTTCCGATCGTCGATCAACGTCTTAGGGAGGTTGTTGCTTCCTAAGTAGTCGACCAACTTTTTTGCAAAGAGAAGATTCTCATTGTCAGTTGTGTCCATGAATTATAAACCCAAAGTGAACGAACTCATAGAAACAGTAACCCTAGCCAAACGGCTAGGGTTACCGGTCGGTCATAGTATCGAAATGGGTTACGGCAGCAAATCAACCGTAACAGCCGATTGACCGAGTTGCAGTTCAACGCCCGCTGCATCGCGGCTGACCCATTGGATGAACCAGGTCTGACCTTGTTGCAGTTGGATACCGAGGACGTTGTTCTTGTTCCAGTCGGTCGCAATGGTAAAGCGCCATTTGCGTTTGTCGACTGGGTGCATCAGGTAGAAGTGAGTCGGCTCTGGAGCTTTCTCTTCATCGAAACGGTTGTAGCTCGGCTCAACACCACGGTACATCGCCTTCAACCAGTTCTCGACCAGATAGATATCCTGCGAGATGTTGACGGTAGTGGTGATGCCTGCGTTCTTGGTCTTCGCGAACATGCCGCCGTAGAACGGTTTGTTCGGCGAGAAGCCAACGTCCCAACGCTTACCGGTGCCGTTGATGTCCTTGTACAAGATGATCGTGGTGTGCTGGTTGAAGATAACGCTTTCATACAGCGGCGACACGTCTTTCAAGTTCAAGTTGAAGATCAGCGACTGAGACACGCCGTACGACACAGGACGCCATGGTTCCGACTTGTCGTTGAACGTGACCTTGGCGGTAACGTCGAGCGCAGTCTTGCGGTCCAAGTCGTACAGGTAGTGCGACAAGCTCCAACCACTGATTGCCGGATCCCACACTGGGAAGGTGTAGATCTTCGGCGAGTAAGCACCTTTGACCGCGGCCGACTGTACCCGATAGATACGGTTGGTGTGATCCGGTGTACCCGGCTTCGGCATGTAAGCTTGTTCATTTGGCTGGTGTTTGTAGATGAGGTTGAGTTCACCTTCTTGCCCAGGCCAGGTCGGACGATATTCGTTCACACCGTACAGGCTGAAACGTTCACCGTTGACTGGGAGCGGCTCTGGACTGACACTACCGTCGGAGTAATGCACGATCGCACGCAGTTCTACTGCTGGAATCAAAACGTTCATCGGGATGATGAGCAGTTCTGGGTCCATGGTGTTGGTGAACCATGGCGACAGCAGTTCGACCTCGGTCACGTACTTGGTACCGATCTGGTGGTCTTTCATGTACGAGCAATGCTGAACCATCAGCGGTTGAGCAGGTGGAATGTAATCACCGCCCTCGTCGTAGAACACCAGCCAGCAACGAGTACCGTCTTTCAGCGCTTCTTCGTTCATGGTGACACTGAATGGACCAGTGGTCATGATCGAGACGTTGGTGCGGTCGACGATTTCAGCCAACTTGCATGGCACCTTGTTGGTGGTCATGTTGTTGGACTTGTCGTACTGAGCACTGATGATCGCCGTTTCAACAGCAGCGCTGCCGAGGAACACTTTGGCGTAAGCAGCACCCGGACGCATGATGGTCGCGTCAACACGAGCCACGTTTGGGCGCACGCTGTAATCGATCGACAGCAGTGCTTCACCGGCCATTGGACCACCACGCAGGCCGTAGATCCAATCCTGCTCAGTAGTCGCGTCTTCGTTACCGTTGATCAACGCCCAAGGAACAAGCGTTGCTTTTTGGGTAGCCTGACTATCGACGTGAGCCACCCGCAGGATCACACCGTTGTTGACGTCGAAGACCAGCCAGTTCTCTTTCGGCACGACGTACTTGGTTTGATCCTCTGGTGGATGCTTGTCAGGATCGAACATGTCCTCGATATAGAGGAACATCCCCCGCTGGGGATTGTTGGTCGTAGAAGCGGCGGTTGCAGCAATCGCGCGCTCCGCAGACGTACTGGGTTTATCATCGAACATTGTTGTTTACCTCGAAATGACCTTCAATCACACAAACTGAATTGAGGTAACTGGCGTTGACTTGGCGGATAAAGGCCATCTCATTTGCAGTCACGGTTACCAACCCGAAGTTGGCGTAAGGCATGATCGCAAAGTACCGACGATCAAACTCCAACGGAACCGGGTCGTACTTCAGCCACCACATGTAAGGGGCAACCTGTTCCCGGACGAACTGTTCCGTGTAACCTTCTTCCATGTCTTCCAATGCGGGCAAGACCAGCAGCCGATTTAGGATGGCGTTAACAATCACGCTCAAGAACGGGCTGAACAACCGATACTTATCCTGCATGTTTGGGATAACAGGATTAGTGTTCGGTTTAGGGAGATACAAGGTCAAGTAGTCACTGACCCGCTGGTCCACAGCACGACTTTCTTTGAACCCTGGGAAGTTGTCATACGGCTCGACGTACTTAATCGGACAGTAGACGTGTTTCACCATGTACGGGCGACCGTTCAGGTGGTTCCACAGGTTATCAGGAGAATGGGTCTCCGCGTTGGGTACTTCATCAGTGACATACAGAGCGCCATTGATGACTGTGCGAGTAACCCGATCTTCCCGCAGGTTGTAGCGAGGGAAACGACCGATCACACCACCGTCGACAAAGCCCAACTCGGTATCCCGCTTTGGCTTGGTCTGATCTTCCCAGAACTGGTGACCCCGGTAGGTAATGACCTGCGGACCATCAACAATGAACTCCTTGTTGAAGATGTAGCAGTAGCCGTCCTTGTAGATCCAATCGACGTTGTCGATCAGCGGGTGACCGTTGAGGAAGACCTCGGTGTTGGCAAACGAGATCGGGAAGATCAAGCCGCCATCTTCGTAGATCTGGGTTTGGGCGAACGCCAAGCTGTGGTCGATGTGATCCAACTCAAACGTGTACGCCAAGTGTGCCGTGTTGAACAACAGCACACCACGCTGGTTGACATGGTCCAGCCCGCGCCATACCAAAGTACCGTTAACGATACCGTAGATGGTTTCATCCCCCGTCACATCGGTCAGAGGTCCTTGGATCTCTTGAGCGTCGATGTTGTAGAAGCTGGTGTAGACCCGGAAGTCGTTCACCGCGCTGATCGGAATGTCGGTGTTGATAATGATCGAATCCAACTTGCGAGCATACTGACCAACAATGAACTCCACCAACTTGCACTCGGGGTTAACCGGGTTGTAGTAACGAGTGTTGATCCGGTTGTAGTAACCCAGCAACAAACCGTCGGCGTCGTATTCCCACGCACTGAAGGTTTCACGGTAAGTGAACGGAATCTCGATCCCGCGACCACCAGCCTCATATTCCACATGCAACGGCGATTCGCTGAGCACACGAGTAGCGGCGTTGTAGCCCACTGCCAGCTTGGCGCCCACCCGGTCCAGATTCTTCATCTGCTTACGGGTAAAACTCATGACCACACCTTTCTCAAGGTTTGGCGCAGTCCACTCAGGAACAGTGGCGCGATCACCGGTCATTGCCCGGACGATACCGACGTCATCCATCCGGTACAGATAACGAATGCGTTGATGTTCATGCGGCCACTGGTGTTCCCAGTCGGTACGGCGAACCAACACTAATACCCGGATATCCGATACATTGGACAAGGCTGGGTGGTATTCGCTGGCTGCATGAACAGCGTCGTCAGAAATACTGACGTCAACATGAGTCAACTGACGGATAGCGGTGATGTCATTTCGATGGAAGTACAAACCATATGGGGTTTTGCCCAGCAGGTAGAAGTCATTGTCATCGAAGTAACGGAACGTAAAGTCACCGGGGCGTTTTGGCGGATGGATGATCAGCTTGCGCTTCTGGTCCAAGTCCGAGTAAAAGTCTTTGAGGCTGGCGTACGCGTAAATCTCGGAACGAATCACGGTTGGGTCATGGAAGACCTCGACCACGTCACCCACTGCCAGTTTGGGAATGGTGTTGGGTGCACCGTGGTAATACGCGCCGTTATGGATCACCCCAGTAAAGCCGGCTTTGTTCTTGTAGAACTGATAGCGGGCAGTAAAGGTAGCCAATTCCGCAGGACTTTCGTAGACCATGGTCTCGTAAGCGTACGGGTTGGTTTGGGGTAGATCGACTTGTTCGTTACGCGCCACCGCGATCGAAGCCGTGTAGCAACGGAAGTACATCTCCTCACCACGGGCGATCGGGTAAACCTTGGTCTTTTCCAGAGCGATCAGGGTCAGGCCGTCATAGGTGGTCATGAGCCACGCTTTGCTGCGACTGTACTGGTAGCCCTTGGTGTTGTAAACATCCAGCTGCACGCCGCGACGTTTGCACAGGTCGCCCATGTTGATCCAACGATCGAGTGGGTTGCGGCGCAGTACGCTGGTGCGGAAGTTCCAGTACCCGGCATCGAGACCTGCTACGCTGAACACATAGTAGAACGTGTCACGCTTCGGCAACGTCCTCCATTTATTCATGTAGGTGAAGTTGTCGATGTCGCCGTAGTAGTCGCTGATCCGAACGGTTTTAACCTGGTACTGGTGGTTCTCCTCTGGATTACCCCACAAGTTGTCGGTAGCGTACTCCAACAAGGGGTTATCGGTGTCAAACCCTTTCAAGATCATAAGAGTTATCCCTTAAGGTCGTAAGTGAAATCAATGCTGTTCTGGAAAGTTTCCAGAGTACCCTTGTTGTATTTCGGATCGGTTGCCTGGCCGAATGGGGTCTTACCGTACTGTTTGAAAGTCGATGCCCCGTAAACGAATGCCGTCATCAGGCAAGGTGCTTCAGCCGAAGCGCCGATCACTTTGTTACCCAGCCCGGTGAACATCAACGAACTCACCAGAGCAATCATGTCTTTCAGACCCAGACCACGGAGCTTATAAAGAACCGGGTTAGCGCGAATCGCGACGGTCAGTTGTTCCAGGGTTGCCAGATGCGGTACATCTTCGATCACACCCTGAGTGAACTCTTTCTCCATGCCGAACACGGAACGTACGACGTTCTCGCCGACGAACTGAAGGTCGGTGTTCGGTTGTTCAACCAGACACACAACGTAGAACGCGAGCAGGACTTTCAGGGTGGTAGCTTCAGTGATATCCAAACCAGCCCGACGAGTGATCAGGTTAGTCAAGGATTCAGCAAAAGCCTTGGTGGTCATGAAACGCGCTGCCTTCAAAGCAGTGAAACGTTGCTCGGCTACGTCCTGTTGGAGGAACGCCGCCAATTTCATGATGGTGATGTCATTTGGATTTGTTGCACGGTTCTGTTTATCCCGGAAGGGACGCTCATCATAAACCGTGATGGTTTTGCGAGTGTGCGTCTGAAGTGTCACCGGGAACGCCAGAGCAGAGAACGGCATCTCCGTAGCGTTAGTCACTACAAACACGTTCTCCTTTTTAGTAGGGGTGAGGTTGTTGCTCAGGTGTAAGGTTTTAATGACTTCGTCAACCTTATGCTCAGAGCGCAAGAACTTTCCGACCGTTGTGTCATAGGCATTAATCAGCATGGTGCGGTTTTCCTTAAAATAACATGTTATGTGCCAGTTGTATATGACACTGTACGGCCCTGAAAATGGGTACATACGATTGCTTCAACCCAATTTTCCCACGAGGTTTCTCCCCATGACGGTTTTTTCTAATATCGTACCGGGTGGTGTGGACAACGGCGGCATCGCGGATCGCTCGATCCCGGAGTACACGATCAACGCTCCGTCGGCGCCGCTCCACCTTCCAGTCGTGCATGTCATCACCCCAAAAGGTGCACTGGCAAGCCAAAAAGGCACAGTCTGGATCGCACCCTCCAACTTCACCCAAGTGTTCGGCAACATCTTCGATGAGAAGACCCCGTACTACAACGCGACGGCCGCGCTGATCCAAGCTCTGGCCAAAGGCAACCAGGGTACCATCGGTGTTCGTCGTCTGTCGGTCAACGAAGAAGTTGCCCGCGTTGCGATGTCGGCTTACGTTCAGAAGAAGGTCCAACAGGACTACGAGCGTGACTCGGCCGGTCGCTGGAAGTACGACGCGGACGGCAACCGCATCGTTATCGTCGGCAAGACGTATGAAGGTGTTGAAGTCACCATCAAGCCCGACGACACCGCTGCGACCCTCGCACCAGGTGAGCTTCAGGTACGTACTATCGCTGCGAGCGGCGAAGTTCCTGAAACTGTGGTCTATCCTTTGTTCGAAGCCCTCGCTGGCGTCGGTGAAGAATACAACCGCAGCGGCCTGAACCTGGGTGTTCGCAACGAGATCATGAACTGGCGTTCGGTTTCCGAGTTCGTCCGTTCTACCGGTGTGTTCCCGTTCGACCTGCGTCAATTCGTTGACCCACTGAACGGCGAGCGTGCATACGCCAAAACCACTACTGGTCGCGACTCGGCGAAGTTCACTCTGTTCCCAACGGATCTGAACAACGTCCAGTACAGCCTGAAGTTCGGTTTCGGTGCTTACACCGGCACCAACGCCAACCGTCCGTCGAACCCGCAACCTGCGCCGTTCAATGACCTGATCACCTACGACGAAAACATCGACGCGCTTTGCCAGTTGATGTACGTGGTTGAAAAGGACCACAACGAATCGTTGGTGGAAGTCGGCACTGCTGACCAGTTCTACAAGCAGATGAACCCGTTCACCTGCACCAACCACAACGGCGCGCCGTACTACGCCATCAGCACCAACGCCACTATCAAGTGGGATCTGTCGGGCGCGGTGAAGGCTGCCGGCGGTGTATCTCCATTCCTGGAAAAGGATGGCAAGGTACCGGATTACGTGACCACTCCAGACGTACCGGATCCGTTCGGTCTCCTGGCTGGTCTCGTCCGTCCTCTGACTATCCAGCAAGGTTGGGAAATCAACAACAAGCTGATGGTCACTGACCTGACTCGTTACGTGAACGGCGTTGAGATGAAAGACGTCACCCGTAACCGTCAGTCGCTGTTCTGGGACGTTGGCTACACCCAGGAAGTGAAAGACCTGGCGATGCAGATGCTCGGCCGTCGTAAGGACATCATCGTGATGCCTGACGCCACCGTTTGGACTCCAGGGCGTTCCAACCCTCTGGAAGAAGTCTACTCGCGTGCCGGCATGCTCACTTCGACCCTGCGCATGACGCCTGAGTCGGAGAAGTGGGGCACCCCAGCAGCTCGCGCGGCAGTCAACCTCATCGAGGTGAAACTGATCGACGAGAAGACTGGCTGGTACTTCTCGGGCAACATCGACTTGGCTTACGCGTTCGCGTTGTTCGCCGGTCGTAACAACGGCCTGATCTCGACTCCGCTGTCGCCGGACCACGGTGATAACCGTATCCTGCGTCTGGGTCACAGCCCAACTATCGTCTTCGAAGAAGATGAAGTGGCTGCTGAGAACTTCGCCAACGGCCACATCAGCCTGCGTCCGTACGACTGGAACACTCAGGTCTACCGCGCCGGTCTGCCAACCGTTTACACCAACCCGGACTCGGTTCTGAAGGACCTGATGACTCCGTTCCTGTGCGTGTGCATGGAGAAGATCTCCGCTGACCAGTGGAAGCTGGTGACTGGCGATACCACCATCACGCAGGAGAACTACGCTGCGATCATGAAGGACAACATCGAAGCTGAATGCCGTAAGGCTGTAGGCGGGATGGTCAGTCAGATCACTGCGGAAACCTCCTTCCAGGAAGGTATCCCAGGTTCGCGTGCCAAACTGAGCGTTGCACTCCATGGCTGGTTCAACAAGGCCAAGTACATGATGGAGTTCGACCTCTTCGTCCATAACCAACAGGATCTGGCTACTGCGGCTTGAGGACTGAAAGATGACAACGAACAACACGAACTACCCTCACCGTACGGCTACCACGTTGCTTCCAGCAACTGATGCCTTCGTTGAGGCGCTGGACCTCCAGGAACGGCCGGTCATTAACGCCGAACAAGGTGGTCAGTACGGTTGGGCAGGTAACGTTTTCGAATACCTGACCGCGCAGCCGCATGTAAGCCAGCTTGGCTGGTGCATCATGTTGTCCTCGCCAGCCGCGTTCTCGCGGTTGCCGGGGGGCACCCAACTGCACTCCCTGTGCAAATCCTGGTTCGAGAACCGTTCGCAGAGCTTCGAAGGTCTGCGTAACTCGATCGAATTCAGCTTCGGCACCATGGAGTGGACTGGTCACGTGCTGTCCATCCCGACTGGCGCGACTCGTTCGCAAGGTCAAGTCAGCCACACCGGCTACGATGTTGAAGGTGAAGTCTTCACCAAGATGTTCGACATCTGGGGCCGCTGGCTCATCATGGACCCGGAACTGCTCAACGCCAAGATGGTTATCTTGGACGATCCAGGTCCGATGCTGCTGGACGACCAATCGGCCGCTTGCATCTACTTCGAACCGACGCGCAACATGCGGGACGTTGCTCACGCCGCGATCGTCGTGGGGATCATGCCACGTACCAACGTGCCGATCGAGATCAAGCGTAACAAGGCCGACGAAAACCAGATCCGTCAGATTCAGATGGAGTTCACTGGTCTCGTCGAGTTCGACACCCTGGCGGTCAAGCAGATTGCTCGCCAGATGTTGAAGCTGCTGCCGCTGTACAACCCTGACGCAGTTTCTGCGCCTGCTGGCTTCCAGAAGCGTTCTGCTGCTGTGGCTGGCGCGAAGTCGGGTACCGTGGAACGCATGACCGCTCAAAAGGCGACCGTGACGAACGCGAACTACATGGGCTAATCACCCAAAGCAAAAGTAAGCCACCTACCCCACCCCTTACGGGGTGGGGTAGGGGTTTATGCCGGTTTACGGTAATTTACAGAGTTTGCCATCGACACAGGATAAAGCATCATTCCCGTGGATCATGACTTCCCGGTAAATCTCCAAGTCCTTGGAGTGGGGGGTCTTGCCTGAGTAAGGTGGGTCGTTGCGTAGCAAGAATGCATCCACCTCCTCATCGCTATACGCCATGGGGAATACAATCTCCCATCCGTCGACATGACGGGCAAACCAAGGAACCACGCAACTTGGCCTGCGGACAATCCGTACCTTCCCTGCGTACATACCCAATGTAAAGCTAAAAACACGACCCTCGGGGACCTTAGTCAACGAATAGGAAATGCCCTTAGCTTCCCAATGACGCCGTAGCAGCATCAGTACGATCAACACGTAAAGAACCCAGACAAGCAAATTGGCTGCGATATCTTTCATGGTGATTGTCTCCTTTATGACGAATGACTTCCTAGCACTGATTTAATCTTCCGTTTAAAGAGAGAAATCTCAGAAGCGAAAACACCCTTGGCTGAATCCGAGATGGTCTCCCATAGATTACCAGTGGGTCCGTAGTAATCCATAAAGAGATTCTGGACTTCCTCCAAACTAGTACCCCGGTAATGACGCTCAAGAAACTCGTCATAGACTTTCTGGTAATTCTGATTAACCACATCAGTCAAGCGTTTGGTGTTGTGTACCACCAGTTGGAGGCGGGTGCGGAAAGAAGGACGCAAGCTTTGAGGATTCAGCGGTTTACACGACTGAGTAATAAAGCGTTGCTCTTCTTTACTGAACACCTGGTGTGCATGAAGCCTCAGGAACATCCATGCAACGCCCGGAGAGGCGTCGTAAGGATAAAGGCTGGTCAATGGATGGCCAGTCTCAAACAACGCTACAATCGCGTACACGAGGCTCTTGTCGTGCTCCGAGAATTGAGTTGCTTCATTGTTGATGAGCGCTTCGGCTACTTTCAGCGAGTCCCTCAAGTATTTGTGGTCATAGTCATCCTCATCGTTGCTCCTCATGTGTTGGATAACCACATTGATGAACCCTTCGCGGAAATACGGACTCAGGATTTCGTGGATCTCGCGGCACAGTGTCATATCCCTTAAAGTGTTTTCCATTGGCTTTGACCCAAAAAAATAATGGTAAGTGGTCGGGGGTGATAACACCCCCTAACCATCAGTCGACGATGGTGAAATTATCAAACAGTCCTTTCGCAGAGAAATCCACGTGGAACGATTTGGTTTCACAATCCCCATAAGCTGCCTGTTTACCATTTTGCATCTCTTGAACATACCCGTTGATCTCAGTCCCGCGTTCACGCGAACCCAGTACGTAATACGTCTCGGCCGTGTCAACATAGATCTCGGTAATGGCAGTATTCACGGCAGCGTGGATCTCAGAACTCGCTCCCATGTTGTTGCCGCTCTTGGTAACCACTAAAGGCTGTTTATTGGGTTCAGTTTTGGTCATGGTCCAAGTATCGGACTTAGCCTCTCTTTCGAGCTTCACTTCCGTCCCGCTTTTCAGCGAACATTGAAAGATCAGATCGTCTGCCTGAGCTGGTACAGCAAACATCACCAGCAAAGGAAGTACAACCAACAACTTCTTCATGCAACCTCCAAATGAGGATTAGAGTTCACTTGACTTCGTATATAGAAACCTCGAAATCAAGCAGCCGCGGTATTGCCCCAGCCAAACAGTTTATTCAACAGACCGTTCGACTGGGTTGTTACTTTGGGCTTTCAACTACCTCCTGAACGCGAGGTTGGTTGGTTGGGTGCGAACGGCGATCCATCCGGCCGTACAGGTTCTGCAAAGAAACACCGATGTTTTGATCGATATCAAAGTCGGTGACTACCAAGCTGAACCGTGCGATCGAAAGGAAGCTGCCACCCAGCAAGAAGTCCAGAGCAGCGTTCGCGTTGTAAACCAGCGAGAACGATTGGGCTTTGCTGTTAGGAGCGTGACGTTCGTAAACCACCACGGTATCCAAACCAGTGCCGACCATGATCAGTCGACGACCGCTTTCAGGATCACGCGATTTAACAACCTTACCAACAGCCAGTTTGTAATTTACAGCGCCATCGTAGTTGTCGCCATTGCCACCGCGCCAGTAGTCCTGGAAAGCCACGGACTCCTGGATACGGCCCAGAACGTTTTCAAAACGTTTAGCGAGTTCAAGACTTTCATCCAAAACTTTCAGGCTCATGATGTATCTCCTTATAAAGAAATATTAGTAACTAATACACCATGGTAATATAGGCCTGAGACCTTCTAAAAGTTAAAATAAAAACAACTACCCAGTACGCACCTTACGGTGCGTACTGGGCGTGTTTCATGGCTGGGTAACACTATGATCTTTGATGCCGTTGTTAACGACTCGACCCGGAACAATGTTGTTAAAAACGCTTTCCCCTTTGTGCAGTTTGGACAAACGCCGCAGTTGGGGAAGCATTCGAACAAATACTTCTTCTGGTGGTTGTGTGGCATCGATGACTTCATAACGATCTACGTCACTAGCCGCCAACTCCAGATATTTCTGACGCATCTTTTCTTGCATCTCAGCGCCGGCCCGATCGAATTGATCGTTATCCTTCTCCCAGCCCGAGATACGAGTCATGGCAACTTCAGCAGGAGCATCCAGCAGGAAGGTCATGTGCGGGTAACGATCAATTACCAGTTCATGGAGGTCCACCAGCTTGTGCATCTCTACACCGTTATAAATGTTCTGGTATGTGAAGGTGGAATCACAGAAGCGGTCACACAGAACAATCTTGCCGGCATCCAAAGCAGGCTGGATAACCTTACTCATGTGGTCGGCACGCGCTGCGTTAAACAGCAAGGCTACCCCCATTGGGTCAAACGGACGATCGTCCATCGGGAACCCTTTACGCACCAGCTCACGCAAATGCTCGGCGGCCGGAGTACCACCCGGTTCACGAGTCAGTACTACTTCAAAACCCTGACCGCGGAACAGGTCAGTCATCTTTTCCTTGACGGTGGACTTGCCTACACCACCGATACCTTCAATAACAATCAGTAAACCTTTCATTAGTCGCAGACTTCCGTATGGTTAGTCGGGTTTGATGTCGAATTCGAAATGCCGAGGCTTTTCGTTTTGCTTCAAGATACCGGCTGAACCTTCGGGGCGATTGAAATCGTAAGGTCTGCGCTCCGGTGGAACATGGTCATAAATGCGTGTCCCCAGTTTTTCAAGTGTCTTTGGATCAATCTTCATTTCTTCTTGGGTGTTCTTCATGACTCCATCCTCAAGTTAGTTAAACCGTAGGATGGAGTAATGTTGTCAGGTCCGCGGTGCTAGCTTCATTCCGCGATTACCTTGTTTGTTCTTCTGAGCCTGAGCGACAGGTGTGGTGCTGTAAAGCTGCTCGTACGTCATACGAGTATCAGCACAACACGCTTGATCACGTTTAACCATGGCGGCATGAATAGTGCCGCGCATATCCGCAATGATCCGGTCTTCGGAAACATAATGGTCGCCAGCGCGAAAAGAATCTTTGAACGGATGAAGAATCAAGTAGGCGCCGTCGTTGGATAATTCCGCCACAGGTTGAGGTGAGTTCGAGAATAGGTAGAAACGAACCCGGTAAGGGGCTACGTCATACACTACTGTCGTTAATTCATTCACGCCAGTGGCGAACACGGTAGTGATCGGATAAGAGCGGATAACGTCCATCAGCTCTTTGTAAAGAGCTTCTAACTCTGGAGAACTGTTTTTCGTGCGCATGTTGTCCTTAACCTTCAATCAGTACATGAGGAATGAAACGCTCATTACGGACACCCAGCACCGGCGAGTCAAACTCACGAATGCACAACGTGGACGCCGTGGCTTGTTTAATGGAGTTGTAATCAGTAGCTTGGTCAGGAACCATGAACATACCGATAATAAAGTTGTGACGACCCTCTACTTGATATGGAGGGGTGTAAGCCTGGTACACTTTGTCATCGTTGTAAGGACCATCAGTGCTGAACTGCACCGAGCCATCGGAGTTGTAGATATCCACGTTGGTGGACATACGACCGACCTTTGGTTTCGAAACGTACTGCTCGCCGCGGGCTTGGAAAATATCCGCACCATCAACATAGGTTTCGATGGTTGGCAGGTGACCGTACTTGTTAGCAAACACCGAGTCGGTCTGCATCAGGTTGGTAACATACGCCCAGATACCTTTGTTGGAAACAAACCAGCGCCACGCCGGTTCCAGCATGGTGGTGTAACCAGCCCAGTTCTGCCACTCTTTGTAAGCTTGCGGGAATGTGTCGACCATCTCTTCCCACGGCACCAGCGCAAAGATCACCGACAGATGATCATCGCCAACAACAAACGGGTTAGTCTTGTTGTTGAAGTCGTACTCGATGTCGTGAACATCGGCAAATAGACAGGTGTTATGTTCACCCATGACCTGTGCGATGACTTCACAAGTAGCGGTGTCTTCGAAGCACTTGCTCTCGTGAATAACCGCCGCCGTCCCAGGAATCTCACCCATTTCTTCAAACAGTGCTTGCAGATTTGGGTAGAAGCTGTTCAGTTGCATTTCGTGTTCGCCGGTAATCGCTTTGCACACAGCGTTCTGCACAGCTACCGATTCAAACAGCATGGTCGGTGTGTCACCGTTGAATTCGTAAATACCGGTAACAGACTCAGTCACCGGATCGAAAGCGGCGTCAAAGCGGCCGTAGATCGCCTGACGGGCACTTCCCATGTCACGGTAGGTGAACTTGGCGTAATCAATGAAGTATGGATGCTTACGCAGGAAATCACAACCCATGTAACGCATGATGGCGTCGTTGGACAGGTTGAACAGACGACCCACGGCTTCAACCAACATGGCGTAGGCTTCTTCGAAGACCGTTTCGATCTGCGCGCAGGAACTCAAATGCAGGTTGTACACCGGCATGTTGGCGCTGTGTTCCAGAGGGAAAGCGAAGTATTCCTTCACGTCCTCAAAGAACTCGCCGTCGGCTTGCGATTCAGGCTTTGGCATCTCGCGGTAAAACGCTTGAGTCCAAGGCAGTTCCTCGATCATCAGTTTATTCAGATCGAAGTTGATGTTGTGGTAAGTGCAATGCATGGAAAATTTCCTTATAAATGAAAGGGTTACGTATTAGCCGCCTGAACTGCTGCTACCGTGGGAAGACGCACGGGAACTGCTGGAGCTGGCCATGACTGCCTTTGCACGCGAGGCAGCGGCTGCCTGATAAGTAGCCGGTGCGCTAGTAGGGGAAGAGCGCCACTGAGAAACACGGCTGGTCATGTTGGAACGATAGTTCGGCGAGGAAGTCACGGCCGAACGGTTGTTGTTCATCAGCATGGAAGTGTACGCAGCGCTGCCAGTGTTGCGGCGTTTGCGGCGTTCTTCTTCGTCATACTGTTGGGTCATCAGTGGACGGTTGTTCTGTTGGTATTGTTGGTAGCCGCCGTTGCCGTTCATCATCTTGGCCAGAGCATAGCCACCGAGCGCGGCGGCACCGACACCAGCAACCATCGGCCATACGGAATCGCTGTTCTGACCACTGGCTTCTTCACGAACGACGTGCATTTCTTTCTGACCGTTGGAGCCGACGGTGTAGTACACGTCTTTAACAGATGGGTCTTTGCTTTGCAGTTCACGCAGCGCAGCTTGCTGATCTTTCTCGTCTTCCGCCAGTTGTTGCCGAGTAGCTTGACCAGCCTGTTCGTTGATATACGCTTGTTCTTCTTCGTAGTCAGGCTGATCGTCACAGCCGGTCAAGAGAACCATAGCAGAAGCCAGAACTACCATACTCTTTTTCATTTAGTCTCATTCCTAACGGTAGGGAAATATCAAGTTGCGCAATAAAGGCAGCGGGCCGAAACCCGCTACCCAAGGATTTACAGCCCTGCGACTGCTTTGATGGTGCCAACAACTTCAGCGATGTTCTGAATGATCATTGTCGACCATGGCTCGAAGAACGCGCCTTCAGAGATCGACTGAACGCCATTCACGTGATCCAGCAGCTGCACCGCGCTGGCCCAGCCGATTGCCGTGTTGTGTTCTTCCTTCATTTCGAACGTGGTGTCCGAATAAGGAATGTAGGAAGCGAAGATCGCGCCGAAGTGGATGTTGCCGACGAACTTCGGATCAGGCTTGCTGTCCATCACAAACCCGATCGGGTAAGCGTTGTCAGTAGCCACTTGCTCCAGCGCTTGGCGTACTTTGCCGTTGTGCTCGTCGCTGTAGGCTTGGGAGGTCAGTTCTACTTCTTCACCGAACTCACGGCCCAGATTGTGGTACAGGGTTTCGGTCAAGCAGATGATTTCCGTTTCCAGTGGATCACGGTCCTCATCAACAGTGAAATAGTTCTTCACGTCAAAGTTGGTTACGTGGCCGGCCGGAGCCAACGACAACTTCATGGTCAATTGGCCTTCGTTGTTCAGCTTGTTGCGCTGATAGACCAGGAACAGAACGGTGCCGTCGGGCGCAAACTTGTAGGGCAGGTTGTACGCGATCGCTTGGCGCAACAGGTTCAGCTTCTGGTTCAGAGAACGAACCGAACCCATCATACCGCCGTCCAGCTTCTTCAGGAAAGCCTTGGCGGTGCTAGGGTCCATGATAGTCGCTGCGTTGTCCTTGATGTGTTCAGCCATGTAACCGGCGTGCACGCCGTAAGTGAACTCAGCGTTTTCTTCGAACTTTTCTTGAATAGACATGAGTCGTCCTTTAGTGCTTGGTTTGAGTGGCGGTTGCCAAAGAGATGCGAGTTGCAATAGCATCGCCAATCAACAGCATGGCTTTCTCTGCATCCTTGCGACCGAAGATTTCAGGTTGTTTCAAACGCAGTTCAATACCGGTCTTGGTACGGACAACCGACGCCAATACAGAGTCCAGCTTGTCTTGCCGGGCAATGTTGAATTGACGGGACGAAATGCGCTTACCCACCTTCTTCGGGAAATAGACGAGAATGACCGGGGTATTCGGGTCAGACTGTAACGCCATTTCAATTTCAATGTTTTGGTCCATGAGTAGCCTAAGGCAAAAAAGAAAATGCGGAATAAAAGGACAGTCAGGTATTACCCCAACTGTCCTTTCTCATTTGACCGGGCTTGGATTAACCGAAGAGCTTGGCCGCGAGTTCCTGGCTGGAAGTACGCTGAGTTTGCAGCCATTCGGCCGCTTCTGGCGAGTGAACGTAGTCGACGGCGGTGGTAGTTTGACCGTACAGGAATTCTTCGCCGACTTGTTGCTTGAGGTGGTGCTGGGTGTTGATGCTGAGGGACCCCAGGTTCAGGGTACCGTCGACGGTGGTGAGCTTGTTGTTTTCTTCGAACTGCTGGCGAGCAACTTGCGCGTTGGCAACTTCGACTTGCGACGACAGGTTGTTGATGAAGTTGACGTGGGCGCCGAGGGAGTCAGGAGTGACGCCTTCCGGGTATTGCAGTTCGTCGGCATTGAACACGACGTGAGCGGTCGCCTTGTTGAATTCGGCACCCTTAACCAGGCTATCTACACCAGCTTGCATTTCTTCGCCGAAATCGTTATTTACAGACATGTTGACCTCTTCGTTCTAAAAAGTAATAAGGTGACCAGTTAATCAGGCAAGCAAGGCGAGTTTGTTACTCACCTCGTCAGGTTGTTCCTGATGTTGGTCACCCTAAGAATATAGGTTTGAAATATTTTGGCTCAAACCCGTTGGTGTTACTGGAGTGCGCCGGCGTTGCGTTGAGCTTCGTACACGGCTTCAACTGCTTTGTAAGCCTCTTTGTACTCTGCATTGTGCTGGCAGGCGTAGCCGAAAGTCATTTCCAGCAGATCAACACCTTCGACCTCAGCATTCATGTAGGTTTCCGGCTCGCTGAAGTAGGCATCGCCTTGGCGCAACAGTTCGGTGTACAGCGCAGCATCGACGAGGTTGCGTTCAGTCAGCGCAGCGATGTACAGAACCAGATCACGGTAGACATAAGTCGGGTCATCGACCAACTCGTCTTCCGCGTGGGACAGGTAGGAAACCACGTGCTTGGCCATGTCGAACGTGGTGGTAGCCAGAGCGGCGTCCAGCAACACGCTATCGATGCCAATGATGCGACCGGCCACTACACGGAACAGCTGTTCGTTGGTTTTGTAGGTGCCGACGGCGATCCGCTCGATAATCGCTTTGGTCAAGGTGTTTTCAGCGGTCAGCGTGTGTTTGGTCCACGCGCTTGGCTGAGTACCCAGACTGTTCAGGTACAACTTGACCAGTTTGTTGGTGTAGCTACGCACCGAGTCGGTCTTTTCGCCGCTGGTCAGCACGCCATCGATCAGGTGGTCGCCGGTGTTGGCGTTCTTGTAACGCTCCCAGTCGACTGTCGAGAAGTCGTACAGCGCCTTGATGATCTTTAGGCCACCCAGTGCTTTGCGCAGCTCCATGACGTTGGTCATGTGATTCAACTGTTGGTCTTGCATCTCTTGCTCTCCTTAGTAAAGCGATTTTCTTGCGTCAATACCAATAGCTCAGGCTGACATAAAAAAGTGTGGGGTAATACCCGAGCCTGGGGTTGCCCCCAGACCCAGGTATATGATTACCACTTAACGGAAGATGTCCAGCGAGTTGCTCGTAACCAATTGGATACGGGTTTCCTTGCGTGGAGCATTCTTTTTCAGCTGGTCCAGCATGTGGCGGACACGGTCGAAAGACTCGGTGCCTTGGTAACGCTGCATCACTTCCGGCGCCTTCATCTTTTGATCACACACGAAGAAGAGTTCGTCCAGAGTGGTGTTGGTAACCGAAGACTCCAGATCCGACGGCACGTATGCCTCCAGAAGGCTCTCCAAGCCCGCAGACAGATGTTTGCAAGCGCGGTAGATACCTTGGTCGATAACGGCGTCGTACGTGCTCCAGTAATCCACCTCGCGGTTCTTGTCGCCGAGCTTTTGAGGCTTGGTAACGGTGCGGATGGAAAACGCGGTGTTGACGTCAGGGTTCGGGAGACTCATCTCCAAGAACTCTTTCTTCAGACCGAACGGAATCACTTCGATGTCGTTGTAGACCGGGCCAGTGTCACCGTGTTCCATGATCCAGTGAATCTTGCGAATGTGACCACAGACATTATCCATGTCGATGGTGCGCAGACGGTTGATCCACTCGAACAGATCAGTGATCATCTTCCGCACAACCTGACCGTTAACCAGCAGGTTGTAATGTTGAGGAGGATGACCCAGTTCACAGAAGACTTGACCCTCGTTTACACGGCGATCCAGGTCCGAGCCCTTACGCATACATTCACGCAGGTACTGGTTGATGCCGTAGGTCACGCCGTGGCGGTTGGGGATGTTGAAACCCCCAGCGTTGATGCGGTAGTAACCCGAACCGTCAGCCATGGGTTTGAGGTTGCCCTTAACCTTGGCACCCCCGAGGAGCGTGTTTTCGAATGTGATGATGTCACTCATCGTGGAACCCCTTTGACGACTTGTTCCAGGTCAGTCACTTTTGTATCCGGGTTAATGATAGCGGCCACCGTGTTGTCTTGCAGGTAACCACCAGTGAGGAGAGAGAACGTCCCGTCGATCAACATCGATCCATTGTTCAACCCTACGATCACCGGAGGCCGACCTTCCAACATGGCTTTGCTGTTGCGATACGCGTTGTCCAGATTGTCAGGATCCCGCATCATTAAGGAAGCATAAATCCGCATGTGCTGAGGCGTGCTACCCATTTGACCGCCAGACTGCTGAGCAGCGTGGTCGTACAACGATGTGAAATCCTTATCGGACATGAACCAAGGTAACTTGGCGTACAGGTCGAACTCCATGAAGTAAGAGTAGTTCTTGTTGGGGTCCTGAATGTAACGCAGGTTTTCAATGAGAGTATCACCCTCTTCAAATTCCATGATCACATACTGAACACCATTAATCGCTGCCTCACGAACACCCATAGGTGCCATGGTCACGTCCACCAGTGCCAACCAGGGGGAATAACACTCCCCCGGTATCACCAAACCAGCCACCAACGTGGTGGTCACCTTATCCCCGATGATCGCCATACCGTTTTCGGTAAAACGTTTCGGGATGTGGATTTCAATGAGACGATTGGCGGTAACCGAGTAGTCTTCATTGATGGTGTAGGCTTTGCGGATCTTCGCCCTGTCGCGCTTCAGACCACTGACATCCATACCGCTTATGCCAGCATCTTGGAGGCGAGGAACTCGATCAGCGCGCCGTGCATGCGCTCACGCTTGCCGTGCAGGTTGTCTTCGACTTCCGCAGTGACGAAGGTCAGCTCCAGGATGTCGGCCGCCAGCTCGCAACCCAGGAGGCGCAGGAAGATCGGCACCAACTTGGTTTTCAGCACGGTGTCAACGCAGGTTTCACGGTACGGGTCAGGAGAACCGTCAGAGGTGATTGCCACTTCGTTGTCGAAGGTGCGCTTTTCGTTGGCGAACAGGTAGTAGAGCTTGTCGATGTCGCTGGTCAGAGCTTCACGGATTTGCGTCAGTACCGAAGTGTCGCTGTCGCCGCTGGTGCGCACCAGTGCTTCTTGAGCCGCCGGGTTCTCGTTGACGAACTTGGCAATCGCGCGCAGGGAGCTGCTAACGAAGTACTCGTAGGACTTGGCATCCAGCGAGTTGTGCAGCAGGCTGTGGTAGTTACCCAACACTTCCTGTACCTTCGCCTTGTTGCCCAGCAGTTCGACCAGACCCAGCGATTCGCCAGTAGCCAGACGGCTGTACAGCGCAGCCAGAATCACGTCAGCCAGAGCGACGCCGTTGGCTTCGGCTTCTTTCACACACTCGTTGGTGAAGTAAGCAGTCACGTCACCGGAAACCACCTTAACCACGACGCCCAGTTCTTCGTTGGGGGTGTAGTCAGACAGCGACGGGGTAACGTTATCAGCCACCACCAGTTTACGACCACGATACAGGTTCATGGTCGACTTGAGGGTGATCAGGTAAGCAGTCAGACCGTTCCACAGCAGTTCAACGAACTCGCGGTAATCTGCCAGGCTACCTTTCTCCAGCCACGGCACCGGCTGCTCGGAGCTGTACATCTTCGAGATAACGATGTACGACTTCAGCAGGTTGTCGATGTCGATCGACTTGATGCGAGTGAAGTTGTAGGCTTCGCCGCTGTGGAAGAACATGTTGCCCAATTCTTCCAGGTTGGTCAGGCCGTAGAAGGCGTATTCCAGGCTGCCTTCTTTGGAGTTGATGATCTGAAGGACTTCTGGATGGTTGGTAGCCAGATATTCCTTGATCTCGTCGGAGTCAGCGTATTTGAACTCCAGACGCTTGATCACGTCCAAACCGATCGAGTCGAAACCCAACGCCTTGTTCTTCACTTCAGTCGGGAAAATCGCCGAGTTGAAGAAAGGGTGATCGATGTTGGCAAAGCGAATGCGCAGTTCACCGCTCGACAAACGGCTCAGCTGGTTCGGGGTGTAGAGGATGCTGACCGCGTCAGCAATGGCAGAGGCCAACGGCACGCCGTAGGTCTTGACCATCTCGAAACCACCACGGATGATTTCAGCCATCCGATCGGAACCTGCTTCCAGCACCGCAGTGTGGGAAGTGACTTCGCTGGTGACTTCGACGATCTCAGCACGCCAGTTGTCGGAGTAGCCCAGAGCGCCGTAGCTTTCTTCGTTCAAACCCATCAGCAGAGGGCTGGAAGGAACGACCGCGTCTTCCGCCATACCGATGGCAATGTTTTCGCCGAGTGCAATGCTTTCTTTACGGATCATTACTGAGCCTCCTTGGTCACACGCTTGCTCAGCGCTTTACTGATCTTTTCGTCCTGAACGGCTGGGTCCAAGGGAGCGATGTATTCCAGACCGACCTTACGGATCGTCTGTTTGATGAATTCGGCAGCGTTTGCCAAAGCCACCACGTTGTTAACAAGATTCTTGCTCACAGTAATTTCCCCTTCAGGAACGCACTACACGGTTTGCCGTGTCCATGCCTTGGTAATAAACGTCGTAGACAGTAGTGCAGATTTCACCGATGGTGATGACACCGTCTTTGTTCTTGTCGAAGCCGTTGTTCTGGAGGAACGCTTTGGCTTCCATGCGATCGGTCGAGTCTTGGCGGAACAGCGTTTCATCCGCTTTACGACCGACAGCAGCAGGGTAGAAGATCGTCAAGTAGAAATCTTCCAACTGGGTGTAGCGCTTACCGCGCTTCTGCCACATGTCGAAATACTTGAAGACGTATTCCAGCTGCTCCAGCTGAGTCATGGCTTTCAGCTTGGCCAGGGTAGTCCCCAGATCCGCTGCCGCCATATCGCCGAACTGGATCAGGCCGAAGTAGTTCGACCCACCGTTGTTCTGCTTGGCAGGATCGAAAGTACGGCCCGATTCAAATGCCATGCACCCCATCAGCCAGTTAGCAGCAGAGGAAGGCCAGCTGCGCTGAGTGCAACCCACCACAACCTTCTGAGCGAATTCAGCAGGCACCAGTTTGCTCCAGCACAGACCGAAGCTCGGAGTACGGTTCTTGGCAACGTAGATGCCGAAGGCGTTTTGCAAACCACCCATCGTGCCGTTACCCCAGACACCGTCCACTTTAGCCGTGTACAAGCCGAGATTACCCATGACTTGTTGCAGAGCAGTGACCGCCGCTTTACCGTCATCACCACCTTTAGCAGGCAGTGCATTAACGTCTGGCAAAGGACGACCAATATGATCGGCGTACGAGCGTAATAAAGTGACAGCTGCGGAGGCCGTTCCCGACCCCCACGCGCCGTCAATCGTTCCGCCGTACAAGCCCAGTTCTTTCAGGAGCACTTGCATGTCCCGAAAGCCGTTCTTAGTACGGAAGTTCATGGTTACTTACCTCGGTAAATGGCGATAGCCTGTTGAGTGACCTGGTAGCCCAATTCGTTGGTCACCAGCTTGTTCCTGAAGCTGAGTACCATCCGGTTGAACATACCTTTAAAGGAAGCCTTGATATCGACCACTTGCCCGTCCTTCGTTTTCAGTGGCTTGTCCATGATCCGACCCACGGTCGCTTTCATCTGGTTACCCAACACGTATTTGTCCGCGTTGGTGGAAGCATCCAGAGATTCGATGTAGACCATCACGTAGGCTTTGCCTGGAGCAAGCACAGGACGGTTCACGTTAAAGGCGTTGCTGATAGCACCATTCTCCACTGGGGAACCTTCAATGCCCGCAGCCCGCTTACGCTCCTTGTCTTTCTTGACAGTGAACGCCCGCAGGTTAGCCGACATCTTGTCCAGTGGGGAGTTGTAGATCACTTCGATGTGAACTATCTTCCCGTGGTGCTTAGCGCGAATTTGTTTGATGCCGAGTTTATTGACCTCTTCCTTAAACAAATTCGATTTGTCCTCTTCGCCCAGATGGGCGTCCTCGATATTGCATAAAATCGCATCTTGCTCGATGGAATCACCCACCTTCACCTTCATATCCAAGATCTGTTCCACCTCCATTGGGAACCCGTTGATCTTGATAAAAGGTGTCCGCGCTTCCATGGCCAACTCTTTCGAAATAGCGATGGAGTCTTCATACACGTCTTGGTCTTCCACCAAGGCAATCCGGCACATCTTGCCAGCCTTAATAGCCACCTGTCCTGGGCAGAACGGATCACGGGTAAACCAGTTGTCATCCCAACCCAGCACATCACCCTTGGCGAACTTATCCCCTACCTTCAAATCCGTAGTCCGAGTATGACGATGGTATTCACCGCTCGCTTCCCCGATCTTCAGACCCAGCGGGTATTTATCCGTCGAGCCATCAGCGTAAGTAACCGTGAGGCAATCATCGACCAGCTCGGTGACCTTACCAGCGTCCTTGGCCACCTTGCTGTACAGCTCTGACGTGCGGTGAGCCACAATGTTCTCGTAGCCGGTCCGCAACGTGTTGATCTGGTAGTTCTGAGCACTGACTGCCTGACTTGCTTGAGTCGAGGTAAACGAAGCACGTTTCGGGTCATCGTGAGTCCCTCCGTACATCAGGTTCATGGTTACCGAACTATCACCAGTAGGCGTACGCTTCTTGTTCAGATCGATGTTGCCCCGGTAGTCAATGATCGCCGGGTCAGAACTCAGGTAGGTAACGAAACCTACTTTCGAACTGTCCTTGTTGGCCTCAGAGATAATACCTTTATAGCTATCGAGCTGCACCCGAGCGCGTTTAACCATGGTGATCTCGCTACGACCGCCATCGCCACCGAAGGTGACTTCTTCCTGATCCTTGAGTTGGTGAATTGGGTTCACTTCCTCGACCAAGTTAACCGACGTGTCTTTACCGATGTTCAGGATGACGGCGTCAGGGTTGAAGTCCAGCTTGTGCTTACGGCCCTTACCTTTGTTCCGGTATTGGCGAATGGAGCGACACAGCTCGGTGTAGACGTGACCCGCAAAGCGCTCATAACCAACGATCCGCTGTTCCTCGATTTCCACCTCATGGCGAGCAAAGTCTGTTTCCAGTGCTTTGGCTGCATCAATCAACAGATAGTGGAAAGAGTTCGACAGACCCATCTTCTCCAAGTCTTCCTTGGTGATCGGATCAATAAACATGTCGAACAGGTTCTTCATTTCCTGGAACTGCGAAGGCCGTACCCGTGGATCACCCATCAACGCAGGCCAGATGTCCTGCTTGTTGAGATCGCGCATGGAGAAGTTGCCGATGTTGTTCAACTTAGGCATGCCGCCGAAGATCAGCGTAGCCAGCTTTTCCCGACGGTTAAAGATCAGGTACTGGTCGTTGAACTGAATAGCGAATTCATCGCTACCCAATTTAGGCTTAGTCCCAATCGGTACAGTCCGAGTCGTAGCCTTGGTCACCTTCAACAGCTTCTCGATACCGAAGTAGAAGCACAGCACCACACCCAGAGGGAACTGGTAACCGCTGACGTTAATGACAGCATGCTCCAGTGGCGCTTTCTTCAGATCGATGCCCAGCAAACCTTCCAGCGTGCCGATGTCAGTTTCCCCTTGGTAGAGGTTACCGTAAGCATCGAGCAGCAGTGGCTGTTTATCCTTCACCCCGACCAGGAAACGATCTTTCTTGGTGTACTGCTTGAACTCTGGATGAGCCTTCAGCAATTCGGAGATCTGGAAATCCAGCTTGGTGTCGCCTACCTGAATAAACTTGTACTGCTTCGCCAGCAACGAGTACAAGCGAGGACTATCGAAAGCGCGCTCGTACGCACTACCTTTACTGAAGGTGTAACCCCGGGCCTTGGCTTGCAGACCGATCTGCTTCACCATGAACATACCCAAGTTGTCCACGACCTTCTTGCTGCGCTGTACCATCAGCTTACGATCATAGTAGCTAACCAAAGCGACCTTATCCGGGGCAATCTTGCGGAAAGGCTTTTCACGGCGCTGGTTCTGCATGTGTTGCTTCACACCGTCAACCACAAAGGTGCCATCTTTCTGCACAGTGGGTAGACGAGGGTGAATGGTGGTCTGTTCGCCGTTAACGTCATGCACCTGCACGCTATAAACGTCATAGCTGCCTTCAACGCTGGTGTGGTTCTCCATCTTGAAGTCGTTCATGGCGAAGCCAGCGTTCTGCACACCGAGGAACATCTTGGCAATGTCCTTCTGGAGGAACTTCTGAGCGTACAACGTCTTCAACTCAGTAGCCCGGCTTTGCAGCATGCTTTCATCGAGCACGGTGATGAAGTTACCTTCGATCTTTTTCCCAAGGTCTTTCAACTCTTCAGGCTTGATCTGGATAAATTCTTCAAACGTTTGCCCGTTCGGCATTTCGATGTGCTGGTAGCGCATCGCTTTACGCATGTAGAACTCTTGTTCCGCGACGGTCAACACACCATTGCGAGCTTTCTCTTCCAGAGCCGCTTTTACACCCGACTCAGGGGTAGGGAATGCATCCTTGTTGGTGTTGATTTCAGCCGTAACCTTTTCAACCTCCAACAAAGAGTCATCTACCGCAGAGTTCCATTCTTCAGTACTCTGATTATCGCCTCCCGCTGCCGGTCCTCCTTCGGTTTCAGGAAGTCGTCCGTCACTCGACGTACCGCTAGCGAACACATCAGCGACAGTACGAGGACCAGGATTAGCACTAGCGGGTGCATTCTTGCCAGTAGCCTTCCCTGCTTCTCCGTTACCGTCTTGGGATTCTTTTCTTTCTGCGCCTTCCTTTCCGCCAGCCACTTGGGCATTGGCATCCGTGCCCTGATCGTCGGTTTCCGATCCTTCAGGGGTTTCATTGATCCTTTCCTCTTTAACGATTTCCTTCTCAGGAACGAAATTCCGAGAAAGACCCATCAAGGCTAAGTAGAGGCGTTTAACAGCGTTCATCCGCGGCGTGGCTTTGACTGCGTTGAACTCATCGCGCGCCGTTCGGTGGTCTTTTGCTTCACGTGGACCCGCCTCGTCCAACCAGCCCTTCAACAGACCCATGTTCAGCACCAGAGCCTTACTTTGGAAGGTAAAGATCAGGTGGGTGTGTTCGAGAGCTTTAGCGGACAGCTGGTTCCACTGACTGTACTCGTACTGACCAGCCCAGAAGGCCAACATGTCGAGCAGCCAATAACTGCTTTCTGCTTTGGTGCTTTCCACGATCTGTGGGGACAGCACCGGCTTACCGTCTTTGAAGCTCATGATCCACTTGATGTAATCTTCAGCGAGATCAGTGAAGGCAGGCATGTTCAGCGGCAGTTCAATACGCACGTATTGCTGCTTGATACCTTTCTCGGCTTCCATGTTGATGTTTTGCATCATCAACTTGTTAAGGTTCCAGTACTTCTCGTAACTCATGTAAATACTGGGACGATAAACCAACCGTTGTGGGATCAATCCGTAGTTACGAACGATCAGCACGTTTTCTTTGTTGTACACGGTGTTAATGTCACGGGTCCAGTTGTACTGGTAGTGACCAGCCCGGTAGCCCTGAATCGCACGCTTCATATCGAAGGTGTCAACCCGGCCATGACCCATGTCGAACTGCGGCAGCTCCTGCACGAAGTCAATGTAGACCTCAGCGGGGAAGTTGCTAATAAAAGCTTCACTGTTGCTCGGACCGTAGTCGCCTTGGTTCTTCGGCATGAAGTGCAACAGGCTGGACTTCGGCAATACGACTTCACTCACCCCAAAGAAACGAGGATTCACCAAGTCTTGCTTTTTGCGCAATACCGTAGCGCGGAAAAACTCGTTATACGTGATAGGGTTGGCCATAAACCTTATTCCTCTAACCCACTTGTCGCCGACTTGAACATAAACAAGATGGGTTCGTTAATCGGGTCGTACAGAAAACGTCCTGTACCGCTGATGTAGTATTCACGCTTACCAAAGAGGTCGTGAACCTGTTCCTTGCTGTCTTCAGCGCAGACACTGTTGCTGTTGAGCTGGTCACCGTCGTGGTCAGAGTCCAAACCGGCTTCCCGGGAAGGGTCTACCGACATGGCGTCAAAGTAGTCAGGATTCTCTTCACGTGCAGGGTAACGATTACACACTTCCATTTCCGTCCAACCCATTGGGCTGCGGATAGTGCGTTTGGTAGCACCGGAAGTGGTGAGCAGGTTAACCTTGGCAGGGAAGATCGAACCGATACCAATGATCGGGTAACGTGTCTGCTGAGTCATCTGTTTAGCGATGGCGTCGTGACAAGACAGGTAGAACAGTTCCATGTACGTCATAGGACGGACATTCTTACGGCTCTTGTCTTCCGGCAGGTCGTTGATGTCATGCAGTACGCACACATCTTTACCGTCATCGTAGACCAGCGCCAGCCAGTGCCAATCGACCACAATCTCCTTGTTACGGAGCGAGGTGTCAGCGAAGCCGTTAAACAGCTTATTAAGGCCGGTGTAGGTGGTCCACTTTTCCACCGTAGAGGCAGCCACCTCGACGTACTCGTATTCCATGGTCTTGGTATTGACCAGTTTGGCTTGAGTCGAACCCTGAGTGAAGATGTTCATCAAATACTTGTTGATCATCGCGTGTACACAAACGTACTGGAAGTTCAACAGGCACTGATAAAGTCCCATGTCTACAGAGTTAGGGTCAACACCGTTATCGTCGCGTAGCGTGGCTCTGGAGACCTTACGGGCGGTAATAACGTTACGTGTACCTGATGCAACGCCCCGAGTGGACATACGCTTCTGGATAATACCGCCTTTACCTTCCTGCAAACCGAACAGAAACTGGTCGATCTCGTTAAAGGCGTTCTGGATACCCCAACGCACGGTATCGTACAGAGGGTTCTCAGCATCATCCTTGGTTCCTAGCACGACCCGAGTACGGAAGATCAGGTTGCGGTACAGGTCGGTAATTTCCGGTTCTGTAGGCGCGCCGTTGTCCTGAAACTGGATATCCCGGAGACCCGCAGGAATAACCAGTACTTTATCGGTCAGGGCAATACCACGGTTTTCATCCACCAGGGTAACGCGCTGCTTCCGCTTATACGAATCAGTGCTGGAGAAGGCGATCTTTTTAAACATCCGGGTGAAAAAACTAAAGCCTGTTTCACCCTCCAGGATGTTCGATTTTATGAAATCCTTCGTCTCCTCCTCCCAAACCCCGTATTCCGCCCCGCGCAGAATTCCCTGGTAGAGAGACTTGATCTGAATGAGGGCTTTGAGGTAAGTGGGGTTGAAGATCGGCAGCTTCACATCGATGTAAGCTTCGGTATCATCCCGCTCTTTGCTTCCCAACTTACCGAATATTTCGAGAGAATACAGTCCGTCGTCGTTGAGGTTTTGAGTCATCCCCTCAAAGGCGTCAGTCGAGGTCACTGGTTTGAAGACTCCCGGAACTATTGTCCGGGGGTCTAATAGAGCTAAGTTGGTAGGCTTCATGAAAGTGACCTATTTAAAGGAGTTAGTAGATGGCTAGCAGTTATGATGACGATTACGATTGGGGGGACGATCCCTTTGCCGGTGACATTGATTTTGATACCGATTTCGACAAGGCCAACAAACATGGCTTCTTGCGTTCTGTTGCAACCGGTTTCTTATCTGGCGTAGTTGAAAAGACCGTCGGCGACACCGATGCTCGTATCGACACCATGAAGATGGTTCTTCCTCGTACGTGGACCAGTGCGTTTAGCACCATAAGCGACATCAATCGTCGCCGTCGCGCCCTCGTCGATGAAATGAAAGGCGAAACCTTTGGCGTAATGGAAGACCTGCAATACCTCGCTAAGCGCGCGGCTGATAAGGTCAACAAAATCGCTCCTAATAAGATCGCCGACCAACTGACCCGCTTCAGTGAGAACGATTTTAGCAGCTGGGAAAAGGCTGACAGTGGTAGCGGTGAACAACCACTGCGTGTCGAAGGTGTTGAAGAGAGCGAAGTTAACGATCTCCTGAACAGCGAGCAAGTTAACAACATCCAACAACGTGAAACTGCGATCGAAGTGGGTCAATCCATTACGACCATGATCACGGAAGTGGGTGGTCGCACCATCGGTGGCTTGAATACCCTCAACATGGGGATCAACCGTTCCAACATGTTGCTGGAAAACATCGTTGAGTATCAGCGCAAGGTACAGCTGCGTAACGACTCGATGAAACTGAACTTGATGGCTCGCCAGTTCTTGGTGAGTTCGCGTTACTACAAGTTCCAAGAAGCGGCTCAGCATCGTGTTATTAAAGAGCTGCGTTCGATCGCTACCAGTTCGGCGAAGTCGGACTACGAAAAGACTACCCACAGTCAGGCTATTCGCAAGACAATGCGGGAGTCGGTGTTCAATACCGTTAAAACGTCTTTTGGTGGGGTTGCTGACTATATCAAGGAACGTGTAGGTAAGGATGCCCGTACCAGCACCATCGGTGATATCGGTGAGGCGGCTAGCGGTCTGCGCATGGCGCTGGAAATGACCGAAGGGATGGACCTCAATCTGGGGACTATTCTCGGTAACGCCGCAGCGGGCATGTTTGTCAACAACTTACCGCGCATGGTCAAGTCGACTAAAGGCCGTCAATACGTCGATAAGTTCAAGAAGCAATTTCCTGATCTGTCGAAGTGGGCTGAAGAAGCTTACAAACGTATCGAAGACTTGGGTAACGTCGCGTCGTATGGTTTGGGTAACGCCGAAGGTATGGTTAACACCCTCGCTGAGTTCTATCAGGGTGGTTTCCACTATGATGAAGACCAGACCTACGAGGAATACGTCGATTCCCTGCCAGCCGGCCAGAAGGCTGTTCCTAAGGTACACTGGGCGTTGGCTAAAGCAGGTCGTTCGGGCGTCAACAAGCTGAACGAATCGGTTATGAATGACATGTATCATTCGACCGGCACCAGTTACAACCTGCAACGTCGCACTTTGAAGGATGGCTGGGAGCAAACGCATTGGAGCAAACGTTCTGATCGCACGCTCAACGAAATCCTTCCTGAGTGGTTGAGTCAGATTCACCTGTCGCTGGAAAAGCTGCGTACCGGTGACGACACCATGAAGGCGCAGTCGTACGACTACGTCCGTGGTGAGTTGGTAGGTCATCAGCAGAAGGTTGCCGATACCTTTAATCGGGTGTTTGACCGCCAGCAGTTCCGTAGTCAGGCCGATGCTTCGATGCGTGTGGCTAATTCGTTGGATGATGCTCAAGAGCTGTCCGATGAAGCCAAGAAAGTCTTGGCGATGCAGTTGGCTAAACATGCTGACAAGAAGAAGGGTTTCAGTCCTTACCTGTACATGAACTTGGAGACCAAAGGTGTAGAGCCTCGAATCGCCCAAGAGATCAAAGCTTTGATGCAGCGCAAGTTTGGCATCACTGACGAGATCCACAACGAGTTCAAGGAAGGCGACGATTTCCAACGTAACCTGAAGATGATCTACCTCCCTACTGAAGAAGGTCGGGAACGTGCGGCTAAAGTGTTGGGGGATGCAACTAACCTCGGTAACTTCGCGCCAGACATCTCGGAGAACTTGGACGTCCTGCGTTCCAATGGTTACTACAAGCAGTTGTTGGAGGCTGGGGTAATCACTCGGGTGAATGGTCAGGATCAGGTGAACGTTGACCTGATGTGGAAGACCCTGCAAGACTTCATCGATGACCCTGAGCGTAAGACCGTTAAGGGTGCTCCGCAAGATGAACCTTTCCGCCGTAGCCGTCCGTTTGGTGGACCTCGTGGTGATCGTCCTAAAGACGAACAGAACCCGAACCCTCCAGCACCTTACCTACCGGCACCTATTCCACCTGCTCCGCCTCAGGCTGATCCTAAGCCTACAGGTCCAGCGCCGTGGTCGGGTCCTTCTGCCGATGCGCCTCTGTCGGTTAAGGGTGAGTACAAAGACGTCATGGAAAGCAGCGGTAAAACGCTGGTGGAGATTCGGGATGCGATTAACGGTATCGGTGAACGCCTGCGCAAAATGCCGCTCGGTGGTGGCAGTGGCTTAGACCTCACCCCACTGGTCGATAAACTGTCTGAGCAGAACGACAAGGCTAACACCTACATGGAGCAGATGCTTGCTCTGGCCACTACCCGTAACGACACGCTGACCAAGCTGTTGGAACGTACCCCTATCGAGGAGAAGTTAAGCCCTCGTGAAGAAGCGGAAATCAAGAGTCAGAAAGCGGGTCTTCTGGACAAGCTGAAGAACACCTCGTTCCGTGACTTCTTTAATAGTGGTGTGAATAAACTGCTCGATCATGAACCACTGATTCTTGGTGGTCTGTTGGGCGGTATCGCGGGTATGGCGGTGTACAACCCGAAAGCGGCTGCTCTAGTAGCCGGTGGCTTCGCGGTAGCCTCGGTGTACGGCAAGGTGCGCTCTATGGCCTTCGCTCGTCACGCTAAAGACACCATGGACCTTTATGAGGAAGGTGCGGATGTTCCGATCCTCGAAGTGTTCAAACTGCGTCGTGGTGATTACTACGACATGCTCTCCAACCGCGTCATTGACAGTTGGGAAGGCATCACCGGTTCAGTGAAGGACCTCAGTAACGGTGCAGTGATCGGTGCTAAGCGTCTGTCCGGTAAACTCTTCACAGAAGACAACAAGGAAGTCTTCCTCAAAGGGCTGGACAAGATCCGTGAGTGGGCAGTCAAAGCCTTCAAGTGGTTCGATCCGTTCGGTCGTTTGAAAGGCATGACCGACAAAGTCACCAAGCGTTTCTACCAGATGGATGTTTACGTCGAGGGTGAAGAAGAGCCTGCGCTGTTCGGCAAGAACTTCAAAGACGGTCACTACTTCGTTAAAGATGAAACCGGGCGCTTGGTGCAAATCAACGGCTGGAATGAAATCACGGGGGCGGTGTACGACAAGGATGGCAACACACTGATCTCTGAAGAAGATTACGATCGTGGCCTGAAGACATCCATGGGTGCTTCCATTAACAAAACTCAAAAGACTTTGGGGACGGTTAAGAAGTGGGGTGTCGATCTGTTTGGTATGTTGAAAGACAAAGCAGCTCCTCATGCCAAAGGTGCTCTTGATAAAACGAAGAAACACTTTAAGGCGGATTACACCCCTATCGTGTCTTCGATCGATCGCATCTACCACCTGCTGTTGAAGCACTGGGGGTATGAGGAAGAAGAGAAGCCTGTGCCGTTTGCTTCACCTGAGTCGGACGTTGCTAAGCCCGACCCAAACAAACCCACAGAGGCTGCTGTTCTCTCTGAGGAGGATAAGAAGAAGGAAGAGGAGGCGTTGATTGAACGTCGTCGTCTGGCCAAACTTCGTCGTAACACAAAAGGAACTCCGCAAGACTTGGTGGACAAAGCCGATCCGCCTAAGGATACTCCTTTTACTCCTCCTGCAAATGAATCGATACACGTATCCCCGTCTGGCTCCCCCGAAAACACTGGGGAAAACGCTAGTGGGGTGAAAAGTCCGACTAAACCATCGGATTATTCCAAACACGGTATCGAGGGCTTCGCTAAGCGTTATCCTCACATGAGTAAAATCTTTGGTTCTCAGACTGGGAAGATGGATGCCCAGCAAGAACGTGAGGAAGAAGAGAAGAAGAATACCCCACACACCAAAGCTGATGCTGGTGATGAAACTCGTGCTAACTCTGTAGCTGATCGGGCTAATCAGAAGCAGAAGAAGAAAGACGGGTTGGTTCAAGATGCGATTATTAACATCGCTGAGAACTTTGGCTTTGGGCAGAAGAACAATGATGAACTGGCTAAGAAGAAGTCGGTTGGTTTGTTCGGTTTGTTAGGTGGGATGTTTAGTGGTATTGCTTCGGGTATTGCTACTTTAACTTCTTTCTTTACCAGCAAGATCTTGTGGAAAGGTTTGGGCACCCTGTTTAAGTTTAGCACCATGGGCTTGAAAGTATTGCCGGCCATTGGTACTGGTATTGCTGCATTGGTTACGGGTATTACTACTCTGATCAAAACTGGTAGCTTGGGCAGTGCAGGTGCTGATGCTTTGGATGCCATGAGAGGTCGTCGTGGTCCGGGTAGCCGTCGTAATGGTCGTCGTGACCGTCCTACACCTGGTCGTCGCTTTGGTGGCGGTATGGGTAAGTTGGGTGCGGGTATGGCTATTACCGCTGGTGCTGGTTACCTGATGGACAATGGGGTGATCGACGAAGACAGTGGTATGGGTCAAGCGTTGGAGGTGGCGGGTACTGCTGCGAGCGTCTACGGCGCTGGTCAGATGGCTGTAGGTGCGGCAGGTGCCTTGGGTGTGGATATCGGTGTAGGTACTCTTGCAGCGGGCGCTGGGACGGTTGCAGCGGGTGTTGCGGGTACAGCGATGTTCGGTGGTCTGGTTAACATGGGGATTGCAGCGGCTCCTTTGCTGATGAACCCTTATGTGTTGGCTGCTTTGGCTGTTGGTGCTGCGGGTTACGGGATCTATCGGTTCATTAACCGGGGCGGTGGTAAGCAGATCGAGATACGGATGACGCAGTACGGTCTTTCGGATCCTGAGGGTGATCTGGCTACTAAGATCCGTCAAGCGGAAGACATGCTGAAGGATCACGTGGTGATCGGCAACGGTCGTGCTTCCTTGTCGAAGAAGGCTCCGATTGAACAGGTAGTACGACTGTTCATGACTGACCCGACAAGCAAGAAGGAACTGGGTGATGTCTTTACTTGGTTCAACGGTCGCTTTAAGCCGGTCTACATGACTTACATGGCGTGTTTGGATGTGGTGAAGATTAAGTCGTTGAAGGAGTACGACGAATCCAAGTCACAAGACGTCTACAAGGTCGCTAGCCAAGCGCACACCGGTATCAGTGGGATCATGCCACTGCCTTACGACATCGTTGCTAACATCGATCGTGAGAACCCGCTGCTGAATGCGAAGAAGACGATCATTCGGGTGAACAACCTGCTTGATGAGTTGAAGAAGTACGTAGACCGCCAGTCTGATTCATCTGAGCTTTCGCCTGCTGATGTCACTACAGGTCAGAGTAAAGAAGGGCTGGAAAAGGAACGGATGAACCTGGAAGCCAAGTTGGCTAACCCCAACACGGAATGGACCCGGGACAACACCAAATGGAATGCCATGGATCGTCTTAAAGACGTCAATGGTGAAATCGCTAAGCTGAACTCGATCTACAAGTCGGGGGAAATGGTTACGCAGATCTACATCAGTGATCTGTTGCCAGATGGCAAACCGATGGACATGCTGACTGCTATTCGGGTCGCTGCCTATGGTAACGATGAAAACATTCCGTGGCGTGTGGAGGCAGTGCTGAAGTTGGAGCGGCATTGCGAGACTCTGTTCAAAGTCACCGGGGATAAGGCAGTTTTCACTGGTGAAGTAGGTGACTTGTTCAACCGCTTCAAAGAAGCCTTCCGTGTTGACGAGAAGTATGCGGACGATTGGTGCATCTGGTTCCGTGATCGGTTCTTGCCGGTTCTGACGAACTACATGGTGTTGATGCAGAAGTACCGTCGTGGGCGTCCTGGCTTGGAATGGCAAACGCTGTCGGTAACTGCGCGCTACGAGATTGCTAAGGCGTTGATCGAGACTCAGGTCAAGATCGGTGTACTGGAAGTTTCGGTATGGCGTGTGACCAGTTCTCCTTTCGGCACTGGTTGGTCGACGCGTAAGTCTGACAAAGTCGACAAGATGTTGAACATATTGGCTGAGGCTTCTACCACAGCGAAGTTGAAAGACCCTGAGTTGGAAGCAGGCAAGACCAACAGCCAATCTTGGGCTAAAGCTATCAGTCCTCACAAGACAGGTGGCGAGTACACCGACAAGTATGCCAATACCCAAACGGCGGATCAATACAAGTCGCGGCGAGACACATTGGTAGGTGGCCAGTTCGGCACCAGCGGTGGTGGTACAGGTAATAGCTTTGGTCCGAACGGCGCCATGATGACGCCTGAGAACAAATACGGCTATCAACCGATTACGGGTGATTCGGATACCAGTCATTTGGATATGTCTGGTGTCTCGGCGAATGAAGGGACTGACAGTGGTGTTGCTGTTCCGAAGAAGTTAGCGGAGCAGTTGATCATCCGTGAGATGTTGAAGCAGGGCTTTACTGATCCACGAGCAATCGCGGAGATGTTGGCACTGACCAACTACGAATCGGGTGGTTACAAGAAGACCACTGAGAACATGAAGTACACCAGTCCTGAAAACTTGATGAAGACTTTCAGGGAAGTACGAAGTCTGGATCAAGCCCGTCAGTTGATCTCTCAGGGTGAGGTAGCAATCGCTAACACCGTTTACGGTGGTGGTAAAGGCGCGTCGCTGGGCAACACTCAACCTGGTGATGGTTACAAGTATCGTGGACGTGGGATGGTGCAACTGACCGGTCGTGCGAACTACCGGAAGATTGGTGCAGAGTTGGGCATCGATCTGGAAGGCAATCCTCAGTTGGCCAGTACAGATCCGAACGTGATGGCTGCCATTGCGGTTAACTTCTTCAAGAACTCTAAGCTGTTGCAGAGTATCTCGACGACAGGTGACTTTGGTACTGCGGCTACAGGTCTGAACGGCGGCAACGCTCTGCCAGGCATGAGTCAGCGTTACAGCATGTACCTTGACTACCTGAAACAACTGCAAGGTGGTGAACTCAAAGCGGATGACTCGGCGATCACCGGTGATGTGGGTGCTCAAACGGGAAGTTCGTTGTATCGGAATACCCCAGGTTCCGCACCGGCTCCAAGTGGTGGGGGTTCTTCGACAGGCGGTGGGGGCGGCAGTGCTCCAATGATTGGTGGTGGTAACACTCCTTCGTTGGCTCCTCCTGCTGTAGGTGGTGGTCAGTACACGACACCACAGTCGATGGGTAGTGGCGGTGGTTACGACGGCGGTGCAGACGCTGGCGGTGGTTTGGTTAACTCCAACTCCGCAAACGGGTCTGGTCTGAGGCTGAAAAGCTCTGAGACAATTGCCGGTGGTAGCCATCACCCTGGTCTGGAAGCTTTGTGCAACATTATCCAGTCCCGAATCCCTGGGTTTAAACAGTTTACTGCTTTGAACGACGCATACCACGTGAAGAAAGGTTCCAAAGGCGGTCACCCGAAAGGATTGGCAGCTGACTTCACCTTGACTACGGGTATTGATGGCAGTGATCAGGCCGCTGGCATGGTTACGCAGATCTTACGTCAGGCCGGGCTAGCCCCGAGCGAGTTCATCGTACTCAACGAGTACAAGCGGAAAACTGCGTTGGGCACAGGCGGTCACGTTCACGCAGGCTTTAAGACTCCCGCGGCAGCCCAGAAGTTCTTGGATGCTTCCGGTGGTACTCAGCCTAACGGACAAGACACAACAGGTGCTGGTGGTGGTCCAGTTGCTCCAGTAGAAGCTTCGGCTGACGGTGGTGCAGCAGCGGAGCCACAAGGCATTCAACAGCCGGCCGGTGAGGCAGCGCAAGTTCCACTGCAACCTGTGTTGCGTCGCCCTCCACCCAACATGACCAACCCTGCTTACCAAGCTGTTCCATCTAACCCGGATGACGACAAGGGTGGACCAGATGAAGAAGAGGAAGGGTTCCCACAAGTCTCGCAAGAGCCTAAGGTTCAACGCCAACAGACGCAGTTGCCTCTGCCTGCTAACGGCCCAAGCTCTGGACCTCAACCGTTGCCGGAAGGCTACGAGAAGAACAAAGAGCGGTATGCCGGGAATAACCCTATGGAGTCGTTGTCTGACATCCTTAGCGGCTTTAAGGATGAAGTGGCGAACGTCAGCAAAGCCGACGAAGATCACTCCGGGTTGTTGGCGGGGATGAACAAACGTCTGGACAAGCTGATTGAGCTTCAGACTAAAGCGGTAGAAGGCAGCGCTAAAGATGGTGCTGTGCGCATGAACTAAACTTGGTGGGGGAGTACTCCGGTGCTCCCCTTTCCTTTTAACCATAGAGACTTTAAACATGGCTCAGGTTACTACACGAGATCGGGACATCATCACGAAGTCGTTCCGTATGCTGACCCGCGGTATTGCCCCGAGCGAAGCATTAGACATTCTTGATTGGGACAAATACTTCAACGTCTTCAGCAGTGCAACAGGTGACAACCGTTATCTGAACCCAATCGCTCAATGGAGTCCTGCCACTGACCCGCGTTACGGTCGGTTGATGCAGACGCCTGAAGGTGGGTTTGGTTCGCTGTACAAAGAGATGTACGATGACAACGCAACCCTGCTGACCCTCACCCCTGGTGTGGCGCAGTTCTCAGGCTTGCTGAGTTTCATCACGAACATGTTCTCGCCAACCGCCGCGATCATTGCGAACAAGGGTCGGGCACCCGGTCTGGCGTTCTACATGGGTCAGGCTATGGGGTCGATTGCGTTCTGGCCAATGCAGCTTATCAGCATGGGTACACAGTTCCTGCAATTCCTCATGGACTCTCCCCGTCACAACTTCTACACCGTTAAACCAGCGATGGGTGCTTTCACCATGGCGGCTACCGGTGTGCTCAACGACCTGATGGTGAAGCTGGGTTACATCGACCCACTGCTGCCTAAACGGGCTCAAGAGCAAAGCGACCCGCTGTACGGTTTGAAGCCAGACTACGACAACAGCAAGGCGGTCTCTGAACTGAGTCAGCTGATGCCCGACGTAGTAAACGCCGACGGCACCATCGATCTAATGCGTTTGGTCATGAAAGGTACGCGTAAGCACCGTGTCATGGTCAAGCGTTTGGCAGAGATGGACAACGATACAAACTTGGCAACGGTTGAGGACAAACTCTCCCGGGCTAAGCAGATCATTCAAGAAGTCACATTCGACCAGAGTGTTACCGCTGGTAATCCTTCTCAAGATTTTGTTGAAAAGGAAATGGGTACTGTTGGTAAGTACCGGGGTGATGGCGAAGCGATGTACATTGAACAGGACAGTGCGTACCTGAGTCAGTCAGCGTACGAGAACATTAACAACGCAGATCAAGGGTTAGGTGGTTTAGGTGGCAGTACAGGTGGTGGAAGTACGGGCGGCGGCAACACAGCCGGTGGAATGCAAGATATGGGAACGGCTGGCACTTATGGTACTGGGACTCCTCCTATAAACCCTAACGAGCGAGCAGGGCGTCCGGGTATGGCAACACCGGATGGTTCCAACAACCCCAACGTGAATGGTGGTAGCCAGATCTACTACGAAGACAACCCGAACAACCGTACTTGGGCTGGCGACGTATTCGACTTGGTGAACACTGCTGTGCACGGCGGTATGGACGCGATTACTTTCCGCGTGGAAGGTGGTAGTGGTTCAGTACGTGACAGTTTCTCTAACGGTCACACTCAGTCCCCTATGGCCGAGAAGTTCAACTCGGTGGTTCGCTCAGCGAACGACTTCCGCTTTGACGTAGCGGCGGGTAACATCGGTAACGCTTTGATCGACGGTATTGTGAACACCATCAAAGAAGGTGCGATCGGTGCGTTGTCGGGTTCGGTGATTGGCAACATCCCGCTGGCGTTGGCGAACAACTCCTATGTGAAGATTCCTGATCACTGGAGTGAGTCGAGCAGTAACCTGCATAAAGAAAGCTACACCTTCCACTTCCGTTGCAACTACGCTCACCCGTATGAGCAGGTTGTTAAGTTGTGGGTGCCATTCTCGTTGTTGCTGACGATGGTGGCTGGCTTTACTGCGGGTGGTTCGACTTACACCTCGCCTTTCTACATGAAAGCGTTCAGTAAGTCGCGTACTGTGATCCGTACCGGACTGTGTACTCAGATGGACTTCGAGTTCGGTTCGGGTAACGCGGGTTGGACTAAAGATCGTAAGCCATTGAACTTGACAGTGAACGCAACTTTCACTGACTTGGAACCTCTGGTAACGGTACCAATCGATCGTTCGATCAGTGTGTTGGACTTGACCAACCCGAATGCTCTGCTGCAACGGATCTTGTCGGATGATACGGCGTTCACCAACTACCTGACTCGTTTGGCGGGTGTGGATTACTTGGATACCGTGTTGAAGTACTCCCGACTGAACCGTCAGTTGACTCAAACCTTGTTGGGGATTAAGCAGAGCTATCGTGCAGATAACTTTGCTTCCAAGATCAGTGACTCCATCGTGGGCGACTTGTCGCGGATCTTCATCAAGCCGATGGCACGTTAAGGCAAAAAAAAACCCTATACCTACCTTCCCGGTCACCCGGGAAGGTAGGGAAGGACTTATAAGAGGTTGATGGGTGCATCGGGGAAAGAACCGCTGAGTGCAGCCAACGCACTGCCTTCGCTAAACATACCGCGTGTACACAGCAGAGGAATCAACTCTTCAACCGGACTGAGTAGAGTAACCATGTCAGGACTGATACGAGAAGTAATCCCCAGATTATAAGCCCGCCCAAATTCCGTTTCACGATAGTACCAGTTAGGTCCAATAACAACGTTGAGGAGGTTCAACAGTTTGGTACGCAGTACCGGGTAGTCTTCCGGGTAAGCGTCATCAGCAAAGGTGAACTTGGAAAACAAGGTAGCCACAAAAGTAGGGTACTTGTTCAACAAAGCGTTACGACCCTGCACATCGAGCATAGCCACAACAGCATCTACGCTTTCGATGTCACCGTTGGTGATCATGTGTTGCATGGCTTGAATGAACGCATCCTGACGCAAGCCGACGTAAGGGTAATTGTCCCACAACGATTTGTAGGCGTCCTTCATACCAAACAGCGCGGTGTTGTACAAGATCGAGTTGTACATTGACGACTTAACCGAAACATCGACAAAGTCGTCGAGACCAGTTAACTTCACCAACCCATCGAGTACGGCGTTACCCATGTTGCCACGCCAGTTACCGTTAACGCTAAACGTTTTACCGTTGGTCTGAATCAACTGCCCCACGTTTAAACCAGTGAGGCGCTTGAACTCGTTGGTAGCCATGTTAGCGATTTGCTGCATGGCGCCAGTTTGACCATACACCGGATAGCCGAGGTTGCCACCGACCGCGCTGATGATGTCGTCAGTGTCGAACTTGACACCGTCGGGACCGACCTTAATAGCCTTGGTCAGGTCTACCGTGTTGAGCAGACCACCAGAGAGTGCGCCAACAATACCGTCCAGCTGCTCAACGATGCTAGAACGATAGTTGGTAATACGACCCTTAACACTGGTGTCGTTTTGGTTAGTGAGCGCAATACCTTCTTGTAGGCGATTAGTGGTAACGTCGATTGGCGTAAGGACGTTCCCCTTGACATCCTGCATCGAGGTATTGGTACTTTTCTTAAACGATTGCAACCCCTTGTCGAGGTCAAATCCATCGAGAAGTCCCATGAATGTAAAACTCCAGAAAAAAAAATAGGTGACCAAGAGTAGGTGGGCATGCCCACCTACTCCTGCAATCATTCTTTCGACGGGGCTTCATCTACGATCAGTGGTTTCTTCAAGCGGGAGCTGCCTACTACCCGAATGTTTTCACTGACCTCAAATACTTCCCCGTTTTCGTCAACCACTTCAATAGTGATTTTGCAAGACTGCATCCGTATAATTGACAAGCCTTCCAGAAGTTTGTTGAAAGTCAACGTGTGCTTTTGGAAGTAAGTATCTTTAATGTTGCCTTGTCGAGTTACCCGTTCAATCTTGGCACGCTGTGGATCCTCTGTCGTGACCACGTAATCCAGATAGTCCCTTAAGTAAGCTGCCCATTTACGAGGGTTCATACCTAATTTGTTCAGTATCCCACGGAATAAACGCGCGGGTGCATCGTGTAACTGATTATCTGGAACGTATTTGTGCGAAATGCCGTCCATACGCGCGGCACGTAGTTTGCGTTCTCCTGCTTGATTAGATGTTTGAGCGGCCGGTGGTTCTTCTGCGACGGTCTTGTGAGGAACTTTCTTGTCAGACCATCGTGACATCCTGCCCGCTACCGGAGTGAGTTGTCTTCCTTTTTCCATCTACCCTCCCGTACGCTGTGTCAACACTACTATCAAAGATTGAATAAGATCCAAGATAAGTAGCCGGAACCACTTACTACCAATAAAGGTTTCAGTGACTTCGTTACATTCAATTTCCTTCTGAGTAAACGGAATACCGTCCTCATCAGGTCCCCGAGGCACTTTACTGCAATACACATGAAGCAACCAGGTCATACCGCTAACGAATCCGTTGTACGAGAACTCGTTACTGAACCAATCCAGAAACTCGTCGCGTCGACCTGCCCCAACCGACTTGAAGAATTCTTCGTGACTGACGTACACACCGTTAGTGAGTTTGTCTAACAGCTTGTGAGCGTCTCCAGAGGTCTTTGTGTGAGCAATCATGACGTAGTTATGAAAGTTACTCACATCGATGTCTAAAGGGGCTTTCAGGGCCTTTAAACAATCGTATAGATCATGTAGCTGGGTAGAGAACCGAACCGATGCACTGGAGAACCGCGCTTCGATTGTTTCCAATCGGGTCAACAGCGATTTATCCAGTCTGGATTGAAAGTGATCCCCCACTACCGGCCAGCCACTCATTACTTTCAACATGCCGTGCTGCGTTAGTTTCATAAGCATCGCTCCTAATATTCTGTATTAGTAATATAGGTCTAAAATACCATGGACAACCAAGAGAAACCCAAGAAAGAATACAAAAAGGCCGAACCACTTGATATGGATAAAATGCAGAAGGTGCTTGAAGAGCTTCGCATTGCAATGGTCGGTACTGAAGAAGACGTGGATCAGGAAGCTCTGGTCAAGATGATCCAGAAGAACCGCGCCTTCCTGCTCGAGTACGCCATGGCGGCCTACCTGGACAACCCTCGGAACGGTGAACTGTTGGGCAGTGTGACCTCGATCATCGCTGCTCTGGAAAAGTGCGTTCGTGAAGATCGTAAAGAACGCATGAAGAAGAAGGACCAGGAAAACAACGCCATCGGCTTCAACCAGATGATGGAAGCGCTGCAAAACATCTCCAACGGTGGTGTGCGCATGCCGGTGTTCGACTTCAAAGACTTCATCCTCGATCCGAACAAACCCATCATGGAAACTGACGCTACGATGGACCCGATCAATGATGATGAGTTGGTCATGGGAAATGCGCTGGTCGATATAGATGGTCAAGCGGTATAAGAAAAAATGAACATACTACTAACTGTGCAGGGTCGCCCCTGCACAGTTAGGTATGGGTTATTCATAGTCGTAGAACGACCGGTCAATCGGCACAACCTTGAAAACCGCCGCAACGCCCAAGGAACAGGCAAAGATACGATCGCCAATGGAACCTTCGAATGCTTCGTTTTCCTGTACCAACAGATCTGGCACAATAAACGTAGTACCCGGAATAGGTGGGCTGCCGATGCTGTCCATCAGAGGTTTGTATTCCTCGTTGAGCAGCAGGTCGTACTTAAACACGTAGTCGAACTGCTTGTAGTAGTTAACCGTAGCAGAACGCGTGTCAGCAGAGATCACCTTGACATCCACTCGACCGCCGAAGCGAGTCTTGCAGTGAGCCACCAGACTTTCGCTCAACGCATCGTCGAACTCGTACGGGAACACGTTGATCGTCAACACCACACCCTTAATCGAGATCGGTGCTTCCGTCAACTGCTCCTGATCCACCACCACCTTCAAGAACTTGTTCATGAAGTTAGTCGGGTAGTAACCGAACGCCCAGTCCTTGATCGAACGCTGTTTCACCAAGGCTTTCAGCTTTGCTTTGTCGAACTGAATGAATGGATACTCGAAAGTGTCCATCCGGCGTTGTTGATAGTTCCGAGCAACGTACAGATCCCACAGCTTGTCGCCTTCCAGTCGTCGGCGCTCATTGAACTCAGCCACTTCATCTTCGGTGGCGTTGTCTTTGAGACCGGTCATGCCAGCAGTGATGAACTTCTGGATGAGAGCACGGCGGTAATCGAACAAACTGTCAACGTCAGCATACGCTTCAATCGTCTTGTTCATTGATTACCTCCTTGACCGGCTTGTGGATCAGGCGGCAGTTCAGCGGTAGCCATCGGGAAGTCATCCAGATAGATACGGAAGGCCAGAGCAATCAAGAAACTGTAACGCTCGAAGTCTTTCGGATCCTGGATGTCCAACGCTTCACCACCTTCAGTCGTACCCACCACTTCTTTAAACATGCTGGCCAACTGTTTGATAGCGCCTTGTTCTTCGCCCAGAGCAGTGATCACACGCATTTGCACGTTCAACCACATGTCGTAGGTGTCAGACTTCTGTGCCACACTGTTAATGAAAGCAGTGTACGCTTCGTCGAAACGAATCAACGGGCGTTGCAGCAGACTTCTGAAGTTGTAGAGGATGCCGGGCCGGGCGGTATCTTTAACCAGCTCGGCATAAACCTCTTTGATCACGATGCTTAAATGATAAAGCTTATCCATGGTCAATCCTTCCGGTGGATGTTGGTGTCGATGTGGCGTCCCCGGAATAGACGGTGAACGGTATTGAGCACCTTAGTGCCTGAGCCTTTGCGCAGGCTACCGTTGGTGGTCGTACTCCCGACGGTAACCAAATCGTTCTTGTACGCTTTGAGGGCGTCCTGGTCACCACCTTTAACGTTGTACAGCTCGTTGGCCATGGTGTGCAGCCCGAGGTTACGCAGTACCGTAATTTCCGGTGAACTGATACCTGTACTTCGACTGTCACCCATCACCTGACCAGTCAGATCGTCGATCTGGTAGTCGTTCTTGGAAGCGCTGAACTTCTTCGCCCACATTTGGCGTTGCTTACGTGCTTCAGCGCGACCGACAATACCTTTGTTCGGGTTGAGAGACTTGATCCCGGTATCTTCATCGAAGACCACCAGTTGTTGCATGATCTCTACACCGTACTCTTTACACAGCTTGAGCAAGTTGTCGTAGTCAAGCTTTTCTTTGGGGTCATAGTTACTCGCCCAAATTGCCAGCGCGTTCCCCTGTGCTAGCCATTCAACCCACCCGTCCATTTGTTTATCGGACATGGTGGCGAAGATGCGTTCGTAAATGACCTTGTTACCGCCACCTCGGGTAACTTTAGCCATGAAGGTCAAGATGAAGTCTTCAAAACCCTTCCGATTGGTAGCCATTACGACTTCCTTGGATATCTGTAATGAGTGAACGTCTTGTTACCCGAAGTCACCACTTCCCTGGCGGACTCAATGTAAGGGTCTTTCTCGACGGTACTGATCGCCATCAACTCGTCAAAGAACATCGACGCGTTTTCCAGCGTTTGACTGAACAAAGTTTTGTTACGATCGTTGACTTCGATGATCGGGATGCTGTTGTCAATGTTGGCAATCCCGTACTTACCACTGACTGTATGAATCACAGCCGTGCCGTTGTGCAGTTCCGCTACCCGAACTTTCAGTGTTTCAACATAAGTGTGCGGGTCTTTGCACAGATTGATAAAGTTACTGTCAGCTACCACAAGGATGGTCGTGGAAGGTACTTCAATTGGGTCCATGGGGTGGCATTCCTTTTAATTATGGATAAGTAGGGGAGACAAGCCTCAGGAGTCTCCCCTACTTACTTAGGCGGCTTTCTTAACGGCAGGCTTGACCGAGTTGGTAAACGGTCCTGGCTCACGGCCGATCCAGTAAGGCTCGCGCTCACCGATAGCGATACGAATCAATTCGTGGGTCGTAACGGTGTGTTTCTTGATGTCCGGGTTCGTGAACCAGTAGTCCACAGTGTTCTCCAGGATATCGTTCCAGTCCAAGCCGCGGGCGACGATCTTCTCGTACAATTCCTGCGGTGTAATCCGGTACTTCTTCTCCAGGTTCAAATGGAAGGTCTGCTGGAACCACATGTGGTAAAGAATGGTGTAAGCCCGCTCCATTTTGCGGTCTTCAACAATCTTGTTCCAGATAGTAGTACGACCCGCATTACCTTCTGGATACAGGATGCACCAGTGGTTACGATCAGAACCGTCCATGCCGAAGTACTTGTTAGTCTTCAGCGTGTGATACATGGTCAGTCCTTCCTGAATCCCCAGAGACTGACTGCCGATGAAGAAGGCGTTAATACCCGACATACCAGCCTTGTTACGATACGGCTGATTGGTGTAGTACATCAAGTCAGGGATTTCTTTGGCGTCGGTAGAAATCTCGACGTCTTTACCAAACGGGTTTGGATACATCCATTCCTGTCCCTGCTTCATCTGACTGCCTTTGATGATCTCGTGACCAATCTGAGGCAGGCGCATCATCGACTTCGGCCCTTTCAACTTCTTGCCGGGACGAATGTAGACGGATTCCTTTTCTTCTGGACGACCGGTCAGGTTGATCTTGTCAACCATCTGAGCAGTCCACATTTGGTACACACCGGACGTGCCACCCAGAACATCCGCATCTTCGTACACGATGCGACGCAGGTTACCGATGGCCAAGTCGCGCGTCTTCTTCGCACCACCTTCGTCGACCTCGCCTTCCTGGAAGTGTTCGGAAACCTTCTGGAAGTGCATTTCAGAGATGGAGTCAACCACGGTGAAGATCGGAGTAATGATCTTCATTGGTTCGCCGTCGTTGCCCAAGTACGGGGTGGTGGTGTAAATGTCTTTCTTGTTCTTGATCTCTTCCTTGATCCAGCCAGCGATCGACTTGAACTTGTCGTGAACGAACGTACCGTCGCACGGGTTCTTGATGTCGTTGCGGGAGAAGTAGAAGAAACGCTTGTTGAGGATCTTCTCGCGGAAGTAGCCAGGGATACCGATCTCACGGTCAACTGCTTCTTCCAGACGGTCAACGTCGAAGGTGCCTTCAATGTCGAAGAAGAACACGACACTACCGTCGTAACGCACCAGTACCCGCACCATGGCCAATACTGTGAAACCGGTTTTCTGTGTGTTGTTACCACCTGCTACAGCGTTGTTACGGCACAGCCCACCGTTGTTGTAGCTGACCCCCATAGGTCCAATGGTGTTGTTGCAGTTCAGCATATCGAACACTGGTGAAAAGTTCAGTGTTGGAATCAAGGTATCCGAGGATTCTAAACCTTCTACAAAGCTAAAGGGCGTTGACATACTCTATTCAATCCTAATGATATTTTATGAACTTTAACCAAGGGCGTACCGCCCATTCCGAATGGGCAAACTCAGCCCCGCCTTAACTATACATATGCCGAGGTCAGTGATGGAAAATTCCGATCAAAACTCGTTTGAAGCTGTTTACAAAGAAGCAGCTGAAGAACTTGAGGCAATGGGTTTCATTGCCGCCGTAAAGAGCCCTGACCGTTTGTCGGTAACAGGTGTCGAAGAACTGAGCATGAGCGAGAGCTTCAGCCAATTCTTCAAAGAGTTCTCGATCTCGATCGACCGTAAGTTTGCATCGTTCTCGCGATCGGTACATCAGGTTGACAGTGATGCCTTGCGCCGCGCCGTCAAGAACCGCAACATCGTTTACCTCAAGAACACCGGCATCGATATCGCTGTGCCAGCCAACTATTCGCCCGGCATCGCCAATATGATGATGCACGTCAAAGGGGTGACCGAAGGTGTGTTCCTGATCAGCTGCCTGAAAACGGAAGCAGTAAGGCTATACGATTGGCTTAAGCAGATTGTGAAGAAGGGTCGCCCTGACACTCAATTCCGCTGGTCGGTGTCCAACTTCGATGTCGCTGTGGATCGTGGTGCTGACTTCATCCGCGGCCTGCCGGACGAGAACCGTCGTCATAAAGCCCCTCTGGGTCAAGTCTACGTCAACTTCGAAGAAATGTTCGATGTGATGGACTGCTTCAACTCCGTCGCCAAGCAGTTGGGCGCACGCGATGCCGAGATCGCAGCCAAAGAGTTGCAGAACACTTACGAGATGGGTCAGCTGCTGATCGAAAAGATCAAGAGCAACGAACTCACTTTCGACAAGGCAACCGTGCTGGATATCGAAGTGACCATCAACAACTTCGTCAACCTGGTCAACCTGTGTGGCGCAATGATGACTCTGTTGAACGAGTTGAGCGCTGTGCTGCGTGAACAGATCAACACCGTCACCAAGCTGTAAAGCAAAAAGAAAGCTACCCCTACCCAGCCTGTAGAGGGCTGGGTAGGGGTATAACCGCATTCACTCTGGAGTACGACCCAATTCACTCAACGTCAACACCCGCAGATTAGCAACAGCCGAGGTATGAACGTAAATGTAGTCGTCCGTCTCTACCAACGTGGAATACCGCACACCCAACTGATTACGTGTGTCTGTTACACACCACACACGCACCTTTGGATCTTCCACAGTGTTAAAGGAGTTACGACTAGGCAAGTCAAAGCCCACCGACAACTTGATTGGAACCGGCTTCTTCGAGTTCGGGTGATGAATCTTGACGGTGAAGGTCTCCTTCAACTGAGTGAACTCAGGATTGAGCTTGAGCTTCTCCACGCCCTTACCGTTTACTTCCTTCACGTAGATCAGGTCAGTGATATCGTAGAAGGTTGAGTAGCCGTGAACGTTTTCCTCGTTGCGATTCATGAACGCTTCAAGGATTACATCCATCCCCATCAAGTGGTCACGGATTCGATACGACATCATCACCGGGTTAATCAATTCGATCAACACAGTCTTGCTGTCTTTCTTATCCGGGTTAGAGTTCTTCCGTGTGAACGGAGACACCAACTTGGTCTTGCCATCGGGTACCGCCGGAACTTGATTGATCAACCGAGCAACATCTTTAGTCACGATGTTGTTTAGGTCACCTGCTGACAGATAACCATCCGGGTTGTCGATCTTTGTCCGAGTAAACTCGAACAGCTTGTCCAACAGCTCCAGTGGTTGCTTGGTGAATAACTTGGAGTAGGTGACGTCAGGAGTCAACTTACCGTAGTAAGACTTGTCCGGCTCCACTTTCCCGAAGTTATACACCCGATAACCATGATGAAGCTGGTAGAACAGTTCCGGGTTGTTGGTCTCGTAATACCAACGCGTGGCTTCTACCAATTTGTTGAACTGAATCTCTGGGTTCTCGTACTCCTTGCGAGGCACGCGACTCAGGTTCTGTTCTTTGGTAAAGCTCCACTGTGTAATCACTTCCGCCAGATCGAGCTGCTTGCTTGCCTGCCGGTTACCCAGCCCACCTTCCGCAGAACCAGCCAAGTCGAAAATTACTCGACGTTTGGTTTCCTGCATCCAGGTCAACCGGGTGAGAATGTCTTCCAACAAAATACGTTCTACTGGGTTCAGTAACTGACCGCCCAGCTTTACTTCTTCTGCCTTCTTAACAACGTCCAGCTTCAGCTTCGCCAACTGCTCGAGTTCTTTGTGCGGCGTAATCACACACAAGTTCTTCATGCACGGGTCAATCGAAAATACATCGAGGATTTCCAGATACCCGGCCAACAGCGCCTCGTTCTTGGAATCCTTGTTAGCGATGGTGAGGGAAACAATATCCTTCACCGTCACTACGGTGTTAGCTTTTTGTACGTTCCCGGCAAAATAACCGGACGAAGTCGGAACGTCCTTGACGAGTTTCTTCTTGCCTTCTTCGTTGATGTCGTAGGTGTAACCATGCCCACCGAGGAAATGGGGGTGATGCTTAACATGGTGTGACATACCGGCCATCAGATAAACCACCAAGTTTATCGTAGGAATTATTTCTTCCATTGGTAGTGAACTCTTTGAGGTGGGTGCATTCAGTAGAATACACCACCTGGTACATTAAAAAATTAAGGCTTTTTGCACATGAGCAGCAGAACTTTATTGTTCTCCTTAAGAATCGCGTTTTCTTCCAGTACGTTGACCAGATGACGCTTTAAAAACGAGTTCTCACCTGAAAGTGCAGTGGTCCTTTCTACCAACCAGATGTTCTGTTCTTTGATCATGTTCATTTGCACACTTAACGCATCGTTGATGCGAATGAAGCCACCAATCGGGCCTCCCCCTCCTCCATCGAACAGCAAGTTGATCTTCGACAACCCCACATTAGCATCCGTTAATTCCATACGGAGGTTAAGGTTGGTAGTGGTCAGTGAAAAAATAATGAATAGCAGTACAGAAATCATTAAGACCGCCGCTTTAAGGGCTTTGGTCAATTGGTCCTCTACCGACTCTCCCTTGAAGAATCTAAGCACGAATTCTATGAATCTATCTGCCATCTCCTTTGCAATAGCGAGCATAGGTGTTATCCTTACTTCAACGGTGAGCTAATCATGAGTACGTCTTATCTTTCTTTTGCGAGTCTCTCGAAGTTACACGACAACAGTCTTCAAGTAACTTCCCCGATTGGCGAACTGTCCAACAAAGCTTCCAGTTACGCCAAAGACCCGGGTAAGTTCTCGCTTGCAGTGAATGTACCCAGCGCCACTGAACTTGTCAACTTCTTGAGCATGCAAGACACTCAAGAGATTGTAATGCCGCAGAACTTGGCGGAAGTTCAAATCAACATCTCGAACTGGTTGTACGACCAAGCGCTACAAGACAAGATCACTGACAGCCGCACCACGTGTTTGGCTCTGCTCGTTGCGACCTTTACCAACAACATCATTATCGATGGTGTTGGCGAGATGGTGACGAACAATGCCATTTGGCTCCCCAGCTTCGTGAAAGGCCGGCACATTGTTGGTGCCGAAGAGCACGAGTTCTATCTGTGGATGGCGGATGCCTATTTCCTCATCCAGTACCCCTATGTTAAGTTTACAGTGATTCATCCGTTGCCTCTCGGCAATGACTTTGACTCACTGATGAATATGAACTACCAGCAGATCGCTGAACGCTTCCTCCTGGAAACTCCAGCAGTGGTTGCGCAACGTGAGCGCGTGGCTACCAACAACTTTGCATGGCCTGGCACCGAGCGGAATATTTACGAGTTCCAGATCTTGGATCTGATCAACACTGGTAAATTCAACGTCGGTTCGTGGGTGGTCTGGTCGTGGGGTAACGGCGCTGACGCCGAAGATCAACTCTTCGATCAAATGCAACAGGAAATTCTGGATAATTCCCAGTACGGTCGCGACAAGTGGGAAGAGAAAATCCCGGACCTGTTCAACCCGCTGGAGTTCTACGTGATCCCTCGTTTCGACAAACTGGGTATCATTAACCGCACCAATGGCGCGAGCACTTACTCCCCGATTGTCGATCAAGAAACAGTCATGGACATCGCTGATGTTTACCTGGCACCCTCCATGCCAGCTGATCATCTCATAAAATCTTCCCAGACCGTCACGTTCCTTTATAAGTCGCTGCAAGCTCTGTTTGTATCGAAAGTAAACAACCGTGAAGGTATGAAGAAGGTTTCGGCAATTGTTCCTGATTACCAGTTGATTTCTTCGCTGGATCCTGACTTCGGCGACATGAGCGGACCGACCATGGAGTTCGTTCGTCAAATGGAGAACTTGTTCGCTGCGGCGGAAACTGTTACTCCGTTCTCGCTGCTGCCGATGGGTATCAGTCGCATTACCCGTTTGGGTAAAGTCTGTGTGGCCAAACGCATCGGTAAAGTGAAGTACGTTGTCTTCACTCGCTGGCAAATGGTGCAAGACGGCTTGGTTGAGGAATAATTCATGACCATCAACAACATCATCCCGGGATTGAAGGCCGCTGGTAAGTTCGAAGCCAACGCGCCTTTCGATCGGGTGGTAAACCCTGAAACCTTTTACTCAGTAGAAGCTCAGCGCACCATCCCTGAGATGCAGGGTCTGAACATCAACATCTTTGCTCGGGTGTTTGCGCCAGTTGGTATTCTGGAAGCTGACTATCCAGCGATGTTGGCGACTGCGGTAAGTGCCGGTGCGGTGGTTATCAGCCTGATCCCTCGGATTGGTGCTCCGGTGTATGTACTCAGTACGCACCTGAAGACTTTCCCGTTGGTAGATGGTTGGTCATATGAGCGGATGTGCTTAGTAGTAGACGTGGGTGCATTGGCCCCGGATATGAAAGAGTCGTTGGCTCAAGCTGGGGAACACTTCCAGCAATACGTGCTGGCGCACTACGGGATTGATGCCAAAGTACAGCTCGGTACGATCCCGGTGATTGGTTACGTGTCGCAGTTTGAACACGAGACCATGGAAACCGTGCGGAAGAACCGTATTACCGACAACACCAATGATGTGGCAACCATTCGCAATCTGGAAGCTCAGATCGTGACCAAGGATGCGTACATCAAAGATCTGGAAGCAAGACTGCTGGCATTGACTCCGCCACCTACCCCGGATCCGTAAACGCGTAATAATCCCTTGCTCCAGGAGAGCCACACGGCTCTCCTGGAGTATCGGGGTCGGTTTGTTACGCCATGCGAATCGAACCAACGGCGTGACCATCGCTTTCATCGGCTTTAACCAGCCAGTGATAAGGTTTGACCACTTCGTTGTGTTGCAGGTCCATCAGGTAGCCCATCAGGTAGTTGGTGAAGCTTTCGGTGTAGCCTTCGAGGATGATCTCCTGGAAGTTCACTTCAGGCAATTCACACTTGAAAGGCTCGCTGCCGTCTTCTGGATATTCCCACACGATCCAGCTGTTGACATCCAGACCGATGTTCTTGGTCTTGGAGTTCAAACGAGCAGCGTACAGGGTGTCTAGGACTTCGTTAGCGACGCGTTCCAGCTCAGGCTTACCGTGTAGACCATCAAACGGATACAAGCACTTGGTGAAGTGCGTAGCGGCGAACAGAAGGGTACGTGCCTCGATGTTGAACAGCTTGGTAGCAGCTTCACCGAATTTGCCCAGAGTCCGGTGTTTGACAATGTCCTTGTTGATCACACGCTCCAGAATTTTAAGGCGGTTCAGAACAGACTTCGACAGAACATCCGTTTCCAAGATGTCAGGAGTCATGTCTGGATTCGTCCCCAGAGTGAAACCTTCTTTAGGCAGCTTTGGGAACACCTTGTCAAAACGCAAGGAGAAGGTCAGTTTATCTTCCCCGACGATGTTGAAGGTCATGTACAGGTCATGATCCCGGCAGGTAGCTGCTCGCACAAAGCGATCTGCCTTACGGGTAATCTCGGCCAAGTTCTTTTCCATCTTCTTCCGAAGAGCCTCGATCAGACCGGTAACGTTGCGGTACTCTTCTTGAGTCACCTCGTCGAATTCACCCACGACGTCCAACCCCATGGTCAGCCACGCGGTAGGCATCTCGTAACGAGGACGGAAAATATCCCGGAGAATGTCTTCAGGAACCTGGTGCTTGTTCAGGAACACGTCGCCCAAAAGGCGCTTGGTCCAGAAGTTGTTCAGCAGGTAAGTGTAAGTCACATCACCCTTATCGTAACGCACCCAAGCTTCTTCGGACTTATTGCCCCACCTGTAGAAAACAAAGATGTTGATGTGGTCAGGCAGAATTGGTTGCAACCCGTCAGAAGCTAACGATGGGTCGAGTGAAACACCTTTGATATCTTGAGGCCACAGGTGGCTGTACAGCAACGTCAGGTTGTGGTGAGCTGCGGTGCCTTTTTCAATTTGTTGCATCGGTAATTTCCCTTATTAAGGATGGAACTATGTTCGGTTTGTTTTCGGTTCAAGCCAAGCCTACTGGAGACTATGTGCACATCACAGGAGTTTCCTATTACGATCTTGCAAAGGACATTGAAAAGTTTTACAGCAGTACGTTGGTTACCAAGCACCAGATCAAGCGCGAATCATGGGACACCATCAAAGTCCACAACTTCTTTCTGGTAGAATTGCACAACATACTGGGAGAGCTGCTTAAGATACGGAACCTGCGTAGTCGGCGCCGCGCTCTGAGTGAACTGAAACAAGTCCTGGAAACAGACACTTGGATCAAAGACACGATTAACCCCAGCGGCACTCCGTTCAACATGAAACGTTTGGCACGGTTTGAAACTAAGCCGTTCCCTAAGCAACAAGAATTCTTAGAGCAGTATCCGGTGATTACCCACAGTTACCATTTACGAGGTCTGTTACTGGACTCCGTACCGGGCAGCGGTAAAGCCATGCCGCTCAGCACTAAGGTCAAAGTACCCAACGGGTGGAAACAATTACGCGACCTTAAGATGCACGACCCAGTCATAACCCCTGATGGGAAGGTGGCTAAAGTCGTTGGTATTCACCCCCAAGGAAAGACCGAAGTTTACCGCTTCTTCTTTGAAGATGGGCGTTACGCAGATTCTCACCCGGAACATCTCTGGGCAGTCGATGAAGTCAGTATCGTCGACGATCAAGAAATGGCCAGCGTTGGTAATGTCACTACCACCAAGGACATTATCCAGCACTTCGGTGAATTCGAATACCGTATTCCTCTGGTAGAGAAAGTCGGGGGATTCAATTACAGTGAAACGGGCACGCCTCGCCACATGGCGACTCATTTACTGGAATCTGGTATAGCGATAGATGACACAGTATTAGAACTTCCGTACTCCGAGCGCTTTGCGATTATCCGGGCTATGGTGGAGTTCTCTGCGTTGCACATCGGCGACCATCATCTGTCCCTGATGCATGAGAACAAACAAGGTTGCGACAACTTCCGCCAGCTCATGTGGTCTCTGGGCGGTATTGCTCACGAACCGCTTAACGTCGGTGGCCTGTATAAGGTGATCTGTAAGCACCGGGACGTGGACCGTTTAATCGAAGACCTCGTGGGTAAGACTCCTGAAGTCAAGAAGATGTTCAATACCAAGCAGTACAAGGACCTTAAACTGCGCATTACCGGGTATGAGCATCGGGAAGCTGAGGAAACCCTGTGTATCTCGATTGACAGTGCAGACAAACTGTACATTGTTGATAACTACGTGGTCACTCACAACACCTTTACTTCGATTGCTTGGTCGGCGCTGGTTAACGACGCACCTACGGTGATCCTGTGTCCTCTGAACATCGTGGATGAAGTGTGGGTCAACCAACTGAACCACCACCACAAAGAAGCCCCGTTCATCTGGACCAGTAAATCGAATATCCCGTTACGTGAAGGGTTCGATTTCTACGTCGTGCATTACGACTACATGACCTCGGGTAACGCAGCCTACCTCCAAAAGTTCCTCGCAGACCTGCAAAAGAAACATAAGGGTGGCGTAAAGCTGATTATTGACGAATGTCACAACTTCAACGACCCTAAAGCCGCGAGAACCAAACGACTCATCGAGTGGGCAGACCAGAAACTGTTCGGGCATTACCTGCCGGTGTCTGGAACCGCGTTAAAAGCCCTAGGGAGCGAGATCTACCCCGTACTGTGCCTCTTGGACCTGTTCTTCGACAGCAAGGCCAGAGAGTTCTTTATGGCGTCGTATGGACGCAACCGTCCTGCCCTGAACGAACTCCTTGCCCACCGTATCGGCAGGACCAAGTTTACCATCCCTGAATTAACCGGTATGGGTAATCCACCCCCTATTGAGTTGGTCAGGGTGAAAATCCCTAACTCTGACAAATACACCCTCGACGTTATCCGCTTAGAGATGCAGACTTACATTACCGACCGTGTGAAGTTCTATGAATTTCATATGCCGAAGATGTTGGAGTTCTATAACGACTGTTTACTGTCGTATGAATATTCCATTGGTAAGAACCTGCAAGCTCAAGAAGACTTCGTTAAGTATAAGCAGATCGTCCACCGTTTCCGTACCCAGGGTTATAACAGCTTTACTGACGTACAAGACGGGATGTTCTGTAAACGGGTAGAGGAAGAGATTGAAAAGGGTCTACGGGGTCCAGAGCTAAAGGAATTCCGCAATATCAAGTCTGCTGTGAAGTACCTTGGTTTGAAACTGCGTGGAGAGGCACTGGGTAACGTCCTAGGTCGTGCTCGTATCAATGCGATTAAAGACACCATTGCCTATGCTGATATTCCGGGAATGATCGATGATGCGGAGAAGAAGACCATTATCTTCACTTCGTATGTTGATGCTTTGAAACTCTGTGAAGAATACCTCACCAAAGAAGGCTACCCCGTGGTAACCGTCTACGGGGAGAACAGTAAGGATCGGGATGACGCGATTAAGCGTTTAGCTAACGACCCTCGGGTTAAAGCAGGGATTGCCGTCTTTGATTCGCTTAAGGAAGGCTACCCACTCCTGATGTGTAATTTGACCATCCTCCTGAACAGCCCTTTCCGCGACTATGAGTTGAAACAAGTCATTGCACGTACGTGGCGTACTGGGCAAGATGCCGAGTGCTTCTACAAGCTGCTGGATTTGGACACCGGGGATAAGCTCAATATCACCACCCGGAGTATCAACATCATGGAGTGGTCTCGTGAGCAAGTTGATGCTTTACTGTCACGGGAAAGTGGTCACGCTCTACTGGGGAATATCTCGGGGCAAGAAATGTTCGATATGAGCATGGAAGCCTTTACCCTCCCTGTCCGTATTAACCAAAACGCAATGTCCCTCTTTCGATAAGGAACCTAAGCATGTCCGAACAACAAGATCAGCAAGACTTTCTCGATTCCGATGAAACCTACGAGTCCCTCCCGGAACCTGAACACGTTGAAATCATCATGAACGGGATGCTCGATTCCCTTGCGGGTAATGAAGGCTTGCCTCTAACCGATGCACAGATCTACCTCCAAGGTGCTCTGAATGCCTCCGGCGTGGTCTCCATGCGGGTATCCGGTACTGAGGGCTTCTTCTCGTCGATCGGTGCGGGTATCAAAGCGGCGTGGGACTACATCGTCAAGATGTTCAAGTCCATTTACAACGCAGTCTTCAAGAAGGACGTTAAAGACAAGGGTGAAAAGGTTGCAACGTCCATCAAGGAAGCTGAAGAAGCGATCAAGGCGGTAGAAAGCCCTAAAGTAACTCCCGCTAACGTGGAAGCTGTCCTGAAGAAGGTGGAAACCAAGGTCGAGCATTTCCCACCGAGCCCTCAAAAGACTAAACTGCTGGAACACGTGGCGGCGGCTAAAGAAGCCCCAGAAGCGCAGAAGGTTAAATCGGTACTGGACATGCTGCCAGAAGTGTTCGACACCGCCCTGCTGGACGTCAAGCATCTGGAGAGCCACGCTAAAGCTCTTAAAGGTGCAGCTGGTCGTTTGCAAGAACGTAAAGAAGCCTACGACAAAGAAAACGACCAAATGGGGTACGACATTCAGACTTACCTCAATGGGTTGATCGGACTGCCTGAACCTCACTCGGTCACTAACTTGGCTAAAGCTAAGGAATTCCTGCATAAAGCCAGTCGCTGTAAAGAAGCCATGGGCAACAGCTGGATGTCTTTGTGGGATACCGAGCAAAGAACCAAGAAACTGATCGATGACATGGGCGGTAAAATCAATGCCTATGCTGAAGGTCCTAAAGACAAAGAACTCAAGGAAGAGATCGAAAAGCTTAAAGCGTACCTGCAAGGGGTAACTGAAGTCAACAAGATTACTGACACGGTTACTTTGGCACTGATGGGTATGTGTGACGTGATCAAGAAAGCTTGTGTGACGGTGATTTAAAGCAAAAACGAAATAGACTACCCTACCTAGCCTGTTAAGGGCTAGGTAGGGTTATGTCCGCTTTATGCCGGTACTGGTGTACCGTTCAGAACATCTTCAGGGATGTTGTATTCCTTGATCAGGTAATCCAAGGCAAGCTGCAAACTGGTAAAGGTGTGCATTGCCCCGATATTGTCCCCCAGATGGAGTGCCCAGTGAGGGTGTTCCACGGTCTTTTGTTCGATAATCACCATACCCAATTGGAAACCGGTGTTATTGACCTTGTAACCACTGCGGATAGTGACCGGGATTTCTTGAGTGCTCAGGAAAGCCAGAATCTTCTCTACCTGAGGACGCAGGGCTTCACCCTCTGCTGCCAACTTGGCGTTTACCGCAGCAATGTCAGCCTCGACATTAGAAGGTTTGATTTGACGTTGTTTATTTGGCTTCATTGCTTATCCTCTCTCGCCCTTTACACCGGTAGGTTCAATAGGGTCAATCCCCAAACGCTCTAGGTGACTGTTAATGTTACCACAGGTCACCAAATAAGAGACGTTACTGAACCCAAAGACCAACCCCACCAAACTGGTCACTTCACCCAGCCCTTCATGAGAGGCCGCCCAATACTGTCTATCATCACAGCAGACAGTGACTTCTTCATGACGTTTCATTCCGCTAGGGGTGTAAATGACTCCTTTCTCCTCAATGTTGCTAGAGGAGTTCAACGTCAGGAGGTCTTCCCAACTACCGAATACAATCACCCCATTGATACTGGTCACCATAGGGATAGTTTTCAACTCGTTACTGACCCAGTCTAACAACTCCTGTAGATCAGCACACCCGGCATGTTCCCTGCCAAAGGATTCACTGTCTACCGTCCAATTGGATTTAGCCAATACAGGAATGGTCTTACCCAGATACTCCATATCCTGCATATGGTGAGTGCCACGGATCTCAAATGTGATACCGACCGTGGCGGCTTGTTTCTTAAGGTTGTCAATACGGGGTTGATGATACTCCCATTGACCACTCAGTACGCTGTAAGGGCAACTCATGGAATCACATCCCAGGCAATGTTGGTATTACCCCGACCAATACCTTGATTAGGGTCTTCTTTGACCTTCTCTACGAACGAGTCGCACAGTTCACGAGCCAACTGAGGATCCAGAGGGCGTACATGAGCACCGGGGGCTAACTCAGTCCATACGCCCTCAACGATAGCCTTGATGTTCTCAGCGATCCCCATGTGCACCTCAGCCAACATCAATGCCTCATCCAGACTGCGAGCCATGACTTGAGGAATAGGGTCCAATCCTTGATGACCCGGGTCGAAGTACACACAGAACATGCCATACGTGTCGTTAATCGACAGTTGCATATTCACCTTGACTTCAGCAGCCTTCACTTGGAGGGCTTTAAAGCGTTCTTCAAGAGTTGACATTTAAGCCACCCCGTGTAAAGAGTCGTTTAATCAACAACCACAACTTACGTGGTTTACTGGTGCGGACAAAGGGAGTGCCTTTACCGGTCATTTGGAGAGCCCCTCGTCCGTGGTATTTGAATGGGTCAATTTCTACAGGTTGTGCGATCGGGTAGTTATCCTCAACCAGGAAACCCCCTGCAAACACCTTCTTCGGTTCCGCGTGATGCGGGTGACCGGTATAAGCCTTGGCATCATAACCACGCCGAGACAGTTGTTTACCCAGTTCATCGAATTGATGACTGTTAACAGCGTAGACGGTCAAATAGCAACCGGCTAATGGAATACGGAGTTGCAACCAGTTAAAGAACGACGCTGGTTGTTTGCAGTTACCCAGTTTAATCCCCAACAGCAATAACACCTCACGATGAGCGAGACATGGGATACCGTTTACATAGCCAACCATCAGCTTACCGTAATTGGTCACCAGTCCCAGGTGAGGATCACGAACAATAAGGTCTTTAATCTTGTGTTTACGATTTGGCATTACTTTGCTCATTATGTTGGTTAACACTATAACAATGGAACACAGGCAAAAATAAAGAGTAAATACCCACCTCCCCATAAGGGAGGCAGGTAGTCGTAATCGGTTATTTCAGGAGATCTCGTTGCGCCATAGACCAGTAACGGACACCACGTCCCTTGGTGGGGTCTACCGTGGCCAGAATAGCGTCCAGTTTATCGAGGTTAGCCAGTGCGGTCTTCTTAGCCCCTCGGCTAATATTGCCCTGTATCTGAACAATCAACTTATTCACCACCTCTTGCAGTTCTTCAGGGACGTCAGTAATCAGCACCCGCTCGTGACTGTCCAGAGCAAAGGTTTCCCCTACCCGCCAATAAGTGTCAGTATCGAGGTTAATAGCATCGAGTTCGATAGCGTCCCCGTGATAGACGTCCAACTCAAACAAGACGATCTGTCCTTGACCTTCTTGCTGTTGTTCGTACGGCATGGTGATATCAGTTTGACAGTAGACCCCGGCTTTTGCATAGAGACCGGTATCCTGACTGTAGGAACCGTCCATATTGATCGCTGTAGCCCAGGATTTAGCGTCTGCCTGATTCCAGTTAAAGGCGGCGATGAAAGTACCCTTATCAAAACCAAACAAAAGGTCGAAGATTTGCCCGCGTTTAACCCCTCTTACCAACACGTATTCAGTTTCCTTAGCCAAGAAGGTTTTGGCCACTTGTACGTTCAAGTAAAACGAGTCATCTACCTTGTCGTAATACCACTGACCCTTTGCCAGAGGACGGGTGGAACTACCGTGCCACTGAATACTGATGGCTTTACCCGCAGGACCGAGGTCCATAATGGCTTGACGTACCGCAATGGCGTTGAATCCGTGCTGATCAATCTTGATGGCGGTCTTACGCCCTGTAACGGGGTCAAATTCCCGCAATTCAGAACGCCCGTATTTAGTGTTCTGGGTGGGTTGCAAATCTTCGCCCTTAGTAGGGCTGGTAGCGATGATCCGATCTTTCTTACTGGTGTCCCAGAACGCATTATTGAGTGTAGGTAGATCCGTTACCGATGTGGTGACGTTAGTAGGGTCGGTATGGTTGAAGCAATTGATCTTGGCGAAAGGCATAACGCGTAATCCTCTAAAATAAACCTCCCTTCATAGGGCGGGCATAGGATCTGATGCAAAAAATAAAGGAGTACCACCTACCCCCTTACGGAGGTAGGCAGCATTCACAAGGTGTTATTTACGGTTGTTACGGTAGTGACGAATGAAGTTCAGCAGATCACCGTATACCCGTCTGCTGATAGAACGCAACTTCAGTTCTTCCAGCCTAACTTCTAGGTCCACTAACTGCGCCTGGCGGATCTTCAACGCCTCAGCGTACCACTCAGCCCGTTGGGTTAACTGGATCTGCAAGGCCGATTGGAACTCCTTGGCGTTTTCAGCTTCGGTCACCATCCACGTATGCGCCTGAGTGAGGACTTTGATGGTCTCTTTCTGGGCATCGATTTTGGCTTGTAGCCAAGAACGGTACATCACAGGTGCATCTCCGCTTCCATGGACTCGATCATGCCTTCGAACGTTTCACTCGGTTCGGAGACATCCACGTCATCAATTGCACCATGCCAATAGCCGTCGACAAAGAAGAACTCCAAGCAGACGTGGTCATCGGTGCACGCTTGTTGAATAGCCAGTACGCGGTCCTGTATCGATTTATCACTCATTCCTTACCCTCATCCCACCAACCGTTAACCAGCAGTACTCGCTTGATCTTCAGTTGGCTAGCCAGTTGTTTATCGTGAACCGCTACCAAGTCCTCACGGAACGGGATAGCGTCATTAATCTCTTTCTTCAACACACTCAGCAGGTAGCCCTGACGGCGATACTCGTCCATCAAGGTTACCCGTGTACGCAATAACAAGGTTTCAGGTAAGCTGGTAGGAAGGGCGGTTAACAAATCACCGCTCTCTACCGCCTTTAGTAAAGCAGGGCGAAAGTTGCGGTCAGCATATTCCACCAATGCCTTATCCAGCCGATCAATAACCCGTTGATACCGACCCCGGGCGTATTCACCAGCAGGTGCAGGGGAACTGTAATTCAAGTCCCCCAGTGCATCCTGATAACGGTGCAGCTCGGAGGAGTAAAACGCATACTCCTCCTGAGTGCCGATAAACAACTCATCTGAGTCTTCTTGTTTCTTCTTGCGGAACTCAGCGATACTGGTTACTGTGCCCATGGCGTTACCTTCCTCGATAAGCAATTAGGGTGACGCTCGTAAAAGGAGGCTAATTCCTTATCAGCCTGTTCTGCCAGTTGTTTGCCTTCGCTATGCAGGTGGTCAGCGATCTGAGGATCACGGTTCTGCATGGACAAAGCCAAGATACTACCGGCTTGATCGAACTTGTGTTCAATCGCCTTCAACTCACGTGCACGGTTCAATACAGCCTGTACATTTGGAACTTCCATTTCAACTTCTCCTTGATTAACACGCAGTAAAAACTGGGAACTCATAAAACGTACCTTTGGTGAGACTTAATTACTCACAACAAGCGCGGAACACTTTCTCCCACTCTTCTTCAGTGCCCTTATAACCGTTGTTGACAGCCACCTCGTAAGGGAACTCTCGCTGCGGTTGAGGAACTCCGTCGTAGTGGTACTCAAAGAAGTAATCCGGGAGACTACCGTCAGGCAGGATATGCACTTCGGTGGTCCCCAGATAACCGATCAGACCCAATGCGCAGGTATCAGGATCAGTCTTCTTTTTCTTCTTCGGATAGAGCACCACCCCCGGCTCCAGCGTGAACTGCTTGTGGAACTCGCGGTCTTGCTGGATACGGGTATTCAAAGACTTCGTACCCCGCATCACGGTGGCTTTCAAATGCAACGCCAGACGCAGGGTTCGGCTATTTGCTTTAACGAGCGGCATAGCTTTCCTCCTGAATCAACCGATCCACTTCCGCCCAGCCTTCTTCAGGCATTCCAGAGATGGTGTAGGCTTTGTGCAGACGCGACATCAACTGCAACACGTCCTTACGTTCGAATACCGCAAACAACTGGTGGTACGACTCGTCCCGTTCTTCGCAGTCCAGATCCAGGTTAAACGACTGACCGTCTTCCATGCGTTTGATCAGAGTCAGGTTGCTATCCTCACCTTTGACCCCTTCCACTTCCAACAGAGGCTGGTAGTAGTAGCTCTGATTACCGCCGTTCTCACCCTTGATAGCAAGAGGATCGAAGTCAGTCGGGTAGAACTTGGCAAACACTGTACCCGCTGGCAGGTACAGGAACTCTTTCAGATTAACAATCCTCATCCTACTTATCCCCTTATTGGAATGATTTCGGCTGATTCAGGAGTAATCAGTTTCCACTCCCCCTCTACCATCAGTTCGATGGTCCAGCCTGTCTCTTTACTGGCATGGTCCCGTGCAGTCGCTAACCAGCTCTCAGCCATCAGGCGGAGGTTCTTGCGGGTCATCTCCTGCACCATGGCAACATCGCAGACAACGGTATCGCAGTTCTTGAACAGACGGTTACTCATGTCCAAGCACGTGGCAATACGTTCCTTACGACTCTGGCCATGACGCAACCAATGCTCCAGCGCCTCAGGGGACTCAAACTCCTTCCCCCACACATCTTTACGAATCACTGTCCCCATTACGTTCTTTCGCCTCTTTTAACTGTTGACGGAGAGAATCAGGCGTCTTATGACCCCAGCTATCCAACACGATAGGATTCTCAGGATTGTCTTTCAAATGAGTCCAGTACAACCGAGCACTCATGGCGCTAAAGAAGAACCGAGTCAAACGACGATCGGTGCCGTACTTGAACACCACGTAGTAATGATCCACCGTACCGATAGGTTCATCGATCTGATAGAACAGGTAACCCGCTTCGCTAGCAATCGGACGCATACCCTCCCGACGCTTATTGAAGTACGGCAAGAGCACTTCATCCCACCAACGACCCCGAGTCTTAATCGTGTTGCGCAGGTCGTCGGTAAACAACCGATGGAAAGGACGGATCATCCCTTCGATGCAAGGACCCAACTGATACTCGTGCAAGGTCTCCTGCATCTTCTCTTCGGTAGTGGGCAAGAAGTTACTCACCCGTACCGCCAGCAACTTACTTAAACGCTTATGTTGCTTTGCCATAAATCTTCCATCCTAAGAATTTGTAAATATCGAGGGTCGAACGGAACCCATACTCAGCCGTCCCCGGTACGCCCTTACGTTCATGTAACCACGTCAGGTGTTCGAAGTAACGGTAAGCATGATCCTTCTGAATGAAGAAGAAGGTTTTGCTCTTGTTGAATCCTGTTTCAAAGACAACAAAGAACCCACCTACTCGGTTGAGTTTCACCACAGGTGCCACACACATCGTGCCGGGGTGTAAAACTTCCGCTGGATACAACCGACTGTCCACCGGTTCCATGGGTTGATGTTTATCAAACCAAGGGATATCCACATACTCCCACCAGCGCCCACGACGTTCCATGGAGACGCGTACCTGAGTACGAATGGCTAAGTCAGCCACCCAGTCACCGAAGTCTTCACTGATAGCATTTTTCTTAAACGCTACCAGCGCTGCTTCAATCTCTTCTACGCTTTTGTAATCCCCGCAATGAACATCACCATGTGCCCAGTACAGAAGTCTGACTAAGCGCTTGTGTTGTTTAGGCATCACGTTTGTCCTTAGGCTGATCGTAAACAATCCCAGCGTGAGTCACACGACCGCCCTCAGCGTGGACCTTGTCGTAGAACGCTTGCGACATGGGTGGCATCTCATCCTCGATGGTGTCAGGAACCGAAGCCATAACGATTTCTTTCAGGTCATTCTTTTTCATGCTGTTACCCTCACCGGTTAATACGTAGTTAAGTTCTTCCAACGATTTACTTCCCCACACATCAGGGTTAGCAGGCGCTGGGGTTTCACCAATCAAGTACAGGTAATAACTCTTCGCCCCACTGTTCGTGATAAAGAAGCGAGTCTTCTCTTCATCGTCTCCCTCTTGGAAAACTACGAAGTAACGGGGGTGGTTACCCACCTTTCCTCGGATACTGGCAAACACAATCCTGTGCTCGTCTACAAGGTTCACAGGAACTGTTGCAGCGAGCATGACAGTCATCAGTTGGTTCTTGTTGAAGCGTGGCGCTACCGCGTCCATAGGGACTCCTAGCCTAGGTTAAAATAAAAGCGCATACACGCACCCCCGTCCAGACCCCCTGATTTCATTGGGTTTCGTAGGGGTACCCTATTTTTTCGCACTAAAAACAAAGCAAATCTAATTCTTCTTCATATCCACTAGAAAACGAAGTCTTTCAAACAACTTTGGCATATCACTTCCATACACCAGATAATCTTTTCCCTGCATTGAACAGATACAATTACGCCCAATAATTGCCTCCTTACTCAATGCTTCTAACAGATCAATTAGACCCGGTAGAGTAATGTTGTTAATCAATTCTTCTATTTCTTTTTGTTCTCTGTCTCCCATGATGCTTATTACTCCCATAGTTGTTTAGTTGATTGTTTAAGTTCATCTAAAGTTTGATAACCGTAGTTGTAGGGTTCTGGTTGGTTACCCGGTGTAAGCTGTCTTAAGTACTGAATGTATCCATCTGCTGTATGTCTATCTACAAAGAACCTAAGCGTATTACTAGGTTCGTCTTGATGATAAGCGGCATACACCATATGGTCTGCACAACCTTCTGGGTTAACCATCCCTAGAAGAATACGTTGCTGACATTTACTCCTATTGAGTGAACACTTCCACCCATAAGGAGAATACTTGTTTAAGAGTATTATCTTGTTAAGATCAAAATTAATTGTCATAGCGGGTATTCCTCTAGGGGTTAGTTAGAGCGCGTGTTTGTTGCGGAAGACTAGGATCTCTTCGAGGTTACTCCACCCCCACTCATTTAGATTAGTAGGGGCGTCGCCTGCTCTGAAGTTACGCAGGTAGTTAATGTAACTACGAGCGCCTGTGTTAGTGGTGAACAGTCTAGCGGTAGCTTCGTAGTTATCGCGTACGTAGACAGCGAAGACTTTAGAGCAGGGGGTATTGCCTGGTTGCAGTTGAGCGTACGTGATCTCTTGTATCGGTTGGGTGACATCACTCACGATAGAGTACACGTTACCGAGTACGGGAGCTGCGAGTACGAGTTCCTTAAGTTGCTCTGGGGTCATGATCATTCCTTTAGGCGGAGGGTGTAGTTACCGTCAGTATCTTTAACGATTACCACGCCATGTTCTTTAGCGATCTTGTCTGCATCTTCCCTGTGCTTCATGGAGTTGATGACAGATTGTTCTCTGAGTCTAACTGTGCCGAGGTGGTGAACCTCTCGCATGGCTTGCTCAGACTTAAAGAGGAGTTCTTGTATCTGGATAACAGCTTCGTAAGGGATCCTAGGACCGCCTTTGCTGGTACGCCGCTCGCGACGTTCAGACATCTTGCGATCTCTCCAGCCTTGCATCTGTACGACTTCGCCCACGGCTTACTCCTTAAGGAGCTGCCCGGTTAAGAGCAGCTCGCGTAGGTTTACTCTGGTTGGTTAGGTTCGTCAGGCTTATCGAAGTCCTTGAGGCTTTCTACGGCTTCTTCGGCTTGACGGACGTGACGAGGTTTGAAGCCCGTGGTGTTAACGGCGTTCTCTGCTTGAGCACGGAGTTGGTCAGGTGTTAACTTATCCAGACCATCAGCCTCTGCATAAGCAAGGACTGTTTGTTCCACCGGCAGAGGCAGGTTCAGTGGTGGTACTTCCCCGGTAGGGTTTTCACGCATGAAGTAAGCCAGCTGAGCTTTACGGTGAGCGTACTCACCTTGGAACGGACTGTCTAACACAGGGTCAGTCTTGTCCAAACCCTTCAGATCACCCGGTGTCAGATAGCTAAGGCCCGACGCTTTGATCAGCATACTTTCAACGTTGGCTTCACTGACAACACTGGGGGTATCGAGGTCACGGTACAAACGGGCACGGCTCAGGTTACTCCCCATGCCCGGACGACCAAAGCGACCACCACCGAGTACAACGATATCATTCAGCGAACCGTCAGGGTTACGAGGTGCATCAGGATCAATGCTTACCTCTACACCCGGCTCACCCCTTGACCGTTTCCAATTTTCCATCTCTTCTACAGTCAGACGCTTCATTGCAGGGTTTGGTATCTCCCCATCAAGTTCAACGCCTGTCTTGCCAGCACCAACCTTCAGCCGACCGACGAACTGTTGGTTCTGCGGCTCATCAGCCGCGTTGTCAGCCTTGGCTTGGATCAGTGTGGTCATGTGGTCGCCAATGCTCACACGAGCTTCACCAGGCTTACGCAGTGGGTAAACACCGCCCAGCGCATGAAACGTGATGAACGCAGCCTCAGCGTCTGCGCCGTGCATCATTTCAACTACTTGCGGATACTTCTTGATGAAGTGACGATTTTGGTAGCAGAAGTCCAACGTGTTAGCAATTTCTGCCAGCTTACTCACGTCACCTTGCATGTTGCGCCAGCACTCCACGAAACCTTCTACCGCTTCATCGGTATGCTTGTGACCTTTGAAGTGGAATTGGTTGAGGAGTTTGGCAATACGGAGATGTTTCTTACGCATGACGAGTACCTTTTAAACTTGAATGAGAATGCTGGAGAGATAAACGTCGTCGATAAAAGCAACTACCAAGCGCTGACTCTGCTTCAACTCTTGGTAGGCTTTCAGGACGTCCGAAGGATTAACCACAAACAAATGAGCAGTGTCATCTGCACAGGGTACTTCCAAACAGAAGCCACGCACAAATTCATCTACTGGTTCATCTTTGAGGATGCACTCAGTACCGAATTTGTACTCAACCATCCATTCACGGCCGATCAGCTTAATACCGCTGTCAAGCGTGAATACGACGCTATCGTTGTCATCACTGGGGGTTGGGAAGGGAGTACTCATATCAGCCTCCTAGCGCCAACCCAGACGCTCTTGTACAGAGGATTAGGCTCACGCAGTGTCTTAACCACCTGAAACATGTCTTTCTCATCAAAGAGGAAGATAAATGTCTCTACTGCGATGAAGATGTCGCCATCCGGTGCAGGTGCGAACACCGGCGTTCCATGATGATCCACCCACTTCATTTTGATATCAGGGCAGAAGCACAACGCGTACTCTTTCGAGAACGTAGCGATCTCCTGCTTGATCTGATAATCCCATCCCAAGGACAAAGCGTACAGCTCGTCCATCAGACACGTTATTCCCCCCACAGTAATCAATACCAAATTACCGTAGTTCTGCTCAATACCGCTGCGATCCTTCTGCACCACTCGGCGCGCCAGATCAGCAGCAGTAGGTTTGTACCAATCGATCGGCTCGTCGACCGGCAGGTCTGGAACCAACTGGAGACTACGCAATTGCTCCAGACCTTCACCGATCATACCGCTTTGGTCACCGTGCATCGAAACATGATGCTCAGTTTCCGTGATAACCTTCCGAAGACTTTCAGTCATATCGAAAGGCTTTTGGTTCAACGCTTTGGCTGCGGAAGGATTCTCCATAGCCGCATCGTAAAGACCCCCTAGTCCTTCGATCCCCTCGTTCTTATCAACCATGTCTTACCACCCCTTGTTTGTTTTCGTTGGGTTCATATTGCAGTTTGTCGAGACGAGCTTGCATTAGTGCCGCTTTGTTACGAGTTTCCCGGCTCTTATCCCTCAGATAGCGACGCTCCCGAGTGCAAGTAGAAGCGCCCGCCATACGGGAGAGCTTAGCTGCTTCTCGGGTAAGAGACGTGATCCGGGAACTCAACATCTTGACGAGTTCTTCTACCTTAGTCATCTGATTCACCATTACAGAAAGTGATTGTTATTCAGATTAGTAATATAGGTTTCAAATACACTCCAAGTTAATGCAAAATCATACAAGCAGGGTCAAAAGGATAGAAAGCTTAGTTCTATTTTATTTGGCAATTTTATGGTCTCTGACCCCTCCACTCCTTTAGCAGCGCGGATAACCTAACCATGGCCTTTCCAAATGATCAATTGTTCTTGGATCGGTTCATCGCTTTCAACAAAAGGCGGTACGTCGATGAACCAGCATTCGTAAGTAAACTCAACTCCCTCACGCTCGACACTATCCAGTTTTCCAACTTCCGCAAGGTAGAGATCGAACCTGGGGTTGTGGCTCACCTCGTCGACGTTGACTCGGCCGGCATCCTCACAGGGGATGGGCAGCAGTACCTCCCTGCGGACTATGTCAAGAACGGTCCAGCAGAACTGGAAGAACCTGATCCCGTTGCCATGGATGCGCTTGAACGTAAAGGGGTACAGGGGATCTTCTTCCTCGGTGTAAGTCCTGAGGACACCGTGGGTGCGGTGCTTGTCTACAACGGCAAGAAAACACCAGAGAACATCAAAGCCATTGTCATGGAGAAGTGCTACTTCGAACTGACGGACGCGGACATTACCATCGATGAGGACCTGACACTGGTCACCATTGACTCGCGCACTATTGGCGGTGTCCTTCAAGTAGTCGAAGGTCTCTACGACGACATCCCTCGTTATAACGGACAGTTCCGTTACGACGGCACCATTAGTTACTAAGCCAGAGGAATTTGTATATGGCTCTCGATGACGATAGCGTAACACCCGGCGAGTTGCCGGCGATTGTAGAAGAAGCCGTATGGGAAGAACACCTTCCCGCGGTCGTCACTGGCGTTAAAGTCCGTGGCGGCGATGACGGCAAAGGTGCTGCTAACTTCCAGGCTCGAGTGTTGGACGCTCGTACCCGTTACCTGAAGGAAGCATTCCAGGCACTGGTGGTTGGTGGTCTGAACGTAATCGGTACGCTTAACAGCCAAGCCGAGTTGGACGCCATCCCAACCGAAGACCTGAACAAAGGTGATGCGTACTTTGTTGAAGGCTCTTTGTGTGTCTGGAACCTGACTGAATGGGTGAACTCTGGTTCCCTGCTCGGTCCACGCGGCATCACCCTGCTCGGCACTTGGCCTGACAACCAAGCACTGCCGGACCACACTCTGAACGAGGTAGGTGACGCCTACATCTGGAAGAATGACATCTGGCTGCTCATTCCTCAGCCTGATGGCTGGGTGACGATTGGTTTGAAGGGTGATGCCGGTAAAGATGCTTACCAGATTGCTGTCGATGCTGGCTTCCAAGGTACTCGTCCGCAATGGCTCGCTAGCTTGGTAGGCAAAAGCACCTACCAAATCTGGTTGGACCAAGGCAACGAAGGTACCGAAGCCGACTTCCTGCTCAGCCTGAAAGGCGCTGCTGGTAGTGTTGGTTCGGTAAAGGTTCTCGGCACACTGAACAGTCAAGCTGAACTCGACGCTATCCCTACCGAGGGTCTGGCGGAAGGTACTGCTTACTTCGTCACGGGTTCCCTGCGCGTATGGAACGGTGTTGACTGGTCTGACTCCGGTTCTCTGTTGGGTGACCGCGGTGTGACATTGCTGGGCACCTGGCCTGATGCGCAAGCACTGCCACCAGTCAATGCTGTTTCTGTTGGTGACGCTTACATCTGGAAAAACGACCTGTGGTTGTTGGTGCCAGGTGGCGACGGTAGCGACCCTGAGGCAGATCCTGTCTGGAGTTCTATCGGTCTGGAAGGTCCTGAAGGTAAGTCGGCGTATCAGGTATGGCTGGATAACGGTCACGTTGGTACTCAGCCCCAGTTCCTGCAAAGCCTGGTCGGTAAGTCTTCTTACCAAACCTGGTTGGATCAGGGTAACACCGGTAATGAACAAGCGTTCCTCGATACGCTGAAGTCGACTACCAAAGGCGATCCAGGTCCTGAAGGTCCTGCTCGTTCTCCTTTCGAGGTGAAGGGTGCCAAGGCTGATGAGTCGCTGCTGCCTACTCCGGGTACTGCAACTGAAGCCTGGTACGTTGGTAGCCACCTGTACGTGTGGGTAACCGACCAAGCCCAATACGTGGACCTCGGTTCGGTTGGTGGTCTGTCGGCCTACGACCTCGCAGTAGAAGACGGCTTCGGCGGTACGCTGCAACAGTGGCTTGTTTCGTTGAAGTCGACTGTGCCAGGTCCTGAGGGTCCGAAAGGTCAGAACTTGACCGTTAAAGGCACCGTGGCCAACGCTCCTCAACTGGGCAATATCCAAAACCCAGAAGAGCAAGATGGTTACGTTACTGCTGACGACGGCCACCTGCACATCCTTACCGAAGGCATTTGGGTGGATGTGGGTCCATTCCGTGGTCAGTCGACTTACCAGCTCTGGCTGGATAACGGCCACAGTGGTTCCGAGAACGAGTTCCTGGCTTCGCTGAAAGGGACTAACGGTACTAACGGCACCAACATCGTCATCAAGGGTTCGGTCTCCACCTATGGATCCCTGCCGGCTTCTCCTGAAGAACAGGACGTCTACGCCGTTCGTGACACCAACACTCTGTACGCGCGCATCAATGCTGCCTGGGTAAACCTCGGTCAATTCCGTGGTGAAGACGGTAACGATGGTGCTCCGGGTGCCAACGGTTCTTCGATCACAATCATCAAGATCCTGACTGCCGAAGATGCTGATGTTCCCAACCCGGTAACCAACGGCGGTAAAGCCTACGTTGACCTGGACAAGCATCTCCAGATCTCTCTGGGTGGCGTGTGGGTCGATTGCGGTCCGGTTGGTGCTCCTGGTGAGCGCGGTATCCAAGGTATCGGTCTGAAGCTGCGTGGTACCGTTCCAGGTCCTACGTATCTGCCTCTCCCGGCAAATTCTGAAGAAGGCGACGGTTGGTTCACTTCCAACGACAAGATGCTGTATGTCTTGACCGACGGCGAGTGGGATGGTCCGTACGACATCACCGGTCTTCCTGGTCCTCAGGGTAACGATGGCGAGAAGGGTGAAGCCGGTACCTCGATCAACATCTTGGGCGCATACCCTACGCTGGCCGCGCTGGAAACCGCTGTTCCTACCGGTTCGCTGGGTGACGGCTATCTGGTTGGTGACAACCTGGCCATCTGGACTACCGCTAACGGCGGTGAGTGGATCGACATCGGTCTGGTTCGTGGCCCTCAGGGTATCCAGGGTGTTCCTGGTCCTATCGGCATCGGCAAGAAAGGTGACAAGGGTGAGAAAGGTTCGTCCTGGATCACTCTGCCTGCTGGTGTTGATGCCCCAAGCGCAGGTTTCACCGGTAACATTGGTGACTGGGCCGTATCCGACAGCTTCAAGGTTTACTACAAGTCGGCTTTGTCGGGCTGGGTATATTGGGGTCAACTGGTTGCGGGTGATGTTAACTCGCCACAGCTGTCCGCTGGTAAAGTGGTCCGTCTCGGTAACGAGTGGGTAATGCTGCCTGTTGACGAAGCTCCTGCCATGATTGCTGGCAAGCTGTATGTCCGTCAGTTGATCGAAGGTAGCGAAACCAACGAAGGTGAGTGGGTAGAACTGGAGTTCCCTCCTCAGTTCGACGAACCACCGGCTGACAGCCAGCCGTACATGCGTGTGCGTCTCAACGGTCAGGAGGTCGGTTCCTGGGGTGCTTACAACGCTCCTACGATCGGTAGCTTGGGTGGTGTTCCACTGACAGCTCTGGGTGTTACGGTAGCGACGCTTGTCAACGGTACTGTTCCAGCGGGTCAACTGCCGAGCTATGTCGATGATGTGTTGGAGTTCGCTAACCAAGCGGCCTTCCCTGCTACTGGTGAAACCGGGAAGATCTACATCTCCTTGGCCACCAACGCCCAGTTCCGCTGGACAGGTAGTGTGTACATCGGCCTGGTAGCTTCTCCGGGAACTACTGACGCTGTGCCAGAGGGTGCAACTAACCTCTACTACACGCCGGCGCGAGTGCGGTCTACTCCGTTGGCAGGTGTCAGCTTCGGTACTGGTGGGGTTATCACAGCAGCCGACACGGTACTTACCGCGTTCGGTAAACTTCAGGCGCAGATCACTGCATTCGTACCTGGTTTCGCTGACGTTCCGACGGATACCAACCTGTATCTGCGTAAGGGTGACAAGACGTGGGTGGTTTACACTGCACCTACTCCTGGTATCTCTGGCCCGGCTGGCGGTGCGGACAACAAGACGTACGTCTACAAAAACAACGCGTGGATCGAGTTCAACCGTTATGACTTGCCTATCAAGTCTATTTCGGCGACGGCCACCATCGATGCTTCTGTGGATCAGTTCGTCCTCATCAACAACACCGGCGCTACTGCCAAAACCATTACCCTGAGCGATGGTCCGAAAGCTCCTGCCCGTGCAATGATCGTCGTAGTGAAGATCAATGGCGCGGCGGGTGTTATCACGTTCGCTCCTACCGGTGCTACGGTGCTCGTGTGGGGCGGCGGTTCGCCACCTTCTCTGACGGGTAGCCGGACACAGATCACCTTCACCTGGGATGGTGTTGAGTGGACTGGCGCACCTGGTGCTGTGGTTCCTTAACCGTTGAACACAGGGACCTCCTCTCGGGGAGGTTCCTAGTGTTTACATTCTTTTAAAGGATCAAACAAATGATCGAAGCCTTGCTTGGATTAGGAGTTAAACAAGGAGCCGCTGACAATTCTGACATACCTTTTCCAACCGGTACGCCATTTAAAGGAATAACAAAGTCAGCGGACTTCATTTATGGAGATGGGCTAGCGGCACTCGTTGGTTTGTCGTCTGGCGCTCCTATGAACGTCGATGGCGGATGGCTTCATTTCATTGAAGATAGTGGGCTTGAGGTCTACATTGCCAAGAAACCTATTCGCTATGGCGCTACTCGTGAACAAATCATGGACGCCACGAATAATGGCGCTAAAGAAATTACAGTTCGTGGTGAAGTTTATATCTGCCGGCTTTTGACTGGCGCGATTTCTTCTGCGGCTGCCTCTACACCGGCTAACGCCGGCGGTGAGTGGAACCGTTACATGTACAACGTGTACGACAACACAGATCGAGGGGGTATTCCATCAGCCTTGATCTGGGGTAATTATACCCGAACCATGTTGGGTCTTGGTGCTCCTGGCGGTACGGATCTGAGTGATGGTGTATTTACTATTTGTGCTGAACAATTAAGCAACGGTTTTTGTCTGCGGGGTAACGACTGGCAGAATTCCAGTGGCAACCACCCAATCATGGGTATCTGGAACATGCCGGCAAACAACCCGCAAACGTATTACGGTTGGAGACCGATACTGATCAAGAAATCTTCGATCCCTCCTACTCCGTTTAAAGGTGAAGTGGCGGGTGCTGACCTCATCACAGCCAATGACTTGGCGACAGCTCTGGGTATTACGGGCACAGTGCCTCCAGATGCAAACCCAAACTGGCTGAAGTTTGTGGATAATGGTAAGACCCTGTACATCGCCAAGAAGCCGATGCGTACGGCAGTGTTGTGGGAAACACTTAATGCCGCAGGCGCTGTTAAAGGTAGCAAAATTATCACCATTGGTGGTAATCGTTACTCGGTTCGCTTGATGACAGGTGGCAATGGAGCAGACCCAACCACCACTGGCGGTGGTGAGTACGATGCTTATTTCTCGCGTGTAACAGTTAACTATCCAGGCACTTCATCTGACCGTTGGGCTAACTACACTAACGCGGATGTATACTGGTCAGGGAGTACAGGAAACGGGGAACTCACTCTTTGTCAAGAAATGTACTCCGGTAGTAATCCATTAACTCGGGGTTACCCTGGGTTTGGTGGGGTTTGGTACCAACAAGCTGGAGCAACTCATGGTGGCTACGGCTGGAGGCCTGTGCTGGAACTGATTGGCCCAGCTCTTGCTGACACATGGGTTCAATTGGCAACGCTGCCAGAACCATTGAACGGTAGCAGTGCCTGTGTGATCAACGGCAAGCTGTACGTCTTCGGTGGTCAGGATGCGGCCTTTGCGGTTAAAGGCTCGCTATACGAGATTGATCTCGTGACCGGCGCTGTTGTTACCAAACAGGGAAGTACCCCTCGCCGCTACCACACTGCTGTGGCTATTAACGGCAAGATGGTGGTGTACGGTGGTTACTCCTCATCGACTACTCCAGATGTAGTGGTTTATGATCCGGCAACCAATACCTGGACACCTAAGCTTAGCGGTATTGCGTCCGATCGACATGCTGCCGTGCCTTACGCTAACAAGATGTATGTGTTCGGCGGTAACAACGGTGGTGGACTCAGTCAGGCGCGTACCTACGACCCAACGGCTAACACTTGGGCCAACTTCGCCACGAACCCAGGTAGCACGCCGCTGGCTTTCCAAGGTGGTGCTGGGGTGCAGGGTGACAATGCCTACGTGGCAGGTGGTTTCTACAACCAGAAGAAGTTCAGCAGAGTTAATCTGTTAACTGGCGTGGTAACCGCAATGGCTGATATGCCGTTTGGTGTTTACACGCAAGCAATGGCTCAAGCTAACGGGGGTATTTACTCGTTCGGCGGGGTTGTTGACGTGGCGGGTAAAGATCAGGTGGTGATGCGCTACGAAATCGTTTCCAACACGTGGGTGCAACTCGGGACTATCCCGTACACCATCAAAGACTTGGCATGCGCGGCTTCTGACGGCACAAGCATTTACGTCGCTGGTGGTAAAGGCTCGCCTACAGCTGTTTGGAAGTACACACCTTAACTGTTAATCATACTTACCCCCTTCGGGGGGTTCGTGTGAGAGGTGAAAGTTATGATTGAATCACTTCTCTCTACAGGGAGTAAGGCAATTTACATTGGTGACTCAGGGCCTGGTCCAAAGACCCTGATTGGCGGCACGGAAACCTTGGGTTACTTCGGTGATGTAACCGATACCCAGTTGTTCGGCATCTCACAAGTGGCGGGCGCCGCTGGCATGTACCAAGGTACAGATAACTCAGAACTGGTGCAAGGGACTAACCATTGGCTCAAGTTCATCTGGAACGGCAAGATCATCTACATCGCTAAACGCCCGTTCCGTAGTAACGTGTCCTGGGCTGATCTGTATGCCGCCGGTTTGGTATACGGTACCCGCGATAACGGTAAATACCCTCTGGCCACTCCTAAGCATCAATACATTCAGATGCCGAAGAATGAGGGTGAAAAGGTTTGGGTATTGAAACCAAGACTCCCCACTGGCTACGACTCCGATCCACAAGCGGGTGCTGCTACTTATCTGGGTGAGTGGAGTCAGCTGTTGGGTCGATGCAGTATTGCTCTGGATGGCGGGATCACTCCGAAGTTTGCGACCTTCACTTATAACCAGTTGGGATGGACACAATCGAGTCCTGATTCGTTAGTCATGGAAACTGTCTCTAGCAACGTCAACCAATGCATTGTGCGAGGTGACGGTGGTAGTGGGCAGATTATGGGTGCTGCTAGACCCATCCTCAAAACGGATCGGGTTGGTGGTACCACAGGTCCTTTCTGGCGTCCCGTGCTCGAGTTAATTCCCGACAACGCGGCAAAAGACCCCTACGCGCTTCTTTATCACACGCTAGGTCCTCTCGCACCGGTGATCACCGACGTGCGTCAATGGACTGACAACCCTGCACAAAGGGCCAAGAATGTTCGGGTTAAAACCTGGTCTTACCAGCTACCAACCGCGAGCTACAGTTTTGTTAACCTGGCGCTCAAACCAGCTGCTGCCAGGGGAACCGCTGAATCACCGAGCCTTAAGGCTTTTACCATCACCGGCTCTTATGTCGCTTAAGGACGTGAACAATGGATACGATTCTCCAGTGGACTAACCTGAATACTCCAGGTACGTTCACCACCAAGATTTACCGCGGCACCTCTAAGTTGGATCGGGCTAACCTGGCTAACCCCATCGCCACCCTGACCAACAACGAAGCTACCTTCACCGATACCACCACGGTTCGCGATACGCTGTATTACTACGTGTTCGAAACCATCGTGGGGCAGGACAAACAAAGCACTGACAACATCCCTATTCGCGCCGTGCCGCGTAAAGGACCTGGCCCAGCTGCTCTTCAGGCAGGTGACTTCTCCTACGGCTACTTCGGTACGCTGATGTCGGGCGAGTTCATCAACACCAACGATCTGCGGGCGGCCATTGGTCTTACAATCGGCGCTGTAAACCAGCAAGGTCCGTTGTGGCATAAATGGATTCGTAACGGGAAAGTGCTATACGTACCCAACGGCCCGCTGTGCGGTAATATCAGTTGGAAGACCTTGTATGACCTCGGCGCCGTATACGGTGTAGATGGTCCTGGTCCTTCTAATGCCGGGGCTAATGTCCCACAAAGCGCCAAGGCTACCATTGGCGGTGAGCAGTTCCGTGTACGCTGCATGACTGGCTTTGACGACACCCTGGCACGTTATCCAGTTACCCCTGCCGCTACAGAACCAGCCGAGTTGTTCCCCAATGAGTGGAATGATATCATTTACCCGCTCTCGATGTATTGCCCTGATCTGCAACGCATGGCAAACGTGCAACAGGCTACTGTGGGTGATCTGTATATGTCGTCCACCGGTGTGACCATCGGGTCTATCGTTCAGGAACGCATAGCGGCCGGCAACACTGCCAACAACCTGATTCGCGGTAACTCTACGGCTAACCGCACCGGTATCGCCAACCGAAATGCGGCTACTTGGAATGGGGTTAGTTACGGCTGGTGGCCGGTGCTGGAACTCATCGAAGTTTAAGGAGATTCCATGTCTATCAAGATTGATTGGTCTCCCATGAGTGTGGATAGTCTGACGCTGTATTGGTCGGACGCTCCATTTACTTCAGCTTCGTTACCAGCAACCAAGGCGGTGCTGTCCCCGTCGGATGTGACCTATACTGACACCACAGTTCCTGTCAATACCACACGGTATTACATGCTGGAAGCGGTAAAGGCGGGCGCTAACACCCAATACAGTCAGTGTATGCTGTACGGGAACTTTCCCAAGACTGGTCCTGGCGGTAACGTGGTATTGCGAGGAGATTGGAACGCTGGGTACATGGGGTTCGTTCCTGTTGCTCAGTTGCTCACTATCTCTGGTCTGCGTACCGCGCTGGCGGTTGGCTCTGGCTTAGGTTCGGCCCCTGCTGATAACACCATGACAGGGTGGTACAAGTTCGTGTTCAAGGGGAAGATCCTCTTCATCCCTAACGCCATCTGTACCGCTCAAGGTACCTGCACGTGGTCCCAGATCTATAACCTAGGTCTGGTGTATGGTGTAGACGGTCCAGGAGCCGCTCCGTTCAACTTGACGACTGTTGGGGCACAACCTGCTATCGCCGCGCCTGTTAACCAAAAGAAAGTCGTCACGGTCGGCACAGACAGCTTCTTGGTACGACTGCCGAAGAACAGTACACTTCCTACGGACCAGAACGTTCCAGACCGCTCGTCTTTCCCGGGTTGTGAGTGGTGGTCGACCATGGCCATGTTGACGTCGGTCGCGCCTGACCCACTTGATGCGGCGGTCTTTCCTACGATTCGTTGGAATGACATTACCGGTGTTCCTTATCCGCTTGCCGCTGTTCAACATTTCCAGAGCACTGCAAACTTCTGCGTATCTAACGCTAACTGGACTGGAGTACTGCCCCGAAACATCACTACCAGTGCGGCCGGTGGGTGGGTAAGTTGGGTTCCTGTTCTTGAATTGATTCCTGCTTAACGGAGGGTTAAATGCCCATCAAAATTGATTGGACCGACCCTAACACGGCGGATGATTACACAATCTATCGATCGGCCTCGCCAATCGCTGATGCTTCATTACCGGCGGCTTTGGCAGTTATCCCTGGTGGAACACTGACTTACACCGATGATACTGCGGTACGTAACCAAGTGTACTACTATCGGGTAGCTTCGCGCAAAGGTGCCGACATCGCCCTGACACCTAACCGTGTTTTGGCTTACATGCCTTACACCGGTCCTGGCCCACAGGTTTTGCTTCGGGGTGACTGGAACTTTGGTTACTTCGGTAAGTTGGCGATGTCTGACTTGTTCACCACTCAAGAGTGCAAGAACTTTGTCGGAACCATCACCAGCCAAACCGAGAACACCGATGCGACCATGGGCTGGCTGAAGTTTGTGTATAAGGGTAGAATCCTTTTCATTGCAAGCCAAGCGTTGTACACCTCCATCACGTGGGAGTTGTTGTACCGTGCAGGTGTGATCTACGGTAACTTCCCAAGCGCTGACTGGGCACCTTACGCCAAGACAACGTTCGGCACCATCCCGCAAGCCAAAAGTGTAATAAAGGGTGAACACTCGTTCATTATGCGTGTTCCTACCTCGCGTGTTGTTATGTCCAGTGCAGGCAGCACGCAGGCGGATCAGATCGGCGGCGAGTACGATTTGGTTTTGCCGTACGCCTTCCAGCTCCGAACTTTCCCAGACACTGTTGGCTACAAACAAGTAGATGACATCATCAACGGTAGCTGGATTTGCTTCTCCACCGACCTTCAAGCCGGTGTTTGCATTAACCGCGGGACTGGGCAGAACCCAGACACATTGAACGTCAGCTTGGCCACCAACGCCACACACCCTAACCACGGGTGGCGTCCTCTTTTCGAACTCGTCCTTTAAGGAAACATCATGAGCACAGTAAACCGTCTTACCCGCCTTATCCATTCTGACTCCGGTGCTTACCCCGTCTATTTGTCGGACATGGCAACCTACCAGCCCAACACCTGCTTCGGCCCAACTGTCGATTCCGACCTGTTGTTCGAACTGGGCTTCGAGGTTGTTGAAGACACCCCTGTACCAACCGGTGACGTGGTCACTGAAGGCACTCCAGAGCTGCGTGAAGGTACTTGGCACCAGACCTGGGTGGTCCGTTCCTACTCTGAGGTCGAAGCCGCTACTCGTCTGGCAAACGCCAAGGCGACTCTGCAAGCGCAAGCTGAAACCATGCGTGTTACTCAGTTCGATCGTGGTTTCCCGCACACCTTCGGCGAGAACGTCTATCACGTACAGATCCGCAACACCGATCGCTCCAACCTCCTGGGTCTGCGTACTGTAGCCAAAGAAGTGGTCGAGGCCGGTGGGGAGATGAATTTCTCCTTCCGTGTCTACGAGAACGTGGTGGTCAACATCAATGCCGCCGAAATGGTAGCTGTGGCTGACGCTGCCTTCGTTGCCGCTAACGTTGGTTATCAGAAGACCTGGGCTGTTAAAGATGGTGCTCGCGACGCTACCACCATCGAAGAACTGCCTCCGTTGATGACGGAAGAAGACTTCTTCACTGCGTAAGGTCTGGTCTCCCTTCCCCCATGGGGGAAGGGATCTTAACCGTTTAAGATGTATCTCTTCACGTTAATCGGCGGCGAAAATGATAGAATCATTATTAGCGACTACGGAAGTCACGGTTCAGCCACCAGATTTGCCCGGTGTGTTTTTATTCGATCCCGAGTCACAGACCGACTTGATGAACAACAATGCCACAGTCACGCTTTCTGGGGCGACCGTGGATGCAACCTATTTGATTGATGGGTACCCGACTACCAAATTACCCAGCATAACCAGTTACCTGCTTATCACACTACCCAACCCACTTGAACTAGACGCCAATGATTGGACGCTCGAGTGGTCCTGCATGGTGAGCGCTTTTCAGGCTACCCGCTATGATGGTGAAATGAGGGGTACGACTACAACAGGTAAGGTGGTGGCTTCTCGTTGGACTGACAGTGGGTATGGCACCCAATTGCAGTCGTTTGCAGGAGCTGCGGCAACAGAAGATTTGCTGTGGCGCATCCCTGGGGCTAAGCAAACTTTTGTAAACCAGCTCAGACGCATGGCTTTGGTTTGTAGAGGTGGAGCGGTTACTGTATTCAAGGACGGGTTACCTCAAAAGGTTACCAACTGGAACATTGTCGGTAACTCCAGCAAACAGGTTACACGAGACAGTTTCAACAAGGATGCCGTTATTGGCAAGTTAAACTCGATCCGATTAGGGTGGACTGCTACAGCCACCCCAGCAGCAATATCCAACGTGGGGCGTATCCGCTTCAGTGATTACGCGCGATACATATTCCCCTATACACCAGCGCCCTTTTAAGGAATCATCCATGAGTACATTTACGCGATTTAGTGCCGAGGAGCAACTGCGTTACGACAAGGAAGCAAGTGTGCTTAACAATAAGGACATTTGGGATACGATTCCTGGATTCCGTTATTACATTGGTGAAGAGAACTCTACTCGCTATGTGGATGTGGAGACTAACTTCAAGACTGACGGCGCGACTATTCCCCGTTGGCTCTGGTGGTTGCTTCCGCCTGTTGGCGAGTACACCCAGTGCACCACCCTCCACGACAAGCTTTGCACAACGTACCAAATCATTCAGCTTGTGAATGGCGTGGAAACCCGTGTGAAGGTAACACGGAAAGAGATCGACGCCATCCTGAAAGAGTCCATGGACGTTCTCGGTGTTACTCCGTGGAAGAAGGTGGTGATCATGGCTGGAGTGAACGCATACCGACTGGCGACAAATCCAACTATTCCAAAACCCGTTGCCATGGCAGCATAGGAACTATCTCATGATAGAACATTTATTAACATTTGGGGGTAGCCAGGCAGAACCCCCTTTTGTTCCACCCGCTGTAGTGCCTGGCAAGCTTTACCAAGGGTTTGTGCCAGCCGATGATTTGATTGATGGTGACGGGCTTGCGTCATTACTTGCCTTAACTTCGGGAACATCGGTTAACAACAAAGCCGGCTGGCTCAGATATGTTGATAACGGTAAGACCCTTTACATTGCCCGTAAGTCATTGCGTTACGGTACCACTGTAGCGGCTTACAAAGCGGCTGGATTGGTTGCCGGTAAACAGATATCGATCGGTGGTGTGCTTTATAAGGCTCGGCTGATGTCTGGTATGGCGGTCGATCCTTTCTCTTCGATTATCAGTAACGGCGGTGGCGGTGATTGGGAGAAATATCTCTACCCGGTCTTTTCTGCGGCTGACCGGCCAACGGCTGATGTGTGGTCATATTACACGGCATTCGACCTGGGTCTAAGCATCGACAACAGTTTAGTTGGTGATAAAGGCACGGTAACTGTCTGTAAAGATCAGCACAACACCATTACCACCGCTCTGGCTGCTCGCGGCTGGGACTATTCGAACGGTACGTCGCTGTCGGTTATGGCTCGTCGGACGATCATTAACGACGCATCTGTCAGTGAGGGTAACGGAGTTGGTACTCTGAACGTGTACGGTTTCCGTCCTGTTCTGGAGTATATCGGAGAAGCTCCTCCGGCAACGGAGTACCTGGGTGAAGTGGCAGGAGCTGATTTCATTACTTACGCGGCACTGACCACTTTGGTTGGTATGGGCTCTGCTGGTAGTGTGACCTTCGCCTCCGATAACTGGTTGAAATTCAAGTACAAAGGTAAAACGGTTTACCTCGCCAAGAAACCTTTGCGTCACCAGATGGGTTGGGAGCAAATGGACGCGCTGGGTATTACTAAAGGTACGCAGGTCTTTACCATTGGCGGCAAGAATTACACGGTCAGACTACCGACAGGTGCTGATAGTGAACCGGCTGCCTACGGTGCTGTTGCTACAGGCGGCTCTTTCAACGACCTGATTTATCCGATCTATGGCGGTGTGTCGCTCAGTCAACCAGAGGTTCAAGCGTATCCACGTCTGGCTGCCTTTAGCGATGCAGACCTGGGTCTGTCGACTACCAAGAACGGCTCTGCTGTACCTGGCACGTTGACGTGGTGCCAAGAGTTTGTTGTTGGTGGTAATGCGCGTCTGGTCCGTGGTTATAACGACGCGGATAACGCTGGTAATCGCCAGCTACTGGCTGGCTGGTACTGCGCTGTTAACAGCACAAACATCTGGGCAGGTTGGAGACCGATCATCGAAGAAGTGTAGAGAAGCAAAAAAAGAAGTTAACTAGCACCTACCTACTCCTTGCGGAGTAGGTAGGGCTATGCTCAATTAACCAATAAAATCAGCTTGCAGACTTACCAGCCTTTGCTTTGGTGCCCGGCTTTCCGTGTAGTCTTGGAACACGATGGCCGGAAGCATTTGGCGTAGAGCACCCTTTACCCGTTTGTAGCAGCGGTCACGAGGCTCGATTTCATCTTGCCCTTCGATACTGATTTGAACGCTAGTGGTGAACTCGTCGTAAAAGATGATGGCTGTAGCGAGAGGTCGCTTCTTGTCATCTGTCAGACTGAACCGCACTTCTTTGGGGGACTGATACATCCGATAGCCCAGGATATAGTTAGCTGCCCGGTAACTGTCCTTTTGTGGGCGCAGTTTCCAGATAGCTATCAACAGGGCGACAGCTGCCTCATGATCAGACAGACGCTCGTAGGTAACTTTCTTTTCTTTACGCTGTTCCATGTTGCTTCCTTATTACAATTACTTATTAAAGAGAAACCGTTTCAACCGGGTAAACACGCCGGGTGAGTTAAACGCATGTTCAACGCGTTCCAGTTGTTCCAGAGTCTTTTCGGCTACTGCGGCAAATTCTTTAGCACGCAGTCTTGCGTATTGTGCTCTTGCATCCTTACGCTGCTCGAGAATGCCTGCACGACCATTGTGATAGTTAGCACGGGTAGCGTTCCACGAGTGTATACGGCGCAGACGAGCTACTTCAGTTTGGTGTTCAATTACTTCCATATCAGTCCGTTGCATTATTATTTCCCTATTAATTATTTAGCGATTACTTGTACGCGTTGGATGCACTTTGACCAGCCCTGGTATTGGTTGGGGGTAGTGTTCAACAGGTTGTAGTAACGATCACGATAGAACTGAACGTCAAACAACACTACAGGTTGTTCCTCCGTGCACTCTTCAGCCAGGAACTGATCGATAAGGTCATCTTCATCGTCAAGCGGAAACCCGTTGTCCACGTCATCGTCATCGTCGATTGAGAGGAGGTAATCGTCTTCATTACCAAACTCACGTTCATAGTCGAGCTTGTCGTTAGCCATCCGCTGAACATGCCGATCGAGATCCCAGCAAGTATTACAGATGATGCGTGGTTCGTCACCCTGAGGTGCGTAGAAGTCGTACCAACGCCACTGACGAGTTTCCTTTCGAGGATGCTCTTTACCGCAGTCAGCGCAAACCTCTATCGAATTACCAAGCTCTTCCAGACCTTTAACACGGCACGCTTCACAGACAATCTCTGCAAAGACATAACCAAAGCTATCACGCTCGTAGAAAAAGCCGACACCTTTATTAAGCTTCTTCATCGAAACGTGCTTGCAAAAATCAGCGCCACTCAAAACTTCCTCAGAGAAAGTAGTAGTGGAGGTAAAACCAGTTGTGTTAGCCACGAGAAGTCCCCTTTAAGGATACTAAGATTGGTGATGTATCTAACCTGGTAATATAGACCCAAACAAAAATAAAAGTTAAATAGTAACCACCCCTCGTTGAGGGGTGGTTACCAAGCTAATACTCTTATCGCTTCTTCTCGCGTGTAACAGTCATCGGACCAGTTTGAGGGGTAGTGCGATAGATCGAGATGTAGTTATCTACCCCGTCGATCATTCGTTCACCGCCGCCTTCTTTAGCCGTGATGATCACTGCGTGCGACTTGTTAAGACGTTCACGAGTCTTCTCGTAAAACGCCTTCATTTCAGGGCTGGGTTCTTGTGGAGGAAACGGTGGGTAATCAAGCAGATGGTGGTACATCAGGTTTCTCCTTGTCGAGTAACTGAGTAATGTTGTCAGGTGTAGGCGCTTGCAGGATCCGCTCAATCGCGTTAGCTGGTTTTACATCCGGCGCATCCTCAGGGATAGTCCCAGCAAAGATAGGACCCGTGTAAGGCAGGACAGAGCCTAAACACCCCGCGCGAGTCCCTTTCTTATCAATGCTGCCTTCATTGAACAATTTGGTAAGGATCGGTTGCATCATGGCGTCAACGAAGTACTCTGGAAGGATCTCCAAAGCTTGCTTACGGAGCGCGTCGGGGTTATAGCCAGCGTAGGTGTCGTTATCAACAAGGAACGCCCAAACCTTCTCTGCGTCGATTTGAACACCCTTGGTAATCCCACTGATGCCATCCTTATCACGGAGAACAACACCGTCCTTACCGATCAGTTTGTCAGATTGGAAAGCGGCGTACTGAAGCATCAATTCATCAACAGCATCTGCTGATAAAAGTTCCAACGCTTTAACCCGGAGGATCTGAGGTCCGCACCAGCCGTATTCCTTAACAAGGTGGTTCCAAACCTTCTCTTTGAAAGCAGACAGTTCTTTAACCAGAGCCTGCTCGCTCGCCAAGGAAGAATTCAGATGACGTGACAACCAACGGATGCGTTCTTTACCCGCCATCAGGTAAGCAATCGAAGAAGCCTTACCCGACAACAAAGCGCGAGTCTTTTCATACTCATCCATGTTGCCATAGATAAACAGTTCCGCGGCCAGTTCATCATCCGTGTGGTTACCCATACACAGATCACCACGTTCCTGGTCTAACATCTCCATGAAGCGGCCTTCGGTGCCTTCAGCAAACCAACGAGAAGATGGCGTGCTCTTGGCGTTCCACTCACTGATACCCATTTCCTGCAACAGCTCGGTGCGGGCGGCTCGACGCGCAGCTACCAACACTTGCTCAAAATCACCCTGAGTGTATTTCAACTCAGGGTTGTACGGTACCATCGATTGCCCGTTACGGGGGTTCGGTGGGTTATTCGGATTACGTTCGCCCTTCTTGCCGCTCTGGCCCATGATCGTTCCTTACAAGCAAAAGTTATTTATTTGAAGAGGGATAGCAGGTTCGAACTGACCTGTTTCGTATCCTTGATTACTTTGGTCCACTTCCACTGAAGAAATTCAGGACCCAGCCGTGTTTCAGGTTCCTTAGGGTCACCAAATGGATGAATACGCAGATAAGGACCCATACGGCGATTCACTACCTGAATTTCACCTACCAACTTCATTTCCACTTCATCCAAGATCAGGTATTCTTGAGTGACATGGGCGTCCCAAACCAATCGGTCCTTCACCAGAGTATCAGGAGTAACTACGCGTTCCTTTCCTTTAAACACAGGAGAGTACACGTAGTAGTTGACATGCGGGTAGTGGATCATGCTTAAGTTAGCCCACACCCCGCGAAAGCAACCTTCAATAGTCGGTGCTACTGAAATACGCCCGATACTTGGTTCTGGATACCATTGGTCCTCTTCTGCGACGGGTTCCTCTGGATGGTTGTCGTCAGGCTTCTGATTGAACTCAGGATCCCAAACTCCTTCCAGCTTCCCGTTAAAGCTGATGTGAAACAACGGCGGCAGTTCTAATAACTTGCTTCGCGTACTCTTAATAACAGTTGTCATGTTCTTCCCTACTTAGCGACGTACTCGGGCATAGGACGGTTCATGAAGTGGCATTCGATTGCCTTCTCGAGCCACTCCTGATGACCTCTTTCCCCATGTTTCAACACGTCAAACAACGTGGTGATCTGCCCGAGTATTTCAGCGGTAGCGTCGCATTTGGTATCCCGGAGTAAACGCTCAATGTGGTCATTAAGGGCGACAGACATGTGAAGCTCCTGTTTGTTGTCATATCCGTATAATGACCATTTGAGTGTTACCCCTCTAAGTGAGGATTCAGCCCTGCGCTAGGATCGAAGTAATACTTCTTGGAACTTTCCCCCACAGGCAATGGGGTGTAACGGAACTCGTGCTTCAACGTCAGTTCGCGCAGGTGCTGTATCGCGCTTTCTGAGTTCTGTTCAAGGGAGACCATCACCTTACGATCGGTGAAAGCACCCAGCGTAGAGAAAGCTCCGCGTCGAAGACCACCATTGAAATCACAATGACCAATAGTGCCGACGTTGGCGATGACCGGCAGTTGATAGTCTTTAGGTCTGCACATGGAGGTCAAAGACGAATGACCACTTGCCAGCGCAGGCACACCATTTCGACCATTCAACATGAGCTGGCGCTGCGTGTCTGGGAGATCCCACATCCAGCTGTCAACATCAGTCCGTGTCGCTTTCACGCTATCGATCTCGATGCTGTGAACAACCCAGCCACCTACGATAACTTTCAGCAGAATAACAAAGCGGCTCCACACCTGTAGGTCCGACTCGTAATGCAATTCAACAACCGGACGGTCTTCGCGGATGTTAAACATGGTGCACATAAACAAACCGAGAGTATTCTTGAGTTTCATGAAAAGTCTCCTGTTAGACTTGCTTTTCAAGGATGGCCAGCATTTCTTCGTACGACTTACCGCCTGCCGGGCCTTCACGACCTACTTGAGTCCAGCCTTCTAGCGCCAGACTAGCGACGCGCATAGTCAAAAAGAAACGAATATCCGATTCGTGGGGAATCACATCACCCACCTCGCCCGCAACTATACCGTACAACATGGTGTCGCCACGGGTGTGGTGAAAGTCCAAACGGACTACAGAGAAACCGGCCTTGGATTCAATTACTTTGACGTTCTTGATATCCATTACGGATTTACCTGCTTACGAATGCGATCAAACTCATCACCCACAATCTCACGCCACTTGATCGGATCACGAATGTAGATGTTCAACATCCAGTGGATCACTGCGGCCTGCTCATCTTCAGAGCGTTCCTTGATCACCTTGCCATCTGCACGCAGCACATCGGCGATCTGCGCGCAAGCAAAGTTAGGACGACCGAGGATGTCGATGAGATCGGCATTCAGCTCAGGGAGCGGAAGAGGATCAGGTGGTTGTACTGGATCTTTTGCCTTCAGACGACGACTGACTTCTTCCAGCAGTTCTAAGCGCGCTGCTGATGTGAGCCCTCGACCAATGTTGTTAATCAATGTATCGTTGGTCAGATCTTTGAGTTGTGTCATGGGAACTCTCCTACTTGGACGTGTTACGCGCACCGTCCTTCTTCTTGATGTTGTAGCCCCGATTGATTTGTTTGCTCGGGAACTCGTTCAGTTGCACGTCGTACACCCAGCCGTTAACACTCATCATGTTGTTGGCTGGAGTAATAGGATCGAGGTACAGCTTAACCACCACCGTATCACCCGAGATGTGTTTGGCATCAAAGGTGAGGATGGTGGGTTCTTGCCAGGTTGCTGCAAACAGACGATCAAAGAAGCCGTTGAGCAGCTTGGCCGTCTTCTGGAACACGACCGGACCTTTGTTCAGGTTGCTAACGTACAGGTTCTTTACCGCTTCCTTGGTCGTCAGGGAAGACATATCGATAACGAAGCTGTAAGCCAGTTCTTTACGGACGATCATGTAGACCGTCTTGTTGGTGCAACCGATGCAGATGAAGCGAGCATTGCCATCTTCAGTCTTGAACATCGTGTACGAAACGATCGGCTGGTACAAAGTAACTTCACGGTACGTGCGCTTGGAGGTTTCTTCCAGCACAGGCATACCGGTTTCGATACTGATACGCAGAATACGTTCAGCACTCGACTTACAGAACACGGCATCAAGACCGAGCGAAGCTTCCATCGACTTGTGGAAGTTCTTGCCCTGCGCCAGTACAGAGATTTCTTTCTGGAGGATCAGGTTCAGCGCGGAATGATGTTTGTTAGCCAACATAGCACCACTGGACTCGTTATCGACAAGAGTTTGAGATTGCTTCTCTGCCATCTGACGGAGACTCTCCTTACCCATCGGAGTATCGTAATAACTGTAATCACCTTCCTTCATGGTCAGCTTCGACAGATCTTTCTTACCTACGGAAATGGACTGCATACAACAACTCCCTTTATTTACGCGCTACGCGGTGGACGGCTTCGATTGGGTGGAAAGCGAATGGAACAGAGCGAGACTCTACAGTGTCGTAAGTACTCGCAATCTTCAACGCCGTTGGTTGTTCTGGATCCCACTCAATGGAAGCAACGAAATCTTCACATTTATAACGACCTTCAATAGCAAAGGTCTGCTTCTCTTCAGTACGCTGGAAGTGAACAAGAAAAAGAACATACAGCACGTTGTACAAACGCACCGAGGAAGGCCGAGTATCGACCAACAACCCTTTGAACAGGTTGGTCCAAGCTTCTTCAAACGAACGGCTTGGGTGATCGACAATCACTGTTTCACGTTTACGAGTGACCCAGTAGTAACGGGTCTGCTTATCATCACTGATAGAGATAAGCTTACCGTGCGGTAAAATCGTTACAGCATAAAACTTGATTCCGCCCGAGAGTCCAGGACGAACAGTCATGCGGGGAGCCATGATCCGATGAACAGGGTTCTCGGAACGATTGGGACCTAGCGAACCGTCATCACGATTGATAACCAACTGCCCTGAAACATATTCGTTCAGATCTTCGTCAGTTGCTACGTAGCCTTTATCAAGCATGGGATTTTCCTTATAGAGAACGAATGAAGCGTACTTGGTATTTAGTTGCAGAATGAGTTGAACGTTACTGCTTTGGTATCTTTGGTCTTTTCACCAACGAACCAGTAAATGTCTGTGTTAGGCAGCTTGGCTGTACCGAACTCTCCTTTCGAGTAGTCCTTACGCCAGGTCTTGCCGTTCTTGATACCGAGGATTGTAAGCTTGTCGCCTTGCAGTACAACTTCATCTTCGATCTCAACCGCACCCTCATCCACCAGGTGGTAGCCCAGTAGTGATTTGTACGGATAAGTAAAGTTCCGGTGTACTTCCAACTCATCACCAGCGTAAGGAATCTTGCAGGTGACAGGAACAGTGTAACGTCCAACAGCCAATTGTGGTTTTGCCCACACCCAGCCACCGTAGCCAATGCCTCCCAACAAACAGAAGAACACCACCCAGCCCAACCAGAACTTAATTTTATTGCGGAACTGGTTCTTTTCCAGCTGCTTCGCCGCGGCCAGTGCTGTCAAAACAGCTCGAGCGCGAGCACCCTTGTCACCGCTGTCGAGACTGTCCACCGAAACAGCCGCCTGTTCCAACGCTTGACGAACATCTTTGGCGGTCGTTTTATTGCTTGGCGCGGTGTCAATAAACACTTTCTCAGTGGAACGAGGGCTGATACCAGGATCAACGCCAGTGACGTCAGGTGACTCAATGTCCTGTCCCTTTTCAGCCAGTATCCGCTCACGATGGTAATCTAACCGGCGCCCATATTCACCTGATTCAACATCTCGCATGTGTTGCTCAAAAGTAGGAAGTCTCAGAGGATCACGCTCCTCTCTAGATGAAGGTCCATGAGCAATGAGGAAATCCCGACGTTTCTTCTGCTCTTCCGTCAAATCAGGAAAGGGGGTGTTGAGGTGATCCAGTTCTGGTATTGCTTCTGGATTAGCTCTGAGCTTTGCTTGCTGCTCAAGCGCCAGATCAACTTCACGAGAAAAGCGTTCTACTTCTGAAACGGGTGTGTCACTTCCTTGATCGTCTTTTTGCATGATGCGACTCTCTTATTAAAGAAAAGTAAAATAAACCCTACTACTCCGTTAGGCCGGTTAGACCTAACGGAGCAAGTAAGGAATCACATTTCCAACCTGCTTAGGAGGAACGGGATGCTGGTACTTACCCGCTTACTCATGTCCTGATAAGTCAGGATTCCGAAGTGCGGGTGACCAGAATTATAGTTGATCCCGATGAAACGCGGTTCGAGATCCAGTACAACGGTAACGCCAGGAATACGCATAGAGCGTAGTACCTTGCAGATAGTGCCGGGATAACGGAAGTCCAGGAAGTCTTGTAAGCTTTCCAGAATAGCGTTGTTAACGGCAACACCTTGGCGATTGGCAGACATGTTGCGACGATGACTTAATTGTTGCAGAGCTTCATCACCGTAATTGATCACATCCGGCGTAGTCAGCAAACGTTCAGTCGGTAGGTTTGGCATTTCCAGCAGTTCTTTCAGGTGATCCAACGCGTATACAAACTCGCGGAGCATTTCAGGCTGAAGATCGGAACCGTCGAACGCTTTAATGAACTCAGGGTTCAGCGCTTTACGGACGTCAGTCAAGGGCTCGTGATCACTTTCAGTTTCAGCTTGTTGCGGTATATAGGGTATTGCTTCGGTCAAACTGGCGGTGGTCATCATGTATTTTTGTCCTGTTGAAAAAGGTCTGCCAGACCGTAAAGGATTATGGAGGCTGTTAATCTTTACTGGTGATTTGGTATTCATGAAGATAATGTAGATGTGAACCATACCAAACCTTAAGAAACGCAGCATAAACCTACTACCCAAGAGCGTAAGCTCTTGGGTAGTAGTCCAGCAGGGGGTATTACTCAGCGATCTCTGGGTAAGCCAGACGACCGTAGTCAGTAGCAGGAATGACTTTGACAGCCACTTGAGCCACGACGTGTACGATCGAACCACGGGTGTAAGCGTTCAGCGTGATGCTGAGGTCGTTTTCACCCACGGTCAGTTCGCTATCAGCAATCACGTACTTGTACGCGCTCTGGAATCCGGCTTTCGCGTTGGCTTCCAAAGTGGTCGAGTCCGTGTCAGAAGGCAGCACCAGCCCTGGTACTGTCTTGCCGGTATCCGTATAACCGTACACACCGGGCACGGTCTGTTCGCTCAGTTCAGCAAGGTTGGCCAGAGGCGCATCCTTGTTCATCAGAGTGAAAGCGTGCTCGCTGTTCAGGAATGCAGGGGTCCAAGCCTGCTGGATGCCGCGGAAGTTCCGACTGGCCGAGGACACGGTAGCCGTTTGTGCTTCTGGGACGCCTGGAGTCAGATCGCTGATCACGATCTCGGACAAGGTGAGTCCCTGGAAGAGCGGGAGCATTTCGGGATCGTCGGCGTAACGATCCAAGTTGACCTCGAGAAACTTGTTGAGGAACAACTGTTGCAGCGAGATAGTGCCAGCCATGATGGTGGAGTCTCCTGTTAACACATTTGCAGCAAAGACGCTGCATAGGATTAACTGAAGAACATATCCGCTAACATCCCTAACGCATAGGCCAAAAAGAAGGCTTTGAGGTAAGGAACTTTCTTAATCAGGCTCAGGAACACAAAAGCCAAATATGTGTATCCCGCTGCTTTGTGCTGGTACAGAAGACACCAGAGCAAGTTGAACACACCACCAAACACATGGTCTGGAGAAATGAACCACTGTCTGGTCTCTAGGGGAATAAGGGGCTTACTGATTTTCTTTTCCATGATGCTCCTAATAAAGGAAGGGGTCTCGGAAGACCCCCTCGATCAGGTCAATTACACGCTAGCAACTGCGTACAGTTTGGAACCCAGCAACAGGCTCTGAGCGTTAGCCAGAATCTTCGCTGTCTGCAAACCACCTTTCAATGCAGTGATGGCTGCGTACGCGGTGTCAAAGATACCGATCTCTTCTGGAGAACCCATCTCGTCGGTGGCCAGGTTTACAACTACCGGCTTTTCCAGGTTCTCGTGGGTGATGTTGACCAGAGTGTCTGCATCCAGAATACCGGTCATCAGTTGCAGGTACGGACGGACCGCTACATTGAAGATAGCTTCTTTGTATTCCGACTCACGACCACGACCAGTGTCAGGAATTTCCCGCAGTACCGCAGCGGTCGCTTCCATCAGAGCTACACCGGCGCCTGGAAGGATACCGTTGATCAAGGCGCTCTTAACTGCCTTCACAACGTCCTCATAGCGGTCGATACGCTCTTTCACTTCCGAGTTGGTCTCACCGCCCACCCAGATGGTGATCAGCTCACCACGGAGGTTACGCAGGCGACGTTCGTTGAAGCGCGCACGCACACTGAAACGATCGCTCAGAGTGTATTCGCTGATGGCTTTCTCGATCGATTCGATCTGAGTCTGGATGCGCTCGACGTCATGCTCTTGCAGCTCGGTCAACAGCGAACGAGACTGACCCAACGTAACGACCGGGTGTTTGAAGCCCAGTTCCACTGTAGCCAGATCGTAGATGTCAGAGATCATTGGCGCGTTCAACATCACCGCCAAATCCTGCATCTCCGAAGAACCAATCGAACCGCCCATGTTGGTGTTCATAGCGATAATTGCTGGAACGCCTTCACGAGACAGGTAGTGGTTATGCGGTGCTGCGATGTACGTTTGCAACATCGACAGAACGTTCTGTTCGATACTGCGCGCGATCAACACCAGCGGAGCGGCATTGTCAGTACCTTCCTGCTTCAGTGCCTTGTCCAGTGTTGCGAACAACTTCGGCGCATCAGCTTCGGTGATGCGGTTGTCGATGACGATTGCGCTGTAGCTGTCAAGAACGAACTCGCCACCCTGATAGTTCTTGCCGAACCACGGGTTGCTGTACTGCATTTTCAGCACACGACCGTCAACACGCTGAACCTTGTCATCCAGTTCAATGTGTTCCTTCAACTCGATCTCCGGGAAGCGACCGATGCTTTCCTTATAGATGTCAGTGATGGTTCGCGCCAACACTTCATCCTGGTTCGCCGAAGTCAACGCCATCGCATACAGACGAGGATCGTCTACCGTTACCGACATCGAACGAGCGGTGAGTTCTTTGATCACTTCGAGGACGATGTTCTCGATGCGCTTCTGATCAGCAAACGAAGGGAACTTCTTGAACACTTCGTACAACGCTGCTGTCAGCAGAATGGTAGTGGTGGTGCCATCGCCGCATTCACGGTCGGTCTTGATTGCTGGTTCAGTGATCACACGGTTTACCAACTCCATGCGATCGTCTTGGAACTGGATCGACTTCGCCACAGTCACACCGTCTTTGGTGGTCTTGGTGGCGACGCCGTTCTTGATCAATGCGAGTTTACCGTTTGGACCCATGGTCGACGTAACTGCGCGACTCACTTGCTCGACAACATGATCCACGATGTCGCGGGTGCCGTCGATGGTCAGATAGGTGTTTTCAACTTGCATGGTACGCTTACTCCGAAATAGTTAAACAGCTGTTGGGTAATCAACTAGGTAATATAGGTTTTAAATTTTCTACTCAGTGACGGAACACCGCCCACAACCATATACCTACCGCAATACCCGCCAACCACAGGAACGCCATAAACAGATTGTACAACTTCTGACGTATAGCACGACGTCTTTCAATCGGCTTCATGATTCTGTCGTATTCGTTCATCGTTATTCCCTTACTTAGCAAAGATGAGAGCGGTTGTAAATCCACCAACCGCTAGTAACATCCAGCTCAACAAAACAGCCGCCCAGAACTTTTTCCGGCGGCGGTATTTATCGTAGCTACTCACAAAAACGTCCTTTACCAAAGGTAGTAATATGGATACGAGGGTAAGTATTTACCCTCGATTGCTTAGAAATGAGTGATCTTCAACCCATTTGCCTTCTTTGGAGCGGTTTTCTCCAACTCACCCTTGTGGTAACGTTTACGCAATCGTTTCGCATGGTTAATCCAGGTGTTGATTGCCTTAACGATCGCCATCATCAAGCTTAACAGTCGCTTGGTAGCTTTGTTGTCTTGATCACCGAAGCCTTGACCTTTCGGACAAACATCAAACCAGAAGTTCAACGTGCGATGACAATCAGCAATAAAGAACCGAGCGTTGCCGTCCATCTGGATGTTGTAAAAGAAGTACCCGGTGTAATCAGCCCCCAACTCCTCCGGGTTCAGCCACTCACGCCGGTAAGCGCGGAATTGAGCCGGCTTGACCATGCGAGCTTTAACTTCTTTCACAAACTCCTCGATGCCTTCGCGTAGCAACAACAGTTTCTCTTCTGTGTGCTTCAGTTCGTCATCTTGAGGAATGTTGTGCAGAGTAATCAGGGTGTTCATTGCCCGGATGTTAAAGTGTGTGGCCCAGTTAGTATTGGTTACTTCTTTCTGCTCCCCGGTCTCTTTGTTGTTTTCCATGTAAGTAAACGAACTAGCGCTCATGGAAAACGAGACGGCACTCATCTCATCTTCTTTATAGATCGTTGGCAAAAATTCCTTGTAAAGCTCTAGCAACGTATTACGCATGCGCGCGCTCCTAAAAGAAAAGAATCATTACCTCCCGCCCATGGATAGGGCGGGAGGTAATAGATCACTTACTTGCCGTGTACGAGGTAGTAAGCACCACCGATCTTCTCGAAGCGATACGTCGCTTTCACGTCGATCTTGTCGGGAACGGTTACTTCGATCTTGGCACCGAGCAGGAACGCGTTGTGTACCTTGCCGATAACATCATCAGCAGTCACGACAGACCCGGCGACCTTGTTGATGATGTGAACGCCTGAACCCTTGATCTGCTCAGACAAAGTCTTGAAAGCAGCGTGGCCCAGTTTTTGTTGTACTTTCAGAGTTGCCATTTTGTTTCCTCTTTAATAGATAAGGTTACAGCCCAACAACAGGGACAAGAGCGATGGAGCCCATCGCCAAGACAAGCAACACACACGTCCAACCGACAACACTTTCATCGGCTTGACGATACGTAACACGACGGCGCACTGGCACAGTACGTTTCCGCCAGCCGAACCAGGACGATACTTCAGTGGTTTCATCGGTTTGCTCAGTCCAGAGCCAGCCGAGAAGCTTGAAGGCCATGTAGTTCAGGAAGCAAGCTGCAAGAATCATACCGATCAGTTTACCGAAGATTTTGACCAGAATAACCGCAACCGTCAACATGCCGGCCGGAGTGGTAATGAAGTTGTTCACTTCCACGCCGAGGTTCTTTGCAGCAAGCCCAATTGCTTGAGCAACTTCTGTAGCAACACCCGCATACTTGGAAATACGGTCTGTATCCAAGCTAGGGGAAACCTTCTCGGCCGCTTCCGCTTTGAGACAGTCAAGTTCGAGCTGCTTCTTGGCCACTTCGGTCAAGTCATTGCTCGTGATGGTGCAAGCCGCCCAGCTTGGAGTGCTGAACAAAGCCAGCATTGCCAGTACCACAAATACGAAACGCTTCATCATTTTCCCTTTTGTTTAGGTTTCTTCGGCTTGTTTAATACATACCGACCAGACTTTTCTTTAAGGAACACAAACCCCTTGAACTCTCGTTCACTCAGAGGCTTGGCGTTGTTGGCATAACGGAACATCACCCGATGCGGGTCATCGAAACGTATTTGAACGATGTAACCGATCCAGTCCATCTCTCCTCTGCCACTACCCACTGTAATGCGGATACCGACATTCTCAAGTTGTTCCTTGATCACCGTTCGTTGACCTGCATCGAGCTGTTGCTTTACCTCTACCGTAAGCATGACGTCTCCTAGATCACGTCCAGCTTGTTAGGAGTTGGTGGGACCGGATTGAACAACCCTTGGCGAGTAAACGCTTCCTTATCGAAAGACGGGAACTTGCTGCCGCAGAACACATGCACCGACCAACCCTCGTAAGGCATAGGGTGGGCGTAGTAGTGTCCGTCATTCAGCGGTACTTCTGCTGGTGGGTGAGTCTCACCCGTAATCGACAACACCAGGATATCGTCCGGTTCGAACGCGCCTTCATTCATGTTGATGAACAAGAACTTGCTAATGTACTTGTGCATCGTCTGGATGTCGTACATCCCCAGTGGCCAGAGGTTGTGCTCAGCGATGTCGTAGAAGATATCGTAGAGCTTACCGCTGATTTGTTCAGCAGTCTTACCGAGTGGGTTGAGGTGAATGTGCAGTGGTGCGATCAGCAGAGCAGGATCAGTGGTGACCATGCGTGGAGCAGTCAGACGAGACTTGATCTCTTCCATCATCGTCTTGCCATCGACCAGCTGAGCTGACTTGTTGCCGCCATTGGAAACGGCGTACAGGTTGTAGCTGGACAACAACTCAACCAGTTGCTCGCCAGTGAGTTTCTTCAAATCATTCGAAGTCATGGGAACTCCTTAACGCTGAATAAATTGAGCCGGGTCGGTGTAGTACCCCCAAGCCAAATAACCGCAATACACCACAACAAAGATGATAGCGGCCCAGTACAATGCTGCGAAGAGTTTCAGTCTCCGTTTTGGCCAAGAGAACAGCACCGTTTCAGGGATGTAGGTAAACACTACCAACATCGCCATCAGACCAATAGCTACCCAGTCCATTACAAAGGCCCCAAGCAACGCATGTGATCACTGAAGAACATCATGCCACCAATGCAGGCAGTGATCATCCCAGCAATCACCACAGCGCCACCGAGATAGATCCCGAGGGCTTTAAGTTTGTTGAGCATAAAGGCTCCTTATTCAGGTTTTGGAAGATGGCTCTTCAGCAACGTATCGTGGGAATGCACGATGTCCTTCATGTCCTCATCGGAAAGTTTGAACTCCATCTTTGCCGACGCCGACATGTAGTTCTTCTTTTCTTTCGGCCAGTAGGCGCCTGGACGACGAGGACCGACGATGATGTTCTGAATGGTGCTTGAATAACGACGGTTAAGGCTACTTCCTTGACTACGGTCGTACACCATCACAGGGTCAATCCGCACACGGTCACGGAACAACAGCTGGTGAATATAATCGACAGTTGGGTTCAGATCTTGAGGTCCCGTTGTCATCAAAGTCTCAACCCCAGTAGCCGCGTCAATCAAGAAGCAAGCTGGTTCACCGTTTTCGTCAGCCTTTACACGAATGAACGCGCCACGACCATACTGAGCGTATTGTTTCATTCGGTCTTCGTTGGTTTCAGTGAGGATCGGATTACCGTCCTCGTCCTTTATGTGGCTCATGTAAATGAGAGGAAGAGGAAGAGGAGTGCCGCCGCCAGGATGACTAAGAACCTGATCGAGAGTTGGTTTTGGCATTTTCTTAATCAATTGCTTCACCAGATCTGGTACTATTGATTTATCCTCGTTAGTATTTTGAGACATAACAAAATTCCTTGTAAATAGGGCGGGAGTATTCGCCGCCCTTGCTGGTGTATTTAGTGAAGCTTTTTGGCGAGGAAACTGGTCAGAAGTTCCTGATCAAATTCCAGCGGGGGAACCGGATCGATCTTGATGGTTTCTGGACGCCATTGGAAGTTGACAACAAGGTTGCTGCCGCCCACCGGAGAAACTGCCAAACGACGCAGAGCTGCAACAATGTCATCTACAGCCTCCGCGTTGATATCGCCATCGGTGGCGCTGAGGGTAACCGTGATCTCGCGCGCTTCTTCAGGTGCGAAAGCCATAGCCGTTTCCAAGCCGTAGTGCAACGCAGCTTGACGGTACTTCACTTCGATGATATCGCCCAGACCAGCAGAAAGAGAATTAGTGCTCATGAAAATTGTCCTTATAAATGAAAGAGTTACATGAATTCGTTACGGCGAGGGAGGATTTTCCCCGACGGTTGGATAGAGGAATCAGGGTTCGGGGTGTATCCTTCAAACCACGGGCCGCTACTCGGCATGCTCAGGCGAACGAACTGACGTTTGGTCAACGTCTCAACTGGTAGAGACTGATGAACACAGGCGCCATCAACCCAGTAAACGTCGCCGGCTTGGAACACCGTCCCTAGTTCAGGTAGAGGAAGGTGGTCGGCCTCGCCTTCCGGGCCAGGTTCACCGAGAATGGTGCCGAGGTAGGCCAGACAGTGGGCAGTACTGGAGACAGTCAACATGCCATTGCCGACACTACCCCAACCACCACCTGGGTTATCTTCTCCACCACCGCCCCACGCGCCGCACTGGCCGTGATAATAGCCGTCTACATGCAGACCAGCACGACGCAGGGTTTCACCCGGCTGTAGTTCGCGTTCGTCGATGGTCAAGTAACCGATGCAGCCGTCTTTAATGAACCGATGCTCGGTAACACCGTACAGATGCTCCAGCATCGGTTTGTACTGTTCAGGAACGCCGGTAAGATCACCCAGACGTACAGGCATCATCATAATGCGCAGACCAGAGAACTCAGGAAACTTCAACGGCTCCCAATGCCAAACTTTGCGGAAGGTCGATTGAATTACATTGGAGGTATTGATCATTGCATCACCTAAATAAATAAGGGTTGGTGCTTAGGCACCAACATGTCTTTGTAAATGGTTAAGGAGTCGCCTTTCTTCAACCCGGATTTGCGTCTTTTGAGAAAGAAACAAAGAGAGCCTACGGCGATGAGGACACCTGAGTGCCTCACCGCCTTGACTTTAAAAACTGTATACCGGGAGAGTAGGATCAACTCGGTTTGAGTTAACGGTAAGTGATAGTTTGGAAGCAACTGCATGTTTGCCTCCCCCTTGCGGTTGTTGTAAATCGCAATCGGTGAAAAGAGACTTGTCACCGTAGAACGCGTCTGAATCAGGAATCAGCTTACTGATACCAATCTCCCGTTTCTTACCGTTCATGTAAAAGTACAGCACCTTGTCTTCCGACTTATCGTAGTAAGCGATAATGTCCGCATCGAAACCTACAGAAGTAGGGTCGACTTTCTCAAACAAGGCGTCGCCGAAAATAATGTTGTCAGCTTCCATCAAGAACGTGCTTTGCAGCGCGTGTGTCTTGATGGAATGGAACTCTTCATCATTGTCCGTATAGCCGTATTGTTTACAGACCATGGTTTCATTACCCATAGCTGCGACCGACCACAGAACACACAACGCTACAAAAACCCGCTTCATGCAGAAACCCCTTCCATTACAGCTTTAAAGTTAGCCTGTTCAATATCGAACAGGTGATTACGGAAAACAGCCAGCAGTTCATTCATGCGCTGAACAAACATGCTGCGCTTGCTTTCGCTCTTGCAATCCATGTTCAGCTCCAAGTCGTACAGACCCTCACCAAAGATCTTGACCTCTACCCGACGACCGTCTTGGGTGCAATGGAACATCACCGGCGACTCTTGGAACAACACCAAAGTTTTGTAAGCCTTGCAGTCAGTACCGTTAGTGCGGTTGTAAGCAGTGTAACGATGAAGTACCCAATCGTTCACTTGCTCGAGCAGATCAACCAACTCCAGAATACTTTCTTCGTGCTTCTTCAACTCTTTGGTAACACCGAGCAGGTCAATCGCGCTCAGCTTGATAGATTTGTGGCGGATCACTTTACCGTGGATACCGAAGCCTGCACCAACGCGCAGTTTAAGGAAGCCATCTGAAGTGGTAGTAGCGCTCGATTCCATTACAACATCAGAAGCCGAGTACAGGTTGGACAGACGACGGAAGTTAAAAACGCTAGCCATGATAAAGCTCCAGTAGTTTCGAGAATCAAGGGATTCCCGCTAAAAGGAAGTACAAGGGATGCCAACAAGGTGCTGGACTTTAGGTGGATCAGTAAGTAGAAATACTAGTCGCAAGTTCGGCAAGCTCTACAAACTTTGGAACATTGTGAATAGCCATACCCATAAAGCCGATAACCATAGCCAGGTTGATCAACGCCATGAGAAGTTCATGGCGAATACTCGCGAACTCGGTTTCTGGCAAACAGTCCAGACGTCTTACCGATACCCACAATGCCAACATTGACAAGAATGCGGGTAACGGAAGAATCATCAAGTTAATCAAGAACATACACTACTCCTGTAAACAAACTGATTCAGTTATTCACCCTGGTAATATAGTCCTGAAACTTGCTATACATTAACGGTGTAATAACCCTTAACGTTGTTACATCCGTTAACTTCATACGGCGGTTCATCAAAGATAAAACCTTGTCGCTCGTAGAACGCCAATGCCTTCTCATTCTTCTCCAGACACTCCACAGTCAGCTGTGCGTCTGGATAGCCGCGCTGGAATAGATTGATCAGGGTTTCACCAATCAGGTTCCCACGCATCGCCTCAGTGACGTACAGCACACGAATAGCGGTGTGGTCAGCGCTCTCATTCAACAGAACACCTACTACCTTGTTTTCCACGGTAGCGATCAAGCAGCGTTCGGCTTTATTGAGCATGGTTTTCTCCAGCCACTTTTCCAAATGGAAGTGGTTATACGTCGGAGGAACTTCATGCATGATAGCTGCTTCAAAAAGAAATAAATCACGAATCAAACGAACTACAGCTTTACGGGTTTTGCCTACAACGGTGGTAGGGCGTTTCATGTTGACATCAATGCGCATTGCAAATACTCAAAAAAGAAAAGAGTAAATAAGGCGAGGTATTACCCTCGCCCTATCGTTTACAGATTACTCGGTGTAGCAGGCAGCGACCGTGACGAGTCGAGTGATAGGGTTGTCACGGGTTTGTTCTTTGATACTTTTCTTCGGGTTGTCTTCTTCTGGCGTGATGTAGATCATGAAGTACGGATTGCCCGTTTCGTTCTCACGCTTAAAAACCATGGTTTGTTTGTCACCAGCAAAACCTCCCAGATCATCCATGGTTGGGCTTGTCAGCACACGATCGTGATTAAAGATAGACCCAGCTTTAATCGTGTAGCCGTCCTTAGTCCGCACGATCTTCGTTTCCGAATCCTGTACGGGGTTGTCCGTTATGAAACCTTCTGCACCAGCGATGCTTGGGTCCACAGCGTTATCCGTGTACTTCGAACACACGTAAGTCTCCAGGTTACTCGCCGAAGGGCTTACGACAGTGGTGGGTATTGTTAAGCTTGCTTGGCACAAGAGAGGAAACATCAAGGCCATGGATACCAATACTTTCATCGAACTTACTCCTAATGTAACGAGTACGGATTATTGTGGGTATTGCTTATTTCGGGTTTACGGAACGCTTCTTGCGTTTCGGTGTTTCCTTTGAAGCACGCAGTCGACGTTTACCTTCAGCGATTGCTTTCCATACACGGCAGCTGTTCGCTTTGCAGTACCAGTCGATCCACTTCGGATTGAGTCCATGACTGGTCTCGCCACGGTGGTCTGGTTCGTCAACCAGTTCTTTGGTAATCTCCACCAGTTCTTTGGTGATCCGGTTACCAGCTGCTAAGAGTTCTTCCGGTGACATCGCTTTAACAGCAGCAATGGCTTCTTCCAGAATTTCGCCGTCGCGGAAAACACGTACAACGACTCCCTTCTTGTGGACATCAGTTTCGAGGTCCAGATCTACACGACCCTTGCCCATGCTCCCGATAGAAGCATACGCCCGAGGACCGTTAATCGATTTATGTAGCTCGTCGTAATGTTCTGCCAGTTGAGCGGGGAGGTACTTCTCGCGGAACTCAGGACGGATGGTCAACATGCCGTTGATTTCTTCCAGGTGCTCTTCTGGAATACGTTTACGGATGCTTTCATTACTCATGAGCATTTCGATCTTGCCGTTACCAGCAGGTTCGTTGGCACGCAATGCAGCGAGACTCTGCATGCTGTTACCAAGAATAACTTTGTCACCTTTGTTCTTGCTCATGGCTCCCTCCTCCTATTTTGTTTCAATTGACGCAAACGATTACGCCCAACCTGCATGGCGACCTGGTAATCCACGTTATGTTTCTGTGAATACCACAACGCCCACTTATGACTAACAGTGCCTGGAGGGGAGCCTTGTACATCAGGTTCTTTCCCCAACCGATCATCGCCTGTTAACTTATTCAACCAACCATCTAACCAATCTTTTAATTTTGACATATAGCTCCTTATTTAGTTATTTTGAGTTTTTCCCCGGCTTTACGGGCCTTCTTACCGAAGAGCTTTCTTGCTTCTTTGAAACGCGTGTCAGTACGTTTACCTGTGTGGCGTTTCATCAACCCATTGAACAGTCCGACCCTCATAGCTTCCCTGAATTCCGGGTTCATGGTCATTTGAGTTTCAAACCCGGTAATAACAGTCTTGCCACCGACAATGCTATCAACGATCGCGGCACGCGCCTTTGCTCGGTCCTCGCCGCTGACACCCATTGAACGCCCATCCCGGCCAGCCATGACACTACGAGCCATAGACGAACCGAAACCTTTGAAGGAATCACCCAGTGTCCGCAGAGCGTTCAACGGGTTGTCGAGTTCACCAGACTTCAGGCGATCGGTCAGTCCTTCTACCAAAACATCTTTGGCTTTGTCGGCTAAACTTTCCAACTCCACAGCGCAGATCTGGTCACCGTCGAAGTCACCCTTTTCTTGTGTGCCGTTGAAATCAGCGATAATGCTTTCGAGCACTTGCTCAACAGTCATATCTTTTTCTTTGGCGAGAGTCAGTAAGTCAAGTACCGTGAAGGTCTTCACTCTTGGTAGAGGTTGACCAGCCAATGAACCGATCCCCGGTTGTACAGAGAGTACTTGCATTGGATCAGCTGCGGTAATCAGCTTGGCCAAAGCAGTAATTGCTTCCTGTCGTGAAGAAGGAACCTCCACGTCTAGTAATGGGCTAGAGTTGTAGCTTCGGTCAATCCCCAGCTTGGCGCACACTTCTTTACCGAGAGCTTCACGAACTGCGAGATTACACTCACGGTCGATTTTGGAGATAACCACCAGCGCCTTACGACCGGATACCGACTTGAGCAGTTGCGACAAATGCATTTCGCCTTTACCGATACGACCGTCAACGCTGATCGTGTGATTACCGACCTTTACCCAAGCTACTGCTTCTTTACCATCGCCTACACGGATAGGGTTAAAAGTTCTACCAGTAGTAGGTGCGGTGTTTTGGTTTTGCTTGCTCATTTGGTGAATCTCCTGAATTGATTTTAGCCTTACCAGCATTGATGGCAATGTTGGTAGAAACGCGTTTACATGCTTTATACCACGTAACCCAAGCTGCGCTCAGTTTACCGCTAGCCGTCTTCAACGAAGGTGGGTCCATGCGAATGATTGCAGCTTGTTGCTGAGTGTGGGCTTCCAGATGGTCAACTCCCATCTGTTCTTGATAAGCCTTAGCCCACTCAGGGTTGATCTTCCCGTTAGGTAGGATCAATCGCGGGAGTTTGGTTTCCATGCTTCACCTGTTACTGACAACCCCACGTCTTCCTTCTTGCGAACAAACGCCACGACATTAGTACTCCCGTCAATCATCTTGACGTGGTCAGGACTAAGTTCATGCAAATGCCGTAAACGCTTTAAATACGGCAACAACTCTCTGAGGCGTTCATCCATTACAGTTCCTTAGCCACTCACGACAAAGTGGAGTTTGGTTTTAGTGGATTCATCAGTCAACATGACAGTAGGGAACTGGGTCCAACCTGCCTTGTGAGTGACAAATTCAATCTTGAGGTTTGGGTTCAGCATTGCTGCTACTTCATCACCCATCGCCGCACGTTTCCAGATATTTGGGACGTTCAGCAGATCGTAGCCGCGCAGGTGGAACATCTTGCGGATGTTGCCGTAGCCCGACGCAGTTTCATGGAACAGGGTAGCAACGTTTTTCTGCACTTCTTTGGGAAGAGCATAGCCGTAGTACTTCGGATCCTTGGTAGTATTCGCAAGGACGCGGAAGTCGTAGTCGGCGGTACGTGGTGTGTAGATGAAAGTTTCACGACCCTTTGGTAGTTGAGCGTACAGCTCGTGCAACTCTACCGCCCAGAACATGATCGATTGCAGATCTTCCAGCTTGAAGCCGCCGCGAGCAAATTGCTCGATGTTAGTAAGGCTTTCTTCGCCATTGAGCAAGCCTTCGAACTGAACGTACGGGTAACCGTCCAGCAGAGCCTTCAGCTCGACTTTGTTGTAAGAAGCAAGGCGAACCTTAGCCAGCAGGTATTCACTGCTGGTGTGCTCGCTCAGGACCTTGACAACGGTTTCTACTTCGTCAGCCTTAGCCGCCTTTTCCTTTTGGGTGTCGTTCGGCATGGCGTTGACGGTGATCACGTGTTTGATGACACGTTCGATCGGGGTGAGTTTACGACTGGTGTAGTTAGAAGCTGCATTCATACGAACTGCTTCATCACGAGTCAGGTAGTGCTTTACGTGCGACATGCATAATCCTCCTGGATTACTGGGTTGTGTTATTCAGACTAGTAATATAGATGTGAATACCGTTATAAGTTAACTTTAAGAACAAAAAAGAAAACCCTAATACCTACCAGCCCTTTGCGGGGCTGGTAGGTAAGGTGTTCAATGTGGTCGACGTTCTTTATTTGCTTTACGTCGTTCACGGAAGTTACTCGCCATCAACTGCATCTGGGTGTGGTTATTCCAGTAACGGTTGTTGGCTTCTTCCATTGTGCAGTCATACTTGTTGGTACACCAGAGTAACCACTCTGTTCTGTCACCTTTAGGCATCGGAAGCACAGGCTCCTTTACCACGGCCAGCAACTCATGAGCGTTCAACAACTCATCAAGGGATTGACCCATCTTGTACCGCACGCGTTTAACGTCCATGCTTATCCCCACTGAAATAACAAATCTTGCCGATTACGCCATGAACTCTTAATGGCATCCCGATAGTATTGCCCACCCGGTGGAGAAGGAAATACACGCTCCGCGTCTTCCGGGTGAGGGTATTGCGGAGGAGAGCGTAATCCGATCATCTCATCGATGATCCTATCCTCTTCAGCAATTGCCAGTGTCAGGGCCTCTTCAGGAACAAACTTATCCTCTACCGCGCTTTGAAAGCTTAACCAATCTTCGTTTGGGGACCCATCAATTCGCCTTACTGGGGGTTCTTCAAACTTCACACCATACCGCTGTAGGTCCGCCAGCGTGTAAAGCTTATTCAAAAGGCCGTAAGTTGACATGACTATGCCTCTTCTTTAGACCAGAAGTGGAGCGGGTTATCCCCACGCTCGCCGGTGGCTGGACGGAGAACACGAGTACTGTAACCTTCCGCCAAAGAAGCGTCGTCAGGACCAAAACTTTGTTCGAAGGGTAGTTCCATATCGGCGGGGCGCCCATCGCGCACGAAACCTAGTACCCAGTGCCCGTGGCTCTTATCTTTGTAATAGATAACAACCAGCAGATCCATGTGATACTCTTCGATCTTGATGTCGAAGTGTTTCAGTGCTTCGAAGCTGTTTTCCTTCAAGTGCGTTTCAGCAATAAAGGCAATCAACGCCTCTTTAGTTGCAGGCATCACGGTGTGAGGAAAACCGCTGTCGTTAAACATGTCACGCTTAACAAATAGCATACGCGGTTCTTCGTTCTCTTCTAAGCTCATAACACTCTCCTAAATAAGTAAACTACCTGCCGGGTGACCGGCAGGTAGTACGTCGCTTAACGCATCTTTGTAGGGGTTTGCAGACCGGTGTTGAAGGCATCGCGGGTCTTGCTGTCGGACACTACCTGGCAACGCTTGTCCATATCGAAACGAGGGAAGCCAGCGAACTTCAGCATGGTGCCTTTAACCAGATAGCCGAGTTCTTTGCGATACGCGGTGCAGACAGCGATCTTGCGAGTCTGAGCAATCTCGAACTCTTTCTGGCCGCCAGTAATCACATCAGCCAGTTTCTCACGCAGTACCGATTTCACTTCAGGGTTCTGTTCCTGAATCATCTGGAACACTGCCTGACTACCCTTATCACCGTAACGACCTTCAACTGCCGCCTTGATGACTTCCTTCACTTCTTCCGAGTACGCCGTGGCGTTACCGACCAGGTTGGCAATGCTGACGTTCACACGGCTCAGCACGTTCTCGGATTCCTCATCCTTTTGTTGGATGGTGGCTTCCGAAGTGATCGCACCGTCGTGGAGACTTTGATACATCAGGAACAACGTACCGCCAATGCCACCGAACAGCAACACCACAACAGCAACCACAATGCCAAAAGTTTTCATGCTTCTTCCTTAATTAATTAAGCAACGTCTTCTTTAATAACGAACCATGCCGCGCCAATTGCAAACAGCAAGTTGATCAGCGACACGATTAGCACCCACCAAGTAGGTGGGGTATAACCTTCACGCATGTACTCGAATTTACTATTCGGAATACGGGTGAAGTCTTGCACAATCTTCGCGTACTGCTCTTGCACCAGTTGGTCAGTAAGGTTCTTACCGTACGTCATGGTGGAAAGAGAACTCAGCAAGATCTGATTGTTTTGCCCATCAGCAAACGAGATCGCTCTCGACCACTGAATCTTTTCGTCGTCGTCAACCCCGTAGAACAGAATGACATCGTTCTTACGGGCACCTTTCCAATACTCCATCTGAGCATAGTAAAAGTCCGCATCGTTCTGAGTCACTACCAGGATGATGTTGAGCTGTTTATCGGCACCGTCCTTACGCAGCTTGTTATTCAGCCAGATGTTGATTCCGTCGTAGTCCCCGCCGTTGTCCTGTACCACTCGGTTAAAGCGGTAGTAGTCAAATGGCTTAGGATACTCGAACAACTTACCTTTGAACTTTTCCATGATGTTGGGATCGGTCTTGAATCGATCATCATCCAACAACATGTAGTTACTGACATAACGACTTTCAGCAACTGGTTCGCCCGGATCAATCACACCCCAACGAGGAGGTTCACGCACCCCGCGACGGTCTATCCGGTCGATGGTCCACGTCCCTAAGGTCGTATGGACATCCCAATCAATATCGTAGTCGTGCTCGTCGCAATACACAGGTTCGCAGACACGCCGGGTAGTAACATTACCCTTGGAGTCACGGTCACTGACATTGCTACAAGTTTCACCGCAGACGTATTGGTGGGAGCACGACACTTTAACGCTTGCCTTGTCCGTCACATAGCCGTTGAAGATACTGAAATCACCCGTCAGCGCAAAGGTCGACGAATAGATCAAACCGATCGAGATCACAGAACCGGCCAACAGCGCTAACAGTTGAAGCCCCCATTCCTTAATGGTAATGTCCCGTTTCCAAATCAACTTGGAAAACAGTACAACCAACAATGCCGGGATAAACACTATCGGTAGATAGAACCCCATTGCTATTCCTTGTTACTGAGTTGGTGGAAGAAAAGTTAATCCTTTCTGCTGATTCTCTTGAAAGAACCTTTGCAGTGTCTTGCTCCCTTCCTCGACAGGAGTTGCCGGTGGTGGAAGGTTTCTTTGACGCGACAGCAGTTCGGCAATGAACGTGCTGGCGTCGAAGTCGAATACCTCCAGCTTGTCGCCAGCAATTGGGGGCGGGAGGTAATAAACGCTCTGACCAGACATGAAGACAGCGACCATAAGACCGAGTGCTTCAAGGATACGACGATCAGTTTGTTTCTTTAACCATTCTTGCACGCGTTCATGATGACCCGCGGGGACTTTACTTCGATCCATTGTCATGGGCTGTCTCCTTGGTTGAGAGAACATTGTCCAGATATTGATTGGTGTCAGCATCGACGGCTTCGAGTTTACTCTCGACACTGATTTCGCTTTGTGTGGGAAGCTCTTTCACAAGAACGAACTTGGCGTAAGCCCAGCCAAGGAAGTTAAGCAGGACGATTACACTCATCCAGCTAACCAGGGTTTTGTTACTCTTTGTCATCAACATCTTTCCTTACAGCGACCAGATCAAACTTGATTTCTTTCTTTGGATCACTCCACCCCATGGAACCATTACCCCGAGTAATTGTGATACTGTCGATCGGCCACCCACGGCGACGCTCGAATCCTTCCAAAGAATCAGGACTAGAACGTTCAACACTGCCGAACAGTTTGGACTCCGGGTAGTTCTTCAGACTGTCCGATAAACTGACCGGCTTGTATTGCGGGGTTAGCGTTTTCACCATCTCATCCGAAAACTCGGCACGGCGCTGATAATCAAGCCAACGACCCAGTTGCAGGCGTCGTTCACCAATATCATCCACATGCGCGTAACGATGAGTGCCGTGGCAGAGCCCGAGTTCACTCTGAATAGAGAAGCGAGGATTATAAGTCGGTTGGATTGGATGAGGGTTTTTGACTAGCCACTGTTCTAACGTCTCCCGTTCTTCAGCGGGAGGTTCCCACATTACAACCTTACCGCAGAACTCTTCGTAACGGTTTGCGTCCGCCCACAGCCACTCAAACCCTGTCTTGTTGTATGGAATCTTCGCATACTCACGAGCAAACAGGTATTGAAGACGTATCTTCAGCCGCGGATCTGTCAGGATCAGCGTAGTGGGAATATCCCAGAACGGGAACCCCGGCGGAAAAGCGTCAGATGGGATCCAACCCGGGGGACCCATAGGACCATGCATATTAATCTTTGGTCTAGGGCTTTCTTCCAGGAACTTTTCTAAAGAGTAGCCGTTAGAAGTGTGGCGATTGGCTTTGTACGTCGCCATTTGGTCTAGCACGACATTGCCATTTTCATCCATCATGAAAGTGGCGTAACCAAAGTTCACAGTCCCTGGATCTACTGCCATGATCTTGATGGATTTCTTATCGTCACTCATGGTGCGTACTCCTTAACGTATTAAAGCCTGAGCCAGTGCAACGGCTTCATGGGGCTTCATGTTGTCTCGACGGCAAGTGTCCATCACCCAACGCTGGGAAATGTAGACACCGTTTGCTGTTAGGATTTTTGGTGGCTTCTGAGGTAATTCAATCTCCTTAGAAGCGATCTCACTCCGCAGGATGAGATAGACTGCATAAGCAACCCGTCTCAACTCTGGAGGGAACTCCATTGGGTCTGCAAACTCCTTGAAGTTCTCAATACCCGATTCACCACGCACCAGAATGTGCTGAAGCCACGACACCCAGAACATGGAAAGCCCGTTCGTGAATGTCGTAAAAATGGTGGGTTCTTCAGGATGAGCAACGTAATGACCATCCTGCACGATCCCTCGTACAAAGGGGATCTTGAAATAACGAGTGTCTGCTACCTGCAACTTAAGCTGGTCAACAAACAAATTCCGACCTTTCTCCTCACCCATGCTGGTCTCCTTAGAAAAAGTAGCTATACGGTAGATCACCATACATTACTAACCACCGGCCATCGTAGACTCCGTAAGCTCTATGAGACCGATGGATAACAACATAGATTTTCCTACCTCGGTGATCACGCCCGACGTAATGTATATTCCTCGTCATCGTCACCTACTCCCGAACTCAAGATGTAGTGGATCTGTGACTTGCTGAATGCTACATACTGCGGTTTATCGTCAATACCGAAGCCTTTACCCCCGTGGATAGCCCCGTCGTAGCCTAAGCGGGCTATACGACCCACTTCAGCGTTGGACGCGAAGAACTTAAAGGCATCGAAGTAAAGCGGCTCTACGCGCGCTTCAGGGTCCTTCAGATACTCTGTTACCGATTTGAAACGCTTCTCGGCATTGATACCGTAGTTCCAGCCATCGGTCTTTTCGATCTCAAAAGAGAATCGCAAAGCAATACGACGCGCTTCGGAACTACCCAGGCGGTTGACGAGAGTGGACAACTCCAACATGGGATTGTCCGGTTGGTTAATGAAAAGATGTTTCATCCGCAATTGCACCGGGAATACACGCGGCGCGTCACAATCCAAATCACGGACGCCAAACGGGGAAGCTACCATGCTGGCCGTTTCTTTATCCCCTTCGAAATAAATCGAGCGGATACTGGTGCGGATATGGTTGTCATCCGCGGAAGAGCGCTCACCCCGATAAACGACTAACGGTTTTCCATCCACACCTTTAAGAAAGGTCATGATTTACTCCTGGATTATTAATTAGTGATCTTGTCACCGTTGATAAGTTTAGAGATCTCGCGGTTCATCTTCTCCGCCTTACGATCTGCATCACGCAAAGGTTTAACCTTGTTCTCCCATTCATCTTCCGGGATAGTCCAGCCACCTTTATGAGCGATACCCGAGAAACCGAACTCATCAAACAGCAGGTAGCGATCATCGAAGTGACGCCGGCGGTTTTCGACCATCCACAGTTTTACTGCTTCGTTGCCGATCTCGCATTCATCTTCTTCGGTCCACTTTTCACTGTCTTTACCAGACAACCATTTCGGGTTGGCTTTCAGACAGATCGGATAGATCGTACCCTTGTCCCAGATCATGCCGTGATTACCATCAGCAATCAGTTGAGCCATGATCTTTGGGTATTCATCCATCTCACGAATGCACGCCTTCATCCACTTCAGTGGATCAACAGTGCCTGGATGTTCCAAGTTGTCGCAAATGCTGCGGATGAAGTGCATAGGAAGCAGAGTACGCAAGTAACGCGACATCTGAATCATCTTCTTGTTGTTCTTTGGGAGGTTATCCCGGATGTAGGTAAGAACATGCAGTTCTTGATCCAGAGGGTCTAAATCTACTGGAAAAACATACTCTTTCATTCAACAACTCCTGTTAGGTAATAGAAAGTTAGACGCGTGATATTTTATGTTTAACAACCCTGCCCAAACACCACACCAGGACGCATTACGTATGGACGAAGCACTAGACGAAGACTTCGGCTTGGCCGAACCGGAACACCTCGAAACGATGTTTGAAGCACTCGAAGACACCCTTGTAGCGGGTACCGAGTCGCTGTCGCTGACCGCGGCGCAAAGCTACGCCCTTACCGTACTGCGTTCCAGTGGTGATGTAACTCGGGCTGATCTCGTTACCGGTACTGAAGGTTTCTTCAGCGCTATCGGCGAGGGTGCTGCAAAGATCTGGGCTTACATTAAGAAAATGTTCCAAGGCATCTGGGACTGGTTCTTCGGTAAGAAAGAAAGTGGTCCGTCCATCACTGAACAGACCGAGAACATGTTGAAGGCTAACCAGGAATCGCTCAAGAACTGGGCGCGTGCTGATGCAGCCAACAGCGAAGCAATGGCCAAACAGTTCAGTTCTGTAGCGGACATGCTGGACGACCTGATGAAGACCGGCGACACCAGCGAGCAGAACAAAGCTCGTGAAGCCAAAGTCGAGTTGCATAAAGCTCTGACTCTGCAACCAGGTCAGCGTGCTCACGCTGTCAAGGAAGCGACTGAAGTCGTGGTGAAACTCAACCGTCGTGTACAACGCGCGATTGAAGAGCTGTGCCATCAGGGTATCGAAAGCAACAAACAGTATCTGGCTCTGGTGAATGAAGATCATTCCGCCAGCTTCAACGGCACTGGTTATGCCGATGATTACGCCAAGTTCAAAGAGTGGAGCAAAGGGTTCGAGAAAGTTTCGGTAGCACCTTACCTGAACATCCCGAAAGGTCTGACCAAGCTGGAGCATGCTGAACGCGCCCAGGGTGACCTGCTCAAAGTTATCGGGGACATCAAGCTGGAAATCCAAGGTATCAGCTCCACCTTCAAGTCTTCCGTTATTGGCAAGATCAAGAAGCTGGAAGAACTGCTGAGCCGCAACAACTTGTCCCCAACCAACAGCGACAAGTTCCGTAAAGATCTGACAGCGTGCAAGATCTTCCTCGGTCTGACCACCCGTCACATCAAGCAACTCGAACGCACCCAAGAACTCGTCAAACGCCTGAGCAACATGATCATGCGTCTGTTCGGCCTGCGTCCAAGCAAAGCGTAAATCAAAACGTACCCTACCTCCAGCACGTAAGTGCTGGAGGTAGGTATGTCGCGTTTTGTTTATTCTTTATGTTTGTTGCGTTCAGCTTCGAGTACCTTGACACCTTCGTCGTGGATTACTTCCAATGAACGGGTGTGGTCACGATCACTCTGCCACAGCACCCAGAGCAACGACAGATGACCAGAAGGGGTTACCATCGAAGGGCCGGAGTTGCCAAAAATACTCGGTTCCAGTGGTGTGGTGCGAGGCTGTTGCATCAAACGCACACTCAACCCTTTGCAGACATCGATCAGGCTTTGCGGATTACCTGGATTACGGTTGAGCATGTACATCACCCAAGGATGGTCTTCCATGTCTGCTTCTTTGTAGAAGAGACTTGGTTCTTCTGGAGTGGCTGGGTAACGCCCGCTGTTACGCAGGTGATTGGTGTAGGCGTTACTGGGATATTCTGTTTGCGGTCCGCCGCCGTACGCATACGCGCCTTGGAAACCATTGGTATTGAAACCAGGCATGCCAAAAGGCATCGAATAACCGGCCGCTACACCGCGAGGGTTGATAGTGTTCTCACGCAGGAAACCGATCATGCGTTGTTGCAGTTCCAGCATGTGCATAGTACCGGCGGCAATAGCGTCTTGTACGCTGCAAGCGGTGCGCTGGGAATACCACTGAACCCACATCGGGTGCAGAGCGCCGGTGCTGGTGTCGATCAGAGGTGGTTGGCCATTGAACATTTGCATAGTGAAACTCCTTACAAGGGATTATTATTCACTCTAATGATGTAGAGGTGTCTTATTTTAAAACTTAAAACAAAAAGGAACTCACCCTCCTCCTCCGAAGAGAAGGAGGGCAAGCAGAAGAGGTTACTTATTCGTCTAGCCCGTGGTAGGCCAGAGCGTGTTGATGTGCTTCGATCCAAGTGCAATCGAAAGCGTACTTGTACCAGATAACCCACTTGAGCGTAGGTGTCAAAGGCTTACCTGCTAACAGGTCAGGAACGGTGTTCATATCTACTTGTCGCGGGTGCTCAGTGACAAGCTGTTGCTTTACACGGTTAGCTTCATCCCACAGCGCCAGATGACCCTTACTCGGATTACGACGTAACCACCAACTTGCCCATCGCTCGTTGATGTGGTTAGGTGTTTCAGAGAAGATTGATGGCTCATCATCTGCTGGTTGATAATGCAATCGATCGAGGTCATAACTGAACTCAGTCGGTTTGATTGGAACAGGTTTGGGTATTTCAGACGGGGTACAACTTACTGGAACTAACTGTTTGCCAAAGACAGCGAAGATTCCTCGAATAACGGTGAATGGGATGTGGGACTGTACACGTCGAAAGAACCGCTTCATTGCGGAAAATACCCTGTATTGAAAAGTTGGTGTAAGGGGTGAGTAGAATCACCCCCGGTGTAACAAGTTACTTTGGTTACGGCTGGCTCTTGTCGCAGATACCACTGGTACCTACCAGTGAGGTGCCGTAGCGGTCGCCCTGTTTCCAGTCTTCCACTAAAACATCCCACTTGCCACCGATGCGGACATTCTCGGCTCGATTCCTGCTACAACTCAGTCGCTGGTCATGATAGACCAAAGAAGACCCTACTACTTTCAGGTCAACCTTACTGTTACTCTTCGACTTCAGAGAGACACCAACTACTTCCATGGTCACTCGTTCAGACTTGGTAACAATACGTTCTTCAAAACATCCTGCCAGCAGTACCGACAGGATGATTGGGATACAGTAAAGCCCTTTCATCAATCTTCCTTAGGGAAAGAGCGACCGGCAAGCTGAACAGTCAGATCTTTGCCATCTTCCGATTTGGTGATGTAGATAGTCACGACACCAACACCCGGATGATGGACGTGACCATTCTTGTCCATTTGCACGAGCGCGAGTTCTACCGTGGTGAGGGTGGTTTCCGAAGAACCCAAGATTGCCTCGACCAACGGTTTTGCATCCTTACGGGTCAGATAACCAGCCAGGATACCGAGACGAGCAATGCCATTCTCGCGATCTTCGATCACACCGGCGTCAGCCAGTTCTTCAGCCACGCCTTCTTCAGGAGAGTCCTTCAGAAAGGTACGATGACCGTATTGGTCGCCCATCAGAACAACTTGAGTTTGAATGATGTAGTACGGAGTTTTGCGTTGAGTCATGACACTCTCCTTACAGAGAAATTAGCGGAGAACCCGCTGGGTTGGTATTCAGTTTACCGAACGTAACGCGAACTGGCTCGCCGTGACCGGTCGTTACGTACAAATCAAGTACAGCAGCAATCTCACCCAACTCAAGGGTGTCTTGCTTGATTTCGCGCAAAACGATGTGGATGGTAGTTCTTCTCTGAGTCGGTTCTCGAGAAATGATCTTTACTAACAAATCATTGTGCCCGGGGTAGCCCCGATGACTGATATAACCAGCCATCAGACCCATGTGCATGATGCCGACTTCACGATCCTTGAAGACCGCAGCCAGATTCAAGTTATCACTAACTCCTTCTTGTGGAAGACCCAGTGAATAATGAAGAGCGCTTTCAACAACAAAATCAACCTGCGTTTGAATCACGTACACTTTTGGGAGGTCCACGTTTACTTCTCCTTGAGCGGTTCGCAGGTAACAGTCAAGGTCACGTTACCTTTACGCGCCTTGAGTTCACCACGCTTGGTGGAGTAGATGTGGTTTTCCAGGTTGTTGTGTTCAACCGTTTGACGCATTGCCGACTGACACATGTCCGAGTCAGACAGAACATCACTTGTCTGAGACAGCGTAGGTGGCGCCGACGGATTGACAATGGTCAGGGTAGATAAAAGCAGTGCTTTCGTTAACATCAATTCAATCCTTTTCAATAACCGGAGTGATCACGAAATCCTCATCCCCGCCGGGTGTATGGGACGCTGTGAACGTCTTCATGAGGCGGAAGGCGTCAGCCGGTGTAAAGGTGCCGTTACTGGTCAGCTCGACCCCTACACACATGTCACCGTCTTTCTCGAAGGACAGCGTGGCCACCCAAGGGCCGTTAGCACGGTAAACGCCAACACGGTCCTTACCAAAGGAGCAGAAGTCCATCGAGAACAGAGTCTGCTTCTCAGGATTCTCGTCGGTGATGATGTAAACCAGCGGATGGAACTTTTCGGCATTGCCATTGGAGTGTGACATAGCCAACCATTCACCCATCAGCTTATCCAATTTATCCATGATTCAGACCCTCGTTCGCACAACGTGGTAGATAAAGATTTCGACGTCATCGTGTGAGTTGTAACACTCATGCCGCCATTCTTTCTTTTCGATATCCTCAAGCGCAAACTCGGCCTGAAGAATCTTTTCGACACCTTTACGAATAGAAACGCCGTCAGGCAAATCGAGGTTCTGGCCAATAGACCAGTTCAACCATTCCCGACGGATGAAGCGTTTGGGAACTTGACCTTCTTCCCGTTCGATCCTGAAACACTCTGGCTCAGGACCGAGAAGCTTTGCTTTGAACTCACTTACCTGTATCTTCATTTATTTGCTCGCAGTATCGTGTTAGTGAGGCGTCCGTTCAGTTCGGAGAGCCGTTCCATACCGACTTGATAAGCAGCTCCGTGGTAAACGCTTTGTGTGCGCATATACCAGTCAATCCAATTACTGGATAAATCAGCGGTGCCGCGGTCGATCAGTTCCGGTTCTGGATCTTTCACAACGACGTTCTGTTTAGGGCCATCAACCCCAATGCGTTTTTCCAACTGGTCTTGTAGACGCAGCAGCAATTTCATGCCTTCACGAGTTGCATGGGCAATGGTGGTGTCATGTTTCTTGACATACCAGTTAACCCATTCATCGCTAACGTCAATGAAACGCAGATCGATGAACTGAGGTTCTGGATCTTCCTGAGGAGCAGGCGGGAACTTTTTGGGTAGGGAGTCCAACATTTCCAAGTGTTCCCAGCTTGCCTTTGGAAGTTCTCTGGCGTAGGCTTCATTTACTTTGTCGAGTAGCTCTATGAATTCCTCAACACTCCAGTCGGTGCACACTGGATAGACGCCACGAGTACCAGCAGGCGGAATGAGCGCCTTAACTCGCTGATAACGAGCGGTAGGTCCCAGATAGTCCGCAATCAGAACAACCTGGTCAGTTGTATCGTTCTCGCGGATCATGAAACCTTCCATGTCATCCAGTTTGAACTGAACTCCCACCTCCCCGGTGCTCTTTGTATCCATCAGTTGTTTATAAAGCTCTGTTTCGCGCAGGGCTTCATAAGCGTTGTGTAGAGCATCTGGAATGATCTCGTACTGACCTGTTAAGAAGTTGTAGAGGTTATCCCAGCTAAAGCGTACATGGTCGGTGAAGTGGGTAAGGCTTTCTTCGCCGTTACGGATTGCCCCTTCAAACACAAAAGTTCCTTCATCTTTGATTAACAAAGTGAAAGGGTAGTCGGCAGGGCTTTCAGGATTATTGTAAAGCTCACAGCGGTAATGATCTTTCTGAAAGTGAAACTTACCGATCTTGCTCATTGCCATAGCAGTCTTGTACACCGAACTGTTACGGAAGATCTGGAACGCTGTGTGGATACGCTCAGCGTGAGTAGGTTCTGGTTGGGATGGCTTTTCCATGATTTCGCCTTGAGTCAAGATATCTACTGTTTGTTCTAAGGTGAGACTACCGTTACCGCCGGTCAGGCTCACCATTCCATTTGGACCGACGATGAACTCGGTTAACGAGACATTGTCGTTTGTTTTAAGTTTAACGCAGGTGGTGTGGTCGTTAGGTTTCAAAAGACCGAGATAGTAATTAACACCGGCGTAAGTGATGATCGAGAAGTTCCATGCGTTGCTCAGCATTTCTTTCTCGAGGATCGTTTTGATCGCTGTGACCGAGGTGATCGCTTTACTCAGGATCTGAAACATCACGTGTTCTGGATTAGAGTTGTCGTAGGGTTTAACCACGCTGTACGACGGAGCCTTGAATATATCAAGGAATTGGTCAACACTAATGGCCGGGGTAAATACTCGCACGTCCAATGAATCCGCGTCACCAATCAACGAATCATTAGGCGGGCACAACGGCAAGTGTTTAATGAAAGGCCATTCGATCTCACCCAGCACACCGTTCCAAGCGTCTTTCCTGCACTCTGTCTTGAACACGTTGATAAACAGGATATGACTGCCATTCTCTTTCACATGGCGGGTAAAAGAGAAGCTGCATTTGATAGCTTCTTTTTCCACCAGTCCCTTACGACCAGGGATGAGGATGGGGTTGAACTCGATCACTTCACCAACTTCAGGTAATTGCGGTAGATCGCAAACAATGCGCTGAAGTACCACGAATAAATCTAGTCTTTCTTGTTTGTTTGGTGTGCAACGAATGCCCATTACTGAACTCCTTGTTTGATAGGGGTTACTTAGTCACCTAAGTAATATAGGTCTAAAACAAAATAGAAAAAACAAAAAATAAAGTAACGGGAGAGGTATTACCCTCCCCCGCTATTACTTAACCCAGGTATTCCGGGGAAGCTTGGCGCATGTGTGCCGCCGTGTTGGGTCTTACGGCGTGCAGCAGGTTGCCTTCCTTGGTGCAGGTATAAACAACAACCTGACCAGCCGCGTTCCATGCTTCGTGGATTACGCGGTTTTCAGCGACATCGATGCGGGTAAGGCGGTAGGTGTCGCCGGCCTGCATTTCTGGTGGGTTGACGTTGTAACCTGCAACTTTGTTGTCGTCCAGTTGCAGATTGACATGTTGTTGGAGCCAGACACGGCATGGCTGACCGTTGGAGAACTCTTCACCTACCAAGTTGGTGGTATTGAGGATACTGATAACACTATCCGCCAGCGTGTGGCCGGTAATGGACACCAGTTCGAGTTTCACCTGCACGGTGCGACGGGCGTGTACGCCGCCGACCAGTACCGAGAACGGAGGTTCGAACATGGTCTTGCCGTTGCTTTCTTTGGTGCTTTCGGCTACGAAATGCGAGAACACTTCTTGAGCCTTCAGCAAGTTCTCGAAGTAGGTAGCGCTAGCAGCGCTTTCTACGAACTCCAGCTTGAGCTGTTCGACGCTGACGAGAGGGTAGCTGGCAGTCAGCTTGAAGTAGACCACTCGATCAGTGTTGACAGCGCTACTGCGCACACGGGCTTGAATTGCGTAAATGTTGTTCATTTATTTCCCTTGTTCAAAAAAGATAAGTGAGCAAAGGGAGTCCGAAGACTCCCTCTGTATAGCGACTGCTGTGTTAGAACAATGCAGCGATGGAACCGGCTGGCGCGGCGATGGTTTCAGGGCGCTTCAGCTCAGGCAGAGCTTGGGCGACATCTTCGACGTACGCGTTGTTGGCCAGGCTGTCCTGCACACTGCGACCCAGACGGGAACCCAGGCCACCAGCAACCAGACCGATGGAGCCGGCCAGGATGTAGCGACCGGTTTCCGAGTCCATCATGCTTTCAGCGGCTTCAGCGGCGAAGTAGCCAGCGGTAGCGCCCGCCAGGGTGCCGACGCTGCTGCCGATGTTCAGATTGCCACGGAAGGCCATTTCAGCAGCACCACCGATGACGGCAGTTGCAGCAGCGACCACGCCACTGGAGAAACCGTTTTCGCGGTTGCCGCGCAGGGTGGTGGCGACTTTCTCGGTGAAGCTTTGCGGAGCTGCTTTCGGCGCCTGAGTGGTGACCCAGGATTCGGCGAAGGTCAGGAAGGCCACGGTGTTGCTTTCGTTCAGACCGACCCAGGTACCGAACTTGGTTTTGTGCGATTCGTCTTTGTACAGCTCTTCGACCGACTTGTAGCTGAACGACAGCGCGAAGTGGTTGGCGAAGAAGACGTTGATCAGGTTGATCACTTGCTCTTCGGTAGTGATGCCGATCTGGGCCAGGACGTCGTTGTACTGGTTCATGCTCAGCTTGCTTGGAGTTGCGTTGTCAGCTGCGGCTGCGGCTGGTGCGACTGGGGCTTCGGCGGCATCGTTGGTTGGGCGGATCGGCTCAACGTTGTTGCCGGCGGCGCGGGAATCACGAGCATCTTTAACACGGGTGGCGAGAGTTTCCACGGTATTCTCCTGACTGAGTTCTGTTGTGGTGTTGCTGTTGAGGTTTGGTTGTTCGGCGACACCGCCGACCAGGGTGAAGTCGGTACCGGCTGCGGCGGCTGCTACTTGAGCGGCCGGATCGACAGGTTCGGTAACGACAGGTTTTGCAGCAGTCGGCAGATCAGCGGTGCCGTGCAGGCCATCCACGTGGATGGCTTTTTCCGGCGGAGTGCGAACTGCTTTCTTGATTGCGGTCATGTTGAACTTGGTGCCCAGTTGCTTGTTGACCGCCTTCAGGGCGTTTGGACGTTGCGCCTTGGTGAACAGCGTTTCATCATGGATCAGCTCGTTCACCGCAACGAAGGTATCGTTCTGAGCGGCGTTGGCTTCACGCAGTTGTTTTACCTTCTCGACCACAGTGGCAACCGAGTCAGCAAATGCGGAAGCAGTGTTCTTAGTAGCAGTGTTCATGTGCAACTCCTTGCCATAGTGGCGTAAAAGGAAATGTTCTCAACTATTGAAAACATTGTTGTTCTAATTCACCCTAAGAATATAGATCTGAAATCAACCTTAACTTAAATTAAAAGCGGCATAAAGCATACCTACCTAGCCCCTAATAGGGGCTAGGTAGGTAGTTTACTTGGTTCCGTACGCTTCATTACTGAAAGACAACTGCCTTCCACCCCAGTTAGCAAACAACTGGCGAGCCTTCAACTGATCGTACTCATCGAAGTCATAAGTCAGAGACATATGAGGAAGATACGCATCGAAGCCGTGAATATAGCCAGCTTCTTTCAAACGACGGTGTTCGTCGGCCAACATCTTGCTGGTCAAGTGGAATACCAGACCGTCACCCAGTACTTCTAACGAAACCACGTTGGCAGTGAAGACTTCGTTAGGACGCAGTTCTGCCAAAGGTTCTGGCAACTTACGTTTGTCGTACATGAGGGTGCAATGCAGATTGTGTTTGGACAGGGTAATCCCGTTGTTCAGCAGAGTGTCAAAAATCTCCTCCACTTCTGGGCCCACCAGCATTACATCTACGTAGCCGTTGTTATTCGCCACCTTCAGCCACCTTTTCTTTTCTGCGTCCGATGTTGACAGAAACGATTGTTCTGCCGTCCTTGATTTTGGCGTACAAACGCGTCATCGCAGCGGCCTGCGTTTCCGTCTTAGCCATCTTGGACATTGAGCTAATGAAACTTGGATTTAGTTTGCGGCTCATAGTGACACCCTCAAAGACAAAAAAATAAAGGTCGCTAGGTTTCCCCGGCGACCGTTTACTGAACTTCCGTTACTTCACTTTGTAACGGGGATTGCTCACCCGTACAATCACCAAAGTCGTACCGGTCTTGATACGTTGATGCAGGCGATAGGCAGCGGCGCGTGCGCTGTCAGTACCTACATAACCGATGCCGCATTCAGAGATTTCCGCGAGGTATTGGCTTTCCATGACGCATTCCTTATTGCTTGAGGTTAACTTCGATTTTTACCAGGGTACGGCTATCTTGCAAACGCCCAGACAAGGCGCGGGTAGCTGCAAACTGCACGTCCATCTTTTCTTTCGAATCGATGTAACGGTTGGAACTGAGTGCAACCATTCCTTCTACCAGCAGCAGGTGGGATTCGTTAACCCACCCGAATTTCTTTAAGAAGGGTTCTGGTGCATGTTGTTGTGGTTTACCGGACATGACTTCACCTCTTATTTGTGGGAAGGCCGTGGTCCGCGTGGAATGTCGAAGTCAGGGAAGCCGGGAAGCTTACCGTCCATGATTTCACTGACCCAGCGACCGCCTGCCATTTCAAGCGAACGCCAGCAGACCTTACCGCCGATTTCTTTGGCCAGTTCTTCCAGCAGTCGTGGGTGGTAGCAATGATCACCCATAACGATACCGCCAGCGCGATCAGCCATTTCACCCAGTAGACCTGGATCAACACTTTCAACACGACCGTCCGGGTGCAAGATGTAGACGCCGTACCACTTGACGTAGTTCTCCATCGTTACAATCGGTTTCTTGTACGTGCTATCAGGAGACTGGCACAATAGCAACATGCCGCGCTGGCTCACATACGATTTGGTCTTTGGCTGACCGGGTACCGTAAGCCACTGGATGATGTGAGGCTCGCCCTTTTCATGAACGGGGAGAGAGATGCCTTCTTTAAGATCCATGATGATTCCTTATTGAAAGAGGTTGCCGGATCCGAGACCCAACCAGCCTTTAATACGACGCCACCAGTAATGCTTGGAGCGCAAGTACAGATGGGAATTCTTGAAGCGACGATCAGTGAATTTGATCTTGAAACCAGCTGCCGCCGGATGACCGCCACCACCGAACCGTTCTGCCAGCAGATTCACCGCAAAGCCGCCCTTACGAGAACGCATGGAGAATATGCGACCATCAACCGTGTCAGTGTAGATCACCGCACCCAGATGCCCTTCAGAGAGCTTGGTACCCAGATCAGAGGCAAAGAAACTGTTGGCGTTGACCACCGGGAATAACAACCCGTCAATGATCATGGTCCGAGCGCTTTTGGCGATCTTTTCAACGTCTTGAGTGTTCTTGCGATTCAGGTAGAAACCTTCACTGCACACACTGTCAACACCACGGTTAATGAGACCGTCGAACGCCTCAACACAGAACGGGTAGCTGAAAGCAGCCATGGTCCATTCGCGTGTTTGTGGAATCTTCCACTGCCACAGATCCCGATCTTGCACGATTTGTATTTCGATCGGTGGTTTTACGTCCGGGAAGAAATAACGCCACGCCAACATTGCACCGGAGTAATTCTCATCAACCAGCACATGACCACGCAGCTTAGTGAGGTCCAGTCTTTCAAACTCACGCGCCGCGGTGTCGTGGTGATCCAGCAGAACCAAATCACACTGACTGTCAATCACCAGCAGCATTTCAGCCTTGAAGCTGAAGTCCAGCACGTACATCCGACGACCGCCGTAAACCGGAATAGGGTCGCCATACTGAATGGCTTGCAGGTCAATTTCACCATTGTGGGCTTTCCACGCCACCCATGCCGCGGCAATGCCGTCGAGACAGTTCTTGTGGTACAGGCAGAGCGGACGTTGATCAGAACTCATTTCATTTCCCTGGCTACGAACTCAGTGAGTTCAGTGAGGTCGGCTCCACTTTCTTCCTTGATAGCAAGGTGAGCGGAGACAATAAACCCGTTATTAACACGGGCGTGGTATTCTTCGTCTTTGCTCGGGCCAGGAAGGATAACAATCACTTCGCGAGTACCGGTTACACCAAGTACTGTGTCCAGAGCGTGGGTATCCACAAGCTTGCCGACTTCAAAACCAGGGCGTTTCTTGTAGAACCATTGTCCTTTGTGCTTATAAAACTTGTAAGTAGCCATCGTGTGTCCTTACTGACGGTGTGGGTCGCAAACTTTAGGGTTACGGCCGAGCCCTTGAGGTATCATGCCGGAATGACGCAGAAGCTCAGCAGCACCAGCAGCAACTTGCAGACCATCCTTGAAATCAAGATTCAAACGAGGTGCATCGTCAGAAATGGTTTCACGGTAAAGATTACCGATGCCAGGTGCGTGTACATGTTCACTCAACTTTACCTCAAGCAAAGGCTTGGTCAAATAAGCCAGCTTGATCATGTAATCCTGTAACTCTTTCTCGGTGAAGTAATCGCGCATGATCACAACTTCACCACCTTCCGGGATACGCGCCAGAGGTTTGATAGAACGGTTAAAGTTGTAGAACAGGATGCTTTTTTGTCCACGCTTTGTGACGATCGCAGCGAAACCACCACAATCCATGGTGTAATGTTGCTGTACCGGGTTTGCTCCGACAATTGTCTTATACAGTCTGGTAATGTCCGCAGACTTTACTTCAAATGTTCCGTTACTCATTGTTTTAATTCCTTTACCCTAGTGGTTACATGCGAATTTCAATTACAACAAAACAACTTCGTATTCACTGGGATTACCTGTCGGTTTACCAGCAAAGATCAAACTCTCGAAGTAATAACATAGGACGGCAGATTTACGCATGCCTTCCGAGTTACTCTTCGAGATCAAAGCTGTTACTTCTACCCCTGGCTCTTTATTGCGTGAAATCAACGCCTCAACTGTGAACAAGTGGCTCGTGTTATCCAACCCCTCGAGCCAGTTGATAGCGTCTGCTACGTTGTACGCCGTGTTCTGTCTCTTAATAGCGAACCGATACATGGCGTCAAATGGACTCAGTGTTTCCAACTCGTTCCTTGCGCTGTCACCTAACCGCACGGCGTCTGTGTACGTCAACCCCTCGCCGTGCAGTTTAATGGTGAGCTGCGCGTGCTCCGTTTTGCGCTTTCTTAGTTCTTCTGCGGTTAACATTCCCTAGATACCTATTGTGTTGATGTATTCAACGTCCTGGGTGGTTGGGTCACCTGCCGCATCTTTGGCCAGCTTGTCAGCCTCTTCGTTGTCAGGGATACCGGAGTGAGCCTTGACTTTGAAGAACTTAACCTTGTTGACTTTGAGCAGTTCTTGCATGATCATCCACAAGTCTTTGTTCTTTACTGGTGTTTGTGTTTGGTGAGTGATCCAATTGTTGCGGATCCATCCTCGCATCCAAACAGTAGAGCCGTTAATCGTGTATTGCGAGTCAGTAAAGATCTCGAAATGTTGCCCAGGGCCAAACTCTTCAAGGACTGCAATAACCGCCATGATTTCCATGCGATTATTCGTTGTCTTGTAATAACCCTTAGCCAGTGTAGATTTAACGCCTGCTGTTCGGATTACCGCTCCGTATCCACCAGGTCCCGGGTTACCCAAAGCACTGCCGTCAGTATGAGCACTGATGACAGGCTGCTTGGGTGGTTTCTTTGGTTTAGTCATGAGTTCCTCGAAAAGCGAAAGTTGCTTATAGCTATACAACTCTCATTATGATTTCATTGCACTGATAACGGCATTGCGGGATTTAACACTGTCGTGAATAAACGTCAAGACAGCTTCTTTCTCTTTCTCGCCCATGCCAGCTAAATAAAGTATCGCCCAGTCTTCAAACCCTTCATCATTGTAGACCATGAACTGTAGTTCTTCCTTGTACTTGTGCCGGTCAAAGACGTTGATACTCGAACACACCATCCACCGCTTGTGCACGTCCTTAAAGAAGTGCAGATTAGAGATGCTATCTCGACCGTGTCTTTGATCCAGACAAACCGTAAACAAGTCCCACACGCTGGTCATGAAGATGTCAGCCCCGGTTAAGTTTACTTTCAACCACTGCTGTCGGGTAAGACTCATCATCTCCGTGAACTTAGCTGTAGAGTCTTTCAGAGTACTGTTGTCAATACTCATAGGACCATCGCCCTGGATATAACAAAAGTCCAAAGTCACGTGATCGATCGTGAAAGGTTTATCGCCCGTTTCGATGGTGGTGCGGGTCAACGTCGACGTAGAGATCACGCCATGCGCTGATAAAGCACATTGGTCGATTTCTGCATCCAAGAACGTAACACTTTCGTAATGCTGGAGGTTCTTGGCTTCAGTGTAAACGTTGGAGATTACCGATTCGATTAACTCACAATCGGTAAGTTGTGTCAGTGTAACTGAGCACTCGCCTTTGAACACACAATCACGGATCACCGACTTCTTGATCGTGACGGTGGCGTAAAGATACTCGTCGTCATTTCGATCATAGTTATCGGTCAGGGCAAAGACCGCTTTGTTGAAATCGCCCAGTTTCAAGTCTACCCGGCTGCTCTTATCGACCAACAGGTAAACGTACCAGTCGTTAGCAATTTGAAAACGATACTGCGTGAGTATCTCATTGAGAAGTACATCGAAGCAGAAATCTGGGTTTTCGGCGTACTCTTCCAGTTTCTTGCCGTCCAGGTAAACACCAGGTTCAAGGGTGTTAATCATTAAATTTCTCCTATTGCGTTCAAAATAATACCCTCCCGGACTGATTAGGTCCGGGAGGGTATTAGCAGGATGTTACTCGCCGTACGGGTTGTCGTAAGGCTCGCTTTCTTGCGTCAGCGCACGAGTGGCGTGATACGCCGAGTCCAGCATGGAGACCATCCCCAGGCGAGACACGATCGAATCCACCACGTAGTCCACCATGCTTTCCTGGAATGCGTTCGGACCTTCGACAGCTTCCGACGG